TGATTTACCAGACGAATGTTTTAGTAAAGGTATATTCCTAGCAGTTGATGCTGACTACGGATATGTAGCTTGGAGTGCAGACGGCCACTACTGGAGAACTATTGACGGAACTAACATTACTCCAGCAGTTTCAAATCCAAGACTTGCTCCTGCATATGAAATGACAGATAATGCTTATGGTAATAATAGACTAGTGTTTATAGGAAGAGAAGCAGATGATAGTGCAGGCGGATATATTCCAACTCCATACACATTTGACGGAGAAGAATGGGGTACAGGATTTATTGAGTTTGGCGATTTACATAGAATAAGCTATGGCGCAGGTGTGTTTATTGCTACAGGTACAAGTACATTTGTTGGTAAATCTCAAAGCGGCGCAACATGGCGTACTTACGGTGACGACAGTTCAAACTATTCTACAACAGAACTAGGTTTCTGGGAAGGAAGCGCATACAGAGCAGGACAGTGGGTAGTTGTACAAAACGATTCAGATACTTGGAATAAGATTGAAACAGGTGCAAGACCTATAGGTAGAGCAAAAGTTGAAGCAAGTAGACTTACAGGTATAAATCTTTATGATTCTGGAAGCAACTACACAAGTGCTCCTACAGTAAACATTTACGACAATGTTGCTACAATATCTACAATACCTCAAATAAATCTTAGAGATGGCGTTTTACCTCAACCAAAACTATTGTATAGAGGTCAAGGTTATGTACAGTTTGGTGCAACTATATCAGGAAACGGGTTTGCTGAAATTTATCAAATAGGTAAAAACTTTAAAGTAGAAGGGTTAACTACAATACCCGGACCGGGTGCTAACTTAGAAATAAACGGTATCGACGAAGTGAGATTTAGTATTTCAAAAGTAGTTTCTTTTAGTGGTACAGCACCAAACTTTACTGCAACTTTTGAAATAACACCTACTATAGATGTTGAAGAATCACCTGATCATGGAACAGGAATGATTATTCGTGAACGCTATAGTCAGATACGTTTAACAGGTCATGATTTCTTAGATATAGGTTCTGGTAACTTTGGAGATACACAATATCCTTTAAGATATGTAGAAGGTGTAACAGATATTAACGAGTTACAACCATTTAATGAAACTGTAGCAAACGGCGGCGGGCGTGTATTCTATACAAGTTCTGACCAAGATGGTAACTTTAGAGTAGGTGAACTATTTGAAGTTGAACAGGCAACAGGTATTGTTACTATTAACGCATCACAGTTTGATTTATCAGGACTTACAGAACTTTCACTAGGCGGCATTCAAGTTGGTGGTAGTGCAGTTGTTATTAGAGAGTTTTCGAAAGAGCCTAGCTTTATTGCAAACTCAAATAACATTGTTCCTACCCAACGTGCTATTAAAACCTATATTGAAAGTAGAATAAGTGGCGGTGGATCTAATGTACAAACTAACGCACTAGTAGCAGGACAAGTCAGGCTGCAACAAAATAATATAGATACAACAAGTGGTAACCCAATAATAGTACCACCTGTAATGAACGTCAATGGCGGCGTAGATGGACATTATTTCGCCAGTATGTTCTACACTATGGGACAACATGAGTAATGAATACGATAAATACTTACAACAATGATTTCGGAGCAATAAATGGCTGATTTTAAACTTGGTAGAATTAGATTTATATGGAAGGGGGACTGGAGTGCCTCAACTACATATTACAAAGATGACATCGTAAGGAACGGTGGTAATACATATGTATGTATAACAGGACATACATCTAGTATTAGTTTTCCAGATGATCAGTCAAACTGGAATAAAATAACAGATGGCCAAGAGTGGAAAGCAGATTGGGCAGTTAGCACATATTATAAAGAAAACGATATTGTAAAATATGGCGGTTATTTATATATTGCAAATACTGCACACACTTCAGCAGTAACAGCCACAGCAGGATTAGAAAACGATCAAGCTAAATGGGATTTGTATGCTGAAGGTTTTGATTATCAAGCAGATTGGCAGCCAAACTATCGCTACAAAATTAACGACATTGTAAAGTATAACTCAACTATCTATCTATGTACAGAAGGCCATACTTCGGCAGCAGACTCACTAACAGGTCTTGAAGTAGATCAAGACAAGTGGGATGTGTTTTCTCAAGGTGTAAGTTGGCAGGGAGATTGGCAAACTAACACAAGATATCTTGTAAATGATATTATTCGTTACGGTGGTAGAACTTATCTTTGTAACACAGGTCATGTAAGTGCTTTAACAGCAGCACTAGGACTAGAAGCAAACCAAGCAAGTTGGGATATTTTCCATGACGGTATTGAATACAAAGGAGAATGGGCCTCTGGTACAAGATATAAACTAAACGATTTAGTAAAATCAGGCGGAGGTATTTGGATTTGTACAACATACCACACAAGTCAAAACTACCTATCAGATGATGAAGCAAAATGGGCTCAGTTTACTGAAGGTTTAGAGTTTGAAGATAGCTGGAGCGGCACACGTAGATATCAAGCAGGCGATTTTGTAACATACGGTGGTTACTCATATGTTGCTATTACAAATAACGTAGGACAACGTCCATCGGATAATCCAACAGATTGGGATCTATTTACTACTGGTTTTAGACTAGTTGGAGATTGGGGCGAAGATTCAAGTAGTTATGAATATTTTGTAGGTGATGTTGTACGTCAAGGTGGATATACATATCTATGTATTCTTGATCATACAGGACAAGAGCCTCCGAACACAACATACTGGGAAAGACTTAACCAAGGTATTGAATGGAACGATGCCTGGACAGATGCAACCGAATATGATTTGGGCGATGCAGTGCGCTACGGAAGCAGCAGTTATATTGCAGTGCAAAAACATACTTCAGACGAAGTTGGTACACAAAACAGACCAGATCAAGATGTAACAGGAGACTACTGGAACCTGCTATCAGGAGGAGGCGAAACACTTCCGCTTACAACTGAAGGTGATATAGTTTACTACGGCGGCGCAGGTCCAACAAGATTACCAATCGGTGATCCAGGGCAATCACTAAGAGTAAACGCAACAGGTGATGCACCCGAGTGGAGCTTCTTTGGAAAGATTAATCACGTATGGTATACATCAACAGACAATGGGGTTGACAGTCCAGCACCAAACTACGGTACTACACTTGATCAACCTTGGAAAACTATACGCTATGCACTAGAGCAGATTGAAAAAGGTGCTCTATATCCAAACGCTGCATATATACTCGAAGCAAATAGAGCATTTATACAAGCAGAAACAGTTGAGTGGGTTGACTATCAGATTGCAAACGTTATTGCTCCATTTACTGGATCATTTACATACACAAAAGAAACATGCCGTAGAGACGTAGGTCAAATCATTGATGCACTTATTTGGGATTTAACACACGGCGGTAATAAGCGTATGCGTGATGCTACACTTACTTACTTTGACAGCAGCGGCGACTTAATCGCAGAAATTGCTGACGAAGATGGTGAAACATCAGCAGCACTAAAGTATACACTAGAACTTATTGATAGTGCTATACTACAAAGTATTGATCCTGCAACAAACTATCAAACTGAAAATGCTGTAGGTAGTCCGATAACACAAGTAAAAGATTTAGCTACATATCCTGAAGAGACTGGTGCACAAACTAGACTTGATACACTGATGGCTATTGTAACAGATGCACTAGATGCAGAAAGCTCGGCAGATGTTCCTGCTCAAGTTATTCCAAACAATTCATTGTTTGTTAAAACTGGAATTTACTCAGAAACACTTCCGATGGTTGTTCCTGTACAAACAGCAGTTGTAGGCGATGAACTACGTTCAACACGTATTACGCCAGCAGGCAGCTTAGTAGATAGTGGTGATACAACTTATACACTAGCGGGTATTGCTAGACTACAATCACTTACAGAAGATATTGTTACAAATACAGCAGTTACAAAGACAGCAGGTAATGCTGAATCACAAGTTACAACCCGTCCAGCAGGCGGAGCTAATCCTGCTATTCATGCAGCTGATTTGTGGCAACAAATTTATGATTATATTAACTGGGGTGTAAACGGTGCATCAGGTGACTCAACAGAACCTGTATTTAATGGAACAAATACTCCTCAAACTTCAACAGACTTCACATATGCTGTTGAAGTACTAGAAGCAAACAGAACATTCTTAGTAGAGGAAGTTATTGCATACATTGCTGCTACTTATCCTGCATATACATACGACGAAGACAGGTGTCGTAGAGATACAAACAGATATATTGACGCTATCAAATATGATCTTATATATCAGCCAGATTCTTCAGCAACACCAGTAGAAACTAAAGGTAACTATAAGTCACTTAGTGCAGCAAGACTATATGTAAATGCTGTAAACGGATCAACTACAGAAGATATGTTCTATATGCGTAATGCTACTGGGCTAAGAAATTGTACACTAGCTGATTTAACAGGTACATTAAGTGCTGCTAATCAGTACGGAACAAGTCGTCCTACAGCTGGAGCATATGTATCATTAGATCCAGGTTGGGGACCAGATGATTCTAGAGTTTGGGTAACAAACAAATCCCCATATGTACAAAATGTTTCAACATTCGGTACAGGTTGTATAGGTCTAAAAGTAGACGGTGATCTACACAACGGTGGTAACGACTCTATTGTTGCTAACGACTTTACACAAATCTTAAGTGACGGTATTGGTTATTGGGTTACAAACTTAGGACGTTCAGAACTTGTATCTGTGTTTACATATTATAACCATATTGGTTACCTAGCAGAGAACGGTGGTAAGATCCGTGCAACAAACGGTAACAACTCATACGGTGACTTTGGTTCAGTATCAGAAGGTATTGATGACACAGAAGTTCCTGTAACTGCTGATGTAGACAACAGGACACTTGATGCTATTGTTGATAGTGTTATGACAGATGGTGATGATGTACTTGTTCTCAACTACTTAAATGCAGGACAGAACTATACAGCAGGCGGCACAACTATTAGCATTAGCGGTGAAGGTTATGGCTTAGGTACTGTAACACCTACTACTGTAAATGGTGGCGTCTTTCAAGTTAGAATGTTAGATACTGATGTAGACGGAGACAGCACAGCAGACACTGGCGGAGCCGATTATAAAGGTTCAACAAATAGTGCGCAGGAAGGTGATGCAACTAGTATTACTATTTCAAACACTGATACTGCTTTAAGTGCGCAATACATTGGTATGGCAATATATATTACAGCAGGAACAGGTGCAGGACAGTATGGATACATTAACAGCTATAACCAAGGTACAAAGGTTGCTCAAGTATACAAAATGAGTGATGGTACAGCTGGTTGGGATCATGTGATCGGAAATGCTATTGTAAGTGCGCTTGATGCTACAACTGAATATTCAATCGAACCGAGATTAACACTTAGTGCTCCACCAAGTGGATTATACGCAGATACTGCAAAAGGTCGTGCTATTATAGCTGACGAACAAATTGCACGTATTGTTATTTGGGATCCAGGCACAGGATACACAAGTGCTCCTACACTAACTATTACAGATCCTAACAATACTATCGAAGCACCTACTCAAGTTAGAATAGGCGACGGTGTACTTGCACAACCTACATTCTCAGACAGAGGTACAGCATTTACTACTGCTACAGCAGAAGTAAGCGGAGACGGTTATGCAGATCAGTATCAACCAGGAGATTTTGTAGAAGTATCAAATCTTACAGAAGAACCACAGCCTGGTTCAAATATTGTGTTTAACCATTTACCAGATAAAGTGTTTAAACTTGTTACAGTAAGAGATTTTTCAGGTGCAGGTCCTTATTCAGCACAGTTACAAGTGTCACCAGAACTTACTATTACAGAAGCACCTGAACACAACGAATCCTTAGAAATGAGAATACGTTACTCTCAAGTACGTCTAACAGGTCATGACTTCTTAGACATTGGTACTGGTAACTTTTCAGAAACAAACTATCCAAATCAACCTTTGTATGATTCGGATCCAGAAAAAGAAACTACAGAATCAGGAGGAGGACGAGTGTTCTTCACCTCAACGGACCAAGATGGTAACTTTAGAGTTGGCGACTTGTTCTCCGTTGAACAGAGTACTGGTATTGCTACACTAAATGCTGATGCATTTAATATCAGTGGTCTACAAGAACTGTCACTAGGCGAACTTGGATTAGGAAGCACAGGTGCGGTGATTAGTGAGTTTAGTACAGATGGTACGTTTACTGCTAATAGTGATAATATTGTTCCAACGCAAAAAGCTATTAAAACATATATTACTTCACAAATTGGTGGCGGCGCAGCAACACTAAACGTAAATAGTGTAACTGCTGGTCAGATTACTATTAGTGGTCAAGAAATAACCACTAACCTTGAAACCAAAATTGATGTTCAAACAGTAATGAACTTTGAAAAAGGTGTTACGGGCGTACCAGTAGCAATGAATTATTTCTTATCATAACGGAGACAAAACAAAATGGCAACAGGAATATTAGGAACAGCAGATATGGCAGCAGGTACAGAAACAGTTCTGTATACTGTTCCTGCAGATACATTTGCTGTAACAAGTGTTTCGTTCTGTAATAGAGGTAATGCTGCAATCACTGTACGACTTGCAGTGTGCGTAGCAGACACCGCAACAGCAGACGAATATATAGAATATGACACCACTATACAAGCTAAAGGTGTCTTGGAAAGAACAGGTATTGTTCTAGATGCAACCAAAAGAATAGTAGCTTATTCAAGTGCTGAAAATGTTTCAGCAGTTGCATTTGGAATTGAGACCTCAACGGCATAAATACATTAACAAAGGAAACTACTACAATGGGAAGATTTATTACAGAGACCGGAACAGCTTCTACAGTAATTCGTGAAGTAAGTGGAACCTATACAGCCGAAGTTAATGACCGTATTCTTGCAGATACAACAGTCAGTGCTTTTACAATCACTTTACCTGTTAACTCAAGTTTGTTAGTAAACGACACTATTCAAATAATTGATGTTACTTCTAGTTTTGGAACTAATGCAGTAACATTATCAAGAAACGGTTCACTAATACAAGGCGCAAGTGATAATTTAGATTTAGACCTAAATGGTGCATCTATTACACTTATGTATAGCGGATCAACATACGGTTGGATTATTATAGGAACATAAGATATGGCATCACTACGATCACTACTAGACAAAGGAAGTGTTGACTCATTAAATGCAGGACCGCAGCCAGCCTATATGGAAGGTGACTACGAGTCAATGTACTTTCATACAAGATGTACACAGCAATATGAAACATCATATGGAAAAAACTGTATTGACTGGTGGCAACTACCTTCCGACGTAACAAGCACAGTTACTATGGAAGTCTGGGGCGGCGGCGGAGGCGGCGCTGGTAGTGGAACGTGTGGTTGTAACTTTGGTTGGCCAGGCGGGTCTGGAGCATATGTAAAGAAAACATTTACACAAGCAGAAATTGCAACAGCAAAAGGAACTTGCTATTGTATGTGTATTTCTCCAGCAAGTTGTTGCTCGCCAAACGAAACTTGTGGATACAAAGGCTGCAAAAGCTGGATTATAGGTTCAGGACTAAGCAACTTCTGTGCAGATGGCGGAGAGCCGGGTTGTACGTTGTTCTGTATGACAGGATGTGGCGGTAACTGGACAGGTATGTGTCCACACCCAAATGATGGAACATGTGCTTGTTATTATGATTGCACAGATCCAACAGTAACTGGTGTTCCAGGTAGACATGGATTTTTATACGCAAACTTCCATTGTGACAGTAACTGGTGTTATTATTCACAAATATTTGCAGGACCACCGTTTGACGGTAACAACGATACTGTTTATCATTTAGTAAGATTCTGCGGTAACGTAGAAGCGTATCATGATAGATGTAAAGCAGGCGGCTTTATGGCAGCAGGCATGAGAGGCGATAGCGAAAATATTCCAATCGGAGTAGGTGGTAACAGTACTAGAGTATGCGGCGACGGTTGTTGCTGCGGCTGGGGTGGCGGTCCTGGTTTAGTAAGGATAAATTGGAAGTAAAATGGCAGGATTAAGAGACTTATTTGGAAAATATGAACAAGTAACACAAAGCGAAATCGATGGCGGAACTATTGAAGTTACCGGCTATGACGGTAAAATGTTTACTGTTGACACATTCTGTCATCCATCGATGAATGGTCCTACTTGTTGTGATGCTTACAACGCAAACTTAGTTTGTTACTGGTGTGTGCCAGCAGGCACAACTGGCATGAAGATTGAAATCTGGGGCGGTGGCGGCGCCGGCGCAGGTATGCGTGGCTGTCATGGAGGTATTCCAGGTGGATCTGGTTCTTGGGCTGTAAAAAGTATTACTAGCACAGATTTTTCAGACGGTGACTGCTACTTGTTGTGTTCAGGAAACGGCGGACGTTGGTGCTGTTGTCAATGTATTGGTTGCCGTGGATGTAAATCATATGTTACAGGTAACGGATTAACTAACTTTTGTGCAGATGGCGGATTTGGCGGATATGTTAACTGCTTCTGCTATATTAGACAGTGTTGTATTTCAGGACCAAACGGTGACGGACGTGGCGTAGACTATGGCTGGCACTATATGGGTCGTAGCGGATGCTGTTCAGAATACTTTGGTGCAGACTGCGGCGAATATGGTGTTCCAGGTTGGTATACAAACTATTGTGGTTGCGGATCAGATTGTACACCGTGTTGGGTAAAACAATGGGTTCCAAACTCACCAGGTATAGTTTCAACCGGCGGAATGCATAACGGTGTTCGTGTACAAGGTTGGGCATGTAATAATGAATACACACAATGTTCAGTAAACGGACCAGATCACGGACACTATAACTTCCCAAGAGCAATGGGCGGTGTAAGTATGACAACATGTGGTGATGGTACTTGCTGTGGTAACCCAGGCGGTTCTGGACAAGTAAGAATCACATATAAATAAGGACAGGAAATGGCAAGTTTAAGAGATTTACTAAACATAGAAACAGCAGCAGATCTAGCAGGACAAGCCGGCGCTGTACCTGGAAAACAATGGGTAGCACAGGCTACATGTCAGCAGTGTCAGTTTGACTCTTACGGTGACTGGTGTTGTAACGTGTTTATTGTTCCATCAGGTACATCAGAGATTATTTTCGATGTATGGGGCGGCGGTGGCGGCGGTGGCCGTTCAGCATGCTGTGGCGCAGGTGGACCAGGTGGATCCGGTGCTTGGGCACGTAGATGTATTAATAGTGAAGAGTTTGGCATAGGCGATTGTTATAGAGTTACAGTCGGTCGTGCTACTTACTGCTCACAAGATCAGACAGGATGCGCAGGTAACTATAGCTGTGTATGTAGTATTGAAAACGACTTTGTAAGAGTTTGTTCAGAAGGCGGCGGACGTGGATGCTGGTATTGTTTTGCAGATTGCTGTACAACTAATGCATACTGCACATGTGAGCAAAAATGTGCTTACGGTGGAGACATTAACGTAAAAGGACACCCAGGTTGTTTCTGGCACAGATGTTTAGAAGATCACTGCTATGACAAGATAGGTTTTGCTTATCCAGGCGGACTTAACAACAAATGTGGCGGCGTTGTTTGGACACAAGTATGCTGTAAATATGCACACGGCTCAGCACTACAAAACTATGCAATAGGTATACTTGGTAGTACTGCAGGAAGCCAATATTGCTGTAACGGTTATATGCCAGGAGTAGGCGGCGGAACAATGCCAACAGAAGACGGTGTATGTCGCTGTGGACTACAAGGTACACCAGGATTAGTAAGAGTAACATATAGATAAGGTAAAAATAAAATGGAAATTATAACAGAAGATTTTACATACAATGTTCCAGATAGTTACCTAAGTACTGCAACAACAGAAGGTAAAACTAACACTCTTACCTATACAGGACCTAATGAAATATGGGTATTTGTTGATAAAGTTTCAGGAAAACTGGACTGGAGTATGCATGCACTTATTAACTTTGACGAAGGAATGCAAGAAATAGCAATAACTCATGCAGGACAATATCATAAACCAATACTTGTTCATTTCGATCAAAATCCTTTGATTTGTTGGGCAATGTATGGCGATCTTGATTGGGATTCTTTAGGAGAAAAAACGTTCACACTTGACGGAGAAACTGAGCCTTATTATAGACACCCTGATCCTTTACCACCACAACTGATTTATGATTATCCTTCTTTTGTATATTTGTTTGATAGCAGCACTTGGAAACAACCTTATCCTATGCAAACACCTAAACAAACACAGGACGATGTTGAAGGATATATAGCTGCATACATAGCAGATATTGAAAAACATATTGCTGACTCTAACAGTGGTTTAACAGCTGATCAAAAAACAACAATGACAGCAGCTAAAACTACAGCAGAAGGTATTGTAGCAAAATATGGTCCAGACGGAGCAAATGTTCCTTATTGGATGTGGCCACCTTGTCCTCCTACACCAGATTGGGATCCTAATATGGAAGAAGACACTGATGTACCAGAAGCAGAACGTTGGGATTCAGCAGCTGATGGCTCAGAAGGTGCGGGTGCTGAAACTAACTATCAGCCAGAAAATAACGAACCTACTCCAGCATCAGAAAGCGAAGCATTTCCTAACACAGATAGCCAGCAAACTGAAGCAGGTGAACTACCAGACGAAGACGCTCCAACAGAATAAAATAGATAAAAAAGGCTTCATTTCTAGAAGCCTTTTTTTATGGCTGGATTAAAGTGCGTATATAAATATTTGCATGGAAGATCCAAGAGATGAATATCGTATATTACCAAATCTTTTACCTAAATCCTATGCAGATCTTTTAGAAGCTGAACTTTCTAAAATACATTGGTATTGGTATCCAAGTGCTTCAGGAGATGTTGCTGTAGATCCCGATGACAAAAATATTTTTGATTCTCCCCAAATGCAACATGTTTTTATTGAAGAAAATGAACCAATATCTCCGTATGCTTCTCTAATACAACCAGTAGTTTGGTTTTTAGAAAAAGAAATGCAAATGAGTATTAAAAATATTGTACGTGTAAAAGCAAATCTTTTAATGCCAGGTAGATCAAACTTAGATAACTATAATATTCCTCATGTTGATTCTCCAAGCGACGATTATATTAGCATGGTTTATTATGTAAACAATGCAGACGGTGATACTAAAATATTTCACAAAACACTTGACGAAGGACACAAAGACTTATATACTATAGCAGGCATTAGTCCTAAGAAAGGAAGAGCTGTAATGTTTAAATCAAATAGATTTCATGCAAGCACACCCCCGTTTAAAGCTGATAAAAGAATAGTATTAAACTTTGTATTACAACCAGGAACATAAAAATGACAGATAGAGCAAAAGCCTTTTTTATTAATGGAGGTGCAGGCAGGGTGCTTGCTAGTATTCCAGCATTAGAAAAGTATTATGAAGAAACTAGCCAAGACTTTATTATTGTAGCAGAAGGCGGAATGGACCTCTATAAAGGTCATCCAATACTACATGAACGTGCATATGATGTTTGGCATAAAGGAATATTCCAAGACAAAATTAAAAATATGGATGTAGTAACTCCAGAACCATACAGAGTGTGGGAGTACTACAATCAAAAATGTAACCTACAACAAGGTTTTGATATAGAAATAAACGGTAAAGGTATAAGAGATCTTCCAAGACCTTTTATACATTTAACACAAGAAGAAAAAGTAAATGGTAAAGCATGCATTAAAGAGGTATTAGATAATGTAGGTTTTAATAAAACTATCGTATTCCAACCATTTGGAAGAGGCATAGGAGAACACGCAGGGTTTTTAACAGATCCAAGTGGAAGAAGTTTTGAATATGCAAATATAATAAGCATTGTGAAGAAGTTACAAGAAAAAGAGTTTGCAGTTATTTTAATGAGTGAACTAAACTTAGACTTCCAAAAAGAAGGAACGCCGAAACCTGTTGCACAGCCAAGTGGAATAGGTTTAAAGCAGTGGGCAGCTATTATTGCCGAAGCAGACTATTTCTTAGGCTGCGATAGTGTGGGACAACATATTGCACACAGTTTAAATAAACCTGCTACAGTAGTAACTGGTAGCACTTTTGCTGAAAATGTTAGTTTTTTAGATGATGAAAAGTTTGATATTCAAGACATGGGAGAAAGTAAAAGAAAATATGATCCTATTAGAATAGTACCAGACGAAGTTGTTGCAAAAAACAACGATGGTATAATGGCTATGAATGGTCCCATTGAAGACGAGATTATTAAAAACTTAATAAAAAACTTTGAAAAATATGTAAAAAAAGAAACTACAGTAAAAAAGAAAGTTTCTGAACTTACTAACAAAACAAACAATACAGCACCTAAGCTGGTGCCTGGTTTATCACCTATTAAGGAATAAAAATGAGCGAAGAAAATAAAGACATTTGGATTGCAGGTATTACAAGAGGACATAATGGAGGTGTCTGTTTATTAAAAAACGGCGAAGTTATATTTGCTACTGAAGAAGAACGTTATTCTCGGTACAAGTATGATGGCGGACCACTAGCTAGTATGCTTAAAATTAAAGAATATACAGATAAACTTGATTATATAGTTGTTGCTCACACGCAAAGTTTAAAAGATACAGCAGGTATTATTGATTTCTCAGGCGATGACATGTATACTGGTTGGGCAAGAAAGTTAGGCCTTATAGAAAGAAAGAATGTAGATTTAAGAAATCACCCACAAGTAATGGATCTAAGCCACATGCATCATAGACTACATGCTGCTTGTGCTTTTTATAGATCTGGATTTGACGAAGCAGTAGCCGTTATTGTTGATGGCGCCGGTACTTTTATTCCAATGCAAATAAATGAGAATGAACATGCATACGGATTTGAAGTTGAAAGTTTATTCGACTGTTCTTATCCTGCAAACTTTGCTACTTTATTTAAAAGTATAGGACTTAAAAATGGCGGAGTTCGTACTCAAATAGATAATGTAGAAACTTTTGGAGAAGAATACGAAAGCGTTATACATGATAGAGCAGGTATTGTTAAAGTGTATGAAGCTGTTACTGAGTTTTGTGGATTTCCTGCTATTGAAGCAGGTAAAACTATGGGACTATTTCCGTACGGTGAACCTAACGAAAATATTCCACCGTTGTTTGAAAAAGGCGGTCGTGTTAGATTAAGTAATAGAAATGTTATTATACCAACGTATCCTAACTCTGCACTAGTAAACTTTCAACAATATGATGAACTAAAAGACGGTTTAGCAAGTGACTTAACTAAGTTACAAAATCGCAGAGATCTAGCATATGCTGTCCAGACACAATCACAAGATCAGGTTGTAGAATATATTCGTCAGGCTGTTGCAATGAGTGGTAAAAAGAATGTTGTTATTTCAGGCGGCTATGGATTAAACTGTGTTGCTAACTATCATTACTTAGAAGCACTCAAAGACGAAGATATTAACATATATGTAGAACCTGTTAGTAATGATGCAGGCACAGCTATAGGTGGTGCACTAATGACATATTACCATTTGTCTGAAAGCACTGAAAATAAAGGTATTAACCATAACTTATATTTAGGTATTCCTTATACTTATGAAATAGACGAGATTGAATCATTAGCACAAGAATACGGAGCAACAGTAACAGATGCTACAAATGAAGATGTAGTTGATTTAATCACTAGTAAAAACATTGTAAGTGTATTCCAAGGAGGATCAGAATCAGGACCTAGAGCACTTGGTAACAGAAGTATACTTTATGATCCAACAGATCCAGATGGAAAAGATTTTGTTAATACTGTAAAACGCAGAGAATACTTCCGTCCGTTTGCTGGTAGTATCCTTGAAGAAGATGTACACGAATGGTTTGATTTACGTGGTATGGAAAGCTCACCTACAATGATGTATGCTGTAAACTGTCAGCCAGGCATTGAAGAAAAGATTCCTGCTATTATTCATGTAGACGGTACTTGTCGTATACAAACTGTTAATAGAGAACAAAATGCAAACTATTATGATTTGATTAAAGCCTTTAAAGAAAAGACAGGCTGTCCGATTATCTTTAATACTAGCTTTAACTTAGGCGGTGAACCATTAGTAGAAACACTAGAAGATGCATTTTGGACACTACAGCAAAGTGATATTGAATACTGTTATCTTCCAGAATATGGTAAGTTGTTGTCAATCAAAAACGCATAAATACTCTGTAAGTTCGGAGTTGAGATGAATATTGATGACTATTTAACTAATGGATTAAATGACACACTTCTTGTAAAAAACAACGGAGGGTTTAGTCATAACGGTCCTTGGAAAAATTTGCAGAGTGATACTCTAGTTGATAGATATTATATTGGAGATATAAGTTCTGCAGAATATACTATTAGTATTGATTTAAACTCTGATAACAAAGAAATCTTTAAATGTTTAGTTACGAGCAGTTTAAACGAAGCAAAAGTAGTAGTGTTTGCTCGTAACTATACAAACAATAGCCTTGCTGAAGTTTATGCTTTAGTAAACAATCAATATGTAGAACTTTACATTAACCCTAAAAACGATGCATTTAAAGCATCGAGATTTATTCACACAGCACAATACTTTCACAATCTTCATCAACTCTAAGTAAGTATTTGATTCTGATAAATACAATAGTTGGAGTATGAGATGAAGAAAGCCGCCAATACAGCATTTGAGTCAGATTATGGATTTAAAAGTCCTAGTTTCAGTGTAGATGCGCTTGGTAATATTATTGCAAATAGCATTAGTACCACAGAACCCATTGGCAGTGGAGCTGATGGAAGTTCGGGTATTTCAAACTTTATTGTAACAGAAAATTTAAGCAACACAGCGTTTTTGTTTACTGGTAATGATTCTCCAAATCCAACAATACAGTTACAAAGAGGAACAACTTATACCTTTGATTTACAACTTGAAGATCTAGAACTATTTATATATGAATCGGATGGTTCTACACCTTATCAAAATATTTTAGATGATCAAGGAAACACAGGGTTATTAGCACAAGGTAAAAAAACTGGTCTAATACAAATAACTATTACAAGTTCCACAACAAATCCGTTAATATATAAAGACGATTCGGGTGATGTTACAGGACAGTTTGAGGTAGTTAATCCTACTGGCGTGTTTGGTGGTCTATCAGTTACAAATACAACGCAATCAACAGGTATTGGAACAGGTTCTCTACAAGTATCCGGCGGCGCAAGCATTGCCAAAGATTTATATCTAGGCGGAAGTTTAATTTTAGATAGCACTGGCGATGTAAAGTTTGATAGTGCTTCTAATCTTACACTTGGAGCAGTTAACAAGGTTATTATAGTTATTAATGGCAATAAGCTAGGAGAGATAACTAGCGAAGGTATAGAAACACCGATAGCAAATACAACAATAGATAATACTGTGATAGGATCTGCAACACCAACAACAGCAACATTTACCAATGCTGATGTCACAGAAGTTCCAACTACGGTAAATAATGTAACAAACAAAGCATATGTAGATCAGCAAGATATTGCATTAACAATAGCACTTGGAAGTTAATAAATGGCAAAAAGAAAAATAGATAATTATGTTTTTAGTCCAGGAATGTCCTACAAAGACAATCTTGTTCCTAATGCGTATTCACTTATAGACAGTAATACAAACTATATTATTGCAGAAGCAATATCATGGATACAGCAAGAAATAGATGCAGATAATGCACCGTTTATAGGGTACACTTACAACCAATCCAAGTGCGAAAGAGATATTGGTTTTATACTAAGTAGTTACAAGAATGATCTACGCTATGGCGGCAACGAAAAAACAAGATTATATGCCCAAAAGTATTGGGAAGGTTCTGTATCTCAGTTAGACGGTGATAGACAGCCCGAGGTAGTAACTCATACTTACATTAAAAATCTTATCAATAACTATATTCTAACAAATACGGCATTTACAAGTTTAAGCGACGAAACCCAAGTTATTGATACAACAAAAACAGCAGAAGCAAGTGCATCTACTACAATAACTACGCTTTCAACATTTTTAGTTGATGTTATAGAAAACGGATTAGGACAGCTTCCAACACTTGATCCTAATACATTTGGTTATGTTAAGATGCAAGGAAAGTATAATCTTTCTGATATACTTCTTATTACTAACAATACAACCAATGACGTTATATTCAACTTTACTAACAACGACACTGGTGCAGTTATTGAAGTCAAAGACGCACAGACTGTAGATAACTCACAAGACGTTGACTTTCCAAAGTACCTACAAACAACAGACGGCGTTACAACTCTAAAGCTAAATGCAAGCACTGCTTCGCAATCTGCAGATGATGATTTACAAATATTTGTTGAATACACAGAAAACGGAAAAAGTTTAACTGTAACTAGACCGTACGACTTTGGTACAGATGCTATTGAACGTATGCGTGTTGCACCTGCACTATCAATGCTTGACGCTGACTTTGAGTACGGACTACAGCCTACCAAATGGTCTGCTATCGGTATGATGCGCGGCTATCCTAGTATTTATGAAGTCCCAGGATCTGAACTAAATGTATCATCTGTAACTACTGATGCATCAGCAGGTACAGGCGGAGTAGGTCAAAGTTTAGTAACAGTGAACACTGTTTCACCACATGGATTTACTCCAGGCAAGCCTATAACAATCAAAGCACTAGAAAATAGTGTAGCGGGAGCATCAAGAGCAGAAGGTAGTTTTGTAATTGTTGAAACACCTAGTACACGATCCTTTAGATATTATGCAAAAGCAAAAGTAGGCACAACAAGCGGCGAAGTACTTAGTACAACATATACTCAGCTTCGCGCAGCAGGATTTTATACTGGTTCAAATATAAGTTCAAACCCTGTGTTTACTGTTGAAAGTAATGGTTTTAGCGGAACGATGGTTGCAGAACTAACTGTTCCAACAGGTGAAACAAGAATACCATATGATGGAAACACCCCAGAACTAGGTGCTCCACTAGTACATGCTGGCGGAAATATCCCAACAGGTTCTCAGGTTACTCAATCTATTACACAATCGTCAGGCGGCGGTACATATTTAACAGCAGGTATTGCACAAGATATTTCTAATGGTTCGAATACATTTACAGTTACAGATGCAACAGGTATTATCACAGATTTAGCTATTGATAGAGGTGACGGTGTTGCAGCATTTATAACAAACATTATAGGTGAAGATATTACAATAAGTGATAACTTCACAAGAGATATTTCAGGTACTACTGTTACCTATAGCGGTGTATCAGCAGCTCCAGAAACTGGCGTTGGTTTTAATGCAAAGTTTGATGTATCATGGACCGGAGGTACATATACTGTAGCAGTTGGCGCAGGCATAAATGACGCAGGTGAAGCATACGAGGTTGGGGATAAAATACGCATATTAGGTAGCGATGTAGGCGGGTTTAGTCCCGATAATGATATTATTATTACAGTTGACGGAATATTTAGCTTAGGTTCTATTAATGCACTTACAGCAACAGGTACAGCATTTGATGGAACTGGTAATTTACCAGGAGAACAACCTCCTGTTGAAGGTGGATTAGGTTTTGGTTCAATATTTGATGTTACATATACTGATAATACATATGGTAGTGTTACTATAGATACATCGGGCGAATCATATACTGCAAATGATGTTATTGTTATTGATGGTAATAACTTTCTTGGAGGCTCATCAGGAACAAATGATGCAACAGTTAAAGTAACAACAGTTGACGGATCAGGAGGTATTACTGCTGCAACAGTAACAGGTACAGCACCGAATGCAAGTGTAAACTATGGTGTTGATAACGTTGATATTACATACGTATATAGCGGAACAACTGGTTCGGGTGCAGAGTTTACTGTAACTAGAAACGGTACTGTGTATAGTGCTTCTATTGATGTTGCAGGTTCAAACTATTTGCCTACAGAAACATTTACTATTGACGGTGCAAACTTAGGTGGTGTAACAACAACTAACGATTGTATTATTACAGTTGATAATGTCGGCGGATCTGGCGAAATATCTGCAGTTAGTGTTTCAGGTACAGCAGCTAACACAGATACAAAGTTAGCTGTTTCAGGCACAAACTTGTCAGGTACAGGGGCTATATTTACAATAGATATTGCAGCTGGAGTATATTCTGTAACTATTGATGATGGTGGTTTTGATTACGCAACAAACCAAACTTTTGTTATAGAAGGTACATCTTTAGGAGGCACTACACCTACAAACGATGCAACTATTACAGTTAGTACAGTAGATGCTAGTGGAACTATTACAGGAGCAACTATAGCTGGTACAGCTATAACAGATACAGGTAGTGTAACTTCAGTTGGAGGTACTAACGAGTTACCTGAAGGAGACGGTGCAACATTTGATGTTGTTAGATCAGCAAGTGCATATTCTGTAACTGTTATTGACCAAGGTACACTGTATACCAACGGCAATAGAATGATTATTACAGGAGACCTCCTTGGTGGACAATCTCCATTACATGATTTAGAAATCGTAGTAGCAAGTGTTGACACAGGTGGTGAAATACTTACAGTAACAGAAAACTACGAAGCAGCAGTAACAGGAGAATCAGCAAACTTCATTGCTACTGTAACAATGTCAGAGGCTACCACAGGTGATATACTTCCATTAGAAGAAATAACATTTAGTGCATTAGCTACATTAAATGTAACTTTTCCAAATAATCACGGACTTGTACCTGGAGATACATTTATTACAACAGTTACATCAGATGATGGTGCTAACAATCATAACCTAGCAGCTGGTTCATTCATTGCAACGGATATTCCAACAGATGATTCTCTTACATTCCAAGCAAGAGCAGCAGGAAATATAGATGCTGCTACAATAAAATTAGACGGAGTAGTATATCCAAGACCAGATGCATTCTTTACACATAGACCATATGATGGAGGTGTACAGCTTGGTACAGGCGGTCCACAACACGGTTCGCAAGCAATACGTCAAAGTAAAAACTATATTCGTTACCAGTCTGGTAAAGGTATTATGTATACAACTGGTGCGCTATTTGCACCAAGTTATGATTTGCGTAGTGTAACATCAGACGGAGTAGAAGTAGGATCAACTATTACTATAGTTACAGACGATAATGACCACGGTGTACAAGCTGGCGGCGTTATTAGATTGATTGGCGTTGAAACTGAAGGTTACAATAGCGGTACAGAAAGCTATCACGAACCGAAGTTTGATTATACAGTTACTAGAGTAGTTGACGAAAGAACTTTTGAAGTTGAAGCACAGCGTAGACTAGGAGCAACAAGTGCAGTACTAGGATTTGCAGCACAAATGAGTGTCGTTAGTTGGCATGGTGCTACAGTACGTTCTGGTATTTTTGACGATCAAAACGGAATTTTTTGGGAATACGACGGAACACAACTAAGCGTAGTACAGCGTACTGGTACAAAACAAGTAGCAGGTACTATTGCTATGACTGTAGACGATAGCCAAGTAAGAGGTACAAATACAAGATTTAGAGATCAGCTAAAAGCCGGCGATAGGATCATCATCAAAGGTATGACACATGTTATTTCTAACATTGTTGATCAAGATACAATGTATGTAACTCCGGATTTTAGAGGCGTAGTTGATATTAGTGGTGCAAAAGCGATGCTAATCACTGACAAAAAAGTAAAACAAAGTGAGTTTAACTTAGATAGCCTAGATGGTACAGGACCGAGCAACTACAACTTTGATCATGCTAAAATGCAAATGATCGGTATTCAATACTCATGGTATGGTGCTGGTTTCATTGACTTTATGGTACGTGGTTCAGATGGTAATTTTGTGTTTGCACATAGAATGCGTAACTCAAACGTAAACACTGAAGCATTTATGCGTTCAGGTAACTTACCTGTACGTTATGAAGTTTCTAATGAAGGTCCTCCAGGTAAACTTGTGGCAGATATAGATGCAACCCAAACAAGTCTTGTTTTAGAAGATTCAAGTTTCTTCCCAACTACAGGTACTTTATACATCGACAACGAAGTTATTAGATTTACAGGAAATAATAAGACAACAAACACACTTACTGGGCTTACAAGAGGAAGTACTCTTACAAACTTCCAAGCAGGCGCAACAAGAGCTTATGCAGCAGGAAATGCAGCATCACATAGTAATAAAACTGGTGTTATACTAATATCACAAACTATTACTCCACTTATATCACACTGGGGTAGTGCGTTTATTACAGACGGCGGATTTGACGAAGACCGCGGTTACATTTTCTCTTACACTGAATCTAGTGTTCCTGTTACTACAACTAAACAGACAGCATTTTTGATTCGACTAGCACCTAGTGTTTCTAACGCTATTATTGGAGATTTAGGAGAACGAGAACTCCTAAACCGTGCCCAGTTACTATTACAAGGTATTGAGTGTACTTCGGATACAGGAACCGGCGGTATTGTTATTGAAGGTGTGTTAAATCCAAAGAACTATCCAACAAACCCAGCAAATATTGGTTGGCAGACACTAAGTACAGAAGCCCAAGGTGGACAACCTAGCTTTGCTCAAGTTGCAGCAGGTGGTTCTGTAACTTGGTCAACAGGCGCAGCAGCAACAACTGCATCGGCAACAGCTATTGCAACTCTATCAGTGACAATGCCAACAAACGAAAACAACGGCAAAAACGATGAAATTGATTTTGATGCTATTGACTATGAAACTTCAGGGCCAGTTGTACGGGGTGCTATTGTTAGTTCAACTAACTCAAGTGGAGATACTGTTTATGATGCAGCCGACGGTGTTACTGTACAAAGTATTCAGTATAGACAAAATGACAACGACTACAGAATAACAGTGTCGGCTGACCCTGATGATAGATATGATGATGACTTTACATTTACATTTGGTGGTAACTTATCTAACAGAAACTTTGTTTATTTAACAAAAACTACTTTTGACAGTACTAACGCTACTATTGGTACAGGAGTTACACAAACAGGCGGAAGTGTTAACTTCCCAGCTGGAACATTGATATCTCAGATTATACCTTTAAACCACGGCGGCACAGAGTTCTACGAAGTTAGATTTAACAACAGTTTCTCAGGTACATTTGCAGCAGGTTCAGGAACAATCGAGTTTGAGTTTGTTGAACCACCTTATGCACAGCCAGGTGAAACTGTATTTTCGTTTATTGCTAACCCAGGAGAACGCTCAGTTCTTAGTTTAAATCAACTAAAAGAACTTACAAATACTACACTAGGTGGTAGAGGTACATTTCCGAATGGTCCGGATGTGCTTGCTATCAACGTGTATAAGGTTACTGGCACATCAATTGATGCAAATATTATTCTAAGATGGGGTGAAGCTCAGGCTTAAAGTGCCTGTGCAAACTCTAATAGATTATCAAACACATAGGTTTGTTTTTTGAGCTTTTTGTAGGTAAACTTATTGAGTTCTTTTTCAGTTTCTGAACCATAACCTGTTCTTACAAGCACAGGTCTTGCTCTTGCTTTTACAGCAGCCTTTAAATCGTTTAGTTTATCACCTACATAGAATCCTTGCTTGAACTTTATTTGAGGATTTTCTTTTTCACAGCGTTGAAACATTCCAATATTAGGCTTTGCATAGATATCATCTTTCATACTGCTTGTGCTGTAGTAGAGTGCGTCTATGCTAGGACATCCTGCTTCTCCTAGCAGTTGGAACATATAAGAATGTACTTGTTCTACCTGTTCTACAGTTAAACTGCCCTTCATAATACCGCCTTGGTTAGTAATGATAGCAATTTTATGTCCTTTTGATCTTATAATAGCAAGAGCCTCAAGACTTCCTTCGATAGGTACAAAATCACCCGGCCTAGTAACATATGTTCCTAAGTCTTTGTTTATAGTACCGTCGCGATCTATACCAACTACACACTTTGTATATTTGCTTAGATCATCTTGTCCTTGAGGACCCCACATATTATTCATCTTTTGGAGTTTCTTCTTCTTTGTTACTTTGACTATCGCCTGGAATAATACGATAGTTGTCTTCAACTGAATCCGGTGTGCTTACTTCTGTAATACTAGCACCGTCAGTAAGTGCTTCTAGTTGATGCGGCAAACACGGAGGATTATTCCATACATCACCTTCTTTTAGTTCCTGTTCCATAAGTGTAGCATTGTTTGGATTGATGTAACGTAGTTTAAACTTACCGCTGTTTACAAACCAAGTTTCATCTTTTTCTTTGTGAAAATGCATGCTAAACTTTGAACCTGCTTTTTCAAAGAAAAGAATCTTACCGCAATACTTGTCGTTAGTGGCAAAGATAAGTTCATATCCCCATCCTTTTTGTACTGCACCTTGTAGTCTAGTTGGCTTATCTGTCATTTATATAATCCTTAATGTTAGTCCAATCAACGTCTATATTATTAGTTAACTTGTTTATGTTTGCACAGGTGTATTTTTGATATTGACCTTTAAGGTTTTCAGGCATAGGAATATATTCAATATCTGCATTGTATTTTTTTGCAATAGTTCTTGCTACTGTTTCAAAACTTTCTGCTGTGCCTGTTCCTACATTGTAGATTCCTGATTGATCTACACCTAGCATTTTTTCGTGTACCCTACACACATCTTCTACACATACAAAGTCTCGCTTATAGTTTTCACTGTTTTCAAATACTTTGATTTTGCCTTGTTTGGCTTGCTTTGTAAACTTAGTATAAGGACTAGCCATATCGCCTTTTTGTTCTTCGCCATTTGCACCATATACATTGAAATAACGCATGCCTTGAACAATAACTTGAAAGTGTTCTAGATTTTGTGTAACAAATCTATCAAACAAATATTTTGTCCAAGCATAAGGGCTTTGTGGCTGTAAAGGACCATTTTCTGTAAAGTGTTCAGTAGGTCCGTACACACTTGCACTTGATGAATATTGGAAGTTAACACCTATCATATCACATGCTTGTAGCAAACGTAAACTATGTTCAAGATTCTGTTCCATAATAAAGTCTACATTAGTTTCTGTTGTGCTACTGTTTGCACCGATGTGCATAACCCAATCATATCCGCTAGGATCTGGAATAGTGTTAGGAATATAATCCCAACCTTCTACTTCGTGTCCTTGTGCCTGCAAATATAATGCAAGATTTGAACCGATAAATCCTTTATGACCCGTTACTAGTATTTTCATTAATATCCTCTAATTCAAAAAAGAAAACTTGTGTTAACCTAGAATCTTCTAGTTTTGTTCCAAATCCTGTAGTAGTACTTCTATGATATATTTCTCCGTTATAAAGAATCAATCTATTATAGATATTTCCTACTCTTGCCATTTCTTCCCACTCGTTTGGGTTTAAATGATCTTCGGTAGTGTTATCGCGCCCGTACATTATTTTTGTATTTTTATGCCTATAAAGACTTGTTCCGTATTCAATGGGTGCATCGGGTGTCAAGTATAGTACACCTGCCCACGGCTCTAAATCGTGGTGTATCCAGTTATCTTCAGGGCCTTCTGCAGACGTAACTATCTGAAACTGTTTACTAGCCATTTTGTGTATAGGTTTTTTACCGAATATAGAAATAAACTGTTCTTCAAGAAATTGATTATAAGGTTCACTTTTCCATCTAGATCTAACACCTGGATGAGTTCCTGCTCCGGCAAACGTTTGTTTGAGAGCAAAGTTTCTAATCTTGTCAGGATCTGGTAAAAAGTTATCTATGACTATAAGATTAAGATCCATTTATTTCTCCAATCAACTTTGTTGTAGAATAGCCGTCTACAGTAGGAACAATATGCACAGGCGCAATATCATGTCCTACAACTTGTTCTACCGTATAATCGCCACCTTTTACTATTAGGTCGGGTTGTATAGTTTTGATTAACTCATAAGGAGTATCGTCTGTAAATGTAACTACTTCGTCTACCCAAGGTAACATTTCAAGTTGTGCAACTCTTGTTTGCACATCATTTATAGGGCGATCGCTACCTTTTAATCTTTGTACACTAGCATCTGTATTAACACCAACAACTAGTTTATTTCCTAAACTGCGAGCTTCTTTTAATAACTGTAAGTGTCCTTTGTGTAGTATATCAAAAACACCGTTTGTAAAAACCACACCTTTAGTAAGGTCTTCATGTGTTACAACATGTACACCTCTATATTCAACACTTCGTGCAGCAGCAAAACATGCTTTTGCAGCAGCGTCAAAAACATCTATATCTTGATGAATATAATATGCAAGAACTGCAAGTACAGTATCACCTGCACCTGTTACATCTGCTACTTCTTTTACAGGTTCTTGATAGTGTTTGATTCTGCCATCTTCATTCATTACAGTAAGCCCATTCTTGCCGTCTGTAACTACTAACCAAGTCCAGTTATACTTTTTCATTTTTAGCAGTGCAGTTTCTTTACGGAAATCGCCAAACCACTGTTTGTATTCTTTCATATTAGGTTTAACAAGAAACGCACCTTTATAGTATTCAGGATCTTGTTTAGGATCCACAAGTACTTTGCAGCCTCTTTTAACTAGTGTAGGCACAGTGTCTTTTTTTATAGTACCTTTGTTATAGTCACTTATACAAACAAGATCGTTTGTTACTTGATCATTAATAAGTCTATTAAATGCTTCCGTGCCTGTATAATGTTCTTCACGATCCCAACGTACAATGTGTTGCCCGCCTTGTCCTACTAGTCTATTTTTAGTAGTTGTAACCTTGCTATCAAGTGTTGCTCTAAAATCTATTTTGTTATAAGGTTTAAAACAATCAATAACTCTATAACCTTCTCTGTCTGGCGCTATAGTTCCGTAGATAGCTATATTTCCATTAAGACTTGCAATATTAAGTGCAAGGTTAGCAGCACCGCCGGGACAAAACTTTTGTTCACTTTCTTTAAGCACAGGAACAGGTGCTTCAGGACTGATTCTTTTGGCTTTGCCAATAATCCATCTGTCCAACATAATATCGCCATAAACTCTAATCATGCTTTATTATACTATACCTTTATATTTTAGTCAAGAAGATTAATAGTTTGGAATACAGTTTCTAGTTTAGTTAGATTGACTTTGCTTTGTAAAGTATTACGCAAACCGTGATGCAGTGGCTTAGGCCATTTTGTAAAACTACACCATGCATATCCGTCATGTTCGTCGTTTAGTTTTGGTATAAACTCTTCGTCGACAATACATAGATAGGTATGAAAGTAAAACTTAGTATCTGCACTAATAAAACTTTCAAGAGGAAGTGTTTTTTTGATTTCAGGAAGAAAGCCTATTTCTTCTTTTATTTCTCGTTGTAAGCCTTCCCAAGGTGTTTCACCTGCTTCGTTACCGCCGCCTACAAGGCCCCACATTTCACTTTTCTTTCCACCTACTCTGTGTAGAAATAAAAAACGATTAGTGTTACGTGTATAGAAGAGAGCACCGCTGCATATAATCTTGTCCATACTAATAGTTAGCCGGCTAGTTCTATTCGCCAGGTGCCAACTGGATAATCGCCATCAACAGCTTTTAGCCAATCACCATTATCATAGCGGTATTGTATTTGTGTGTTAAGATTTGTAGTATATGTAGTTTCAGAACTTGCATTAGAATCAAAAACAATATTCCATTTTGATCCGTCCCATTCGATTATATCATTTGCTTTTGCAACAAGACCGGTCCCATCATTGTTTGTCCATGCTTGAGCATGAACAGTTTGGCCTTCTTTACCTATATCTTCGAGTATAAGAAGTCTTAGCCCGTCAGTTAGTCGTGTAAGAGGATTAAATGTTGTAGGATCGATAATATAATCTATACTAGTTCTACCTTCAATAATAGTGTCTTGTGGAAATGTATCTTCATCAAAGTCTATTTGTATTTGTGTATCGTCTAATGGATTTTGAGCAAACGTGCCTGTCACAGTGACGTCAGTATCTAAGTTTGTAAGATAAATTCTACTTACGCCTGCTCCATACTGACCTGGTAGTGCTTCAAATATATCTTGCCAGTTTTTAGATCCCACTCTACCGTTCGCATAAAGTTGTGCAATACCATTTTCTAAATATACTCCATAAGTATTATAGTTTACATTAGCCATTTCATTTGCTAAAATAGTATTTGCTTTTTGTCCAAACTCGTTAGTTGTTGCACCAGGTACTGGGGCATCGTCAAACTGATTAAGTTGAGGAATACTAATACCATCTTCAATAGTTCCTCTATTTTCGTCAAACATGCTAGTAATAATATTTGTAACAACACCCATTTTCTTAACTTTTACAGGTGGACTAATATAGATAGGAACACTAAATGTAAGTGTTGCAATATCTATTTCACTATCAACGCCTACAGGAATACTACGATTTGACCAGTTTACATTTTCAAGGTTTACAACAGTAATAGCAGTCCAGTCAACAAAGTTATCACTTTTTTGCATTTCCAAACTTGGATTAAAAAGAACTAATATTTGCTCTAGTATTTGTAACTTCTGATCAGTGTTGCTTGCCCATATGTCTGCATTAACACGTAAAATGTAAGGTGTAGGCATTAGTCTTTCTACAGTATAGTTTTTACCTTGATAATTTTCGTATTCGCCTGTTTCTTCATTAAATGCACGTTCTCTTATATTAGATTTTTTAACAAACGTAGCGTCTAATAATCTTGCTTTGTCTAGTTCTAAGCCTGTTATATAAACACTAATACGTGGAGCACTAGGAAGTTTGTTTTCACTGTTCTCTCTAATAATGTTTGCAACTTGTCTAGTTAAATCACCATACATTACAGGAACATCTTTAACATTGCCCTTTCCATCTTTGACAGGAAAGTTACTCAAAATGCGCATCATTTGAGTAGTATATCTTCTTATTTGTCCATCATAAAAATGAAGCATTAGTTATCTGCCCTTGGTTTAAGTGCTTTCGTAAGACTTTGTCTTTCTTCTACTTGTTCGCTACCTATGTCGGAAGTTTTAGTATTATTAATAAACTGTGTCTTATAAGTTTGACGCTCTAATGTATTACTTAGTTCCATACGTATGTCGTCTTGTACTTTTACCCAGCGGGTTCCATCATATTTAAACATTCTGTTAGGTAAAAAATCTGTTCTTAAAAAATAATCACCTTCTTGTTTGTCTCTTGGAAACTGTATTCCAAAACCAAACGGTGCGCCGTTAGGTGTGTCGCTACCTGTTCCAACAAGATAACCTGTATAACCTTCTCTATCAGGTCTGTCTGTGACTTCGTCTGCACCTATACTAATATTACTTGCATCTAAATCAGTTTCGTCTGCTGTTTTAAGTGCAACTGAGCCATCATCATTTGTAGCAACAGTATAATAGTGATCAATATCAAAACCGCTTTTTGGTGAATCTATTTCTGCTTGTGCAACAACAGCATTGTTTATTTGCATTTCTTTTTCGTATGTAGATAGCAAATCTCTTAGTGTAGTGTCTGAACCTTCTGCTGCTGGTAAGTCGAGTATTTCTGCATATTCTTGTCCGTCGTATATTTGTTTAAGTTTTAAACGATATAAGTGCGGATACCAAGTATGTGAAAACCCCTCTGCTGCACGATTTACGTCTTCTATAACATAAAATCTTTTTAGTGCAATATCATAGTCGTTAAGTGCATATTCGTCTTTTAAATGAGGCAACTCGATAACATCACCTGCCATAGGCTTGCGTCCTATTGTTTTTACAATACTATTAATGTGTACTGTAAGAAAAAGTGTATCATTGCTTAAAAATAAACCAAATGCACTAAGGTCAAAGTCTATATCTTGAACGTTGTATATACCACGTGTAGTATAAACATCCGGATCATACTTTCTATCTCTATTTTCTAAAAATAACAAATCTTGAATATTTGTTTCTTTTACAACATCATACTCTGGCTGTGTAGAACTTCTATCTTCCTCTGAAGGAGCGTTTGGTCCTATATATTTGTGAATATTGATATCAGTACCGCCAATAGTAAACATTTCATAGACTTGTTTGTCTATAAAATGATAATCATTGCCGCGTTCTGGTTTATATAAAGATAGTCTTGGCATATACATATTTATCGTTAGATAAATACAATACGGAGAACTTCTATATGGCAGACTTAGCAACACAAAAACAAGAGATTTTTGATTATGTAAATGCAATGCTAGGTGGCGGAATGGTTGATGTTGAACTAGATCCAATCCACTACGAAACTGCACTTACAAAAGCACTGACACGTTTTAGACAACGTTCAGACAATAGTGTTGAAGAATCATACTTGTTTATGACAACAGTCATTGATCAGAATGACTACACACTTCCTAATGAAGTTATTGAAGTTCGTAAAATATTCCGTAGAAGTGTAGGTTCTAGAACCGGTGGTGGCGATGGCGGCACAATCTTTGAACCATTTAATCTTGCATATACAAACACATATTTGCTGTCTAGTTCACAACTAGGCGGACTAGCAACATATGATTTATTTGCACAACACCAAGAACTTGTTGGACGTATGTTTGGATCATTTATTGAGTTTAAATGGAACACTACAAGCAAAAAACTTACACTACTACAACGTCCTAGAGCAGAAGAAGACCTATTGTTATACTGCTATAACTATCGTCCAGATAGTCAACTACTTGACGACTATCTAGCAAAACAATGGATTAAAGATTATACACTTGCAAGTTGTAAGTATATGCTAGGCGAAGCACGTTCAAAGTTTGCTACTATTGCAGGTCCGCAAGGTGGATCAACACTTAACGGTGATGCACTTAAAGCAGAAGCACAGCAAGAAATGGAAAAACTTGATGCTGAAGTATCTACACAAATAGGCGGCGGCGTAGGCTATAGCTTTTTAATCGGTTGACAAACTGTCTAAATCCTCGTATAATATAAAAATATTGTATAAAGGATTTTAAATGTTACCTAAACTTTTAGTTGTTGGCCACGGCAGACATGGCAAAGATACTGTATGTGAAATGCTAGAGGCATACGGTTATACCTTTGAATCAAGTTCTAAGTTTTGTTCTGAACTGTTTATCTATAACGATCTAAAAGAAAAATATAACTATTCAAGTGAAGAAGAGTGCTATGCAGATAGACACAATCACCGCACTGAATGGTATAATATGATTCACGACTATTGTAAAGATGATTTAGCACGTCTTGGCCGTAACTTGTTTGCAAAGCATGATATTTACTGCGGCTTACGAAACAAGCGTGAGTTTTTTGCAATGCAAAATGAAAAAATATTTGATTATGCTATTTGGGTAGATCGTTGTGATCACCTGCCTACTGAAGATCCTAGCTCGATGAGTATTGAACAGTGGATGTGTGATTATACTATTGATAACAATGGCGATTTAAAAAGACTACAAAAGAATGTCGATATTCTAATGCGTACTATTTTTAGAAGTCAGGGCGTAAGTCTCCCTGCTTCCACCGCACTCCAGTTTTCTGCAGAATACGCTGACAGTTAGCACAAATAGTTTTTAGATTTGTAGGACGGCAGTTGTTCAAATCTCCGTCAATATGAAATACATTAAACTGCTCAGGATGTTTGCTAGTGTGGCCGCATTTCTCGCATTCATCCTTTTTCTCGTAACCACGCTGTTTCCATTTAGGTATACCGTGTCCTACACCATTACGTAAACATTTTTCACATAGACGTCTATAGTAGATCTTGCCATCTTTTTTATAGTTTATAGCAGCAGGCCTTTGCCCACATTTACATAAAGGTCTCATATACATATTTACCTCACCTTTTCGGTCCCTTTTTCTATGCTATTATCCAGTATTTTTATCCTACAAGTGGTAAATACAGTAGCAGAACACTATCCTATAGGAGAAATAAAATGGCATTAGTATCACCCGGTGTAGAGGTTAACGTAATTGACGAAAGTTTTTACACCCCAGCAGCAGCAGGCACAGTTCCTGTAATATTTGTTGCTTCTGCCAGCAATAAGACAAGTAGTTCAGGATCGGGTATTGCTCCTGGTACAACGAAAGCTAATGCTGGACGAGCATATTTAATCACTAGTCAAAGAGAGCTAGGAGAAACATTTGGAGATCCGGTCTTCAAGTCTGATAACAATGGTAACATGATCCATGCAGGCGAGCAAAACGAATACGGACTTCAAGCAGCATACAGTTTATTAGGTGTAACAAACTCAGTATACGTTGTAAGAGCAGACTTAGATCTAGGAGAACTAGATCCTAGTGCAACTGCTCCAGAAGGCGAGCCAGCAGACGGCGCAAACTGGTTTGATACACAAATCACAAGTTTCGGCATTCTAGAATGGAATGCAGCACCGCTATCAACAACAGGCGGACAATCATTCACAGCACAGACAAGGATTGTTGTAACTGAAACATCAGACATTGATAGCATTACAGATGCTCCAAAGACTTCAATCGGTCAAATCGGAAATTACGCTGTAGATGCAACAACAACAATGAATCGTTTGTGGTACAAAACAGCTGGTACAAACACACTAGCAGGATCATCAGGTACATGGGTTGAAGTTGGTTCGGATGCATGGAAGGCAAGTCACTACACAGTACGTGGCGCAAATACAAATCCAACTCTGCAAAATGGCGACACTATGTTAATCAACGAAACAACAGTACTATTAAGTGGTACAACTATTTCAGATATGGCTACAGCTATTAACACTGCTGGCATTACAGGTGTTGCAGCAGCAGTTGTAGACAGTTCATTAGAAATATATGCAACAAGTGCAGCTATTAGTGACGAAGGTGGCGGCGGGACAACAGCCGACGGCAAACTAAAAATCGAAGGCGGTGTTGGAACATTAACTGGACCGTCAGACACTGCATCTGACGCTGGTGCATTAGGTATTGTTGAAAAAACATACCAGTCACCGCAGCTAGCCATTCAATCACATACAAGTGTACCTGCATTTAAGTCAACTGACACAGATCCTGCACCAACAGGCAGCATTTGGATTAAAACAACCAATCCAAATGGTGGAGCAGAGTTTAGTGTTAAACAATATAATGAAGATACTCAACTATGGAACTCCATAGATGCTCCTATGTATACAACAGCTGAAGGTGCTATTTACGATCTTGATAAAACAGGCGGTACAGCACTAAGAGCTGGTGATTTGTTTGTAAAAGCAAACGTAGAAGAAGAAGACCCATCCATTTCAAACTTTAAGATTTATGTTCGTAATGGAACAGGCGCTACTTCTGCAAAGAGTGCTAAGATTACTACTCAACTTACAGCAAGCACATATACATTTGATCTTGCAGAAACAGTTGCAAACGATAATGCACTAGGTACACCAAAAACTATTTCTGTAACAACAACAGCAGCAAGTGCAGACGCTGATGTTATTGCAGGTGAGATCAACGCAGCAGGATTTACAAATATTGTATCTTATGTTGATAGCACAAATAAAGTAGTTATTGAACACAAACTAGGCGGTGAGATTCGTGTAGATGATACAGATGGATTGATCGCACTAGCAGGTTTTGCAGCATATAATTACACTACCGAAGAAGGAACAGCAAACTTTTATGATGCTCCAACAGGCGATGATGTGTATGACTATGTAATCAGCTTATGGAAAGAACTAAGCTACACAGCTAGTGAAGATGCTCCATCAAGTCTTACTGAAGATGGTAAGATCTGGTATAGTTCTGTTGTAGACGAAGTTGACATGATGATTCATGATGGTAGCAACTGGGTTGGATACCAAAACTTTAGTTCAGATTATGCAGACTGTGATCCAGAAGGACCGATTGTAAGTGCAACTGAACCTACTGAACAGTCAGACGGAACAGCACTAGTAGATGGCGATGTTTGGATTGATACTTCAACTATTGAAGAATATCCAGGTGTTTACATTTATAACGCTGTACTAGAAAGTTGGGTACAAAGAGATATCACAGATCAAACAACTGATAATGGTGTATTGTTTGCAGATGCACGTTGGAGTGATGCAGGTTCTAACTCAGCAGCAGGATATTGTAGATCTACTAACAAGTGACTACTTAGATCCAGATGCTCCAGATCCAGCACTATATCCAAAAGGTATGTTGCTATGGAACATGCGTAGAAGCGGATTTAATGTTAAAGAATTCCGTCGTAACTATATTGATACATCAGGTGACAACGGGCGTTATCAAGTTATTGGTGCAAGTGGTTCTTTAGAAGATGAATCAATGAGCGGTTACTATGCAAACCGTTGGGTTACTGCTTCAGGTAACAACGAAGATGGATCAGGTACATTTGGACGTCATGCAGTACGCAAGACTGTTGTACAGGCTCTACAAGCAGAAGTTAACAGCAATGTTGATATTAGAGATGAAGAATCACGTCAGTTTAACTTGATTGCTTGCCCAGGTTATTCAGAACTAATCGGCGAAATGATTAGTCTAAACTATGACAGACGTCTAACAGCGTTTGTTGTTGGTGATACACCAGCAAGACTAACACCAGATGCAACTTCACTAAATGAGTGGGCAACTAACGTTGCTGGCGCAGTTGAAGATAATGATGATGGTGCAGTTAGCCGTGATGAATACTTAGGTATGTATTATCCATGGGGCTTCACAAGCGACAACTTAGGAAACAATGTTGTTGTTCCACCAAGTCATATGGCACTACGCACTATCATACTAAACGACCAAGTTGCTTATCCGTGGTTTGCACCAGCAGGTACAAGACGTGGCGGTGTTACAAACGCAACAAGTTCAGGATATGTTACAAGTGAAGGCGAGTTCCAAACTGTTTCACTTAACACTGGACAACGTGACACACTATACAGCAACAATATTAACCCGATTACATTTATTAATGGAGCAGGACTAGTTGTATTTGGTCAGAAAACTCGTGCTAGAAACGCAAGTGCGCTAGACAGAATCAACGTAGCAAGACTAACAGTTTACCTACGTGGACAACTAGAACTTCTTGCAAGACCTTACTTGTTTGAACCAAATGACAAGATCACACGTGATCAAGTTAAAGCAGCAGCAGATGCTCTGCTACTAGAACTAGTTGGTCTAAGAGCGATTTATGACTACTTATCAGTATGTGATGAATCAAACAATACTCCAGCAAGGATTGATAGAAATGAACTATACTTAGACATTGCTATTGAGCCAGTAAAAGCTATCGAGTTTATCTACATACCGTTGCGTATTAAGAACACAGGAGAGATTGCAGCACTAGGTTAAGTGCGTATTTAATGGACGGGGAATAAACCCCGTCCAAATATGCATAAATACTACTGTAATAGGAGATTATAATGGCAATTACAACTTTAGACAATATTAGTGTACCAACAGGAGGCGCAAATACAAATAGTTCGATATTGATGCCTAAGCTACAATATCGTTTCCGTGTATTGTTCACAGGATTTGGTGGCGGTGTTAGCACCAATGGTACAAGAGACCTAACACAAAACGTAATTGATGTTACTAGACCAAATGTGTCATTTGAACAAATGACTATTGATGCTTATAACTCAAGAACATATCTTGCAGGTAAGCACACATGGGAGCCAGTTACAATCAACCTACGTGATGATGCAAACAACAATGTACAAAAGATTGTTGGCGGACAGCTTCAAAGACAGTTTGACTTCTTCGAACAGTCAAGTGCTGTATCATCAGGTACTTATAAGTTTACTACAAAGATTGAAATCTTAGACGGTGGTAACGGCGGCTACAACGCAAACGTACTAGATGCGTTTGAGTTAGTAGGTTGTTATTTAGAAAGTGCAAACTATAATGCACTAAACTATGCAACTAACGAGCCAGTTACTATTGCATTAGCTATTCGTTATGACAATGCTGTCCAGTATGGCGCAGGCGGCGCAGGATCACCAGATGGTATTGGTATAGCAACAGCAAGAAATACACAAGGCAGCACAGGCGGCGAAATAGTATCAGGCCAAGGCACTTAATACTCTTTTTAGTATTGCCATTATTTAACGGGAGTTTCTTTTTGAGACTCCCGTTTTTTATTAGATAAATATTATTATGGCAGTAGTACAATCACAATATACCAGAGCAAGTAATGATATTCATTTAAGAGACTGGCGTCACGCCAGAAATCTTTACTACGAATACGGCTTAGCATTTGCACCTAAAACAAAGTTTCTTTACCATTGTTTGTTTGAACCTTCTCCAGAAATAGGTAATAGCGCAACTGTAAATTCATTTGCATTTCAAAAACAGTTAGGTGTATTGGTTAAATCAGCCGACTTACCAAGTTTTAGAATAAGTGTAGAAAACAAAAAACAATACAATCGTATTAAACAGTTTCAAACAAGAATAGATTATCAAGATGTAAACATTACTTTTCATGATGATAACTTAGGTCTTACTAGGGCATTGTTTGAAGAGTATTACAAGTATAACTTTTTAGACGGAAGACATAATCCTCAAAAAGGTGCAATAGTTGCTGGACCTTATGCATCTAGAGATAAGTATTCCCCAACAGTTCCGAAATACGGATTAAACACAGGAAACATAGGTCCTTTCTTTAATAGTATTACAATATATCAACTATCTAGACAGCAATATTTTGCATATACATTAGTAAACCCAATAGTTACACAATGGAATCACGGTGATGTAGCATACGAAGATGGCAGCGGCTTAAACGAAAATGCTATGAGTATAGCATACGAATCTGTAATATTTTCAAACGGAGATATTGGCGAAAATAGCGAACCAGTTGCATTTACAGATCCAGAAACAGGATACGATCAGTCACCAAGTCCGCTTTCAGAACCTGACTTGCGTGGTAGAGGAAATCAGTACGTAAGCGGTGGGCCAAAACTATTAGAACCTGCACCTCCTACTGATCCAACTATAAACCGTAAAACTACTGTATCTTCAACCACTACAACTTTTACATCAACTACTGAAACTGAAAAAACATATTCTATTCCTAAAAAAGATACAAAAAACGAAATAACTCCTGTACCAGCACCTAAGGAAAATGATTATCCTCCAAAAGATGCTAATACTATACAGAAAAAACTTGATAACAGATTTAGTTCTAGAGGGCCAAATAAGAAAAGAAGAGAAAAAGCTAGAAAAACTTTTGCAATGAAAGCAATAAATGCAGGCGAACTTCCTTATGATTCATATGTTGACTTTACTAAACAAGTACCTAGTAAACGAGAAAGAGATGCTATTATAAACGCTAAGTTAGCCGAAACTCAATCAAATAAAAAACTATCAAATCTAGCAAGTGAAGCGATAGATGACCACGGAGTAAAATAAATGGCAAACTCAGGATTACCAGAAGATATAAAAACAGAAGATACATTAGTTTATTTTAATAGTTTCTACAATAATACAGGATCAGTAAGTTATACACAAAATGAAGTAGATGCAGTAGTTGGCTATTTTCTTAAAAGAGGATTTGATAAAGTAGCAGCAATTAACACAGGCGGTGTATTATTAGAACAAGCTAAACGTGATAGTGTACCAGTATTTAAACTGTTAGATACATTAAAAGGCGTTAATGAAGTACAACTAAGTAATATTGTTGCACAAATCATAAATGCAAATAGACGTAAAACAAGTTCAATAGGTTATAGACAACAATCAGAAAATCAACTTTTCGATCAAAGGAATATAATAGTTTGATATGGGTCGATTCGCAGCAGGTAAATTTCAACTCAAAAATCCTGATAAGTATGTAGGAACAAAGACGCCAACATATAGAAGTGGCTGGGAGTTCCACTTTATGAAGTTTTGCGACGAACATCCGGCTATTGCACAGTGGGCCAGTGAAGCAGTGCGTATACCTTATAGACATCCTTTTACAGGTAAGCATACGGTTTATGTTCCAGACTTCTTTATTGTATATAACGATCGTGTAGGTAAGCAGCGTGTAGAACTAATAGAAGTAAAACCTAAAAATCAAACTCTAAAAGAAAAAACAGGACGTTCAAAAGCAAATCAAGCACATTGGGTTGTAAATCAAGCAAAGTGGGAAAGTGCCAGAGCCTGGTGTAAACAAAAAGGTATTATATTCCGTATTGTAACAGAAGATGATATATTTCATAACGGACGAAAACGATAAATAATACTAGCAGTTAATGGAAGCTATAATGACTAAAAAACTAGAAGATTTGTTAAACTTGCCTGATTCTAAAGAAATAATAGAACAAGCAGAAGAACAAGAAAAAGAACAAAAACAATATGAAGTTGAACAAGCTGAAACTTTTAGAGATATAGCAGAGTTTGATAAGATAGCAGCAGCACTTCCTGCTGTAAAAGGCCTTGGCGAAATGGCTGATAAAGAACTTAACGAAGTTGCTGATAAAGCAATGAGTGCATATGAAGACCTAATGGACTTAGGTATGAATGTTGAAAGTCGTTATTCAGGGCGTGTGTTTGAAGTAGCAGGCGGCATGCTCAAAACTAGTCTAGATGCTAAAGTTGCAAAACTAGATAAAAAACTTAAAATGGTTGAACTGCAACTTAAAAAAGAAAAGCAAGATGCTGACACAAAAGGCTCAGATGGTGATATTATTAATGGCGAAGGCTATGTAGTTACAGATAGGAACAGTCTGTTAGAGCGTCTAAAAGGGCTAGATAAAGATAAATAATATATATGACAGGGAATAACCAATGAAATCATTTGCGCAAATACTAACAGAATCTAAAAAAACTTACGAGTTTAAGATTGGTGTTGCAGGCGAACTACCAGAAGGTTTTCAAGACCATATGGAAACTGCACTGCAAAAGTTTAAACTGCTTAATAGTTCAGCAGGCAAGAAAACACCTATACAAGAACGTCCATTAGACTTTCCACAGTTACAAAATATGGAAGTTACATACTTTGAAGTAGAAACAGAGTATCCAACTACTGTACAGATACTTCAAGAGTATTTAGGTCAATGCTGCGGTATTCCACAGAGTCATATTATTGTTCGTAATCCAAACGAACCACAAGAATTATACCAAGAAGCACAAGAAGACGAAGTATATGAGCCAATGTTAACTAAAGAAGATATGGGCGGCGAAAGCGGTCAAGAACATGTTGGCGGCGAGCGTATTATGGGACTTCTAGCAGAACTTGAAAAAGCACGTAAGGAAGCAGCAGTTCCAGATGGAGCAGATGCTGCACCAGACGGCGAAACAGCAAAACAAATGGACGATTCAGAAAACACCAAAGCGGTGATAGGGAGTTAAATATGTCAAATATGAAAAAACTAATAGAGTCATTGGATGCATTAAATGAATGCCCTCCAGGAATGGACGAAGGCGGCATGCCAATGGGATCACTTCCTGCGCCAATAGACAAAGGTAATCCAGTAACAATGAACGTGAGCTTAAATGCAAGCGGCAAAGAGCATGTTGAAGATCTAATCAACATGATGAAAAATGCAGGTATGAGCGATGCTAAAGAATTTGGGCAAGACGATATGCCAGCACTTCCAATGCGTATGGACATGGAAAGACTACGTGATATTGTAGGCGAACCAGGCGATGAAGATACAGACGAAGCCTATTCACCAGGTGACGAAAATGCAGAAGGTGTTGTAAGTAACTGTTGTGGTGCGCCTGTTCAAGATGAGCGTGAAGGAACTGGTAGATGCAGTGCTTGCGGAGAAGGTTGCGAGGCTGTTGCAGAAGAATCAATCGAAGAAGGTGGAATGAAAGATCAGCTTATCAAGGCAATGGAAAAGATTGCAGCTGATGACAGCGGAGATACACTTTATAAAGCAATGACCAAAGGTGCAATGGGCCCAGATGTACAAAACTATCTACAAGATATGTACGATGACGTAGCACGTGATAATGGACTACACCCAGATGATGATCACGATCAAATAGAAGAAAAAATGCATGAACTGATCGCAGCAGATTATGGAATGCAAGAATGGGCCAACTCACCAGAAGGTTCAGAAGACGATGTAGACTATCGTGATCAAGACTACATGACAAACATGATGGGCGACGATCTACACAAGAAAAAGAAAGCATATGCAGCCGCACAAGACGGCGATAATGCAATGGCTGTTGAAGCTATCAAAGCACAGCTAATGAAAGCACTTAGTGAAAAGAAAAAGCCAGACGCAAATAAAAACGGTATTCCTGATTATGCAGAAGATGGCAAAGGACCGAACGATCTTGCTAAAGGTAAAAAGGGCGGTAAGCCTAAAAAAGGTAAAGTACCTCCGCAATTTAAGAAAAAATAAACTACGATGGGAGCGGAATCAAATAGGCACTTCGGTGCCTATTTTTTTGAGTAAATACTGTATGAGTAAGAGTTTAGATGGCGTATTAACTAAAAAAGCCAACACTAAAGAAACATATACAGAAGAACAAATACAGGATCTAATGCAGTGTATGGATCCTGAAAAAGGCTATCTGTATTTTGCAAGTAAGTTTGCATATATCCAACATCCTGTAAAAGGAAAACTACTATTCGAACCTTACGAATATCAACTAGGGTTAATGGATACATATCATAACTATCGCTTTAACATTAATATGATGCCTAGACAAACAGGTAAAACTACTTGTGCCGCAATTTATCTTGCTTGGTATGCAATGTTTAATCCAGATCAAACTATACTTATTGCCGCACACAAATACACAGGTGCGCAGGAGATTATGGCACGTATTCGTTATGTGTATGAAACGTGTCCAGATCATATTAGAGCAGGTGTTACTTCATATAACAAAGGTAGCATAGAGTTTGAGAATGGATCACGTATTGTAAGTCAGACAACAACAGGCAACACAGGACGTGGTATGTCAATCTCGCTACTATACTGTGACGAGTTTGCGTTCGTACAGCCTAACATTGCTGAAGAGTTTTGGACGTCAATATCACCTACACTAGCAACAGGTGGTCGTGCTATTATTACTAGTACACCAAACTCAGACGAAGATACATTTGCTACTATTTGGAAACAAGCAGAACAACGGTTTGACGATCACGGCAACGAAAGTGATCTTGGCATCAATGGCTTCCGTTCATTTATAGCACACTGGAGTGAACATCCCGATCGTGACGAGAAATGGAAGGCAGATGAGATCGGACGTATCGGTGAAGAAAAGTTTAGACGTGAATATGGTTGCGAGTTCTTAGTATTTGACGAAACTCTCATTAATAGTATAAAACTAAGTGCTATGGAAGGCGGCAGTCCTATACTTAACATGGGGCAAACACGTTGGTATAAGAAGCCGACAAGTCAATACACATATGCAGTAGCACTTGATCCTAGTATGGGTACAGGAGGCGACTATGCGGCAATTCAAGTTATAGAACTTCCAACATACGAGCAAGTAGGAGAATGGCAGCATAACCAAACAGCTATTCCCGGACAAATAAGAGTACTTGCAGACATCTGTACATACATTGCAAATGAAACTAAAAATCCAAATGGAGTTTATTGGAGTGTAGAAAATAACGGCATCGGCGAAGCAGCACTAATCGTTATAAACGATTTCGGGGAAGAGAATATACCGGGACTTTTTGTCTCTGAACCTATTCGCAAAGGACATGTGCGCAAGTTCCGCAAAGGGTTTAATACTACACACAGCACAAAGATTACAGCATGTAGTCGTTTAAAAACTATGATTGAAAACGATAAAATGACTGTACACAGCAAACCATTAATATCTGAACTCAAAGGTTTTATAGCATCAGCAAGTAGCTATCAAGCAAAACCGGGAATGACAGACGATTTAGTAAGTGCAACACTACTTGCTATAAGAATGATGGACGTATTAAAAGATTGGGATCCGCGGGTATATAACTCATTCAATCAAGCAGAAGATCTTGAGGATTATGAGATGCCCATGCCAATCTTTATTAGCAGCAACTATTGATAAATACAGTATGAGAGAATTTAGTAAAATAGGCGAAGAGTTATTCAACAAGTTACGCGGAAGATTTCCAAGCGTAACTATTGGTGATGCTGAAGGTAACGTTACTAACGAACCTATTGCAGCAAGATACTTTGACTTTGATTACAAAGGCTTAGGTAAAGTAAGTGTTAACTTAGATGAAGATGAAGGATTAACTGTTATCTTTTCTAAAGACTTTGCAGAAGGTACTTCAGATGTAATCAAAAAAGGATGGCACGACTTTTTGAAAGAACTTCGTGTGTTTGGTAAAAAGCGTATGTTGGACTTTAGTGTACGTGATATTACTAAATCAAACTTAGATAAAAGAGATTATAAATTTTTAGCAACAAATCGCTCTGGGGACGATAAAATGACAGAATCAAAACTATATGGAACAAGCCGCGTTAGTTATCAAAACGTAGGCGAAGCACGTATTATGATTAAGCACACAGAGAGTGTAAATCAAGAAAGTGCAACAGGACGCATACAAAAGATTGGTAAGATCTACATTGAATCACCAGAAGGTGAACGTTTTAAATATCCATACAAGCATCTAAGTGGTGCAAGAGCAATGGCTATGCATGTAAGTGAAGGCGGCAACGCATATGATGACTTTGGTAAGCACATTGTAGGACTTTCAGAAGAACTAGCAAAGCTACGCAAGTTTAAAACCTATATGGGCCGTTCAGCTGTAATGGCAGAAAGTCTAGCAGGATATGTAGACATTGTCAAAGAGCGTATTACAACAGTTAAGAAAACAATAGAAGGTTTGCAAAAGCCAGCATACTACAAAGAAGCATTTGAAAGTTTTAATCCCCCAGTACTAGAAGATGTTCCGAATGATGTTGCTGAAAACTGGATTGATGAGCTAACTATCAAACAGTTTAACGAAGAACTACAAGATATATTCCCTTACATTTACAACCTAGTAAAAGAAGGCACAAAAGCAAAAGAACTAGGACCAGAAGATTTAGAAGAAGTTGCAGGCCCAGAAAACTGCTGGCCCGGACATAGAAAAGTCGGCACCAAGCCGGGCACAGGTAAAAACAAAGGCAAGCGTGTAAACGACTGCGAAAAAATACCAGAAGAGATTGAACTAGAGCAAGGCTTTGAAGAAATGATGGGCCAATTTAGCGAAAGCGAACCAACTATTAGTCAAATGAGTGACGACGATTTAGCAGATTATTTAGGCGTTGATGTAGCAGAAGTAAAGGCTGATAGAGAGGCAGCAGAGGAAGCAGCAAACGAAAAATCAATGGATCAGTTTGCAGAAGGTATTGATCCCAAAAGTGCATTAGACGCTATTATGAAGAAAGATCCAGGTGACGAAGGTATCGGTTATGTGTTTGACAAATTTGCAAGCAGAATGTCTGATGAAGATGCAGATGAACTTGCAAAAGAATTAGCAGAATTTTATCCAGAATGGTACGAACAACACTATCAAGACGAAGGCAATGCATATGCACACGCTGTAAAGCAAGCCAAAATGAACGGCAAGAAAAAAGGCGACAAAGTTGACGGTCCAGACGGCGACGAGATTACACTTGAAAAGGACAAAAAGGCACCATTAGGCGAGTTCATATTATCGTATTACGACAGAGAAACAGGCGAGTTCCCTAAAGGCGAAACCGCTGTACTTACCATGGTAGAGAAAGATTACGGCGAGCAGTTCATAGAACCTGCTAAGGCGTTTATCGAAAAGATTACCCAAACTTTTGAAGAGTATCAGATGCGTACACAACCACAGCAGTTGGATACACAAGAGTTTGACAGAATGAGAGAGTTAGCAGGTTTACGTTAATCTGCTAACACTCATAAGTTTTATTTCTTTTTCTTTAAAAAAGACTTGACAAATGTTATAGCGATGTTATACTAATAACTGTGCTATAACACTTAAAGGCACTAGTAGCAATGTAGCTACTGCACATAGGCATAACATTTAGGAGGCATATACTATGGCATCATTAGCAGAAATCCGAGCAAAGCTCAAAGAACAAGAGAACCGTCAATCAGGTGGTTCAAGCGGCCCAAGCGGTCCAAACCCAATTTACCCATTTTGGAATATGAAAGAAGGCGAGAGTGCAACTCTACGTTTCCTTCCTGATGGTAACGCAGACAACACTTTCTTTTGGAAAGAGCGTTTGGTTATTAAACTTCCATTTGCTGGTGTAAAAGGTGAAACAGATTCACGTCCAGTACAAGTACAGATTCCATGTATGGAAATGTATGGCGAGTCATGTAACATTCTTAATGAAGTACGTGGCTGGTTCAAAGACCCTGCATTAGAAGATATGGGTCGTAAGTATTGGAAAAAGCGTTCTTACATTTTCCAAGGCTTTGTAACAGATAATCCACTAGCAGACGATGAAGCACCTGAGAATCCAATCAGACGCTTTATTATTGGTCCACAAATCTTCCAGATCATTAAGCAGGCGCTTATGGATCCAGACATGGAAGAATTGCCAACAGATTACACAGCAGGTGTAGACTTCCGTCTTAACAAAACTTCAAAAGGCGGATATGCAGACTACTCAACATCAAATTGGGCACGTAGAGATCGTCCGCTTGGTGATGCAGAGATGGCAGCAGTCAACACACATGGGTTGTTTGATCTAAATGACTTCTTACCTAAAAAGCCAGACGAAACTGCACAAAAAGTAATGCAGGAAATGTTTGAAGCATCAGTAGACGGAGAAGCATATGATGCAGATCGTTGGAGTAATTACTTCCGCCCTGCAGGTATGCAAGCACGTACAGGTGATCCAAACACAGCACCTAGCCCGCAAGCAACGGCTGTAAGTCAGAGCGCACCTGCTCCGACAGCGGCTCCTGCTCCGGTAGCAGAAACTGCTCCAGCACCAGAAGCAACTCCAGCACCAGCAGCTGAAGCGGCTCCTGCAGAAGGTGGCAACGCCCAAGACATTCTAGCAATGATTAGAAGCCGTCAAGGACAATAAGAGCAAGCTAAAAGGGTTGCTTTCGCAAGATGCAACCCTTTATACTTGCCCAGCTTTTTAGATTAGGAGAATAATATGGCGAATAAAGCATTTGACCCTACGAAGTTTCGAACTTCATTAACTAAATCCATTACAGGCATGAGTGCAGGGTTTAACGATCCAACTGATTGGATTAGCACTGGTAACTACGCACTCAACTATCTTATCTCAGGAGACTTTAACAAAGGTGTTCCGCTTGGTAAGGTTACTGTGTTTGCAGGTGAATCAGGCGCAGGTAAATCATATATCTGTTCAGGTAACATTGTAAAGGCAGCACAGGATCAGGGTATCTTTGTAGTACTAATTGACTCAGAGAACGCACTTGACGAATCGTGGCTACAGGCACTTGATGTAGACACATCAGAAGATAAACTACTAAAACTTAATATGTCAATGATTGATGATGTAGCAAAGACCATTAGTACGTTTATGTCAGACTACAAAGCAATGAACGAAGAAGATCGTCCAAAAGTATTGTTTGTAGTTGACTCACTTGGTATGTTGCTAACACCTACTGACGTTGATCAGTTTAACAAGGGTGATATGAAAGGTGATATGGGTCGTAAGCCTAAGGCATTGACTTCACTTGTTCGTAACACAGTTAATATGATTGGCTCACACAACATTGGACTAGTGTGTACTAATCACACTTACGCATCTCAAGATATGTTTGACCCAGATGACAAGATCTCAGGTGGTCAAGGCTTTATCTATGCATCATCTATTGTAGTTGCAATGAAGAAGTTGAAACTAAAAGAAGATGAAGATGGCAACAAGATCAGTGAAGTTCGTGGTATTCGTGCAGGCTGTAAGGTAATGAAGACACGCTATGCAAAACCTTTCGAAGGTGTGCAGGTTAAGATTCCTTATGAAACAGGCATGAATCCATATAGCGGTTTGCTTGAGCTATTTGAAAAGAAAGGCGTCATTGAAAAGCAAGGTAACAGATTGAAGTATGTTACTACTGACGGCGAAGAAATTCTCGAATACCGTAAAAAATGGGTAGGCGAGAACCTCGATAAGGTTATGTCAGATTACCTCAGAAAAGAAGCTTCTGTGGTAAATATCGACAACACTGACGAAGAAGCAGTGGTAGATCTTAACGAGGAAGAATTTGCTAATGAATGAAGAAAATATCGCTGATATCTGGACACTATTTAAAGAATATGTTGACAAAAAACAAGTAGAAATAGTTGCAGAAAAGTTTATCGATCTTATGGCAGACTATGGTGTAAGTGACGAAACATTAAAAGAGTGCTTAGGAGTAGACAGTGCTCTTGATGAAGCAATACACTACTATTTAGATGATGGTGAAGATGTTGACGAAGATGATGAATGGGATGAGTAATGGGTTGGTATAGCGAGATATCTCGTGATGTTGGTAAAATACCAGATGCAATACAATATTTTGAAACTGAACTAGTACAAGCAAAAGCAGAGTGTAAACTTGTAGGTAATGTTGAAAAAAGTGCAGCCGCAATGCCAGGTATTGTTGAGCATCGATTTAATCAGCTTCAAGAGATTGAAGCAATCCTTAACTATCTAAATATCGAGCTACGTAGATTACGTAGTTCGTTTTTTAAGAAGTATCTCGAAAACTATCAACGAGCTCTGTCTAGCCGTGACGTAGAAAAATACGTTGACGGTGAGGCAGACGTTGTTGATTACGAAAAGATTATCAACGAGTTTGCACTTATGCGTAACAAATGGTTAGGAGTCTTAAAGGCACTGGACCAGAAGCAATGGCAGATAACTAATGTTGTAAAGCTCAGAGTAGCTGGAATGGAAGATGCAACATTATGAACTTTTTAATAGCATGTGATCAAACCTATTATGATGACTGGGGTCATGAGCTTCTTAGAAGCATACAGTGGCACAACCCTTGGTTAAAGTTACACTGCCATATTGTTAATCCTCAAAACAGAAAAAAAGGATTAACATATGTTGATTATACTACCGAAACAAAAGAATTTACTAGTGAGTCTAATAGGCTAGGATATTTACAAGCAGTTAGATTTTTAGCAGTTGCAGAAAAGTTTAATGATGAAGATTTTGTAATGACTACAGATGCTGATACTATCTGTACTAGACCTATTATAAAACAGCACTACCAAGAAGTATGTTCTCAAGTTAATATACTTACACATCAAAAACACGGCGGTTGGTTGTGTGGATTGGTTACATATGGTCGCGGATCTTTTAAAAAAGATTACGCAGATGCTCTCAAAAGTAAACCATTTGACAAATGGGAAGTAGGCCATGATCAACTAATATTACCAACGTTACAGGATAAGCATCGATTTAGAATATTAGATAAAAAGTGGATGAGTATTGGTAAACATCGTAACTCTAGTGCATTTTTTACACTAAAAGGTAACGATAGGAATAACAGAAACTTTAGAGCTGCATACGAATCATTTTTAATACAATGAATGTAATAGGTATAGAAAAAGTTTTTAGAACACATCCTTTACCCGGTTTAGACAACTTCAAAGTTGTTTCTTGGGATGATAAAGAGTCTATTAAAAACGCTGACATTTATATACAAGCAAACATAATGGAGTGCAAACATAGGAAACTACGTCCTATGTATCAATATATTAAAGATAGCGGAAAACCTTGGATAGTTGCTGAAAGTGCTGTATTCCGTAAAAATATGAAGCAACCTCCTAATCCTATGGCATATCATAGATATAGTTGGTATAGTTATTATAGAGATGAAGGCTTATACAATAACAAAAATAGGCCTAGTGACAGATGGGATCAAATACAAAGAGATCAAAATATTGAAATAAAAGATTGGCGGCTAAACTTAGACGGATTTGTAACAGTTATTATGCAACGTCCGGGCGATAGTAGTCTTAAAAATCTTTTGGCAAAACATGGTACTTACGAAAACTTTATTTCTAATACTATTAAAGAAATAAGAAAAAATACAAAAAGACCTATTAGAATACGTATGCACCCGTTGCGTCAAGATAGACAAAAAGCAATACTTGACAAACTAAATCTCAAAGATGTTTATATAAGCGAAAACATACAAGGAGCAAAACTTCTTGAAGGCGGCGACGGACTACAACGAGATTTTGATAATGCATGGGCAGTAGTCGGATTTAACTCTAATGCATTAACTGAAAGTATTTGTGAAGGAATACCTACGTTTAGTTTGTGTCCTAGTTCAATGGCTTGGGAATGTTCAAATACAGACTTATCTCAAATAGAAAACCCTAAGTTTTTTGATAGACAACAATGGTTAAACAACCTAGGGTACTGCCAATGGAGAGAAGATGAGATTGCTCAAGGAGCACCTTATTATCATTTAATGGAAATATATAACGAAGCTAAAAGTTATAGGAAAAATGTTTTATAACATTTGAAAATCTTTCAGCTACTATATTTTTTGTTTCTTCATTATACATTTTTTTATAATCTTTTTCTCTAGATGTATCAGATTTAACAAATGTACGCAGTAGTTCATTATTGTAAGGTATAGGCATTTCTAAAAAAGACTCGTGTAAGTTTGTATAATCTATAAGATTATCTACTTTAATATTTCTTGCATGTGCATACATACCCCAGTCGTTTTGATCTTTTGCTCCTCTTACAAATGCTTCAAAGCCCTTGGCAACTTTTTTAGGTTTACGTTTTTTATAATAAAAATAAGCACTAATAAGTTTATCCCAAGGATTTCTTTCTACTGCAAACTTATAATAGGTTTCCCATTCTTTAGGATATGTATTGGCAATCCATTGCCAGCTTCTATGTCCATTTATTTCGTTTGTATTAATCCGAGGCGTACCGTCAGCTTTACTTCCTGTACAAATATCAGTTGGTCCGAGATAGTTTACAAGATATTTTTCAATACTGGATCCGGCTGTCTTTCTTGTCTTAACAAATATAAATTTATGCTGGTGAGATATGATCATATAAATATTTAACTGGAGCGAAGCAAATGGTTCAAAACAAATGGTTGATGAGTTGGGAAACACCCCAACACCTTAAAAAGAAAAAAGAACTTTTTAATATTGTAGATAGTTATTTAGATTTCAAACCCAAAAGAATATTAGACATAGGGTGCGGACTTGCTAGAGAAAGTGAATACTTTCAGAAAAAGTATGGCTGTGAACTTTATTTACTAGACGGAGATTTTGGAGATACATCTAGTGTAAGAAGAGAAATAAAGTTTGGAACTGTTGATAACTTTGCCTTTTATAATAAGATAGATGATTTAAAAAAATCCTGTGATGAAAGAGGAATGAACTATGTATTTGTAAATGCAAACAATATAGATATTCCGTCAGATATAAAGTTTGATCTTATTATAAGTAATCTTAGTTGCGGATTTCATTATCCAGCTAATACTTATAAATCACTAGTACAAAAGCATTCTTCTGAAGATACAAAAGTTATTTTTGATTTACGAAACGGTCAGGATCATCCTGACGTAGAGATATTAGAAATGGTACCTCGTGGAAGATGTAAAAAACATATAAAAGCATCTATTAGGTTTGTATAATGGATTTAGAAACAACGTACAAAAAAACTGTGCTATTACCGTAACCATAAAAATATAATGCTAGTTAAGTACATACATAAATATCAGTATGAAAGTAGTATTAGTCACAGGTGGATTTGATCCACTGCACTCAGGACATATTGAGTATTTCAAAGAAGCAAAGAAGTTAGGCGACAAACTAGTTGTTGGCGTGAATTCAGACGATTGGTTAACACGAAAAAAAGGCAGACCATTTATGACCTTTGAAGAACGTTGTGCTATTATAAAAGAACTAGAAGTAGTTGATCAGGTTATTGGATTTAACGATCTAGACAACACAGCAAACAAAGCAATCGGCCAAGTAGCAACTATGATTACAGGCGATGACATTATGATCTTTGCCAACGGCGGAGATCGAACTGATACAACAACTCCGGAATATGAAGTATACGGTAGCTATCGTTGGTGCGAGTTTGCATTTGGCGTAGGCGGCGAAAACAAAATGAACTCTAGTAGTTGGATACTAGATGAATGGAAAACACAAAAGACAGAACGTGACTGGGGATATTGGCGTGTACTAGATCATAAGCCTGAAAAAGGATATAAGGTAAAAGAACTTGTAATATATCCTGGAAAAAGTTTAAGCGATCAGAAACACTACAAAAGATCTGAACAATGGATTGTACTTGAAGGGGTAGTTAAGATGGACACAGAATGGGACGGCAGATCCGACAGTATTCATTTACAACCTCATACATTACCATATGAAATAGGTAAAGAAGTTTGGCATAAAGCAAGCAACCCCAACGGTGAAAACGCACACATACTTGAAATACAATGGGGTGGTGTGTGTGTTGAAGAAGATATAGAAAGAAGGGATTAATGAAAGTATTTGTAGGATATGACACAAGAGAAGATATTGCTTATCAAGTATGTAAGCATAGTATTCTCAACAAACAACCTGACGCAGATGTGCGTCCGCTAAAACAAAAGGAACTGCGTGATGCAGGATGGTACAAAAGACCAATAGACAAACTTGCATCAACAGAATTTACATTTACACGATTCCTTATCCCAGAACTTACTAACTTCGAAGGCTGGGCATTGTTTATGGATTGTGATATGATCCTTACAACAGATATTAAAGAACTTTTTGATCAAGCAGACGACAAGTATGCTGTTATGTGTGTACACCATGATTACAAAGTTAGTGAAGGTACAAAGATGGATGGACAAAAGCAAACTATCTATCCACGTAAGAACTGGTCAAGTGTAATGTTGTTTAACTGTGCGCATCCTAGTAATGCTGCACTTACAATGGACTTAGTTAATGAACCTGAAATCAATGGCGCATACTTACATCGTTTTAGTTGGTTAAAGGATGAAGAGATAGGTGAACTAGATCATACATGGAACTATCTAGTAGGAGTATACAATGATATAGAAACTCCTAAACTTATTCATTATACAGAAGGCGGTCCTTGGTTTGAAAACTATAGGTACTGCGAGTTCCATGAACTTTGGAAAAAAGAACTACAGGAAATGATGAATGCCTAAGTATCTCGCACTTGATAGTCTAGACACTATTGTAAAGCCTTTTGCAGAACATGTAAATGCTGAGTTTGTCGAAGGATGGAAAAATCTACACAAGTATCCATCCCACTTTCCAGTTATTTTTAGGAGTATGACACAGCGTAAAACTGTTACAGTTTGTAAAGAACAAAATAGGCCATACTTTTATATAGATACTGGATATATTGGAAATATGCAAAAACGAAAAGACTGGCATAGAATAGTACCTAGTGGAATGCAACATAACCAAGTAAACTGGGAAATGCCTTCCGATAGATTTAACAAAATTGCAGCAACAAAACCTTATCTAGCTTTTCCTGGTTGGAAGAAAAACGGACGTAGCATATTAGTTGTAACACCGTCAGAAAAACCTTGCAAGTTTTATGGTATTAATAGAGACGAATGGCTAGCAGATACTCTTGCAAAAATAAAAGCAAATACAGATAGACCTATTATTATTAGAGATAAAGTTAATAGAAGAGACAGAGTGGGTGCTGGAAGCATTTACAATCAAATAGATGAAGATGATATTTTTGCTGTAGTTACTTACAATAGTATTGCAGCAACAGAAGCTATAGGTTATGGTATTCCTTGTTTTACTCTTGCACCAAACGCTGCTGATCATTTTTGTGAAAAGGATTTATCTAAAATAGAAACACCAAAATACGAAGAACCCGTTAAAGTGCATAAATGGCAGCATTGGATAGCATACTGTCAGTATCTTCCTAGAGAAATGCGAGACGGAACTGCACTAAAATATATAAAGGAGTACGGATTAAAATGACAATAAAAGTTGCTTCTTATTTAATGGGTATACCCCCAGGTAATACAAACCCGGAAAAACCTGCTATTATTGTAAACTTTATCGAAGGTGTTTGGAAGTGCGGAGATGAAGGTACTATTGTAACTGATTATACTCCTGTAGATGCTGATGTAGCAGTAGTACAAGGATTTGTACACCCGGGTAGTAAAAACAGTCAACATTTAAATCTTAGAAAAAATGTATTCGAAAAACAGCAACGTGACGGAAAGCGTAGTGTTATTGTTGACAGTAATTTGTTTTTATTTGCTGATAAAAATAATAGTAAAAAATATTTAAGATATAGTTATGACGGTATATTTCCTAACACCGGTGAGTATTGTAATAACAATCCTGATCCTGCACGTTGGGAAAAAATAAGAAGAGATCTTAAAATAACATTAAAGCCTTGGCGGCTTACTAAAGGAAAACACATACTAATAACTTGTCAGCGTGACGGCGGCTGGAGCATGGACGGGCAAGCTATTATGCCGTGGTTATTAAAGACAATAAAAGAAATACGCAAGCATACTGATAGGCCTGTGCGTATTAGATTCCATCCTGGTGATAAAAAGATTTTAGAACACAAAAGAGCATTAGCTCGATATCGCTTACCTGGAGTCACTGTAAGTCATTACGATAATATTTTACAAGACTTTATTGGCTGTCATGCAGTTGTAAGTTACAACAGTAGCCCTGCAATAGCAGCAGCAATAGACGGAACACCAGTATTTGTTTTAGATCCAAATAGAAGTCAAGCAGGTGAAGTATCACACCACGACTTAGCAGATTTAGAAAACTTAAAAGAGCTTGACAGAGAGCGTTGGATACATTCAATGGCACAAATGCACTGGACATTAGACGAACTTAAAGACGGAACAGCATGGAGACATTTAAGAAAATGGGCAAAGAAATAACAGTAGTAACTACGTTTCATCCTGAAGGCATGAAAGTATATGGACAAAGATTTATAGATAGTTTTGCTGAACGTGTAGACAAACGTATCAAACTATTAGTTTATGCTGAAGATTGCAAACCTACTGTAGATCCATTAAATGAAAATATAACAATACTTGATGCTAAACAAGCACTGCCTAAACTAAATGCATTTAAGGAACGTTGGGGTAATGTTCCAAAAGCAAACGGTAAATGTCCTTGGCCCGAAAGACGTCCAAGAGATCATCACAAAGAGTTTAAATGGGACGCAGTAAGATTTGCTAACAAAGTATATGCAGTATTTGATGCGTGTGAACGTAGCACAGACTGGTGTGCATGGATGGATGCAGATACATTTATACACAGTGATTGGACGTATGAGCAGTTTTCTAACCTCTTGCCAAACGACTCATACCTCACAATGGTAGGTAGAGGTAAAGGATCACAAACTTGGCCAGAGTGTGGATTTTATGGTATGAATCTTAAAAACAAATCATGCCAAGAGTTTTTAGCAGAGTTTGAACGTGTGTATGAGGATGCAGAAAATGGCATCTTTACTTTAGAAGAATGGCACGACAGTTATGTCATGGGTGATATTATACAGAAGTTTAAACTGAATAAAAAAGATAATGTATACGATTATAGTTCAAGTATATATGTTAAAACTGCTAAGACAGGCGGTGGAGGACATCCACTTATTAATAGTGAACTAGGACGTTGGATGGATCATATGAAGGGCGATCGTAAGTTCCAAGGTAAATCAAAAGCAAAAGATTTAATGGGTATAAGGCAGGAATCATATTGGCAAAATGCAGTTTAACTTACATACAAAGTTTGGTGCCCTCAATAGTGGCCCTGTTTTTGATGCCTTTCGTACTGGCGCTAATGCTCTCGGGCATAGTGTTGTTGTTGACGGTAATGACGGCATTGATGTTATTTGGAGCGTACTTTGGAACGGTCGCATGTCTGGAAACCGTGCTATTTGGGAAAGAAACATTTCACAATCCAAACCGACCATCGTCCTCGAAGTCGGAGGAATATCTCGAGGATCCACTTGGAAGGTAGGATTAAATGGAATTAATAGAGATGCTTTTTTCGGTGATGGCGGGAACGATAGTAGGCGTAGCGATCTACTTAATCTTAGATTGAAACCGTGGCGCACTGAAGGCAAATACATTCTTATATGTGGACAGCATGATAAGAGTTTACAATGGCAAGACATGCCTAGAATGAGTCAATGGGTAATGGATACTATTGATGAAATAAAAAAGCATACCGATCGTACAATAATATTTCGACCACATCCTAGATGCACCCTACCTCATATCGAACACGAATATACTAATGTTAAAAGACAAAACCCTCGCTATATTAATGGCACTTATGACGATTTTGACATGGGCTTTGATAACATATGGGCTACTGTAAGTTATAGCTCAAACCCAGGTATACACAGTATACTCGAAGGCGTACCTGCTTTTGTAAGTCCGCACAGTCTTGCATACGATGCAGCAAATGATATAGACTTCCTTCACGATATAGAAAACCCAATAAGACCTGATAGACAGCAATGGCTAAACGACTATGCATGGACAGAGTTTACTGTAGAAGAAATAGCCTCAGGATTACCACTTAAACACTTGACATCTAAGCTAGTTTAAGTTATAATGTTTACATGATACAGACAATAGAAGACGCACTCGAAACCCTTGCCGGTCTTAAAGGCAACTACAATCTAAAGATAGAAAAGGAAGAGTTTACTATAGTGAATAGTATAGCTCGTCAAGTCTTTAGAGGTACAGCTTTAACTGATAGGCAGTATGCACTAATGAAGGACAAACTGCAAAAATATATTCCGCAGTTTGAACAAGCAGGTTTGGAAAACACACTAGTTGCTCTAGAGGAACTTAGACAGCCGCTAAGATCTATTGACAGAACTAGATATATTAAGATAGTTGATTATCCAGACGACATGCCGTATGATGCAGATGAATCTGAAAAGTATATTGCTGTTAGGTTTCCATTTAAAAAGTCTGACATTATGCTTATAAATGATATCCCTAAACGAGATGGTTATCATCATAATAAAGGAAGTCATACACATTATTTTGCATTAACTGAAAACTATTTGTTGGCTATTGGTGATAAGTTTTTTAATAAAGATTTTGAAATAAACAAAGTTCTTAAAGAAAGATATCAACAAATAAAACAAATACAAAATAATGCAGAACAATATCTTCCATTTTTAGTAGATGATAAGATACAAAATATTAGCCCTAAACTTGAAAAGATAATACAAGAAGAAACGGGCTACGATCTATTAAAAATATATGATAGAAGATTTAGGTATTGTTTAGACGATATTAATATTAATGTTACTGGAAGTTCACTAGAAGAAGATATTGCTAGTAGAAAAACTATTGAGTATCAAAGCAAACCTAGTGTACAATCTATTGATAATATTTTATATGCCTTGTATAACTTAGACAGATTTCCTATGCTAGTTGTACTAGATCACAAAGATTGTGAAACACAACTGCACGAAGTTGTAAACTTTTTTAGAGACTTGGTATCCTCTGAAGAACAAAGTGTGCTGTTTAGAGATGAAGATACCGATAGCGGGTTTAACCAGTTGATAAAACACAGAAAACTTAATAATTGGGTTGACAAAACTACAAAAATAGTGTATATTAGTGATAATAAACTTCCTAAAGTTTTATTAGAAACAGATTGGAGCCCAAACTGTGCATTTGCATACAACAGTAATAACAACAAAAGTGTACAGTTATATATTAAAAATAGTTGCGATTTAGTTGTGTTTAGAGAAGAGACAATAAGTCCGTTTGTGAGAATGTACAGATAATATGAGTTCGTGTAAACTAATAATTGAAGACGAAGTAAACATTAAGCTAGAAGGACTAGAGATTGATGTGCGGCGTAAAGTTGCTAACGCATTAAAGTTTGAAGTGCCTTATGCTCGATACATGCCTCAGTATAAGCTAGGACGATGGGACGGTAAGGTTGCTTTTTTTGGTATTGGTGGCACAGGCTACGTTAATCATCTTGATACTATTGTTGCTGTTCTACAAAAAAATAACGTCCAAATAGTAGACATTGACGATCGTAGACATCCTGTAACATTAGACTTTCAACCTATTACAGAACGTTATTGGGCAGATCAAGGTGTTGTATGGCCTAAAGGACATCCTGCAGAAGGTGAAGAAATCATTCTGCGTGACTACCAAGTAACAGCAATCAACAACTTTCTACAAAACCCACAGAGCTTGCAAGAGATTGCAACAGGAGCAGGTAAAACTATTACAACTGCTACTCTGTCACATATTAGTGAGCCGTATGGACGCAGTCTTGTTATTGTACCTAACAAATCACTTGTTACACAAACAGAAGAAGACTATATCAATTGTGGGTTAGACGTAGGGGTGTACTTCGGCGACAGAAAAGAGTTAGGTAAGACTCACACTATCTGTACATGGCAGAGCTTGAACATTCTAGACAAGAAGTTCAAAGACGGCAGTGCAGTACTAAGCCTCGCAGAGTTCTTAGACGGTGTAAGCACTATTATTGTCGACGAAGTACACCAAGCCAAAGCAGAAGTACTAAAGAATCTGCTTACACGCAACCTACGCAATGCACCTATCCGTTGGGGACTTACTGGTACAGTACCTAAAGAGAAGTTTGAGTTCGAAAGTATTCATGCTTCGTTAGGTCCAGTAATAGGACAGATTAGTGCAAAAGAACTTCAAGATAAAGGTGTGCTATCTCAATGTCATGTTAACATTGTACAACTTATAGACACACAAGCACATAGTGATTATCAATCAGAATTAAAATATCTAGTAACAAATAAAGATAGAATCGAATACATAGGCAAACTACTAAACAATATAAAAAACTCAGGCAATACACTTATACTTGTAGATAGGATTTCTGCAGGAGAAATGTTACAAGAACTTATACCAGGTTCGACATTCGTAAAAGGAGACGTTAAATTAAAAGATAGAAAGGAAGCGTATGATGAAATCAATGAAGGAACTAATCATGTGGTTGTTGCAACCTACGGTGTGGCCGCGGTGGGCATTAACATTCCTCGTATTTTTAATTTGGTTCTTATTGAACCCGGCAAAAGTTTTGTTAGGGTTATTCAAAGTATAGGTAGAGGCGTAAGAAAGGCAAAGGACAAAGACTTCGTACAAATATGGGATCTTACAAGCACTTGTAAGTTTGCGAAGCGGCACCTTACTCAGCGTAAAAAGTTTTATAAGGAAGCCCAATACCCCTTCACAATAGAAAAGGTAGATTGGCAATGAGAATATTAACATTAGATAACGAGTGCTTTAAACTCGACGAGTTACCGGATCAGATCGAAGACGACATACGATTCAGTGTGTTAGATAACTCAGATCCACAAAATCCTGACTTCTTTTTTGTGCCTTTGATTTTTTTAGAATCGTTTAGTGCGCCTGCTATGGTAATAGAAATAGCAGGTAAAGAATTTACAATGCCTGTTGATTGGAGCATTGCAGTTGGCGATTCCGAAAGTGGCAACGACTTAGAAGTATTACCATTAACTAGTCTAAATGACAGGGGCTTCGAAGCATTTCTTTTTAATCCCCTTACTAGTTATAAAACAGATTTTGCAGAGATAAACATAGTTAACTTTTATCAAGACATAAAATGGTATTTTCCGAAAATGAAAAACGGACAGTTACTTAGTGTACCGATTACAGAAGGTAAGAATCCTTTGTGTGCATACTTTGTTAAAGATATTAGCAGGCAATGCGAAATCATAGAATACGAGAAACTGTTATAAGGAAAGGCGGATGACAATGAAAGCAGGAAAGATATGGGGACAAACTGAACTAATACACGCTAATGGTGTATTAGAGTTTCACCGTATAGAGTTTAAAAAAGGATATAAATGTAGCGAGCATGAGCATCGTTATAAATGGAATGGATTCTTTGTTGAATCGGGCAAGATGATTGTTCGCGTTTGGCAAGATGCAGATCAAGAAGGGTTAGTTGATGAAACTATTCTTGAAGCTGGAGACTTCACACAGGTGAAGCCAGGAAAAATTCACCAGTTTGAAGGTTTAGAAGATGGTGTCGCTTTTGAACTTTACTGGGCTGAATTTAATCACGATGACATTGTTCGTCGTACAATAGGCACAGAAGTAAAAGGAAAAAAATAAATGTTTACAAAACTACTAGAAGGTGTTGACAAAACACTTGTTAGAAATCTAGTTATTTTACACACGTTAGTTATTGCGGTGTCAAATTATCTAGTTACCATTCGATTTGATTTGTTCCCAGGAGCAGATCTACCGTTGTTTGGATCATTTCCATTAGCGGCGGCAGCGTTTACGTTTCCGATCGTAGTAGTGGCAACTGACCTTACTGTAAGGATGGTTGGTAAAGAAGCAGGTAGAGCCGTTGTAGCAATGGCTATTATTCCAGCTATTGTAGCATCAGTTCTTGTGCTGTTAGCACTAGGTGATGAACATGCTTACAGAGTAGGGTTTGCATCAGGTACAGCATATGCTATCGGTACAATGCTTGACGTATATGTATTCCAACATATTAGAGAGAAGTGGAGCGAAGCATGGTGGGCAGCCCCGGCGATTTCAACTATCGTGGCTAACATCATTGACACATATTCATTCTTTTATGTAGCATTTGCAGGTTCAACAGACGCAGAAGGCAACTTAACTTGGATTGGTGAAAACTGGCACATTGTTGCACAGAACAATACACTGACTAAGGTTGTAGTTGGCTTGATTGTATTCCTGCCAGCATATGGTGTACTCCTTGCATACTTGAAAAATCGAGTAGCGCCAACACCAGTAGAAGAAGCGCCTAAGAAGCGTGGACGTAAAAAGGCCACAAAATAATGGGTGAGCTTCTACCAGGAGAAGCATTGATATACGAGCGTAGCAATGGAGTTGTCTACGCTCGTTATCGCGACAAGCCAGAAATAGAACGATGGGTAATAGGAGGAGATCCAGGTGCAGTGGCTAGAGCACAAGGTCGATTATGCGACTATAGTGAATGGCAAAAACTGTGTGATATGTGTGTAGAACATCCTACGCTAATGAAACTTATGGACCAACTTGTAACAACATATTATATTATGAAGGACGACAAATGAAATATGAACAATGGGATATAGGAGGAGAAGTTGTAAAAGCAGACGATCGCTATGTTGTAAAAGACAATACACTTCTTAACAACTTAATAGTAAGTAGTACAAACTTAAAACCCGGGAAATCAACAACAGGCCACAAGCATGAAGGTCAAGAAGAAGTATACATTTTTGTAAAAGGCCATGGAGTAATGCAGATAGACGATGAACGATTTGATGTAAATGAAGGCGATACAGTCTTAATACAAGACGGAGTCTTTCATCGTGTGTATGCAGGTACAACAGGTTGTTATTTTATTTGTGTATTTGACGGAAGGAGAACCCATTGAGAATTATTGCAGGACCGTGCCAACATGAAAGTTTAGAAAAAAGTTTAGAAATCGCAAAAGAATGTAAACGAGTTTGTCACAAACTCGGCATTGAATATTATTTTAAAGCAAGCTATGATAAAGCCAATCGCACAAACATAAAGGGCGAAAGAGGTAAAGGTATTGGTTGCTTAGAAGATTTTAAAACTTTAAAAGAAGAAATACCTGGTCTTAAAACATTAACAGATGTACATGACAGTATGCAAGTTAATGTTATTCAATATCATTATAACGACTGTGTTGATGTACTACAGATACCTGCCTTTCTTTGTCGTCAAACAGATTTGATTAAAACAGCAGTTGATACAGGCAAGATAGTTAATATTAAAAAAGGACAGTTCTTAGCACCTTGGGACGTAGCAGGTATCCTTTCAAAAACAGAAGGTGCTAAAGAAGTATGGATTACTGAAAGGGGAACTAGCTTTGGATATAATACTTTGGTCGTTGATTTCACTGGCATGCAGTATATGCTTGATACCTATAATGTTCCTATTGTTTTTGATGTTACCCACTCGGTTCAACGCCCGGGAGGAAATGGCAGTAGTAGCGGCGGCAATAGGGGGTATGTCCCTGGCCTATCTCGCGCTGCATCTGCAATGGGTATAACAGACTTCTTCTTAGAAGTACACGCTGACCCGGATAATGCACCCAGTGACGGTGCTAATATGTTACGCTTAGAAGATTTTGAAAGGACAGTAGATGACATCCACCGCTATTCTTATACCGGCTAGATATGCAAGCACACGCCTGCATGGAAAGCCTATGCTTGAGTTAGATGGCATACCTATGATAAAGCGTGTGTATGACGCTTGTATAGCGTCTAACCTGCCAACATTTGTGCTTACTGACCACCAAGACATATACAACTATATGGGTGCCGGCAAGTGCATTATGGACACAGCAGATTATGAAAACGGCACAGAAAGATGTGCAGGTGCAGTAGCAAGCCGTGTGTTTGATGACTTTGATCAGTTTATAAATGTACAAGGTGATATGCCAGATGTAACAGTTAACATGATTCATAAGTGCATAGTTAGTCTTAATCAATACGAAGTAAGTACAGTGTACACCGAAATGCCTGAAGAAGAACAAAACAAGCCAAGTAGTGTAAAGATGGTTAGAGCAGGAGATCAGGCTCTGTGGTTTGGTAGAGGTATGACAGGCTACGGTGATTGGCACTTAGGTGTTTACGGTTATCGCAAGACTGCACTACAAGCATATCCGCATCTACGTATAGAACAAGAAGAACGTGTAGAAAAACTTGAACAGTTGCGTTGGCTAAAAAGTGGTTGGCAAATAGGTTGTTTGAGTGTATACTTTAATGGTGTAGAGATTAATACTGAACACGATGTTAACTTATGGAAGTACAAGCATGCCAAACAAGCACATTGATTTATTCAAAGAAATGATTCCAGCACTAGATGGCGGAATGCGTGATTTGTGGGATGCCGCAGGCGAAGAAGGTCAAAAAGAGATTAAGGGCGATTTGTGGAATCTAAATCGATACATGAGTAGTGTTACAGGATCGCGTGACAAACAAGAACTTGCTGTGTTTAAAACAAATGAATACTACAACAAAAACTGGGCTGTGTTAGGAAACAAAGAGCCTAAGTTACAATGGCTACTACTTTGTCAGTGCGGCAACACAGGACGTAAAGAGTTTCATCCGTGGATAGGGTTTAAAAAGAAAACTAATAACAATGCCGGACTAAAACTTTTACAACAAATTTATCCTAATATGAAACAAGACGAGGTTGAGCTACTTGCTAGATTATCTACAAAAAAAGAACTCAAAGAACTGGCTGAAGAGCATGGCATCGAAAACGTCAAACTCTGATAAGCCATATGTATGTGAATACTGCGGTAGTGGTTATGTAAGAGAAAAAACTCTTGCTGCTCATATGTGTGAACCAAAGCGTAGAGCATTACAAAAAGATGAGAAACGTGTAAGGCACGGGTTTTATGCATTTCAGAGGTTCTACAAACTGAGTGCAGGCACAAAGAAGGAAAAAACATATGAAGACTTTTGTAAATCACAGTACTATAATGCTTTCGTCAAGTTTGGTTCGTTTATCAATAATGTGCGTCCTTTATATCCTGAGCGTTATATTGATCATGTCGTTACTAGTGGAGTAAAGCTCGATCACTGGTGCAAAGAAGAAATGTACGAAAAATATGCACTTGAACTTATTCTTAAAGAAGACGTAACAACTGCTTTAGAAAGAAGTGTAAAAAACATGATGGAATGGGCAGATGAAAATAATAGTGTATGGAATCATTATTTCTTCTATGTAAGTTTGAACAGAGCTGTATGGCATATTAAAGACGGAAAAGTAAGTCCTTGGCTCATACTTAACTGCAAGAGCGGAAAAGAGATGCTAAGTAAATTTAACGATGAACAACTAGAACTTGTGTATCATGTGATTAATCCAGAGCATTGGGCAATGCGATTTAATCGTAATCCAAGTGATGTTGCACTTGTTCGTGATATTGTAAAGGAAAGCAATCTATGAAAATATTGATTATGGGCCTGCCAGGCGCAGGTAAAACTTGGCTGGCTGAAAGACTACAAAAACATTTGCCTGATTGTGCATGGTTTAATGCAGACGAAGTTCGCAAGATGGCAAATGACTGGGAGTTTAGTGAAGACGCAAGAATAAGACAGTCTCGTCGTATGCGTAACTTAGCAGATTACGAAAAGGGGTGCGGGCGTAATGTTATTTGCGACTTTGTTTGTCCAACTGAACTTACACGCCATATCTTTGAAGCAGATATTACTGTTTGGGTTGACACTATTAAAGAAGGAAGATTTGAAGATACTAATAAAATGTTTGAAGAACCTAAAACTGTTGATTTTAGAATAGATAAACATCTAAGCGAAGACGACGGCGAAGTAGAAAATCTAGCAAGTGCTATTCAAGCATTAAGAATATATGACGACGGAACTATTACAGGTTGTTAATGGAAGAAAAAGTATCAGCAAAGCGCCATTTAGCAAAAGCAGTTACATGGCGTATTATAGCAAGTATTACCACAGCACTTATTGCTTGGACGTTCGGATTGCCTCCAAAGGCTGTCGGAGCAGTATTCATAGCAGACTTAATCATTAAGTTTGTTTTGTATTATGCTCACGAACGTATGTGGTACAAACATATTAAATATGGAGTTAAAGAATGAGTTTTGATTGGAAAAAGCCTACAACACAAATGTTAGGCAGATGGCAGCCGTGGCATGATGGTCATACTGCACTATTTAAAAAAGCATATGCAGAAACCGGCCAAGTTGCTATTATGATAAGAAATGTCGGAGGTATTATTGGAGAAGATGCTGGCGGCGGCCGTACAGTAAAACAAGACGACAATCCTTTTGATCTAAGCACAGTTACTAAAAATATTATTGCAGGATTAAAAGAACACGGCTTTAAACACGACGAAGATTATGTAATCATTGTTGTACCGAATATTGTAGATATTAGTTATGGACGAGGTGTTGGATATACCTTCACAGAACACGACTTAGGCAAAGACATACATGATATCAGTGCAACTAAGATTAGAGCAAAACTAAGGGAAGAAGGTAACCTATAAAATGGAACTAATATATCATCCAAATGATTTTCTTAACAAGGAAGTTAAAACTGTTGATTTAGAAAACCCAGGATTTGATCCTAAGGAACTTAAAAAAGAAATGGTAGACTTTATGCTAGAAAAAAATGGCATAGGACTAAGTGCTAACCAAATCGGACTAGATGCAAAAGTTTTTGTAATGGGTGATAAAGTAGAAAACTCTACTATTTGTATTAATCCAACAGTCTTACAGTATACAAGCGATACACAAAATGATTATGAAGGCTGTTTAAGTTTTCCGAATATATACATGCGTATTACAAGACCTAAAGAAATACTTGCAGAGTTTTATGACGAAAACTTAGAAAAACAAACTGTAAAGATTACAGACTATAGTGCTAAGTGTTATTTGCACGAACTTGATCACCTGTTAGGTATTACATTTAAAGATCGTGCAAGTAAACTTAAATGGGATATGGCTGTGAAGAAAGCACGTAAACTAGAGAAGCAGTATGCCTGATATTGATATAGATTTTGCAGATAGAGATGTTGTATTAGAAAAGATACAACATCGTGTTGCAAAACTAGACTCAGGCAAGAAGCACAATACAGGTGTTTATGCTACAGAGATACCTCATAATCCTGTAGACAATCTAGCCACAATCGATTATAAGACAGCAGAAGAACGTGGATATTTTAAACTAGACTTTCTCAATGTTAGCATCTATAAAGATGTTAAAGACGAAGCACACTTGCAACAACTTATGGAAAAAGAACCACAATGGGAACTTTTACAACACAACGATTTCACAGATCTTATCTTTCATATCTCTGGTCACGGAGATATACTACAAAAAACAAAGCCTACAAACATCGAACAACTAGCAGCAGTACTAGCGATGATACGGCCTGCCAAACGCCATCTTGTCAACGAAACTTGGCCAACGATATTAGAAAGTGTGTGGGTCGCACCCACTGACGGAAGTTACTACTTTAAGAAAGCACATGCTATTGCATATGCTGTAAGTGTTGTAGTTCATATGAACTTACTATGTGAACAGCTGGCTAGCGAGGTTTCTTAACTAGTTGGATTGATTTTCTTTTTACTCTTTTTAAACTTAAATCATTTAAGTTGACACACGGACCAATAACTATTCTTACATCTTTTGAGTTCATTGTAACAATAGAATATTTAAACGGATCCATATCTCGTTTTAAAAAAATGTTTATTGGAATAAGTCGATTAGATTCCCACCACCATGCTTCTCCTAGCTCTAAGAACACTCGTTGTTCTTCAGGAGTTCTAAGATTAGTATAAACGTACATGGACGTGACAGTCGAATCTTGGTTAATCACTATACCTACAAACTCTTGCCCTCCGTAGGTAATAACCGATAGAAACGGAAATTTTTCTTGTATTTCTTTTGTTAACATAGTTTCCCGATAAATAATATTATGCAATTAATACCTAGATATTTAGTCACAAATAGAATCAACATTGTCGCAGATGTGGCAGGATTCATTACGGAGTATAGACCAGTGTACAATAAACAAATACAACTTTATAAAGGCGTTGACAATGTTATAGAGTTTAAAGTTCTCAACGCAGATCAAAAAGCAGTAGACATAAGTTCATACACACCGACTGTGTATGCATTTGGAGAAGATAAAACACTGCTTATAGAAAAACAAGGAGTAGTATCCGCAACTAAAGGAGTGTTTACTGTAACTATTACAGAAAGCGACTTGCTTAATATTAAACAACAGTATCTAGGTTATAATGTATTGCTAAACACAGACTCCGGAAAAACATTAACATACGCTCACAGTAACTTTGATAATGATGCTACAATGTTTATTAATGCTAGAACAATGCCTGGTCCATTAGCAACATACGAAGTTACACAGTTTGCCGAAACAGCAGTAAACAGTGATGTATGGGTTAGCGAAAGTATAACAGCACAGCCTGCTATCAATGGCAACGAAGCACTACATACAGCAGCCGTATATACAGACGGTTATGCTGGAGATGTTACTGTACAAGCAACACTTGACAATCAAGTAACAGGTAACACTGTATGGGCAAACGTAAGCACACTAACATTTACAGGGTCAGAAACACAACCTACACCTGTTAACTTTAATGGTGTATACAGTTATTTAAGATTCAAAACAGACGCAGATCCTGCTAGTACTATAACAAAGGTTTTGGTCAGAAATTAGGTTGACATATATTAAAAATAATATATAATATAGTAATGTATAAAATAATAATAACATTAGTGGCAACATTGTTTGCCACTTTTTCTTATGCTAACGAAGAAACTAAAAAGTCATTTACAGATGATATGACATTTAGTGTTACATTAGAAAGAGGCATGGAAACAGAACTACAATATGGTTACTTCTATGCTACTAAGCCAATAACTAACAAACTCAGCACAACATACGGTGCAACATGGGATATAGACGCTGTAGGTAAATCTTTAGTAGATTTATCAAGTCAAACTATAAATGTTAGTTATCAAGTAAACGATAATCTAAGTGTATATGCACTTACTGATTTAAATGATAATTTTGAGAGATCGGAAACATGGGTAGGTACAACTTACATTTGGTAGGATGGATAGCTGGACTAACTCTGCTACTAGGACTTAGCAGAGTTATTCCTCACCCACCTAACTTTACACCAATACTAGCAGTTGGAATATTTGTTCCTTTGCTAACAGGTAAATGGCAACATGCACTTCCACTAACACTAGGTGCTATGTTTATAGGAGATTTGTTTTGGGGATTACATCCTTATATGGCATGGACCTATGCAAGCGTAGCTTTAGTATCATTAGTAGCATTAAATATGAGTTTGTTGGTTAACTGCATTGTTGCTCCTATTATCTTTTTTATAATAACAAACTTTGGTGTATGGACTAGCGGTTACTATGGATTAACCCTAGAAGGATTAATAGCATGTTATATTGCTGCTATTCCTTTCTTCCATATGACACTATTAGGAACTATTGTATATACAGGTCTGTTTTACGGATTATACAAAACTTATAGCCAAAAAGTCTTGACATAATCTAACACTGGTACTATAATAATAGTATGAGTGTAGTAAACGATACAGTTCTGACATACCTTCCTGCAAAGCGTAAGCAATCGCCGAGCGGATGGATCTCCTTCAATGCGCCGTGCTGTCATCATAACGGACACTCTGTGGATACTCGCGGTAGAGGCGGTTTGATATCTAATGCCGATGGTAGTGTTAGCTATCACTGCTTCAACTGCGGTTTCAAAGCAAGCTGGCAACCGGGCAGATCTTTCAGTCACAAACTACGGAAGCTCCTTCAATGGTGTGGAGCACCTGACGATATAATCAACAAGGTCGCATTAGAGGTGATGAGAGAGAATGAAGGTGTAGAGGCTAAAACACGTATTGCCGAACTGCCATCATTCAATACTGTCCCGTTGCCAGACGATGCTGTTAAGATTGCAGACATACCTGACTACAACGAGAACAACATAGGCTTCAAACATTTTCTTTCTGTAATACAATACATAGCAGATCGCAATCTTAACTTGGATGATACAGATTACTATTGGAGCCCTAGCTTAGGTTATCGTGATAGATTGATCATACCCTTCTACTATGAAGGACGCATTGTAGGCTGGACAGGTAGAGCAGTAGTATCTGATAAAAAGCCTAAGTACCTTACAGAAGTACAACCAGGTTATGTGTTTAACTTAGATGAACAACGATATAACAAAGTATTCTGTATTGTTTGTGAAGGACAGATTGATGCACTGCACGTAGAAGGTTGTGCTTTAGGTGGATCAGAAATAAATGATCAGCAAGCAATGCTGTTAAATAGATTAAACAAGGAAATAATCGTCGTACCTGATAGAGACAAAGCAGGTAGCAAACTTGTTGAACGTGCTATTGAACTAGGTTGGTCAGTAGCAATGCCTGAATGGGCAGAAGATGTAAACGATATTAGTGATGCTGTACAACGCTATGGCAGACTATATACTTTACATAGTATAGCTACTTCAAGTGAAGATAGCGCACTAAAAATAAGGCTGAGAGCAAAAAAATGGTTTGGTTAAAAAATGTATTAAGAAAGGTGTGGGATATTTTAACTTATCCTTATATTAGTATCAGAGACGAGATACGCTTTAGAAGACGACTAAAGGAACTACGCAAGAAAGATCCCTTTATATATAAATGATAGAACTTAAAATAGGCATATGGAATTTACTAAAAAAGATTATAGGTGGTTCTTCGCTTACACTTGCCATAGTGTATACACTGGGGCATATATTCATTGCAATGACTTGCAATAGATTGATAACAGGAGCGGCATTAGATCTTGCCGCACTAGATGCAATAGTAGAGCCAATTATAAATGGTTTTTGGTTTTACATACTGCACAACGCATGGAAACGATTTAAAGATGATTAAATGGGGAATGGTTGGCAACAGTCACGATGCCAGCCTTGCTGTATTTGAAGACAGTAAACTATTATGGGCTAGTCTAGCAAAAGATTTTTCAGGAGTAGATCACGACCCCGATCTCGATGACACACAACTTAAAGTAGCTATACAAAGTTTTGGCAAGCCTGATCAAATAGTTTGGTATGAAAAGCCTGGGCTCAAAACATTTAGACAGTGGAGAGCAGGACAAGGATGGCTGTGGAAAGAAAATAATATACGCAGATATCTAAAACGTTGGAACATTACAGCACCCATTACATATACCCAACACCATCTTTCACATGCTGCCTATGCATATTATACCCAGCCACATGATGATTGTGCTGTAATATGTTTGGATAGTATAGGAGAGTTCGAGACCCTTACAGTATGGCACGGGATCCGTGGACAACTTAACAAAATATACAGTCAGGGTTATCCACATAGCCTCGGACTTTTCTATAGTGCTATGACTCAACGTATGGGCCTACAAGCGCAACGTGACGAATACTTAGTAGCCCAATGGGCAAAGAAAGGCAACGCTAAAAGATTGTCACATGTAATACGAAAAGAACTTATTAATGTTGATCACGAAAGTCGTAGCCCCCAGAAGATTAAGATGAGAGTTAACCTACACAGAGGTTGTCGTTGGTGGAGGCCTGAACTAAACTCACAACAAGATATGTATGATATAGCAGCAGCTACACAAGCTATCTTTGAATACTGTGTAAGCATTCTGAGTATATGGGCAAAAGTAAAAACAGACAGTAACCATTTAGCACTAGCAGGTGGCGGCGCATTGAATAAAGATGCAATAGATAAAATAAAAAATCAATGGACTAACATATGGGTGCCACCTAATCCTGGCGACCCTGGTAGTTGTATAGGCGCAGTATTAGCAAAGACAGAAACAAAGATAACACTTGACAAACAATGGTATAAGAAAGTATAATAAACGTATGAGCAGACAGAACACAGACTACGGATACGACATACAAAAAGTTTACTTAGAGATGTTTATGACAGATGCAGAATCGTTTGTCAGATGTCAAGGTGTGTTTGACCCAAACACATTTGATCGTAGACTACAAGAGCCTGCAAAGTTCTTAAAGGTCTATGTAGAAGAGCATAATGCTATTCCTACATTTGATATGATTAATGCAGCAACAGATGTTAATCTAAAAGATCCAGGACAGTTACAGGAGAATCACTATGACTGGCTTCTACAGGAGTTTGAAACGTTCAGTAGGCACAAGGCACTTGAGAAAGCAATACTTGACTCGGCAGACTTACTTGAGAAAGGTGAGTATGGACCGGTCGAGGACCTTGTTAAGAAAGCAGTACAGATTGGCTTACAGAAGGATTTGGGTACAGACTATTTTGCAGACCCGAAGAGCAGACTAGAAGCAATCAAAGACAAGAACGGACAAGTAAGCACAGGTTGGCCTACGCTAGACAAGAAACTGTTTGGTGGGTTTAACAGAGGAGAGCTTAATATCTTTGCAGGTGGTTCAGGTTCTGGTAAATCGTTGTTTATGGCAAATATGGGTGTAAACTGGTGTTTGCAGGGCATGAACGTTATGTACTTGACGTTTGAGCTTTCAGAGAACTTAGTAGGTATGCGATTAGATGCTATGACATCAGAGATTCCGAGCAGAGATATCTTTAAGAGTATTGATGATGTACAAATGAAAGTCAAGATGATTGGCAAGAAGTCGGGGGCATTTCAAATCAAATATATGCCCACAGGCAAGAATGCAAACGACATACGTGCTTATCTAAAAGAATATGAAATCAAAACAGGCAAGAAGGTAGATGTACTACTTATTGACTATTTAGATTTGATGCACCCGATAGGACAAAAGATTAGTGCAGAGAACTTGTTTGTTAAGGACAAGTATGTATCAGAAGAACTGCGTAACCTAGCTATGGAACTTAACTGTATCTTTGTTACAGCATCGCAGTTGAATAGATCTAGTGTTGAGGAGATAGAGTTTGACCACAGCCATATTAGTGGCGGTATTAGTAAAATTAATACAGCTGACAATCTCATAGGTATTTTTACAAGTAGAGCAATGCGTGAACGTGGACGTTATCAGATACAGTTGATGAAGACACGTTCGTCAAGTGGTGTTGGACAAAAGATTGATCTAGCATTTGATGTAGATACATTGCGTATCACAGACTTAGGCGAAGACGGAGAAGAGCAAGCAACTGCAATCTCAGGTGGTTCAAAGATTCTTGATGCACTTAAACGCACACCAACACAGGGCAGCTCAGGTACAGTTAGTACAGATCCAGAAGATGGACAACCTGTTAAAAAGATTAGAGCAGAAACAGATTCAACAAAACTTAGACAGTTTCTAAATAACTTAGGAGATGATTAATAGTGCTTAGACTTGCAAATGATGATTGGACATTAGGACATGTAAAAGACGATCCAGTTCGTCCGCATTTACCCATGACGTGGCGTGTTACTAATGGACGCGAAGTTTACATATTAGAAGATGACTACGCAGGTATAGCAAGGGCAGTTGTGTGTGTTGCATACACTAATGGTATTGCTATTACTGAAGACGATCTAAACAACACACAAGATCCAGATACTGCTATGTTCTATACAGTGTGGAGTTATGACAAAGGTGCAGGCAGAGAGATTATCTTTAGCACAGCAGAAGTAATCCAACGAGAGAAGCCACACATCAAACGCTACTGTACACTAAGTCCTTTAACTGAAATGGCAGAGAAGTTTCATTTGCGTAATGGTGCAAAGTTTTTACGCAAAGGCGATACATGTCAGAACTTTGAATACGAGGTATAGTATGACTGAAATGTTACGTGTTACAGAAGTTGAACACTACACAGATAGATTATTTCGAATAAGAACAGAAAGACCACAAAGCCACAGATTTACAGCTGGCGAGTTTACAATGATAGGCATGGGTGACGATGACATCATGCGAGCCTATAGTTATACTAGTGGTCCGTATGACGAGTACTTGGAGTTTTATTCTATCAAAGTACCAGATGGTCCTCTTACTAGTAGACTACAACACATACAAGTAGGCGACGAGCTTGAAGTTGGAAACAGGCCCACAGGCACACTAACACTTGCTAATCTAGAACTAGGTGGCAACTTGTGGTTGTTGGCAACAGGCACTGGTATTGCACCTTTTATTAGTTTGCTTAGAGATCCGGACACATACGATCAGTTCGACAAGATACATGTGGTATGGAGTGTGCGAACACAGCCAGAGCTACTGGCTTACAATAGTTTCTTACAAGAACTAGACATAGACTACACACCTGTTGTTACACAAGATCCAGACTGGCAAGAGTTGAATCAGCGTATCACAAAAATGATCAGTGCAGGTGTTATACTAGCCGGCGCACAGCCGGAAACAGATCGAGTAATGATCTGTGGCAGTATGCCATTTAACACAGACGTCAAAGACATGCTCACAGCATGGGGTTGGCAAGAAGGTACTCGCAGAGTAGCAGGCACATTTGTACAAGAAAAAGCATTTGTACTATGAGGCGTTTCTTTCTAGGCTCATGTGATTTCAAATGGACACATCGAGAAGAAAAGATGGCACACATATGGGTACGCCGAGAACTAGGCGAAGAACTCTACAAGCAGTGCAACCAACCTGGATTTGATCTATACTTCGAATACTCAGACAGTGTAATAGTACCGGATACCTACTGTCGCTGTGACATATATGTAGATGTCCACGATAGTCCGACAGCAACATGGTTTGCACTTAAATATCCTGTACTGGAGAAATAATGACGATATGGGTATATGGTGATAGCTACTGTACTGACGACGGTGTAGACTACAACTGGTTCAAACAGTTAAGCTCAATCACACGACAAACTGTAATAGCAAAAGGTGTTCGCGGTTGTAGCAACAACTGGATTGCACAATCAATATCACAGCAACACAAAGAACACAAGCAAGGTGATTGGATCATTATGATTCAAACACAAGAAGACAGGCAATGGTTCTGGGAAGACAAGCCTGAGGCATGCAACTGGCAAAACCATTCAGACCCTGTTGGCGTATTGGGCATTTCACGTCAAGAACATGCAGCAGCCAAACAATGGCTAACACATCTCTACAATAGACAAGACGTTGCTTGGACTACGTTTACAAACTCAACTTGGCTAGCAGCCTACACAATACCTCAAGGCATGCGCTATTTGGTTATACCTGGATTTATAAACTCTATAGAACCTTACAACAGTTTCATTGGTGTGCGAGGTACACTAACAGAGTTTGTAAGCTATAGAGAGTTTCCAGACAGAGCAAGTTACCAAGCAGCACTAAGATCGCCCAGCGGCGATGCTAGAGCCAATCATCTAGGCCCAAACAATCATGCTATACTAGCACGTAAGATCTCAGACTGTGTTCTAGGACACTCAGGTGAACTAGATCTAACTCAAGGATTTGAAATAGTAAAGAAAGAGTTTACAGCAGAAGACTATGAATAGAGTACTGATCAAAACAGCAGGACGCACAGGTTCGCATGTGATAGCATGGCAAGAAGTAGAACGACTTGGCATCGATTATCTACACCACAATGACGTAGACGGCACACCAGACCAACTGTACACACTGCAAGGACCTTGTGTGGTACACGATCACACCAAGTATGTGCCTTCGGACAGCAGCGAATGGGATCTCATAGTAAGTCTAAGACGAGATGTGTATGCACAAGCAGCCAGTTGGTGTATAGCAAATGCAACCAATAACTTTGGACATGCTCCCGCAGCAGATGGTGAGTTTATACTAGATCCAGAACGATTTATCATAAGTCTCAAAAACTTTAAAGTAGTAAACTACTATTGGCATCTACTGGCCAAGTTCTACAACTGGCACAGTGTACGAGTTGTGTACTGGGAAGATCTACTGCCCCTAGACAGAACATATCCACGCAACCATCCCGGAGCAAGCCACGACAGAGTAGTCAATCACACGGTACTACGAGAACTAACACAAAAGTACATAGACAATCACAACTGGGCAATAGCACAAGCTATTGATATGGCACAGCAGTATATAGGTAGAATAGACAGAGGACAAGCCCGCCGCATCCTCGTAGATCAAGACCAGCGCGAAGCGCCTGCGGTAAGCCCCAACCCGTGAAACGGCTTGCGCTAGATTCCAGCAGCCGCGAAGCGGTAAACGCTTTTTACAAACAGTAAAATACAGCGTTTACACAGCACAAAACAGAAAGCCCACTACAACGATACTACGCACCACTATACAAACAGTTTTCGCCAAACCATAACGATAGACTATTTACATAGCCCTGTAATACTTCTACAATATTGATTTACTAAAAGATGAGTCTTTTTATGCACACACAGGAGTAAAACTCTTTGATGCACTTAGTACTAGCAGTGCAAACAATCTATCTCGCTCTGTGTCAAACAGTAGCTCTGAAGCACTACACTGACAAGCATCTATACCGTGTGCGATGTATAGTTCATTGGCTGCACAAAACGTAACAGTTTCTTTGAGCGTTTGTGTTTTTGGCTCTGGATCGTATATAAGTTTTATTTTATACATAAGCAATACAAGTAAGTGCATACAGTGTGTCGTCTAGTTGGCTATTCACTAAAATAGCTGAAGCCCCAGCAATACAACAATACTGTCCCAACTGCGATAAATCACTGTATGCACACTATTACTTATGCTTGCTATACATTGGTGCTACAGTTAAGAGGTTCTTGTTTAAGCACGTATAATGAGCTTGCGCTCATTAACAGTTCGTTAGTCACTCACTGTAGTACTAGCGTTATAGTATTGCCCGAAATGGGTATTGCAGGATAAAAATTTTGTCGCGCAAAAAATTGTGGTGGAGTACTTATAGAAGTGAGGTGGTGATTCTGCATCACCCAGTTTTTAAAAAGCGCCATTAAGCATTAGCTAGGGTTTTGCAAGTTTTATTTTATATAACCCCGACCCCTCGAGAAAAAAATATTTTTCTTTTTCGAAAAGAAAAAAAGGACTAACATTTCTGCTAGTCCTTCTGCGACCTGCTGTGGTGTCGCGCCACTTGCCTCTAGGGCAAACTGTTACGGCCTGCTGTGGTGCCGCGCCACTTACCTTAAAGGTAAACTGTATTAGTCTAGTCTGCTACCTGCGTAAGCTCTAAAGCCGTAGCCTTCTAGCACTCGTGCAGCCGCTCGCGCACCTGCTTCTAGTGTGTCTACATTCTGTGTAGGATACTTTGAAGGATTCCATATTTGGTGTGCGCCGTTGTAGGCTTTGTTAATACCTGCTTGTTTCATAGCACGACCTAGCTTGGTGTTGCCTTTAATACCAAATATGTCTACCCAAGCAAAGCCACAAGCACCCCATCCACCATTAGGGAAGTTTGTGTTCTCGTATTGATCCGCAGCCTGTTCTGCTGCCGCTGTTGCTTTTGCTAGGATTGCTTTAAGATCGTTTACTGTATAGTCCATAGTGTTTAGCCCTCTCGCTATGTTTAACTTACTCTATTAGTATAGCACCTATGTGCTGTATGTCAACCCCTAAAGTTCGTAAACAGTAGGAGCGTTTAGATTGTTTGCGTTACAGTATGCTTCTAGTTCTTTGCATACTGTAGCAAGGAAGCGATACTTGCGCTGTGCTTCTGCGTTGGATATCTCTCCATCGCAGTGTAGGTTCTCTGGTGATAGTTGGCTGTCCAGTGTACTAGCTAAGTCATTCACTTGTGCTTGTGTTAGTGGGAACTGCATTGGTGCAGTGTTGAACAGTGCGATCCAACGGTTGTTGTCATCGATGAATTTTTTAAGTGTGCGCATTGCGTTTGCCCTCGCTTTGTTTAACTTATGCTATTAGTATAGCACCATTGTAGGATTTGTCAACCCCTATTTACAAACTCTTCTAGTGTGCCTTCTGGGAGGAATGCTTCTAGCACAGTCTCGTGAACCTTGGCAAACATCTCGTGGATAGCTGTAGTATCACCGTTATCAACATCTTCAACGATCTGTGTGATCACTCGTTCGACCAACTGTTCTTTGTATTCTTGCGCTGTCATTGGGCATACTCCTTGTTTGATTTAAGATACCATTTCTCTGTAACAGGAAGCCCAAACTCATCCTCATCTACACAGATCACCAAACGTGTCTTTAGGACTGTGCCATAACGGTAGCCTTGCTGCCCGCCGATCTGACCATCGCCTACCCAAATCTTGTGCAGGAAGTCTTCGTTGACACCGTTGAGCGGATCATCATTGAGACTGTATTCGAACCAGTTGCCTGTGTCCTTCTCCTGGACAGCACCTATTGGATCTTTGGTGTAAGTGTAATAAGCCATTGGAGCCCTCCGTTTGCCTAACTGTTATATACAGTATATCTTCACTTGCGCTCGATGTCAACCTTTTTCTTTTGCATGAACTCTGCGATCAACTGCTGGTCAGCTTCTGAAAAGTCTTTGGGCTTAGTGCCAAAAGGTGCTCCGAAGTGCGTGAGCGCATTGCCAACATGACTTAGATCGTTGAGCTTGCGCAGGCCGTTGTCCGTTACACCTTTGAGTCCGTGCTTCTTACCGTACTCTTCTGACCAGTCCATCATCTGACGACCGATTGCGATCAGTTGCTTTTCTTTTTCGGTTGATTCATAAAATTGCATTGTTCCCTCCTTAATCTAAATCACAGTCCCAATATGTGCCGTCGAACTCTGCACGGAGTCCACCTAGTGGATAATCCTTGTGTTCAAAGATAATGTAAGGAGCACTTGTAAACTCGCAGATCTTCTGTGTTACGATATTGACCTCGCTCAACGGAATGTAACGTGCTTCGCCAGTTCCGTAACCTCTGTTGTGTACCTTAATCATTGGATGCCCTCCATTGCTTCTAACTATACATACACTATAGCATAGGGTTTAGAAGTTGTCAACCTTTTTTTCGATCTTTTCGTAGATTCGATCTACACCATCTTGCACGTCTTCGAGTACATCCGATCCAAGCGGCGCTGGCATAGTTGCCCAGTAAAGCTCTCCTGCGATCTTGTTGACGCCTTGCTTTATACCGCCGGCGTCATAGATATAATAAAGGAAGAAGCCGATTAGAATGTAGCCTATGACTCTCATCTTAATACTTCTTATAATCGATAATGCCTACTACACGACCAGCACAGTTCTTTTGGATCGTGCTTTGGACGCCGTTCGCATGACGAACGATCTCTTCTGAACATACTCTTTGTGAAGCCCAAGCCGGCTCTTGAATGATCACTGTGGTGTGGTTGTTGTAGACTGGAGGAGCCTGTTGGATAATAACCTGTCCTCCGTTGTGGCCGCCGTTGTGGCCGCCGTGATGACCGTGGTTGCGATTGCCGTAGATGTCCTGTAGGATGATCGTACCAATCACTCCTGTAAGGATACCTTGTTCACGTTCGCCCCAAGCGTGTGCCTGGGTTGTTGCTGTCATTGCGATCACTGCCGCTGTTGCTAAGATTTTTTTCATTTGCCCTATCTCCTAACTGTTATATATAGTATAGCACCAAAAAAGAATATGTCAACCCCTAATGGGGCTGATCTCTTTTGCCTGCTCCAACAAGAACTCTCTGTAGTCCTCGTCCTCAGGCAGTTTAGCATACCACTCCTCGTATGTTTGCCACTCTACTGGAAACTCCTTAGCGCCGATGCTGTTATGCATCTCCTTGGCTGCTACGAACGCAACCGCATCTTGGATGCGATCAAGTCCGGACACAATATAGTCTGTGCCGCCCTTCATCTTCCAATATGCATTGCCGGAAGCAAACTTGCCGTCCTCGCAGTGTGCGCCATAGTTTTCCAGGAACTGTGTGCTAACTACAAACTTGATCATGATATTGTCCTCTTTGCCCTAACTGTTATATACAGTATATCATCTAATGCTGAGTTTGTCAACCCCTAAATGTAAAAAAGTTTCCGGAGGAGCGCAAGGGGGAAGTTAGAGGGCAATGTCTGCGCTACGACTCCGGAAAACTTGGCCTGCCCAGGAGGATTCGAACCCCCGACCCACGGCTTAGAAGGCCGTTGCTCTATCCAGCTGAGCTATGGGCAGATGCTTGGTACCTCCGACCGGACTCGAACCGGTACGCTCATGGCGAGGGATTTTAAGTCCCTTGTGTCTACCAATTCCACCACGGAGGCATTATGTTTGGTGGGCCCTGCGAGACTCGAACTCGCAACCTACGGATTATGAGTCCGGTGCTCTAACCAATTGAGCTAAGAGCCCTAAGGTGGATCTTACGATCCGTAATACGCTAACTCCTCTTGGATGCCGGTAAAGGTCTTTTCTGCTTCTGCTTCAAAGCGAGCAACCTTCTGCTCTGCTTCTTCGATCATTCCCAGCAGGATAACATCTGCTAGGTCTGTGTTGTTGTGGATGATTCGGCGAACGCCTTCTAGTCGTTCAATAAGTTGCAGTTCGTCATTCATTATGCTTGCTCCGAATAAATTGCTAGTCCGCCTACGATAGTTGCAAACAAACCTGCGCCTGCTACCATAAGCATCTCTCCGATAGTGTTTGCCTGATCCATGCAAGCCCCGTCGCAGTCACCTGCTGAACCTGCCATCATCAACAAACCTGTAAAAACTAAAACTGTGCCTATTGCTGTCTTCATTGTCTTGCCCTCGCTTTCTAACTATACATACACTATAGCACCGAAGTGCTATAGTGTCAAGACCTTTTTTAATAAGCGTGAACTTTTTCTTCGACTTTGATCATCGAAGCTGGCACCTTGTAGGTGGTGTTGAAGACGCCGTTTGACATGCCACCTTGCACGACCACAGTCTTCTGGTTCACCTTTGTGACCTTCCCAACGACCTTGCCCTGACGTCCGATGAACGAAACGACATCGCCTTTGGTTACCGAACGGATGCCTTCGCGGGCCAATGCGTTCTGCTTGAGTTTGATAGCATCGTAAATCTCACGAAGCTCTTCGATATCCTGTAGAGCATAAATGGCCTCTACTGCCTTTGTTACACGATTTGACATTTTAATACTCCTCACCAAAGTCTGCCCATTCTTGTTCCCACGAGGGTTGACCATCGTCTTCATAGTCCTCCTCGTCTTCGTCTTCGTCGTCCATAAACCGACTGCTCAGCTCGTTGCAGTCTAGCATATCAGCAACGTCATCCGTGCTCATATACTTCAACGCCATTGTAAGCATATTCTCTGCGCTTACTACGCCGTTCTCTACTAGCTCTAATGCTTCGTCTCTTGCGTTATACATGAAGTTTGCCCTCTTCGTTGTTTCTAACTATACATACACTATAGCAAACGATTTAGGATTTGTCAACCACTTTTTTCAAATATTCTGCAGAAACTGTAAAGGTCAAGCCTGTGTCGTCGCCGTCGATTGACATGATCTCAAATGAGGCGCATTGACTCTTGAGTGCGTCCTCTACTGCTTCCAACACCAGTTCCATTTGGTCTACATCTTCAAAGTATTCGGTATCCATTACGCATCCTCCATTTCTTCCCATTCAGCGTATTGATCACTCAAGCCGTATTCTTCGTCTATGCGTTTGAACAGACTAGGAGCATCGTCGAGGTTGTCTTTATACTGTTCCCAAGTCTCTTGGATGCCGTCCATATGCTCTTCACCGGTCTCGCTATCCCAGAAGCCACCGAAGTCCATACCACCTTCGTGATAACTCGCTTCAATGTAGACACCGTCCATGTCTTCGCAGAATGTTTCGTATGCGGTAAGTGGTGGAGCCCATGCACTATCGAACCAACCACTGATCGAGGCTGTGCCGTCTCCGTTGTCCGTAAACTCTAGTCCTTCTGTGGATACATCCCACTTGGTTCCCCATCGGCCCACACACCAATCATACCAATTGTCGTAGCCATCTACCACCGGCTGTTCGCCTTCGTAGTTACTGGCACCTTCTTGTGGTGTAGGTGATGTAGTTCCTTCTAGAGCTTTGGGCATAGGAACCATTGCTGATAGCAGTCCGCCATCTTCGGCTGAAGCCTCTTCCCAAAGTGTTTTGATAGTTTCAGTTGAACCCTGAATCGTGATATTGTTGTTGCACCAATTTGGCATACAGCCCTCCTATTTGTTAATCGTTGCCCTTATTGTTCTTACAGTATAGCGCCGAAACGCTATACTGTCAATCTTTAATTTATTCCCAGCCAATCTCTTTTAGCATTTCTGGGGTGACCTTGCTTTCAACAAAGTCGAAGATCGGAAAGCCGTTATCATCCTTCTCTCCGTGATCGTTTACGAGCCAGTTCTGGCCATCCCATAGGTAGGCATACTCTTCCATGTCAGCGATCCAACTTGGAACATCATCGTATTCGTTGATCACAAGCTCTTCGCCACGGTCTCTGTGGTATGCGAGTGTCCAGTTGTCTGTAAGTGGAAGCTCTGGATTTTTGTAGTCTCGATCGAATGGATGCTGTTCTCCGATCTCTTCGTTTAGTGCAGAGATTGAACCTAAGCCTATCAACGCTTCAACTTTAGCATTTGAGGTATAGTTTCGACGAAGCATCTCGCCGTTGTGTGCAGGATAACCATCCCAGTGACAATATACTGAACGGATCTTACCTTCTGGAGTCTTGTATGCAATGTTTGATCTTGTAGCCATTTTTGGAGCCCTCCTAGTGGCGTTGTTGTATTATGTTTATAATATAGCACAGGGTTTGATGTTTGTCAACCTCTTTTTATTCAAAATCCTCATCGATCACTTCAATGTTGGTGATGCTCACACCTGGGTAGGCATCGTTCTGCAAGCCTTTGAAAGCATCGTTAAAGCTCTGCTGGCTGGCTAGGAAGTTTAGGATGTCCTGCTTGTCGTAGTCCTCTGGAACTTCAAGTGTCTGACGGATCGTTGTGACCACGTCGATGTCTACGTACTTGGTCATTAGTATTCCTCCCCATAGTCTGCCATTTCCTGCTTTGCTGCAAAGTCTAACAAGTCCAAAGCCAACTGCTCTGCTTGCTTGCGTGTCAACTGTATGTATTGCCCAAAGTCTGTGCTAACCTGTACACAAGTGCCTTTGTCTTCACCACCGTAGTAGCGTGTTAACAATACAGCCTTGTCTCTTGTCTTTAAATCAGTAGCCATTGTGTGTGCCCTCTATTGCTTAACTGTTATATACAGTATATCATCTCTGTGTGTGTTTGTCAACCTCTTTTTTAGAAAAAAACGCCCCCGTAGGATGAGGGCGGTCCTACGAGGGCTAGGTGAAGAAGAGCGTGAGGGCTTGCATCTTCTTCTGGTTGCAGCACTTGGATGAGGGCGGTCCAAGTACTACGTAAACTGTGTTGCGGAACGTGAGGGCTTATGCTCTACGCATCACAGTATTCTCAGCCATTGCTTCCCACTTGAGTGGAAATGCTTTGGCCAAGTCGGCGACTTTTAGTACTGTTCTTAGAGACAGTTCACGTAGTCGCTTCTTATTGATGTCAATGAAGTCGACGATGTCGTCCTTTACTTCATCTGACATCTGATACTCATCGAGCATACCGTCTGAAACGATTTGCTTGATGCGTAACATCTTCTCGCGCTCTGTGTCGATAGTCAAATCAACATAGTGACAGCGAGATTCCAAAGCCATTAAGTGCTCTTTGATCTTGCCTTTGGCTTTGTCAAACTTTAGGTTCGTGATAAAGATCGCGGAACCTTTGAACTCGAATGAATCCGGCACACCTTCGTTGCGCAGTTTGAATGAATCTGTGTTCCAGTGAATGCGTCTTGTCTTCTTGGAATCCAATGCAGCTTTCAGGATGTTCAGGCTAAGCTCGTCTGCGAAGATTGAGTCACAGTCATCAAACACGATAACGTTATCTTTGTCTGCATACTTGTAGAGCTTTACATACAAACCGATCGCACTCATTGCGCCTTTGACGACCTCATACTTCTTCAGCTTGCTATCGCCTGCGATATCTGCAAGCAGGTCATGCTTGCCTAGTACTTTCTCTACACCAAACGATTTACCAACACCTGGAGGTCCTGATACGATCATAGCTCGCACATCGCCCTTCTTGGTGGCTTTGGTCATCTCCTCTAGCATGTCAAAGCGATCACGCATACGGTCCATAATGTCCTGATCACTCTCTTCTCGCACTGTAGTGGCTACGGACTCGCCTACTAGTTCGTAAGCATCATTGCCTGTACACTTGATCTTAATATTGCGATCCGGAAATCCTGCGACCGCAACACCATCGACCGTAACGTAGCCACCACTTGCACCTACCTTAAACTCTTCTACAAGTGGAAAGACCATACCTGTCAGGTCTACGTCTTTGCCTCGGATCTTGTAAGTACCCTCTAAAATCTTAACTTTTTTCATGTTCGCCCTCCAGCGTCTGTGTGTGTTATTATGTATACTATACATTCGCTCTACGTAGATGTCAACCAAAAAGTAGAACAAATAGTAAAATAAATCCTAGGATGGTTGCAGCATATGTGAAGACATATGTTAACGATCCTGCTACCTGCTCGCCAAACGTCACTTCAGTGTTACAGTTGTGACATTTAGTTGCAAAGAACTCTTTGTTGTGGCTCTGGCAATACGGACATAAACTCATATCAGCCTCCTACAGAAAAAACCAAACGATGAAAGCAAAGCCTACCAACCATGGTGCCAGCTGCCATCCAATACGCAATGCTCCTACGAACACTGCACCTACAATACCGATTAGCAAACCTAATACGACTAGGACTGAAATGATGTCCCACATTGTTGTTAACTGATCCATTATCGACGCACCACTTCTACTAGTCTACGTGCCCGGCCTGTGTAGGCACTTGCACTCACACCTGCCATCTGACAACCTTTATCCATCGCACTCGACTCTGACAGGGCCATTACGGTTCCTTGGAACTGTCCGTCATAATAAACAAAATATTGATGAAACATTTTCTTACCCTCGTTTTCTAACTGTTATATACAGTGTACGATCTCTTTAGCGTCTTGTCAACCGATATTTTTCTTTTAAGAAAGAAATATTTTCTTTCACGTACTCACGGAATGAATGCGGCTGAACTTGTCCGAAGCTGTGATACTCGTCTCTGTTCTCAAAGTACTTGTTCCAACAGAAGCCCGCAAAGGGCTTCTTCTTGTATGGCTTTGGATTATTAACTTCCATTACATGCTCCAATAGGCTTCGCTGCTGGGTGACATATAGTTAGGAGTGTTAACCCCTTCGTACCAAGTCTTTGTGTTGTCCATTAGGCTGGACTTTTTAACCTGCTTCTCAATATGTTTGTGGAAGTAGCTGGCCTCTGCAATCGCATAACGGAACAGAGCATAGTTCGGATCCGTAGGCAGTAGACCTTCTGCCTTTGCAATGCGTGTAAGACCTGCTTTCGCTGCTGCCATAGTCTTGTAGCTCTGGCGGTGGTCCGGACGGGCAACACCATTACGATCGGGCTTGCCGATAATGTAAGTGCTGCTCTGTTCGTAAATGTAAAACATGGAATGCCCTCCGTTGTTTCTAACTATACTTATAGTGTATGCTCACTCAGAGCATTTGTCAACCGAAATCTGTAGCTCGAAGTTCGATTTCTTCTTCTACGTCCATCCACAGTTCGTAGACTTTGCTGGTGAGTTTCTTCTTGACACTCTCCTGTAGAGGGAGCTGCATGATGAGCTCATCGACCTCGTCGAGTTTGTTGTCAAGAGTTTCAAGGATTGATTCTGTGGTTACCATTGGGGTCTCCTATTAGCGGGGCCTATTACATTATAACTTTTTGCACTAGCTTTGCCATGCTAGTACTTTGTTGTTTTTAACTGTTAGCACACGCATTTCCGTGTAGCCGTCGCGCATAGTAAAAACTGCGCTGTACACAGCCGCGCCGCCGTCTAGCATGTTAAGCATTTGCAAGTTTGTGTACTTGCCGTTTTTTACTTTTAGTGTTTGCATATAAAGCCCTCTATGCTGTTAAGTGTTAGTGTGTATAATAGCACACACTAACACATTTGTCAACTACTTTTTTAGTTACTTAAACATGCGTAGTCAAGCAAGTTAACGTTTTGCATTGCTGTGTTAGCAACACAATTTTCGTACAAGCTGCTTTCGTCGTAGTATGTAATGTTGTTTGCAAAAACTTCCATTACAGTGCTAAGTGCTACGTAGTCGTCGCAGTCTGCAAAACTTGCGTAAACTTCCGCTAGTTGTGCATAAATGTTTGCACTGTTAATAAAGTAGCTTGCACTTGTGCAGTCTGCTTCCATTAGCAGTACGTTGTTAAATGCGTTTGTTAGTACAGCGTATACTGTATCCGCATGTACGCTGTCTACGTTTGTTGTTTGTGTTTGTGTAATAGTTTTTAGTGCTTGCATAACTGCCCTCCGTATGCTTTAGTGTATGTGTACATAATAGCACACATACACACAGTTGTCAAGTGTTTTTTTATATGCTGTTTATTAAACTTGTAGCAATTTGCTTTGTGCTTTTGTTTTTGCTGTACAAGTTGTACAGTGCAGGAAGTAGTTTGTACTGTTGCAGCACTTGTGCGCTTACGTTGCGCTTTACTGCTTGTACTGAGTTTGCACTTACGTTTTGTGCTTTTGTTTTACTGCAATGCTTAAACATTGTGTTGCTTGTGCTGCAATAAGTTAAAAACACATTACGTGCAAGTTGTTTTGTAGTTAACATACGTAGCCCTCGTTTTTGTTAAACTGTACATACAGTATAACACAAGTTGCACACAATGCAAGCGAAAAATGCACTGTGTGCAAACTTTTTTAAACTAGCGGCACTAATATGTCTTTTACACTGTCTATAATATTATGTGCGCAGTTGTCAGTAGCAAAGCCCTCCTCCGCTGCAAAGTCAATACTGCTGCTACACATAATAGTGTCTGTAAGCATATTAATATTATATTGCGTAAACACTTGTAGTAGCTGCTGTGCTGTTTGCACAGTTGTTGCGACAACAACATTATTTACATGCACAACAATGCATGCGTTTTCAGCAGTTAAAAATACGTAGTTGTTTGTTTTTGTAGTTTGCATATTAAAGCCCTTATGCTGTTTACGTTATGTATACACTATAGCACACACAGCAGCAACTGTCAAGCGAAAAATGCACTGTGCGCAAACTTTTTTTAAACGAGACGAAAAGGACGCTACAACAGTTGCAGTGCGTCCTCTATTAATGCATGCGCAGCATCATCGCTGCTAAAGCCTTCTTCACTTGCAAAGTCTACGTCACTGCTGTGCATTAGCCTGTCTGCTAGTGTAACGTTGTGCTTGCGTAGCAGTGCTGCTAAGTCTGCTGCACTATTAGCCCAGCCTACTTGCTGTTGTTCAATGCTTACGCTGATGCCCGCTTGTTCTGCGTTAAAAAATACAAACATGTTAGCCCTCTTGCTTTGTTAACTTATACATACACTATACTACACACACTAGCAGTTGTCAACTAAAAAATGCTAGTGTGTGCAAGTTTTTTATTAGCCGTCGTACTTAACGCCTACCAAACGCAAGTAGCGTCCGTTGTTTGTATTGTGTACTCGCTCACAGCCAGTTACAATCTTAAGCCAAGTGCATTCGCCTTCTGTAAACTTGTCTCCAAGTATTGCGTAGCACAAGTTGCGTCTGTCTGCAACATCCTCTTTGTTCTTTTGCACAACGTTCGTCCAAGTGCGCCACACACCTGTGTTTTTGCCTTTAATCATTGCGTTTAAAATGCTGCGTGTTTGTTTTGTGTTAAGCATGTTTCCCTCATTGCTTGTTACGTTATACATTTAATATAACACAGTTGCACATAAATGCAAGTGCAACTGTGTATAGTTTAGCTATACTTTAGTATAGCAGCTCTCATAGCAGCGGGGCCAGCTGTAGTGTAGTACTACAGCACCCAGTTGTCAAGTGTTTTTTTAATAATTTTCTGCATCTGCCTCTAAGCAAGTTCCATCTTCGCCTAGCCAAAAGTATTTGTCAAACGCTTTAACAACAACACCTTCAATGTAGTTGCCTTCTTCCCATTCGCGTTCTTCTGTAGTAATAACTTCAACTTGCATATTTGCCCTCATGCTTGTTACGTTTTAGTATGTGTATACTATAGCACAAGCAGCGCACTTTGTCAAGTACTAAATGCGCTGCTTGCAAATTAATTTATGCGTCCTCAAGCACTATGTTATGTGCTGTAAGCATTTCCTCCGCTATTGCATTAGCGTCATAGCTCGCACGTCCCACATCCTGCATGCCCCACTCACTAGTGCATACGTCCTCCGCTGCTGCTGTGCTAAAGCCGTGCTGCTGTAGTATGCTGTGCAGCGTGTCGTCAAAACAATGTTCCCAGTAAAACTGTCCCATTGTTTCCGTGTTGTTGTTAGTGTCACTAGTGTCACGCATTAGCATGCTAGTGTTGTGTACGTAGTTGCTGTCGTCTTCCGCAGCCCAGTTAACAGCTAAGTCCCCGTAGCAGTCTGCATCCGCATACAGCGTAATGCTTTCCACTTTGCGTCCATTAACTTGCAAGTTTTGCTGTGCTAAGTTAATTTCCAGCACTACGCTGTTGTCTGCGCTTTCAAGTGTTGTTACTGCTTTAACTTTAGTGTTGTTTACGTTTTGCATTTAAAGCCCTCCAAATGCTTGTTTAAGTATACGTACACTATAGCACAAGTGTACGTATTTGTCAAGTATTATTTTACGTTACAGTATGCTTTGTAACTGTTAAACATTTTTTCAATGTTAGCTGCTTTAGTGCAGTTGCCTTGCCTGCTGTCTGCTACTAAACGCATACAGTTTTTTTGCAACTGTGCAAAAGTTGTTACTTGTTGTTTGTAGTACGCAGGCTTTGCGTTTTGTGCGTTATATGCCATTTTGTAGTGCCCCCTACTGTTTAACTGTGCATACAGTATAACACAATATGCACAGTTGTCAAGTGTTTTTTTAAATTATTTTAGTAGCCCCAGTTGTTGTCTACTACGTCATGCACTTCAATACGTGCGTTCTCGTCTAGTTTAAAAAACGCATTGTCGTATTCTGCGTAGTCTGCGTTAATAGCTGCTAGTTGCTCTACAGCGTCTTCGTAGCTTGCACACACTGCTGCATTTTCGTATGCATATTCGTCGTCGCCTGTGCCTTGCAGTTGTAGTATGTTTACTTGTAGCATAGTTTGCCCTCTTTGCTTTATTAACTGTACACACAGTATAACCTCACTTGTGCGTTCTGTCAAGTTCTTTTTGTTCGCCTGTTCTTTCCGTTCACGCAGCACATGCGGCATCCACTCGCTGCCCAAGTGTCTCTACCAGTTCAATCCTCTCATCGTAGTCTAGTGTAGTCTCAAACGGAACATAACCAACATCACCTAGTCGGCCGCCTAGAGTGTCCACATCAATGGAGATAGTATACCCCTCATACAACATGTAACCGCCTTGAGGTGATCGTATTTGACCTTTAGCCACTACTACACCTTCTATGTAGTAGTCCTTACCGCCTCTAAAGTCATACGCACGGATACGATCACCTACACCTGCTAGATTCTGATATTTCAACATGTGATTTCCCTCTTGGGTTTGCCCTAACTGTTATATACAGTATATGATCTAATGTAGTACTTGTCAACCATTATTTTACAAAAGAACAAAAAGATTTCACTTGGCGTGTTGAACACACAAACTGATCAGAGAGGCGAGAAACCAGAAATCAAATACACTATACACTTCAAAGACTTATACAGTATAGTAGAACCTAAGTCCACACTAGTGTGGTCCTACCGTAGTAGTAGTGTGAACTTAGTAGTGTAAGCCATTGATCTCTATAGTGTTAGTAGTGTAGACTATAGTAGTGTAGTAGGGAGAGGCCTTTAGGCCGAATGGTTGAACTTCTTGTGCTAAGTCATTGATCTTTAAGGAGAATAACCACCATTTACGAGGGGTTTTAGGGCTATGCTACATGCATAGCAGCGGGGCCTTTGTGGCTAAATGTGGCTTTTCTTCATAGTTTTCAAAGGTTTATATAGGATTTTTGAACCGTTGCTCGAGGTGACGAGAGGCATAGTTCAAATACTTTTACCAATACTATCAATACGTTAGCTACACTACTTACACTACTACTATAGCCTCTCTTACTAGTGTAGTAGTAGCCTTAGTGTAGATCAGGATCTCTTCCAAAGCCTGGCTTTACAGTGCTTACTTCTCGTTCTACTATAGTGAAACTTGGATCAGTCTGAGCCACATACTCGTGTGCTTCTTCATAACTGCTAAGAGTTTCTACTACAGTGCCCTCTGAGTTGATTACATCATATAGTTTAATCATCAAGTATTTATTTGGTGTGTGCTTACGTGTTAGCAGCGGGGCCTATTGATGTTCTAGGTATTAGATTTTTAGGATTGGTTGCATAACGCTCTGCTATGTGTTTGTTTGAAGTTCTCAGTGCGAGATATCCCTTGGGTGTGTACACACTATAGTAGTTGCGATTGTTGATCTTATGTGCTTGGATCTTCAACATCTGGTGGGGTTGCATCCGTTATTTTGAATGGGAATGTAGTCGGGGGAGCTGTGTCTTCGAATGTTCTGTGTACTTCGATGCCATAGGCTTGTGCGCAGGCATCCAGTACGACCCACAGTGCTTCGCGGGTGTCATCATCAAACTGTTGTTCCACAGCACTTGCTGCTACATTAAGCACAGTCTCCAGTAGTTCTTCAGGTGTAAACTCAACACTCTTGGTCATTCCATAGTACCTCATCCCAGTCCCAGCAGTCATCATAACTCACTGTGAATCGCTGTTGGCTAGCAGTGTCTATCACTTCTAGCATACGTTTGTTTGTGTCACGACGTGCAATAACTCCTAAACCTTCATACACACCCGGAGTACCTGGATGTGCTTGACCCACTGCAAGATTGTGTGCAGTCACGGGTAGGTTGTCTTTGAGGAAGGTTACAGTTCTAAAACGTGTTGCCCAACTGGTTCCTTGGGGCAGTTCATCTAGTGTAAGCTGTTTCATACTAGTATTTATGAGTGTGCGGCTTGCGATAAATATTTTTGACTTCGGAAAAAGGAGACTTCCCATGAGTACACTAAGAAACATATCGCTCAACTTGGAGTTGGGCCAAACCATTCTAGTAGGCAAAAACAGAGAACCCGCAGAAATAACCAAGATCGAATATCATCCTAACTCAGGAGAAATAAGTCTCAATACCACAAGAGGACCACGCAAAGCTCTTACGTTTTGTTTGGCAGCAGGCGAAGATGATGAGTTCGCAAACCCCGCAGATCGCTATCGCTAGTGCTAAATATATACATGAGAGTAGATGAAGTACTAACAGACGAACAAGATATCCTAGACTGGCAGGCCAGTCGAAGCCTTTGTACCAGCAGCAAGCCCGACTCGGCGCTAGGATCCAGCGCACTCGCTTCATGCAAGAGCCAAGGCTACCGACGTAGGGATGGAAACAAGTCGCACAAAGTAGGCCCTAACAAACGTGTTAAGGTTGGCGGCAAAAAGATCAAGGGTAAGAAATATGGCGGACCGCTTCCAGACTGGAGTTAGAAAGGGCGACCTATTAGTTGCCACACCCAAGCTGAACAGTTTGCCTTGGAGACGCTCAGTTGTACTTGTTACAGAAAGCTCTCCCAGGACTGTTATGGGTACTATACTAAACCGTCCTACTATGATGACCACCGAAGATGTTACTGACAGAGCACTAAGGCGCACACAGGTATACATGGGTGGTCCTATATCAACGCAGGCACTTTTCATGCTGCATACCTCAGATTTTACTAGCTCTAACACACTCACAGTGGACAAGCGTTGGGCGATCTCAAGTGATGATTTTATGTTTGACAAACTGGCAGCAGGCAACGAACCTGCTTGGTATAGATTTTATATGGGTGCTGCAGGATGGCATCCACAGCAGTTAGAACATGAAATAGCCCAGGGAGCATGGTTGAGATTAGAAGACCCAAGCTGGGAGTGTGTAACAGGTGATGCAACAGATCAGTGGCAGGCCTGCATAGATACTCTTAGCCAGAACATGTTCTCAGACTATATCTAACTGTTAAGTATACAACCGGAGAACAACTATGTTTAAGAAACTAGCCTTATCTATCGTTGCCGGGCTAGTTTGCGCAACCAACATAGCCCTAGCAGCAGACCCTTTACCTCTAGCAACTGTACAATGGTGTGAACCAGAGAGCGGCAAGATGTTTGATATGGTACAGAACAAGTATGGTGAAATACCATTCATACAAGGAAGTGCAAGTGTGCAAACCACGCAAGGTCCTTGGCTTAAAGGTGACTTTTATATGCTGATCAACCCTGAAAGCAAGACGTTCAGCATAATACTTGTAGACCCACAGACAGGCCTAGAATGCCTATGGCTAGCAGGAGGCGATGTTGTACCTAGCGTAGGAGATGGCATATGAAATGGTTTATATATGTGATTATGATGGGCATGTACTCAGACGGTACGCAAGACACTTATCTCTATACTGAGCCTACACTACCTACACTAGAAGAATGCCAAGCCTACGTGTACAACAACAGCAGTGTGATTCGTATGGACATGATGACGGAGTTTGATGGCAAACAAGTAGAACGTGTGTTCTGCATAGAAGAAGAAAAATTCAAACAGTTTTTAGAACAGTCACAAGGAACAGAAGCATGAAATGGATGTTGGTTGTTATAGGTATTATGAATGGTACTCCCGAAGTGTCAAACGAAGGCGTGTATGAAACTATGTCACACTGCTTCTTTGCAAGAGAAGCAATCATCTGGGATCTATTTATGAACCCAGATGGACAACCACCCACAAACTTCCAAGTGGTGTGTATACCTACAGATAAATATTAATAGCAACACGAAGAGGACGTAACTGTGAGCCATACACTATTGCTCAATGCAGACGCACAACCAGTTTCATACTTGCCCTTGTCCGCGATTCAGTGGAAAGAATCTATCACATACCTTTGGTTAGATAAAGTTACAGTACTAGAATGGTATGACGATTGGATAGTGCGCAGCGCCAGTTGGGAAACTAGAGTTCCTGCGGTTATTATGCTCAAAGAAATGCAACGGCGACGGCGCAAGCCTAGATTCTCTAAAACCAATCTATACGTTCGCGACGTTTATACCTGCCAATACTGTAACACACCCTACACCCGAAACAACCTTACTCTAGATCATGTCATACCTATTTCCAAAGGTGGCCGCACCAACTGGGAAAACATTGTAGCCGCTTGTGGCCCTTGTAATACACGCAAAGGAAACAAAACGCATATGAAGCCTATCAAAGCCCCATATGCGCCAGATTATTATGATCTTGTAAACAAGCGTAAGCAACTAGACATGCACATAGCACACCCTAGTTGGGAAGCCTACCTAGCGTAGCCACCCTATCTTTTTACCTAACTTAGTACGCTTTTCGTGTTCTGCAACTGTACCTGGAAATCTCCAAGCCCAGATGGCTACCAGCAACATGAAACCACCGCTCCAGGCGACTGCTTTGATATTGCCAGTGGTGAACCAAAGGAATGCTAACGAGGACGACATTACTATCACCATCGCATACTTGCCTTTGGTAGGAAATACTCTTTTCTGTACCCAGTTAGTTAGGAATGGGCCAAAGTATTTGTGATTGTATAACCAATCGTGCATCTTCTTGTTGCTCTTTGCAAAACAATATGCTGCAAACACAAGGAAGATACTAAATGGAATACCCGGAACGACTACGCCGATGTATGCCATGCCTAAAGATAGGAAGCCAAGTCCCATCCACACGTATTTTTTAATATTCATTGAATACCTTTCTAAGTGCCTCTACTAGGTCACTCATCATCGCATCAGTATGTAGAGGTGTAGGAGCGATGCGTAGCCTCTCTGCACCAACATCCACAGTAGGGTAGTTAATGGGTTGGATGTATATCCCATATTCGTCTAACAACCGATCACTCATAGCCTTGCACCGCTTCGCTTCGCGAACCATAACTGGTACAATATGAGTGCTGGCTGCATCGTGAACTTCTATACCTGCTTCGGTTAACATTCTAGTTAGCGTAGCAGCACGTTCTTGATGTTGTATCCTAAGTTCGTTATGATCCTTAAGATACTTGATAGATGCTAGGGCACCAGCACAAATAACCGGGCTCATGCTGGTAGTGAATATAAATCCACTGGCTACGCTGCGGATTGCGTCTATGACCGTTCCGTCACCGGCAATGTAGCCACCCTGTACACCATATGCCTTGCCCAGCGTTCCGTTGATTATATCAACACGGCCTTCCCCTATCTTTTCGCAGTAACCTGCGCCAGTTTCACCGTACAATCCTACAGCATGTACTTCGTCTATATAGGTCATCGCACCGTAGCGATTAGCAAGGTCGCAGACTTGAGAAATAGGGCTTACGTCACCATCCATGCTATACACAGATTCAAAGACTATGCAGGGTTTAAGTCCTAGGTTAGTAACTTCCTGTAGTTTCTCTTCCAGGCTGCTCATATCATTGTGAAGCCATATACGTTTCTCTGCGCCACTGTGTCTAATACCCTGGATTAGTGAAGCATGATTCTTTGAATCTGATAGAAAACATATATCAGGTATGATACGTTTAAGTGCAACCAGTGTCCATTCATTAGCGACATAAGCACTTGTATACAGTAGAGCAGAAGGTTTTGTATGCAGTCGTGCAAGCTCTAACTCTAGTGCAACGTGATAATGGCTAGTGCCGCCAATATTTCTTGTACCCCCGCTTCCACTTCCTGTTTGGTCGAGGGCTGTGTGCATGGCATCAATAACAACTTTGTTTTGACCCATGCCTAGATAGTCGTTGCTACACCAGTTGACAATGTTCTTGATGGCATATGGTCCATACCATATACTCTTAGGAAAGTCACCACGCTCACGAAGAATATCGTTAAACACACGGTACTTGCCTGTTTGTTTAAGATCATCAATAACTTGTTCAAAGGGAGTTTTGTCTATCATGTAGTACTTATACGCTAAATAGTGTATAGGAGTTTAATATGAGAGCAACAGACATAGTAAGGCAAGTGCTTGATTTACTAGACGCAGTAGAAGGACAACACGATCTAAAGCCTGAAGTTAAGATTGATGTTCAGCAGAATGACGAGCCAGACAATCGTTTCAAACAGATACTAGCAATGATGGACGCAGATAGTTTTGGTCCTCTTGCTAACTCACCTAACGAAGTTGTTGCAGACGTGGATGCAGTTACTACACTTGCTGGAGGCGGAGTAAATGGTCCAAAGCACGTAGATGATATTAGAGTTAAAGATCCAAGGGGATACTAATGGCAGCTAACGGTATATCAACACTGGCAAACAAAAAACTAAGACAGATTGCTAAACTGGAACTAGCAGAAGCAGATCGCATTGCTCGCAATGTTGTAGAGCCTGGACGCTATGCTGTTACTGAATATGAAATAGATGAACTACCTACACAATATGAAACTGACAACAGTGTTACCGATAACGCAAACTCAGCAGGACTGCTTCCAGGAAGACCTTGGAGTGCAGTAGATATACCTCCAGCAGACGTTGGTAGCCTTACACTTGCTACTGGTGTATATGAAAGAACATACGATGATTACTTTGGACAGTTAGGTGCAGGACCATATGATGATCAAGCAACATACACCACAATCATCGTAAACGGTGGCGCAACTATCACAGCAGAAGGAGCCACTTCGAGTATCAGCAGAGTAGGCACTGTTGCTGAAAGTACAAGTTATACAGCATATGGATACTTCCTAGCACCAGCCTCGGGTACATTTACATTCTATATCAATTCAGACGATGCAAGTTATTTGTTTGTAGGTGCCGGTGCTGACATTGCCAATAACATTGACCTAGACAATGCTACAGTCGATAATGGCGGCAGACATGGTGTTAACGAAGAAAGTGGATCGTTTGATTTGGTAAGCGGAGAGTACTATAAAATATTTGCAGTGTTTGGCAACGACACAGGACCAGGCACAGCAGAGTTTAGTTATGCTGGACCAAGTATTGCTAAGACATCAGACTTCACTGGCAGACTGTTCTACAACACAGCAACCAACGGACATTAATAGATGGCAAGTAACGACAAACACATAGACTGGCACAGTGCTGTCGCACTAGGTAAATCAGGTGGCAACAGTGTTCGCAACATCTTTGGATACAATGCGGCAATACCTGATACCTTTGTTCCAGCCTGGGAAAACGCAACTACCTACACTTATCCTACAGTGGCTGAAACAATGACCCTACGCTGGGATACAGCAGACGCAGGCTACACCGTCCTCATCAAAGGGTTGGATGAGAACTATGATGAGATACAAGAAACTATCACACTAACTGCTTCACCTGTTACACAGACAACAACTAATCAATACTACAGAATAAATGATTTGGTTACCATAGCAACACCAGGAGGAGCGTTTGGTAATCCAGACAATGACATTACATTAACCAACGCAGGCAACACAGTTACCTATGCTAAGATGTTAGCAGACACGGGCAAGAATCAAGCGGCTATATACACCGTGCCAAGAGGCTACCAATATGCTCTCACTCGTATTTCAGCGTTCTGTGCCTCAGCCTCACAAAACAATAGAATTATCACCTTCCGCAATGTTGCGAGACTAAAGACTGGTGTGATCCTTCGTGTTGCAGAAACAGAGTTCTTAGAGCAGATGATTATTGACAGACAGTTACCGTTTGTGTATGATGAATGTACAGACATCGAGTTCCAACTAAAAGGATCAGCAGGCACACAGTTCATTGGTGTGTTCAGCGAAGGCATCCTACACGAGAAAAACAAACAGAGTCATCTTAATAATCTTGAACTAGGCTTCTAAAGATTAACCCCCCGCCTAGTGGAACTAAACGAGGGGCTGCTTCTAAATGTACTTATTATTAAGGGCTATGCCCCGTAAATCTTAGTTTACTTTTATACTATTATTTATTAGTCTTGCCGTTTACAAAATCGTAAAACTTATCAGCAGCTTCTAATACAGCATCAACCCCTGGTACTTCAGGCATTGAAACAGTTGTAACTACTTCACCAGATTCAGGATCACGCTTTACAGTTTGTTCCCAACCTGCAAACTTAGCATGAAAATCACTCCAGACATTGTCTTTGGCCATTTCTAAAACTTGTGTGCGGATTTCGTAACCGTTCTTATTCATTGTTACTTTAGGCATTGCTTGCTTGAACATGTCTGCAAGCTCTTGCGTTTGCTTGAGGATAGTTTCCCCGTACTTTGTTTCTACGCTCATAATATTCTCCTTGTGTGTATGTGTGTAGTGTTACTTTAATGTAACTTTATTAATGTAACAGAGTATTTAGTGTTTGTCAACCACTAACGTAGTTCTTTTTTGGTCTGTACCAAACTTTCTGATGATGTAGCTTTGCACGAACATTTTGTATTTCACGCTTGTCTGCTTCGTCAGCATTTGTTTGGAGTAGAAATAGAGCCCGATCAATGAGCTCTATATCTTTTACGTTTAGATTGAATCTTGTGTTAGGCTTATTTGCCATTAATGATATCCATCTCTTCGTCCGTGTAAGGCCACATATTATAATGCTCCTGCGTAGTGCAGTCCATTAAGAGTTAAAAAGCCTGCTAAGAATGCCATCATACCTAAAAAGATAAAAGTTGTTTTTACTAGTTCTTTCCAACTATACATTTTCTTTTTCCTTTTTTAACATAAGTGCTTTAGCTTCGTCCATTCTACCCATTCTTGCAAGTTCTGAAGCAGCTCTTGCTCTACCAGCTGATTCACCTAAGGCAATCATTCCAATAAACATTGCAAATAAACCTTTGCCGATTGCTTTGAAGATTGTTGGAAGTGGATTTTGAAAAGTGGGTTGTCTAAATGCTACAGCCATTACACCCACCCCTTAAGGTTTGGGTTAGTTTCTCTGTGAAACGTACCTCTTGCTATAGAGCCGATGTCTGAACGACCAATCCCTAGGTCGTGTAGTTCTCTATCTGATAGTCTAGATAGTTCTTTGATTGTTTGACGCTCTAGTGCCTTTTGGGCTCTTGTGCGTTTCCAATCGCGGATTAGGTCCGCTAGTCCATCAAAGTTTAGCCATTGTGCGGCTGTTAAGATCGCTTGTGTCATTATTGATATACTCCCATTCTCGGTCCTTGACCTTTGTTCTTTAGCATGTAGTGAAAGGCATATTCCCAATCATTAGCATACTCTGTCTTAGCGTATGTGAGCATATCAGCTTCGCAGGCCCTAGAGCCTTTGCGTCCAAACATACTCACAAGGCTCTTGAATAGCTTACTAGCCATATTAGTCTCCTTGGTTAAGTTATTGTTATGGATGCTTGAGGAAAGCAATACCCCGGAACTTCCCCGGCGGTGCAATCGCTTGTAACGCATGGATGATGCGCATAGTCTGTCCTATGTGTCTATATGTGTGTTGAATAGTGCAGTATTACTGTCCTATTCCTAACTATTTATACAACTATAACACCATATTCAACGAAAGTCGACTATTTTTTTTGCAAGACTGTGTTGCTATTTTTGCATGGGTCCGTCAACTTTTTCGTTTACCTTTAAGGAAACAGATGTTACTATAAATAACGTTGCCGAGCAGACGTCGAGCTCGGTCTTAATATGTGAGCGACAGTGTTGTAGCTGTCAAGCAGAGGAGATAAAAAATGGACGCACTCACCCTTTGGAGCCTTGTAGGGTTCCTATTCGCCGCTTATGCGGTTATTGCAAATGATTCGGTACAGACTCTCGGTACTTGGATCGCATCGAACAATGAGAGATTCAACTGGAAAGTTATGTGGGCCGCCGCTAGTGCGGTTTTATTATGGGCGATTTGGTATGGATGGTATGCTTATGGCGGAGACATTTCATACGGACGACTGAATAAGATTCCACATGTAGAAGTACAATGGTACCACGCAATGGCACCTGCCGTACTACTATTATTGACACGGGTCGGTGTACCTGTATCAACTTCCTTTCTAGTGTTAAGTGCTTTCGCAAGTACGTTTGTGCTAGAAAAGATGTTGATGAAATCAATGATGGGTTATGTAGTTGCGGCTACTTTCGCATACGCTGTATGGTTTGTTGTTAGTCGTTGGCTAGATGAAAACGTTCCAGTCAAAGAAGAACACAAAGCCTATTGGCGTGTTGGACAATGGGTAACCACAGGCTTCCTATGGTGGACTTGGTTATCACACGATATGGCAAACATCGCAGTGTTCCTCCCAAGAGAACTAAGTGTTGATCTAATGCTGTTGATTAGTGTTGTATTTGTTGCAGGACTAGGATTTATGCTCCGTGAAGGCGGTGGTAAGATCCAACAGATTGTTCTAGAGAAACACAATACTCGTTACATTAGAAGTGCAACGATTATTGACTTGTTCTATTGGCTAACACTATGGTTCTTTAAAGAACTAAATGATATTCCAATGAGTACAACATGGGTGTTCGTTGGCTTACTTGCAGGACGTGAGTTTGCTATTGCGAGCTTTATGGGCAAGAAGAAAACAAAAAGTGTATTCCCAATCGTGGGCAAAGACTTTGGTAAAATGATGATCGGGTTGAGTGCTTCATTAGCAATCGTACTATTGATTCATTATGTTATAGTTCCAAACGGACTATAAAACAGAAAGGCAGTGTACGACGAGCTGCCTTTTTTCTTGACTGATAGATTATAAGACTATATAATAGTATGATAAAAGATTGGAACACAAAAGATATTTGCAGAACCATAGGTAAGATCACTTGGGCTGCAACTGACCCAAAAATGGATGGCTTTAACACCTGGGGGTGCAAAAGAGAACTGTATGAACTGTTATTCTTTGTGCAACAAGAACTGGACAAGTGTAGCACCTATGGTGATATTGAAGAAGAATATCTAAAGAAACATGATCAGGAGATGATGCTAAAAGCATTAGGTAAAAAATGATAGAATGGTATGATTATATTTGGTTCGCAGTATTGGTTTCTTCACCAGCATTGTTATTAATTGGCATTGACTATCTAGGGGATAAGATTAAATGAAACTAGGTATTGCAGGTTATGGGTTTGTTGGTCAAGCACACGAGTTGATGCTGAAAAACTACCACGAGATATTAATCAGTGATCCAGACAAAGGACACTATGCAGACTTAAAGCATGCAGACGCTATCATTGTTTGCGTAAGCACACCCGAAGGATCGCACGGTGGATGTAAGATGGACAATGTGTTTAATGTTCTTGATGCTGCACCAGATGTTCCTATACTAATAAAAAGCACACTTTCAGTTGAAGGTTGGAAGATGATAGATCATACATTTCCAAACACAAATCTTACATTTAGTCCTGAGTTCCTACGTGCGGCTCACTGGCAAGAAGATGCTCTCAACACACGCCACTTTTACCTAGGTGGCAAAGGCACACAGTTTTGGTCAGATGTTTTGTTACAAGCTCTAGGTCCTATCAGTATCAGTATTGAAAAGCCAGCAGAACTAGTTGCAGCAAAGGCACTACGCAATAGTTTCTTAGCACTAAAAGTTATTTTCTTTAATCAAGTTTATGATTATGCACAAGCCCATGGACTAGATTACAGTGCAGTGGCAGATGTAATCGGAGCAGACGAACGCATTGGTGCGAGCCATACTACTGTTACTGAAGAACGCGGCTACGGTGGACATTGTTTTCCTAAAGATGTTCGTGCAGTCATAAAGTCAGGGCAAGCCTATAATGCTAGACTTACCCTGCTAGAAGAAGCTGACGCTTACAATAGTACTATTCGGCGAGATACTTCTCAAGATTAGTAACATAGTTTGTCATGCTGTGATCTGAAAAGTTGTCGATAGAACCTTTTTTGATTCCCATCCACATTCCACGCCAGCGATCTTTTACACGCTGCCATGCTGTTATCTTGCGAACGTTACCGTAAGCGTTCATATAATGTTCTTCACCATGATGTACATAACCCATAGCCGCTAGTGGAACCCGTGTAACAATATCGTTGTTGTTTACCCAACGATGATGCTCTACATTTAAACTCTTGCAGTATGCTCTCCATCCTACTCTTGGCGAACCAAAGGTGTATAGTTCAATAGGATCGTTTAGATCAATATTGTGTTTGCAACGGCTAGCCATAATAGTTGCCATAGCCGCTCCTAGTGAGTGTCCGCAGAACCAAAGTGTTTTGTTAATATTTGCTTTACGTAATATGTCTTCTTCAACCATAGGCCATAGTTCATCTACTTCTGCTTTGAACCCTCGATGTACCCGACTAACAGTTTCTGCTACAACAGGCATTGCTTTTAGATCTGCCTTGATGTCATTAAACTCTGATGGTTGTGTGCCGCGGCATGCGATAACAATATCTTCTTTGTTCATAAAACGATACGCTTGAGCACCGTCTCTGTTGTAAAACTCTACAGTTGTGAAGCCTAGTTTTTTTACTTGACTTTTTGCGTCCTTTTCGTTACAATAAGCTATACTTGCTAGTTTTGCAAACAATAAGGAACGTTCTTTGAAATTCATATCTTTTATTGACATTTTGCCCTCCATCATGTATACTACTCATATTTATCGTAACGCTAAATACATTACGGAGTAGAAATAATGAAAAAGCGTACACGTTCGATACTAGAAGAGTTAAACTCTGTTCATGGTAACAGAGATAATGATCATCTTATTGATACAACAGCAAATAATATTATAGAAAGTGCTATTAATCTTTTAACAAGAATACACAGCCACTATGATAGTGAAACTGCTGGTGAGCTAGAGCGACGATTCATTAACAGTATTAAAGGCGGTGACCCTCGCAAGTTCCGCAGAAGTATGAACAAAATAATAGAGAGTAAAAAGAATGACGATTCTTAAAGAAGGTGGTAACATATTCAAAACACAAGAAGGACCACTAACACAGCGTATACCTACACCGGCAGTAAGACCTACTGTTGCTGCGATTGAAAAGATTGTAGGTTTGGAGTTTGTTGACGATGACTTGCTAGGTACAACAGGCAAGAAAGTAAATCCTGATGGAACATTTGAAAAGAACAGTTCCGGTGACTTAGATCTAAACACTGACCTAAACAAAATAAGCAAAGAAGAACTAAAAACAAAACTTGTCGCTTGGTGTAAGAAGCAAGGTATTCCAGATGATCAAATCATAAACATGAGCAAAAAGGATATGATTGCCAAAACTGGAGATAAAAGCGCAGTACCATTTACAGGTGGGTATATTCACGATGCTGGCGACCAAGTACATTTCCGTATGCCTATAGCAGGCGGCAAAGGATTTGTGCAAACTGACTTTATGATGACAACTAACCCAGATCTACAACGTGGAGCCAAGCGTGGCGGCACAGAGCAGTACAGTGGTAAAGACAGAGCTATCTTACTATCAAGTATTGCAAGAGGCAGAGGCTATAAGTTTAGCCCTAAGTTTGGTGTAGTTGACCCAAACAAAGGCGACGAAGTAGTTGCAGACAACTGGAACGATATTGCAGTTATCTTACTAGGTCCAGGTGCTAAAGAAGCAGATACGCACACTGTAGAAAGTATGCTTGCAAAGATCAAAGGCGATCCAAACTATGAAACGCTTATTGGTCCTTGGAAAGAAGCAATGGAAAAAGAAGGTAAGAGTGTTCCTGAGTCAACTGGATATACAACACTAGAAGACAAACAACTTGCCCGCATTAAAGAACTAAGTGGTAGTTTACTTAACAGTACGAGAATGCTATGAGATTTACAGAGTTCCGCACAGTTCTTACAGAAGCAGCAAAGGTAGGTAGAGAGTACCAACACCTAGAGGACCTTGTGTTCGTAAAAGGATCTAAGGGTGCTATGGAAGCAGCCGATGTACTAGAAAAACTAGGCAGCGATACAGGTGATGTTGCTATTAAGTGGGACGGTAACCCTACTATCTATTGGGGTAGAGAAAACGACGGAACCTTTGTACTTGTAGGCAAAAACGGTTGGGGTCGTAACAAAAGCACAAGCGCAGACGATCTAAGCAACTTTATTAAAAACTCAGGTAAGGGTGTAGAAGAAGAACCGTGGAGAGAAGACTTTGGCTCCGACATGGCAGAGATATTTGAAATAATGAAAGCAGCTACACCTCCGACTTTCCGTGGATTCGTTTACGGAGATTTACTTTACACTCCTAGGAAACCATTCAAAAAAACCGAAGGTGCTGTAGAGTTTACGCCGAACAAAGTCACTTATACAGTCAAGAACAAAAGCCAACTCGGCGAGCGCATAGCGAACTCAAAAGTTGGTGTAGTAGTTCATACTAAGTTTGACGAGTTCGGCAGTAAATCTAGTACACCAGTTGATGATGTACAAGAACTCAACAGTAGAGACGCAGTGGTACTAGGACAAACTTATGTTGCACACCAACCCAAAGTAGATACTAAGGAAGTTAACAGCATAAGAAAAATAGCACAGTCTAACGCAAAAGCCATTGATACATTTATTGCAGGCACAAAAGGTTTAACTAATCCTGCAGGTATCATATATACATACATGAATCATATGACTCGTGTACAGCAGTTAGACAATGTTGATAAAGGGTTCTTTGACTGGCTTAAACAAAGCAAAGTAAGTCAAGGACAGCAAGCAAAACTAGCAGAACTAGATCAACAAACTGGAGGTCTTAATGCTATTTTTGGTCTTGTAAAACAAATCATGTCTGTAAAGGATCATATCATAGATCAGTTAGACGATGCCGATGCAGACGTTAAGGCAACAACAGCAGGTCAAAAAGGCGGCGAAGGTTATGTCGCTCTTGGAAGTAAAACTAAACTAGTGCCACGCAAACGCTGGCAACCAAACTAAGGAAGTAAAATGAAAATCAATGAAGTTATTGCTCGCGAAGCAAACTATGAAACTGGCGAAGGTAATCGCAAACTAGCAGCTATTGGTCGTGTACTTATGGATCGTGCTGCAACAACAAAAGACGATGCACTATCAAATCTAATGGCAAAAGTTGGTAACGAACTTACAAGTTACGATACAACATTTGGTGCTCGCTCACTGCCTGAGCTACTTAAGAAAGCTGATGTTTCAAAAGAAATGCTGATGAAGCTGATGAAGTACGGTGAAGCTGAACTTAAAAAAGGCGGCGATGTCAAGAAGGGTGCTGACACTCCAGATATGGATGACGAACCAGAAGATATGGGCGGACCAAGTGACGACGATATTGCCCGTCAAGCAGATATGAGAGCTAAAGGCAAGTAATGGACTTTATCAAGGACCTTCATGAAGCAAGGATGACCAAGGACAATGGTCCTAGTCGAAAACTAACATACACTGATTGTGCAGAGCGTATGTACCTTACTCTGTTGGCTCTTGAAACTATGAGACAGTATCCAGAGTACAAAGGATTTGTACAAAGATACTGCAAAAAGACCAGCGGGTTTGAGCTATACAAATACTATCGTATTATGGGCACAGACTTGTACAACTTTCTTTACTTCCTAGTTGGCAGTCAAGACAAGCTCAAAGACCCAGAAAGTGCAACAGCATTTGCACAAAAGATAAAAAGAAGTGTACCTATCATGGATATCAATAGGCACATTCAATCATTGGCTAGAGGTGCAGAACCTACACTTACAACAAAGATGTTTCTTAGTATTGAAAGTGTATTCAATATCACAAACGCAGACTACAAAATGATACGCAGAGGTTTGCAAGACTATCGCAAACTTACAAAAGCAGACAAAGAAAGATTAGTAACAAGATTGATATTTGCTGTTCGTGCTAAACTACGTTCAAGTGATTTTATAGATGATTTTGAAAAGTTTGCTGCAATCAAGAATCTTGAAACACCATTTGTACAAGATCCAGAACCAACTATTAGCACACCAGATATTAGCACAGCAACACAGGACTTTGCACTGTATAGATATCTAGTTGGTGCTGACAAACTACAGTTAACAAAAGCATTTCTTAATAATATGAAAGACGGTAAAGCCACAAGTTCTAACATGAATCAAGCATATTTGCCAGCAGTTAAGATGATAGATGACATTGTAAGTGGCGGTCCTGCATACGTACAACAGCTAAGAGCACTGCATCAGAGAGCAAAAAAGCGCCGTTAAGAGCCATTTTTCCTGTTAAATGATAAATATAAATGTAAAAGACGCAAGAGAAAGGCGTTTTGACCATTTAGAGAAACAGGAGAATAAAAATGGCAGCAACTTATGACTTTACACCAGCTAATGGTGGAACAAACGCAGTAGGCTCAATCGAGTCAGTAGCACAGCTAGACGCATATCTAGTAAACGTCGGTGACGGATCAGGCGGAGCAGAAGATCTACGTGCCATAGACGGCGCATACGGTTCAGTATATGACATGATCCTACGTGAACTACAGCCACTAATGGCTTTTGCACCGAATGATGCAAGTGGTAACATTCACATCATCGTTGATGGACACGCAAACACAGCAGCTTCACTTCTAGCACGTCTAGAAGCAATCGACGGAGTTGGAAACGACTCAAGCGTAACAGCAGCTTCAAGCATCACTATTGCTTAATATTTCCTAACTACCTTAGGAACCGTGATTGCTTACACAGGCGTCACACTAAACAGCCACTTTATAAGTGGCTGTTTTTTTATGACTTAAATACTGCATGCGCTTTAATATACATACTTTATTTGACATTACTGAAACACGAGCCCGCAAAGGCGATGATGGTTATAAAGTTAAACAGCAGCAAAACTATTTGAGTATACTCAATACAATAGGGCTTAGAGTCAATCCGACTTATATAAGCGAGCCCACTTGCGAAGAAAAGATTATAAAAGGATTTGGCACAGACTATAAAGGAAAGCAACGAGTATGGCGCTATTCTTTTGATGTTGATTATGAAGGCGCATTGGATATAGCTACTATGATAAACGACTTTGATCTGTGTCCTATTATAACAGGACTAGAAGAAACAGTTGACATTAAACCAAGCGTTATCAGAACCCAAGATAAAGCAAAAACCAATATTATTTTTGAACTAGAAGATAAATAATAATGTTACATTGTAACCAGGCACATTAATAACAACTACTAAAGGCCAACTACGAGTTTACTTTACTTTAATTTTAACGGAGATTAATGTGTCAACAACACAACTAAAAAGAAAATCTAGAAGCGCACGTAGATTTATGCGCACAGCGTTATGACGTCTTAGAGGCTCGTCTCACCAAAGTTGAGCAAAAAGTAGACGACATTCATACACTTATCCAAAACGGTCAGCAATCAATGACTAAAGTTATTATTGGTGCAGCTGGCACAATCGTAGCAGGACTACTTTCCACTATCGTCGTAATATTAATGAATATGTAATCACTCGCGATAAATAACTATATGTTACTACGCGAGTTTTTTATTGACGAAAATACCGAACTAGAAGAAGCACAAACTTGGGCACGTTCTGGAAAGAAAGTTGTTCGCAAGTATCGTTGTAATTCTGGTCCTAGAAAGAATCGCATTGTTGCAAAGATGCAGCAGTGTTTTGCAGCACCTAATATTAAAGCAAGGATGTCTCTTAAGAGAACCAAAGCAAGATTAGGCAAACGTTTAGCACGAAAAGCAAAAAGGACTAAACGTATTAATGCAGCTTCACGTAGAGTGCAAGCAATGAACAGAAGTTCAAGGAGAAGGTAATGCAACTTCGCGAGCTTATCACAGAATGGGTATGCGGCGACTGTTATGCAGAACCGTGTCAATGTGAAAGTCTAGACGAAGGTGTTACAACCATATTCGGTAAGAGTGGTAACAAGACTGTACGTAAATACAGATGTACATCAGGAACACGCAAAGGGCGTATTGTTGCAAAGCCCAGCACTTGCACAGCACCAGCTAACGTAAAAGCAAGTGTTACATTGAAAAAAACACGCCGATCAAAAGGCAAAACTATTGGTATTAAAAGTGCCAGAACAAAGAGAACTAATCCTGCAAGCCAAAAGTTAAGAAATCTTAACGTAGGCCGCAGAAGGATTAAACCAAGAAAACGCAGAGGCGCAGGGAAAAGACTATGAAGATTAACGAGATTATTGTAGAAACAGGTATGTTGCAAATCGAAAAAGACGATGATAAAGAAACAGTACTAGTTGATCCTAAAACACAAGTCAAAACAGTTGTGCCAAAGGACCCAAGAAAACCAGGTATGATCAAAACAAATGCTCAGGGCAAACTTGAACTTGATACAAAAACATCAGGTGAAATAGAGCGTGGAATCAAACCTGGGGATGCAGTTATGGTTAAACAATGAAGATTAATGAACTTATATCAACATTTAGTATATTCACTTCAAAGGAAGAGTCTGAGTTATTAGAAAGAATAACACAGCCTTCTATGTTGCGTACATATACTGAACGCGAACAGTTCGTTATTAACAACCTTATTAGGAAAAGCCTGGTAAGTAAAGTTATCCATAACAATGAGATTATAGTGGTCCCTAATGAACAAACAAATCCTTAAAGAACTCGAAGACATTGTCAATCGAGGTTTAGCCGACTCTTACTTCCCAGTATTATCTAAGAATACAGTTCGTATCAAACATATGATGGTGCGTAAAAGTAAGAATGGATATATTGTTATTGATGCCAAAGAAGGCGAGCAAGTAGCTTTTACAGAGTTTAAATCAACAGCTCTTGCTATTGCTAAATCTAAAGCAAAAGGATACAATAATATAACTAAACTTTTAGATTTAGAACATGAACTAGCTAAACACTTTCGTGATGCTTTGTTCTTTAAAAACACTATAAATAACACAACAGACGACTTTATAAAAGAAACTAGACAAGTTAGACTAGATATTGCACTAGAAAAGTCAAAACAAGTACGCCGGGAAATAGATTATTTCATCTTTTCTTGATAAATACTTTATAAAATATATGCATATAAACAGGAAGAGCCATGCACATTAGAGAATTTACAAAACCAGTTACAGCAAAGTCACTGAACGAAAGTCTAACAAAACGCTTCGGTGCTAAGATTAATATTGATGGGTTTACTACAGAACAACTACAAGATGTTCGTAACAAACTACGTACTAAAGTATTCAATGTCGAAACTACAGAAAGTTTTGATAGTGTACAAAAAGAAGATTACGCTAAGAACAAACTATTTTTAGATGTATTAAATGCCGCTATTGCAGAGCGTGATGATAATATTATTGACGCTATCGACGAAGCAGTAGAACAAGTAAACGAAGGCGCAGAAGATGCAGCTGAACTTGTTATGGCAGCAAAGGATATGGTTGACCGTGTTACTGGTTGGATGGAAGACACAGCTGAAATGCAAACTGAATCGATGCTAGAACTTGCTGATGCTATTCGCGATGAGATGGGCTCTGCTCAAAGCGAATCATTTACAGAAACAGTAAAGCCAGCTCTTGAAGCAATGTATGCAGCAATGGAAACAACTCGAGTTACACTAACACAAGGTGTTGGTATGTTAACAGGCGAAGGTGAAGCACCAGAAGCAATGGGTGACGAAGTACCAGCTGAAGAACCAGCAATGGAACCAACAGTTGATGCAGAAGTTGATGCAGAAGTTGATGCAGCTGATGACGGTATGGGTGCAGCAGATGCAGCAGCCGGAGGCGAAGAGCCAATGGGCCGTGAAAAGCGTGAAAGCGTGGAACGAAAAAAAAAGATCTAACTGAGCGCGATGACGCTCTTTTCAATGTACTTGATCATTTAAAGGATTCTGGCAAGAAAGCTGTCAGCATTAAGAAACTTGATCAGTATATGCGCAATACTCACAACACAGAATTTTCCTACGACACATTTAAAGCAGCTTATGATTCGGATCCACGAATCAAAACTATTGTAACAAACTTTGACAAAGACAAAATAGAGTTTAAGCAAAGTGAAGTTGATGATGTACAAAGCAAAGGCGAACCAGGACGTCCTGGTGCTGACGAAGTAGGAAAAATGGCCAAGAACGCAACTGATCTTGGCGATAAACTATAAAAATAACTTGACAATCAATAATTTAGGTGTTAATATAATAACACTATAGGAGATCTTATGACTGAAAGAACACAAGAAGATATTGTTAAAAATATCGTTGAAGTATTAGAAAACTATGTTACTCCTGCTGTTGCTGCACACGGCGGCGCAGTAAATTTTGTAAGTTTTGAACAAGGTGTTGTACTATTAGAGATGAGCGGAGCATGTTCAGGATGTGCTGGAAGCACAATGACACTAAAGTATGGTGCTGAACAAATATTAACGCAAATGGTACCAGAAGTAATAGCCGTAGAAGGTTTTGATGATCCTTTCTCAGAGGTAGATCCTTTTTACACAGACCCATTCAGTATGCATGATTGGGATATGATTAATATGGAAGATACTACTGATGAGCCTGATAACAAATAAGTTTGTATATGAAAAACTAAAAAGAGTAGAAGTTGGGGGTAAGCGTAGATACGCAGCACCCGGCGGAGCTCCTGTTGCAAGTGTAACAACTATCCTCGATGCCACTAAAGATAAGACACACCTCATCGCTTGGAAGAAGAGGGTGGGTGAAGCTAAAGCACAAGAGATTGTAACTGAAGCGGCAGGGGTTGGTACCCGTATGCACAAATACCTAGAAGATTATATTGATACAGGTGAGTGGGCCGAGCCCGGATCTAACCCTTATGCACAACAAGCACATATGATGGCAACCCAGATTAAAGAAAACGCTATGGTTCACGTGGATGAGATATGGGGGTCAGAAGTACCCTTGTATGTTCCTAACATTTATGCTGGTACAACTGATCTAGTCGGCACTTACAAAGGCCAACCCTGTATCATGGACTTCAAACAAACTAACAAGCCCAAGAAAACTGAATGGGTAGTTGATTACTTCCTACAGTTAACAGCATACGCTATTGCACACAACGAAGTACATGGCACTAACATTAGAGAAGGACATGTGTTTATGTGTAGTCGTGCAGGCGAATATCAACAGTTTGATATTTGGCCCGACGAGTTTGCCGAATGGGAACAAGAATGGTGGAATAGGGTATACGAGTACTATGATAAATTTGCATAAGTTTGAAATATCAAATCACTTTAGTACTCCGTTAATGCATCTGCATAATAAGAAACTTGCGGATGAAATGTTGCCTTTGTGTAAAAATGTATTAGCAGATGAATCAAATAATACAGCACAATGGGGATATAAAACATCTTATGAACCTGCAACAGGTAATGGCCTAGAAAAACTACCCCAGTTTCACCGTTTTGAAAAATATATTTGTAGTGTGGGTAAAGAGTTTTTAAAAGAGCTAGGTTATAATACAGATGAAATAGAGTTTTTACCAAGCATTTTTACAAGTGAAATGAAACCTGGAGATAGACACGGACGGCACTGTCATCCTGGTGCAATATTAAGTGGTGTATTTTATTTAGAGATGCCGCAAAACTCAAGTCCTATTAAGTTTTTCGACCCAAGAAGATGGAGGGACACACGCCTAATGCCTACTAAGAAAGACACAATATACACAAGAGAAGAGTTTGTATTTCAACCTGTGTCTGGCGATTTGTTATTATGGGAATCATGGTTACACCATGAAGTTGTTCCTAATAACAGCGATAATAGAATCACACTAGTGTTCAATCTTTAATAAATACAGTATAATATTAGGAGACGTCAGTGGCAGTAGTTCAAATATCGAGAATACAAATCAGAAGAGGCAAAAAGAACTCTGGTACAGGATTACCTCAACTTGCATCAGGCGAGTTTGGGTGGGCAGTTGATTCTCAGGAACTATATATTGGCAATGGTTCAGTTTCAGAAGGTGCACCGTATGTAGGTAATACAAAGTTACTAAGCGAATACGATAACTTATTTGAGTTTGCAAATACATATGAATACAAATCAGGTACGAATATACAAACGGGCAGATCTCCAAATGACCCAGTTGTTAGAAACTTACAGCAAAGACTAGATGATAGGGTAAGCATACGAGCATTTGGTGCTCCGGGTGATAATACAGATCAAACTGTAGCATTGCAACGTGCTATTGATCAACTATACTTAAATGCTAGTAACAAAGGTACTCCTCAGTCAAGAGTAGAACTTATACTTGAACCGGGTGAATACACTATTTCTAGCACAGTTTATCTTCCGCCATATGCAACTATAAGAGGCGCTGGTTCAGAAAAAACCATTATAAATGCCGGAAACCATATTGCTTTCCAAACAGTAAACGAAACAAGTACTCCTGGATCTTATGCAAGTGATGCAGTAAGTACAACTTTAAATCAAGCACGAAATATTATAATGACAGGTATGACTATTAAAGGAGTACATACTGGTCTTGTGTTACAAAGTTGTAAAGATAGTTACTTTGAAGATATTATTTTTGCCGGTACATGGGTATTAGGAGATAGCGTAAGTGATAACTCAATAGGTATTAGATTAAACAGTTTAAGTACAGCAGTTACATCTCAAAATAATAGATTTAAAAATGTTTATATTCATAATAAAAGTTATGCAGTTGCAAGCGACTGGGACATTAGAGAAAACTATTGGGAAAACTGTAGATTTGAAATATTAAATAAAGGCATAGTTTTCGGCGAAAACACAGTACTAGGTACGAGCGGACAACTTACAGGACCGACAAAAAACTCTGTTTCACACAGTGTTTTTGATGACATAGAACAACAAGCTATACAAGTTTTGGCTGGTCCTAATAATGCAAGTGAGTCAAACAAGTTCTTAAATGTTGGTAACAACGGCGGAAGCGATGATCTTAACGAAGCACCAGTTATTCAATACGACGACCAAGGTTGTACTTCTTCAAACGATTACTTCCAGCGTTCAGAGTTTTTAGGGTATGACGCTGCCTATCTAGTTAATATTCCCTACAATACAGAAATAGCCGGAGATATTATTACACAAATAAACACTCCACACACTATTAGCATTGGAGAAGCAGGTATTCCTATTAAGTTATTTAAACTGCCTGCTGCCGACAATGGTAAAGGTTACACAATAGATTATATCTATAAAAGTAACTCAGTTACTGCTATGAGAAGCGGTACTATGAAGATAGCAGTTGATCCTGTAAACAATAATCATATTTTATCAGACGAATATGAATATTTAGGTGACGGTGCCTATCAAGAAAGTTTAGTATTCCAATCACAAAATTATGATGAAAACAGTGACGGATCGGTTGACACAATCGCCATTATGATGTTAAACTCTACTAGCGGAGATGAAGCAACATTAACGTACACTGTAAAATATAAGTCATAATACATGTTTGAAAAATCATATGAAGAAAGATTAGCAATCTGGCGCGAGTTTCGAGAAAGTCTTGAAACATCAAAAGATCCTATTCAGGACACTATTAACTTCTACAATCGTGTTCCAATATCTAGACTAGGAGCAGATCCATATACTCCTAGTACTTGGCCAGATCCTTGGGAACTACTCCAGGAAAATATTTACTGTGACTTTGTAAAGATTCTTGCAATTTGTTACACCTTGCAGTTAACTGATGTTTTATCCCAGAGTACCTATGTGATACATACAGCATACGACAATAAAAAGTCTGAGACATACTACATATTGTATGTTGATGACAACGTTGTCGGATATCTCGGAGACACATATGTATTTGCAAACGAACTGCCTAACTCAATACAATCGCATTTCGAATACACTATGCCGCCACTACTATAAATATTTTGTAAAAAAAGAAGAGGAATAAAAATGTCTAACGGAACAATGATCGTCAAGCGTGACGGTACAAAAGAACATCTCAACATTGACAAGATACATTTTGTTGTTGAGGAAGCCTGTAAAAATCTAGCAGGTGTAAGCAGCAGTCAAATAGAAATGAACGCAAATATACAGTTTTATGATGGTATGAGTACTGCTGAGATACAAGAAATTCTTATCCGTAGTGCAAACGATCTTATTTCATTAGACACACCAAACTATCAGTTTGCGGCAGCAAGACTTCTTAGTTATGGTTTATACAAACAAGTGTTTGGACAATACTCAGCATTATCACTTGAAAAAATGATTAAAAAGAATATCGATCGCGGTGTTTATGATGCTGAGATTCTTGAAAAGTATTCCTCCGAAGAAATCGAGCGTATGGAATCATACCTCCATCATAAGCGTGATGAAAACTTTACCTACGCAGGTCTGCGCCAGGTAGTAGACAAATATCTTGTACAGGATAGAAGCTCGGGTGAGATTTTTGAAACTCCACAGCATATGTATATGATGATTGCAGCAACTCTGTTTGCTAACTATCCTAAAGAAGAACGTATGCATTATGTAAGGAGATATTACGATGCGACCTCACTTTTTAAACTCAATATCCCAACGCCGGTCATGGCCGGAGTGCGTACTCCAGTTAGGCAGTTTGCCTCTTGTGTGCTTGTTGACAGTGACGACACACTCGATTCGATCTTTGCGTCAGACATGTCCATCGGTAGATACACAGCTCAAAGAGCTGGTATCGGTATTAACGCAGGACGTATCAGAGGAGTCAACTCAAGAATCAGAGGCGGTGAAGTAGCACACACAGGCATTATTCCGTTCCTTAAAAAGTTTGAATCAACTGTACGTTGCTGTACACAGAATGGTGTGCGTGGCGGATCAGCTACAACACACTTCCCGTTTTGGCATCAAGAGATTGAAGACATCCTTGTGCTGAAAAACAACAAAGGTACAGAAGACAATCGTGTTCGTAAACTAGACTACTCAATCCAACTTAACAAAACAATGTACGAACGCCTCCTTAGCGGAGGTGAAATTACCTTGTTTTCACCGCATGATGTTCCAGGACTATATGAAGCATACTTTGGTGACCCGGATGCATTTAAAGAGCTGTATGAGCAGTATGAGCGTAAAACAAGCATTAAAAAGAAAAAGATTGATGCGATGGAACTGTTCTCAGCACTAATCAAAGAACGTGCAGAAACAGGACGTATCTACATTATGAATGTTGATCACTGCAACACACATAGCAGTTTCAAAGACACAGTGTACATGAGTAACCTATGTCAAGAGATTACACTACCTACAAAGCCACTACAGCACATTGATGACGAGAATGGAGAGATTGCTCTATGTATTTTAAGTGCTATCAATGTAGGCATTATCAAAGACCTAGATGATCTAGAAGAACTATGTGATCTTGCAGTTCGTGCGCTAGAAGAGATTATTGACTATCAACACTATCCTATTAAGGCAGCAGAGATTTCAACTAAAGCAAGACGTTCACTAGGTATTGGTTACATTGGACTAGCACACTATCTTGCTAAGAACAAAGTAAACTACGCAGACGCAGAAGCATGGAAACTAGTACATGATCTAACAGAAGCATTCCAGTACTATTTGCTAAAAGCATCAAACAATCTTGCTAAAGAGCGTGGTGCTTGTGAGTACTTCGACCGCACTAAATACAGTGACGGCATCCTTCCTATTGACACATACAAGAAGGATGTAGATAATATTGTAGCAAATAACTTAAACTATGATTGGGATACTCTTAGACATAGCATCAAGGAACACGGGCTCAGGCACTCAACTTTGTCCGCACAGATGCCATCAGAAAGCAGTTCCGTTGTGTCGAACGCAACAAACGGAATCGAGCCACCTAGAGGCTACCTGTCCGTTAAGAAGTCCAAGAAAGGGCCTCTTAAGCAGATTGTTCCACAGTATCAAACTCTAAAGAATCACTATACATTACTATGGGATATGCCTAGTAATGAAGGTTATATCAATACAGTTGCGGTAATGCAAAAGTTTTTTGATCAGGCTATTAGCGGTAACTGGTCATACAACCCAACACAGTATCCAGACAATGAGGTACCGATGAGTGTAATGATGCAAGACTTGTTAAACACTTATAAGTATGGATGGAAAACAAGTTACTATCAAAACACTTACGATTATAAAACCGATCCAAGTGATATTGAAGAAGAAAAGCCACAAGTAGAACTGCCTCAGGGACTGTCTACTGAAGATGACGAAATGTGTGAAGCCTGTGCAATTTAATGGTTGACAGGCAACCACAGTTAGTATATAGTAGTATAACACAACAATAGGATTAACGATGTCAAAGACAGTATTCAATAGAGAAAAAGTAGACTTTACAAAGCAAAATATGTTCTTCGGAGCAGATCAAAACACACAGCGTTACGACACATTTAAGTTTCCTGTGTTCGATAAACTTAACCAAACTATGCTTGGTTACTTTTGGCGACCTGAAGAAGTAAGCCTGCAGAAAGATAGAGCAGATTATGCTAACTTCCGTCCTGAGCAGAAGCACATCTTTACTGCTAACTTAAAGTATCAAACACTACTTGACTCAGTACAAGGACGCGGACCATGTCTAGCGTTTCTTCCACACTGTTCACTTCCTGAACTAGAAGGTTGTATTGTTACTTGGGACTTCTTTGAAACTATTCACTCACGTTCTTATACACACATTATGAAAAATGTGTATCCAGATCCAAGTGAAGTTTTTGACACAATCCTTGATGATGAAAAGATTATCGAACGTGCAGTAAGTGTAACCAAACACTATGATGCATTTACTGAAGCAGTAGATGCATTTATTCACCGCGGTGAAGGCTCAATGCATGAAGTTAAAAAGAAACTTTACCTTGCTATGATGACTGTAAATATCTTAGAAGGTCTTCGTTTCTACGTGTCATTTGCTTGCACATTTGGCTTTGGCGAACTAAAACTAATGGAAGGTAGTGCTAAGATTATTAGCCTTATCGCCCGTGATGAAGCACAACATCTAGCACTAAGCACACACGTTCTTAAACTTTGGGCACAAGGTAAAGACGATCCAGAAATGGCTAAGGTTGCTAAAGAGTGCGAAGCAGAAGTATATGACTTATGGCGCGAATGTGTTGAAGAAGAAAAGGCTTGGGCAGAATACTTGTTCAAAGACGGTTCTATGATCGGATTGAATACTAACCTATTGAATCAATATGTTGAATACATTGCTAACCGTAGACTTAAAGCATTAAACTTAGATGCTATCTTTGATGCACCAGTAAACACTAACCCACTACCTTGGACACAGCATTGGTTGTCAAGTTCAGGCTTGCAGGTTGCACCACAAGAAACAGAAGTAGAGTCCTATATTATTGGAGGCATCAAGCAAGATGTCGATAAAGAAAAACTTAAAGGATTTAGTTTATGATAGAAATTTACGGAAAGCCAGCATGTCCGCACTGTGATGCTGCAAAGCGTTTATGCGAAATGCGTGAGCTACCTTTCAAGTATTATCAACTTGACACAGACTTTACTCGCGAAGAAGTATTAGAAATGTTCCCAGGAGCACGTACTTTCCCACAGATCAAAGTAAACGGAACTAGCATCGGCGGATACGACAAACTAGGCACATACCTAGAAGAAACTAACTATAACGGAACAGGACACACATTATAATGTTAATCGAAGCACCTTATAAAAATGGTGATACTATCACCATTAAAACTCTTACTGAAGAGATTGTTGCACGACTTGTAGAAGAAACAGATAAAACAGTTAAAGTAAACAAACCAATGGCTATTATGGCAACACAACAAGGCATTGGACTAGGACCGTTTGCCTTTACCTTAAAAGCAGATGCTGATGTGGTACTAAATAAAAGTGTAATATTAATGATTGCAAAAACAGAAAAAGAGATGGCAAGTCAATACGTACAAAACACAACAGGTATTGCCATCTAAAACAAGGAGTTTAGATGTCAGCAAGTTCAACCCCTAACGAGTTTACACAATCTCAAGTTGAAGGTGTAGGTCAAACTACAGTAAACCATCCTGATGTTGATACTGATCCGGGCAGTAGTCCACCCGATCATGTTCATATTGATTATGACTTAGCACATCAGGCGTGTCTTGCAGAAATAGCAAGTTTACTTGAAGATATGGAATCTGACATTAGGATTATTACTGATAGATTAGATGACGAAGATAAAGGTGCATATGTTCGTCAAGCAGACACTGTAGCAAATAATCCTGCAAATATTGCAGCCCAAGCAGCTCTAGAACAGAATCTACAGGAAAGTGGCATAGTTGATTTCATAAATGCTGAACTAGGAACTCCTACAGACTTTTCAAACACAAGTACATCTAACTATTCAACTCTACAAAACGCCGGTGGCGGCGGCGGCTTTTTGGGCGGCAGCGGGTCTCAAGTTAGACCAGCAGGATATGCAGGTGCACCAACTGTAACAACATCAGATGGAAGAACTGTAAATGTACCGCAAGCAGCACTAGGTGATATTATAGAAGCAAGTGGAGAAGCGACAGGCAATGTTCGCTATGGTAACCAAGGCGGTAAACGTAACTTGCCTATTCAGCAACAGCTAATGGACATACTCGATGCGGCTGCACAAGAAGCAGGAGTTGATGTTATTATTACAAGCGGCGGGCAAGTTCCTGTCAGTGAAGGCGGCAGAGACGGTGTAAACAGAACAGGATCGAATAGGCACGATAAAGGTTATGGTGCTGATGTTGCACTTTATACACCAGACTTTAATGGTAGACAACTACAAGGAGCTAATCCGGCTGACCTTGCAATCATGATGAGATTTATGCGAGCAGCTAGAGACGCTGGAGCAACAGGTATCGGTCAAGGTAATGGCTACATGAGTGACAATGTCATACACGTAGACATTGGTTGGATAGGACAACTACAAGGTGCAATATCTGGGGTTATTGCAACACGTACATGGGGCGGAGGAAGTGCAACAGGTACAAGCACAAACTATGCAAACGCTCCACAATATATGAAAGAACTAATGACACCAAGGAGTAATGCATAATGCCAGATCCGTATCATCATATAGACATGACGCCGGAATACAATCGTATTATTTCAGCACTAACAGGTATAAGAGACGATATAAGACTTATTAGACGCAGAGTTGAAGATTCAGAAAAAGGTGTTGTTACGAATGGAGTATTAAACGATTTCCAACGTGCAATGTTAGCGATTAGTATGAGTGCAGCCGGAGCAAATGATGCAGAAAGAATACGTCAAAACATTACAGGAGGTACTGGACTTACTGGAGGCTCGGGAGGTGTAGCAGCACCAAGTGGTGAAGATACAGAAACAAGAGAAGATATATTATTGGCATTAGGTATCGCTCAAGACATTGACAACGATGATCCTAGAAGTATATTTAGAGTAGATGGATTGTACTACAAAGAAGCAAAAGTAACTAATGCTCCAGATGACGGTTTAAGAGGTAGTCTGCCTGTGTCTAGCCCATACGTAGCAGACGGCGGTCCTATAGGTTATCATAGACTAAGCAACAATACGCCAACACCTGGACCAGTTGGCGGACCACCAGATCAGTTACCAGACTTTGCCGCAAGTAAAAAACGTTGGCCTGCACCTCGTCCAGAGGATAGAACAGCAGTGCCAAACAGTGATCCAAATGCTGACATTGTGAATCCAGTTACAGGTAATGTTGTACCACGTACAATACAAGATATACTAAACGATATTAACAGTGGCGGAGATGCACCGCCGCCAGCATACACACAAGAAGACGGAACAGGAGTAGGTTAATGCCAAGAGCACATAGAGTAGGCGATGTAGATAGTGACGGTGATAGAGCAGTAACCGGCTCGTCAAATGTCTTCATTAATGGTGGCCCTACAATGGGAGGTGCAGTAGCGGCTGCATTAGGTATACCTGATACTGTAATGATCAACGATGACATGGCTAGAATGATACTAGAAGATCGTGCAAACGAACTTGCACTAGGTGGAGATCCGGATCAGAACGAAGCACTAGAATCTTATGGCGGAGGTAATCCTGATGGTGTAAACCCTATAACAGGTCAAACAGGTGTACAACCTGCACCTGGTAGTGCAGCGCAAGCACAAGGCGATGATGCAGTAGGAACACCTCCACCAACAGGCGCAGTAGAACCTAGTGAATGGTTAGAGTGGCAATCACACGTTAACCCAAATGTGCTTCCAGAAGTAAGAGAGAAAGCAATAGCACTTGCACAAGCAATAGGTAGACCTTTACGTTTGAATAGTGGATATCGCACACCTGAATACAATGCTAGGATAGGCGGCGCACGTAACAGTATGCACGTACAGAGAAAGGCTATTGATATACAATGGCCACTGTCAGGAACAGAAGGTAAAAAGCAGTTTATTCAAAAAGCAATAGAAGCAGGCTTTACAGGTATTGGATGTTATAATAGCTTTATGCATGCCGATATTGGAGCTAAAAGATGCTGGGGTCCAAGCGGCGGCAGAGCAAGTATGTACGCAGAATTTGTACAGATATTAAGGCAAAGTGGTTATACAGTTTAGACTTGACAAACTGTAAAAACGAAGTTATAATAAAGTATAAAATAAGGCAATAAGAGAAAGGCAATGTTAATGAATAACAAAGTTATACTTGTAGACGCAGATGGTGTACTACTAAACTGGGAATGGGCATTCGGTGTGTGGATGGAACAACACGGACACACCTCAATCGAAAATGGTAACTTGTTATATGATATCGGAGAACGATACGGTATCACAAAAGAGCAGGGTAAACAACTAATCAAAATCTTTAATGAAAGTGCAGCAATAGGATTTTTGCCAGCACTTCGTGATGCAATGTTTTATGTAAAACGACTCCACGAAGAACATGGATATGTTTTTCATTGCATAACTAGTTTAAGTACTGATCCAAATGCAGGTAAGTTACGTGAAATGAACTTACAAAAACTTTTTGGTAAAACAGCATTTGAAAAAGTTGTATGTTTAGATACAGGTGCAGACAAAGATGAAATACTTGTAACATACAATGGTACAAACTATTATTGGGTTGAAGATAAACTTGAAAATGCTATAGTAGGTAAAGAGTTTGGACTTCGACCAATACTAATGGAGCATGGCCATAACATGCACGAAACAGTTCCAGAAGGTATTACTAAAGTACTTAACTGGAAAGAAATATACGATATAGTTACAGGAGAAAACTAATGAGTGAACAAACACAACATGAACAGATTTTACATGCATTTCAAACTTATGTACAAGAATCTGTAACATTTGAAGAAAAAGGTGTTAAGGCAGCAGCCGCTAGAGCTCGTAAAGCACTAGGTGATCTAGGCAAACTTACAAAAACACGTAGAGCAGAAATCCAAGAGAAAAAGAACACAATGTAATGTGGTCTTTGTGGGCTAAGGCCCTAGGAGCAAAAGCATATGAAGACGACGATAGAGCTGACAGAGTTGCAATCATTCGTACTCTTATTGTGGGGTTCGAGCTTTTTGTCGGCATTTTTATTATCTTAAATGCAATAGCCAATCACGGCTGGAACTTGATAGGATTATAACGTATGTTAGCGTTATAATCCTTTCTTTTTGTAAATATTAGTATGACGTATTTTGAACTCAAAGAAGCTAATCGCTTTTACTGGCTAGTCAAAGGTCAACTCATTCCTGAATCTTGGAACGAAAAAGATATTCGCGACACATATGAATCTTACTTTAGACGCTTGTGGGGCAACCACGAAAGAGCAGTATATGGCGAGTTAGGATTTGAAGCAGCCTGGGCAAAAACGCCAAGCAAAAAAGCGGTTGACATCTAAAGTATAAACTGTTATAAATAACCTGTAGGCGTTACAAAGCGTATTTGGACTCCGGGGCGGTACCGGACGCCTCCACCATAAGCACTCTATCCCAACCTGACGAGGGCGGATCGTAAAGAACTAAACAGAGTGCTTATGATGGGGGCGAAATAGGTTTCGACAGGTAGGCAAGTTTACAAAACACAAATGCAAACGATAACTTTGCACCTGAGTTAGCCCTAGCGGCATGATTCACGGGGTTAGTCCACCTTGTTACCAAACGGCTAGAAAGGTGTTGCAGAGATGTAACACCTTTCTTCTTTTGTAATCACACCTAGTGAAAATGCTGCATCGCAATGATAACTAATAGTATGTGCAAAATGCAACGTTTTGCGCTATAGTATATTATTGTTAATAAAATCAAAAAAGGAAATGAACATATGCGTACATTCGTAATCGCAATGGTAGCCGCAATGGCTGCAACTTCAGCAACAGCTATGGACCTATCAGTTCCAGGCCTAGCACTGAACACAGACGTAGTAGCAGAGTATAAACTTGATGCAGAAACAACTACAGTCACAATCAATCCAGAACTAGCACTAGAGCCAGTTACTGCTCCAGGTCTTGAACTAACAGCAGGAATGACTTTAAGTGCATATGACAATGCAGGCGGTGTAACTCTATTTGACGAGTTTGATGTTTTACCATCAGTTGACTTTGGTGCAACATACACACTACCTACATGGTCAAATGTAGAACTATCTGCAGGTACTTCATATGACTTCGACGCAAAAGAGCGTGGTGAAGTTTCTTTGAAAGCAACTTTTAGTTTCTAATCTGATTGTATAGCGATCAACTTGGGCGGCTTCGGTCGCCCTTTTTTTATGACCGATTTTCAATAAATACAACTATAATAGATTGGGAGGTCTACAATGGCAAAAGCATTTATTGGCGGAAGTAGTGTCTTGGAACCTACTCGCAAAAAAACAAGCATTGGCGGAAATCACAGTATGATCAAAACCAGTTCAATGAGCAAAGGCAAGCGGAAGTCTTACAAAAGATATCGCGGGCAAGGAAGATAACATGATTAAGAACTTTAAGGACATAGTAATACTACTAATAACTTCAGGAGTGTTAATACTCCTAGGAGTTATTATCATAGGTGACTATATTGTAGCACTAGAAGAAAATAGGCCTGTTGATGAAAGTGTAATTACACTAATGAAAATGTCAGTAACAGGATTGATTGGTGTTATTGGTGGATACATAGGTGGAAGTAAATGAATATGAAATTTGGAATAGGCGTAGTTATTGCAATAGTAATGCAAGTAAGTGCATTTGTATGGTGGACCGCACAACAAGCACAAACAATAGAACTATTGAAAACAGAAGTAAGCGAACTTACCAGCAAGATGGCTGTGGAAGATGAAGTAAACATGGCTCGTGATATTGCTGATATGAAAAAAATGTTACAAGAAAACAGTATATGGTTAACAGAACTATCTACTGATGTTGATGACTTGATTGATTTTGCAGAGTTTACAGAAAACAAATGGGCAGGATCATACGATGAAGATCCTGGATACGACAGACTATTCGGTAAGAAGCCGGCAAAGGAATAATAATGTTTAGTTTTGACGTAGAAAATATTACCAAGGGAATTGGCGTAGTAACAGCATCATTTGCATTGATTGGTGGCGGATATACACTATGGGATAAACTAGAAAGCAAAGACATTCTTACATGGGCACCAGAACATTTTCAAGTATCTGATGCTCCTGCTACTGGAACCTTTGATGTTATCGTTGCACGTGAAAAGCACAGAGACGATTGCAGTGTTGAAGGATTTACGCTTGAAGTCAAGGACAGCAAGTATATGGTTCACAAAGCTATTCCTGGTATGACAAAGTTTAGTGGACCTGCATCAGACAAGATTGACAAGTTTGGATTTACGTTTACTATTGATAAAGAACACGTTGGCATGATGCCTGCAGGACCTGCAACACTATTGGCACGTATTGATTATATGTGTCCAGAAGGTCCAACCGTAGTTGCTTATCCAGATCACGAAAATCTAACGTTTAATATAACAAAATAGCATTTCAAAGGAGAGGGCAAATGCAAACACAAAATGAATATGATGTAACAGTCATTAAAGTAGTTGACGGAGATACCGTTGATGTTGATATCGATCTAGGGTTTGGCGTAACACTAACTGATGAGCGTGTACGCATTATGGGCATAGACACACCAGAGTCACGCACAAGAGACAAGGTAGAAGACTTGTTCGGCGAAGCAGCCAAAGCACGTTTAAAAGAGCTTATGAAGAATGGTGGCAAACTTATTACCACAGAAGATCGCAAAGGCGAAGATATGAAAGGCAAGTTCGGACGTATCCTAGGTGACTTCAAAGTAGACTATAATGGTGAAACAAAAACTGTAACAGACATACTTGTTGAAGAGGGACATGCTGTTGCTTACTTTGGTGGTAGCAAAGAAGAAATCCAAATGAAGCACATGGCCAACAGAGAAAAGCTTCTACGTGAAGGCATTGTTGATCGTGCAGAATATGATGAAGCAGTGGCTCTAATGGAAGAAAAATAAAGGTTGACAAATACTCCTTATTAGTGTAATATTATTATAAAAAACAATAATAAAGGAGTATTTTATTATGAAAACTAAAGTAAAAAACAAAGTAAAAGGCACTAGATTCTACAAAGCCGGAACACAAAATCAAACTATCTTACAAAACTATTGGGGTAATGGTAAAACATTTACTACCGAAGAGTTGAAAGATACACTACATATAGCGTCACCTGGTGCTAGACTATCAGAGCTAAGAGAAGCTGGCTTTGATGTTAGAGTAGTCGATACTGTATCGAATGACTTCGGAGCAGGAAGACCTACTGTAAAATACAAGATTATGCAAAGAAGAACTGCATAATATAGGTTGACAACTCAATAAAACCCTGCTATACTATAGATATTATTAACTTAGAAAGGCAGGGTTTTATTATGACTATGCATTTGGTAGGTCCGTATATGACTACGACCAACTACAAGAAGCGTAAGCAGAAGAAACTTACAGACAATCAAAGAGTTAAACTAGAACAAGAATGGCGAGCATACAACAAACGTATGCGTCAGACGAACTGCCATTCGGCACAGTTCGAGCAGTTCGAACAGTATCTTTCGTACATCCGAGGCGAACACAAGCCACGCAAACAAGAGCAAGAGTTCAAACCTTTTGTTCCTGCAACTAACTATCGCAGAGAAACACAGCATATTCCGAGCCATAACGCAGACCAGTTTGCACCGTGTGTAAAGAAAGAAAGTATGGAGTACACAGGCGAGCGCCAACTGCTAGGCATTGCAACTATGCACAAAAGTAACATGGTTCCAGTGTTTGCAGACAACAAAGAACAAGCAGTAGAGATTGCTCAGATGCGCAGAAACTAAAGTATGTACTTAAATCTCCACAGAAAACCACTTAAATAGTAGACCGAGGGAAGAAAAATGAAAAAGTTTTTGCTATCTCTAGCAGGCATTCTTTTTGCAGTACAGGCAAATGCAGGCATTAGAGAACTATATAAAAGTAGCAGCAATCCTCAAGAGTATTGTTTGGCGCTTAATATATATCATGAAGCAAGGAGCAGTAACCTTGCTGATCAAGCGGCAGTCGCAGATGTCGTGCTTAATCGTGTGCATGATACTCGTTATCCTGACACAGTCTGCGATGTAGTATATCAGGCTCGTATGAGACCTAGTTGGAAGGATGAAACAGTAATGATTCCTATCCGCAACCAATGTCAGTTTAGTTGGTATTGCGATGGGAGAGATGACACGCCTACAGATCAAGATGCTTGGATTTCTGCACAGCAGACAGCATACTTTATGATTTTAGATGGACGTTATCGAGGAGTTACAGAAGGAGCAACACATTATCATGCAACATATGTTGACCCTGCCTGGGCAAGAGATTTTGCCTTAGTAGGACGTATTGGAGCGCATGTGTTTTATCGTTGGGAAAGATAGATGGCATTAGGAATATTAGTATTAATCACAGCATTAACAATATCAGGCGTAGCAATATATTATAGTGTCGCTGGGCTGGTAGCAATCTTTGCTGCCGCCGCAGTGCCTATTATGATTATGGGCGGCGCACTAGAAATAGCAAAACTTGTTACAGCAGTTTGGCTCCATCGGTACTGGCGGCAAACTGTTTGGTGGCTAAAGAGTTACCTTACCCTAGCTGTGGTTGTACTAATGCTAATAACTTCTATGGGTATCTTTGGCTTTTTGTCTAAAGCACACATTGAACAAACAAGTGCAAGCCAAGAAAGTGTAGCACAAGTTGAAAGACTAACTTCTGAGATTGCACGTCAAGAAGGTATTATTGAACGTGCAGAAACAAAGATCAAACAGTTAGAGTCTAGCGGCACAGGGGCTGATGCTAACATACAAGCACAAATAGATAAAGAACAAGACCGTATTGACAAAGCATTTGAACGTATTCAGCCTGCTATTGATCAGCAGAATAAGATTATTTCAGATGCAAGAGAAACTGACAACACTAGAACTAAACCTTATGAGGATCAGCTTACAAGTATACAAGCTGAAATACTTCGTTTAGAAAACAGTGCTAGAGAATATGAAACTTCTATTACAAATCTTGAAGTTAATAACAGTGCGGTAGAACCTTTGCTTGCACAGATTAGTGCTATTGAAGAAGAAATCATTCGTGTAACAAATCAAATCAATAGTGGTGAAAGATCACAGGTAAGAGCCGCACAAGCTATTATTGGTGTGTCTAGTGACGGATTGTTTGGTAACAACACTAGAGAAGCACTAGCAAAATGGGTAAGCGGACAGCGTGATCGTATAACACAAATACAAGGCGAAGTTGCTCAGGTACGCAAAGATGCAGGAGCAGAAGTTACAGCAGAGCGTGATCGTTTAGCAGGTGTTGTTAAAGATATTAGAACAGTTCAAATACCTGCACTAAAAGAACGTGAACTCACAATGCTAGGCAAAATAGACGAAGTACGTCAAACAGAGTCGCCTGTTATACAAACAGCACGAGATGAAATACAAAGACTACGTAAAAGTGCAGAAGACCAAGTAGCACAGTCACAAGCACTAATAGAAAGACTACGTGGTCAACTAGCACAGACAGACAAAGTCGCAGAAATAGATGCGCAAGTACAAGAACAAAACACTCGCATTAAAGATGCAAACGCAGAAATAGATACACTTACTGAACAAAAATATGCACTAGAAGCAGAGTATCGCAAACTAGAAGCAGAAGTAGGCCCAGTCAAATATATTGCTGAGTTTGTATATGGCGAAAGTGCAGATACAAATCTACTAGAAGAAGCAGTACGCTGGGTGATTCTAGTTATTATATTTGTGTTTGATCCACTAGCAGTTCTACTATTAATCGCAAGCCAATATACCTTTGAGTTTCATCGCAAACGCAAGGATGACGACGGTGAGCGTCTTCGGCTCGAGAGACAAGAATACGAGCAAGCAAGAGCACAGCGCATAGTTGACAACCCTGGCTATAATATTGATGATCCTGCGACGGCTGAAGAAAAGGAAGAAGTAAATGACGTTGGAACAGCTGAAGCTGATGTTGGACAACTTGGAGCCAGCGATAATGGAAGAGACACTGCCGAAGGAATGGCTGTGGCCGGAGAAGGAGTAGAAGATGCAAGAGTGGATGAACCTACAGACAGCAATATACAAGATGGTAATGTGGAACTTGATGAACGAAATCGAGAAGCCGATGATGAGGAAAGTATATCGGGATGGAGCGATGTGGAACTTGACGAAGAACAAGTTCCTGACAGTAGCGAAACCCAAGAAGGAACTAGTACCGAGCAGGACCCCGGAGGAAGTGCTACAGCACCTGAACAGGTAGAATCAAAAAAAAAGGTAGAACCTACCGCATTGTTGGAAGAGTCAAAAAGGGAAGCTGAGTACGAAGCTAAAGAAGAAACCGAAGAGTGGAAGCAAGGCAAAGTAAAGTGGAAGGCAGAACATCCAGAAGACACCCTCAAGAGATATAAAAACTTATATATAAAAGGTGTAATAGATGAATTACCTTGGGAAAGACCACAGTATACAACTGTAGAAGAGCCCGAAGGTTACCAACAAAATGCGGAACAAAATGAATCAAGCATCTTTAACAGAATTAGACGAACTGAACAAGATTAAGATAATAACAAGTCCTGATAGAGTTTATGACGCTAGTTCAGATATATTGTTAATCAATCCTAGTCAAGAAAGATTGTCTCAGTTTCAAGAAGAGTTTTTAGCAACTACAAACATATCTTGTAATGTCTATTTGTATGAACATAGGACATATGATCCTAGTAATTTTGCTTGGTTATTGAGTGTTTTTAGAAGTAGTAAACTTACTATTTTAGATTTAGACAACCTTTCTCCTCACCTAAAAGACTTTATTGCATACTTTCTTGCGCAACCAACAACTTTTTGGTTGACAAATATAGAGAAACCAGTATATAATCATATTAGTAAGAATAAGATATACTCGTTTGATTTCTTACAAACCTTAGGAGGTAACTTTGAGAAGACAACACTCGAATAGTAAAGACCGTGTTAAAACAGGTCTTACAGTTGAAGTCCGTAATGGCGACTTCGCTTACGCATTGCGTAAGTTTAAAAAGAAAGTTCAAGAAGATGGTATTCTTCAAGAACTACGTGAAAGACAACACTACACCAAACCAAGCGAAAAACGCAAAAAAGCAAAAGCAGCAGGTCGTGCCCGCTGGTTGAAAAAACAACGTAAACAGGAACAAGAACGAGGCTTCTAATGCGCATCGAACAAGACGTTAAACTTGACTACAAGGACGTACTCATACGGCCTAAGCGTTCAACACTAGGATCACGCAAGGAAGTAGACCTAGAACGAGGTTACACATTCCGTAACTATACTTCAGACTTTCCAGATAATATAGAAGAACGTCATTGGCGTGGCATTCCTCTTATGGCTGCTAACATGGATGGCGTTGGCACATTTGAAATGGCTGACCAACTTGCAACTGCAGGTATCTTCACTTGCTTAGTTAAAACTTATAGCGTAGAACAACTAGTAGAGTACTTTGATACAGATATGTATGAACGTACAAACTATGTCGCTATGAGCATTGGCATTAATGGCAGTGACTGGAACAAGTTTAAAAGTGTATATGAACGTGCAGACGGTAATCTAAAATACGTTTGCATTGACGTAGCAAACGGATATTCAAATCGCTTCCGTGACTTTGTTGCAGAAATGCGTAAGACATATCCAAATATTGTAATCATCGCTGGAAATGTAGTAACTGGCGAAATGACGGAGGAACTTATTCTTGCTGGCGCAGATATTATTAAAGTGGGCATCGGCCCTGGAAGTGTTTGTACAACACGGATCCAAACTGGTGTTGGTTACCCTCAGCTTTCCGCTGTTATTGAGTGCGCTGATGCTGCTCACGGTCTTGGTGGCCATATCATTGCGGATGGTGGCTGCACTACTCCTGGCGATGTAGCCAAAGCATTTGCCGCTGGAGCAGACTTTGTAATGCTAGGTGGTATGCTTGCCGGACACGATGAAGGCGGCGGCGAAGTAATCACAAAGCACTATGCAAACAATGAATACACAAGACAAGATGATGGTACTTATGTGCCACACTTTGAACAAAGACACTTTGTACAGTTTTACGGCATGAGCAGTAAAAGTGCAAATGAAAAGCATTTCGGAGGATTGAAAGATTATCGTTCCTCGGAAGGCAGGACAGTCCTTGTACCCTACAGGGGATCTGTGGGTATAACCGTACAAGAAATACTCGGGGGTATTAGGTCTGCCTGTACGTATGCTGGAGCAGTGCGCTTGAAGCACCTATCTAAGTGTACAACATTTGTTCGTTGTACTCAAACTCATAACTCTGTTTATGAAAAAAGCACGATTGGCAAATGATAAATAACTGTGTACATTATAAGAGTTATAATGTACTAGGATGCCGAAAGGATCCTAATATTAATCTTGCTTATTAAAGGAGAAAAAACATGACAAGACTAACAACTCTAGACCTACCACACTTTCATAGAGCAACTATTGGCTTTGACAGACTGTTTAACGAATTAGAAACACAATTTGCAAATAGTCCTAATGGAAATGGTTATCCCCCATACAACATTGCACAAATCAACGAAGACGAGTATATGATCTCTGTTGCCGTTGCTGGCTTTGGTATGGATAATCTGTCTGTAGAAAAAGACAAGAACGTTCTTAAGATTGAAGGTATCGCTCCTAAGGGAGGCGAACATGTCAACTACCTGCACAAAGGTATTGGCGGTCGCAACTTCCGTAGAGAGTTTACACTTGCTGACCACGTAGAAGTTGTCAGTGCTGGACTTGACCTAGGTATGCTTAATGTGCACCTAAAGCGTGAAGTTCCAGAAGAACTACAACCTAAGAAGATTGAAATCACAGACTGGAATGGTCATGTGACAGAAGCAATCGACGTAGACGCAAACGAAAAGTAAACAGTCTAGGGGGAGTTTTATACTCCCCCAATTTAAGGAACAGGTATGACAACTGAAGTAGTTATTGACGAAAAAATCAAACGTGAAATTAAAGAACCTAACAACTATAATGTAATCATGTTAAATGATGACGGAACTCCGATGGAGTGGGTAGTACAAGTACTACAAGAAATCTATCGACACAGCCTTACGTCAGCTCAGGAAATAATGTTAACTATTCACAATGAGGGATCAGCAGTCGTTGGCACTTATAAGTACGAAATAGCAGAACAAAAAGCAGTAGAAACTGTTAATGCAAGTCGCAATCAAGGGTTTCCACTGATATGTAAGGTTGAGGAAGAATGAGCTTAAAAGATTTAACTTGGGAACATCATAAAAATGCAGAACGTCAAGAGTTTGTTAAAGAACTCATGGGCGGCAAAATAACAAATGAAAGATATGCAACATATCTTTTCAATCAACATCCAGCATATAATACACTAGAAATGCTAGGCATGATGCATGGGTTATTTGATGGGGTGCCTGAGCTAAGGCGAGCACCACGCATACATGAAGACTACCAAGAGCTTTGGAGCGATGACTTTAAACAGCCTGCATTATGTAAAAGTGTACGTGAATATATGGATCACTTAATGAGTATTAAAGATGATGCTGAAAAACTAATGGCACACATCTATGTAAGACATATGGGAGATCTAAGTGGCGGACAAATGATTGCAAAACGTGTTCCTGGCAAAGGATTATTTTATCAGTTTAATCGTCCAGTAGATGAACTTAAAGAACATATACGTTCTAAAATCAATGACGACATGGCAGACGAAGCAAAACTATGCTTTGACTTTGCTACAAGATTATTTCAAGAGATGGCAGGATTAACAGAATGAGTGTTATCTGGGATAGACTTATAGAATGTCAAAATGAAATCATAAATATTTTTAATGAAAAGGCAAAAGAAGTACAAGAAGACGGTCTTGATTATTTTAACCGTCCAGATAGCGGTTGGATTAATCGTGTTTGGTCCAACGATAGTATCAGACGTGCTCACATCGATGTAGTTGACGCTAGAGATACAAAGGGTTTATGGATGATGCATGTATGCATATTTCCAACACTTGACAATCCTGCACCTATATACGGTTTCGATGTAATCGCAGGCAAGAACAAGATGACTGGTGCGTTCCATGACTTTTCACCAAGTGCTGATCCTGACCACCCTATGATACAAGGTTACTACGAAAGCGTAGAAGACTTTATTCCTAAGAAGCAACGTGAACTGCCTGAGTGGGCTCGCAACATCTTTACAGATAAAATGCTTGCCGCAGGAAATGTAACCACAGAAGAAGAAGCAGTTGCTATTATTGAGATTGCTCTAAACAATCTTCATGCTTATTTTGATGAAGTAGGTCTTACTGATAAAGAAGGTGATCCGACTATTGTCGCTGCATGTCAAGACTATTACTGTCACAATCAGCAACAGAATCCACACACTCCTAATGTTATGAAAAGTCTAGGGCTTCCTGAAGAAGATGTAGACAAGTTCTGCACAGACATGCTGTTTCCTAAACTAGCATAAATACAACATAATAGGAAACCCACATGAGATTTGCTGACTTTAAACTTGTAGAAACAAAAATGCTCAAAGAAGAAGCACTGCCTAGTAATGTTATGGCTGCTAAAGAAATGGGCAAAACAAACCCAGCAGGCGATAGAAAATATGTTATTGCTATCGCAAAAAGCATGAGAGCTAATAAGCCTTTTGCATTTGTTCCACAAGGTAAAACAGTAAAAGCCAAAGAAGGTACTTTTGGTATTATTGATAAGATCACTTACAATGGCGCAGAAATGAGTAGCGAAGAATGGGAAACATGGGCAAACAATCCTAAGACAGATGTAGCAGAGATTGTTAAAACTACTTTTACTGTTGACGGCGAAGAATATGCTCTTAACAAAATGTGGAAAACAGAAGCAGCAACAGGTGCTATGAGCATTAACAAAGGTGATGCTGCTGAGGCTATTCTTGGCGCAAGTATTACAGCAAAGTTTGACAAAGGCGGAAAGCCTATTAAGCCAGTTGACATTGTAAACGTTCTTAAGAACGTTGTTTCACAAGGCACAATAGATGGTGAAACTAACTATGAAACCGCAGGCATTGAAGATGATAATTATTTGTTCAAACTAACACTTAATGCTACTTCAATGAAATCATTGAGAATGTGGATTGAAGAAGACGATCCAATGGCTGCTCCAAAAGGATTTAAGATTGTTGATGAAGGTGTTGAAGCACAAACTATCAAAGACCTGCAGATGCAAATCAAAGCAGCAGTAGAATATGCTAATAGAAATGAACGTTGTATTACAGCAGTTGAAAAAGCAAAAGCAGATCCTAAAAAGAACCAAGTTCAAATCCTAAGTGACGGCGGCGATGCTACACAGCAAAGTGTAACTAAAGTTGACCTTAAGATCACATATGACGGACAAGTAACTAGACTACTGAGTCTTAAAGCAGGAAGTGTTAAGCAGTTTGGACAACTAAGTGGTGCTGAATATGAAACCGCAGCAGGCTTCTTTGAAAGTGTTCTTAAGTTTAGATTGCCCGACAAACTAGCAACTACATTTGGATTTAAGCCTAGCACAGATCCTGACTACAAAGACTACAACTACGGTAAAGGACCTTTTGAAAAACTATACAGTGAAATGGCTAAACAAGCCACGGAGTATACAAAGGGTGACAATACGAAAAAAGAATACAAACTAGTACAAAATGTTTATGATGGTATTAACTATCATGCTACTAGAGAAGAAGAAGGTGTAACAATGGTTATTCTTTCTCCTAGTGCAAAAGTTGCATACAAAGAACTTGCATTTGACTCAAGATTACTAGCAGCACTAGAACTTTACGATCTACAGGTTATTAACGAACCTGGACTATCTAATCACAGAATCAGTATTGTAGGAACTTTACTAGGTGAAAAAGCAGAATATGCTCTTGGCAAAGATGGCAAGATGAAAATACCTAGCAAGAACGTTCTTGTCCAGCTAAGAACTGCAAAGTCGGGCGGCGCTATTCGTAACCTAGTTGAGATGGGTCCACTATTAAAAGATCTAGCTGACATTGAAAAACTAGACAAAGCAGAAGCAGAGCGTAAAAAAGTACAGCAAGAACAGCCTAAAGAAAAGCCAGCTGCTACAGAAAAACCACAACCTGCTAACGATCCAAACGCTACCATTTAACTAGCACAAAATTCACACATTAATCACATAAATACATGTGGAGGGCATCCACATGAAAAATAGAATAATACTTGCTACAGCTCTAGCAATCGCTGCAATGAGTGGTGCAGCAGCCGGTGACTTGACTTGGGGCTTTAAAAACCCAGCATTTCATTATGGCAACGGATACAGTACCCATGTGTTATCCGTTGAGCAATTACAGTATAATCGTAAAAAAGAAATACAAGAAAACGCAGATGCAGAAGCTGCACGACTAGAGCGCGAACTAGAAAACACAACACTCAACAAGTTTATAAAGAACGTAGAATCTCGTATATATGCACAGCTATCAAAACAGATGGTCGACAGTATGTTTGCAGATTGTACAGATGATACAGGTGCAACATGTGCAAGCGCAGGTACAGCAGAAATAGAAGGGTCACAGATTACTTGGCTCAAAGATACTACAACTGGTGAAATTACACTTGAAGTAATAGAAAGCGATGGTAGTGTAACAACTATTACAATCCCAGGCGGCGGGGAGTTTAACTTCTAATGAAACTATTAGCAGTATTATTATCTCTAGCACTAATGACAGGTTGCACAAGTATTCCTAGTTCAGTAGAAATAGGCAATCCGCCTAGTGTACAATCATCACCTATACCTATGATGATGAGTGCAGTGCCACCTATTGATGGCAAAAAGATTACAATCGCAGTTTATCAGTTTATGGATAAAACTGGACAGCGTAAACCAGCAGACAACATTGCTAACTTGAGCAGTGCAGTAACCCAAGGCAGTGAAGTATGGGTTATTAAAGCACTACAAGAAGTAGGCAACGGAACTTGGTTTGAAGTTGTTGAACGTGTTGGAATGGATCACCTTATTAAAGAACGTCAGTTGATTCGCAACACAAGAGAAGTATATGAAAAAGAATTACCGAATGGGCCTACACCTCTTAAACCTATGACATTTGCCGGACTAATCCTCGAGGGCGGAATAGTCGGGTATGATTCAAACATAGCGGTTGGAGGTGTAGGCGCACGTTATTTGGGAATAGGCGCACAAACAGAGTACAGAGTAGACACAGTTACTATTGTTATGCGCTTAGTGAGCGTTAGTACAGGGAAAGTGCTAATGAGTATAGCAACCGAAAAGACAATCGCAAGCTATAGGTCCGGAGCGGACATCTTCAAGTTCTTGGACTTGGGGACAAAACTCGTTGAATCTGAAGCAGGATACAGCGTAAACGAACCAGTAAACTATGCTGTGAGGGCAGCTATTGAAGCAGGTATAGTTGAATTGGTGTACGAAGGAGAAAGGAAGGATCTCTGGGACTTTAAAGAATGAGGGCAAATAAATGTTTAAAAGACTACTTTATATAGTCTTGTTCTCCTTTGCGATATCTCCAGCTCTGGCTAATGACATTTACATTGAACAAGTAGGTGATACACTAGACTTAGATATTGTACAAGACGGGCAAGGCAACGTCATAGGTACTTCCACACAGGCAGCAGTGCTTGAAGGAAGTGGTATGACTTTTTCTATCACACAGACAGGAAACTTTAACACAATCGCAGCACAAATCAAAGGTGTAAACTACACTGGTACTTGGGACTTCTCAGGTGACTCGAACACAGTGGACATGCTTTGTGACAGTGTCGGAGGTGTAAACTGTGACGATGTACAAGTTGATATTACTGTAGGCGGAACAAACCTAAGTGATTCAAATGAGTTTAAGGTTTATGTTGGCGAATCTGCTGACGCTGAAAACTTAGTTGCAAACTTTACAGTTGACGGTGACGGCAACGTGTTTGATGTAGATGTAGACGGTACTAATGCAGCTATTACTGTAACCGTTGACAATACAGCAAGCCTTGCATCAGGACCAGGCACAGATAACACACTCACAGGTGCTACAGGTACAACTGGTAATGTTATTGACATTGACGTAGATGGCAACGGATCAGCAGGTCACAGTATTACACTTGACATAACTGGCGGCGGAAGCAACTATGCAATAACACAAAGTGGCATCAATGACAATACTGTAGATGCTACATTTGATGGTGACGATCAGTCAGTGAATATTACACAAAGCGATTGATATGTTAAAACATTTAGTTATTTTATTATCTTTACTCACACTGCCTTCTGGAGCATTTGCTTCTGCAGGGGCCATTGGCGAACTTAAAGGTTCTGGTGTACTAGAGAGAGATAATGAAGTAATTGAGGGCAACAAAGGCGTCAGTGTCCAAAGTATGGATACTGCCGTCACAGCCAACGGAAGGATGAGGATTGATTTTGTTGATGAAACGAGGGTAGATTTAACAGAGCATTCTCGCTTGTTGATTGACGAGTTTGTATACGATCCTGCAAATGATGTTGGCACACTTTCGATCAAGGCAAGTCTGGGAGGAGTGCGTTATGCTTCAGGGCAAATAGCAAAACGTTATCGCCAGAATGTTAAGATCAAAACACCATCTGCTACAATCGGAGTTAGAGGAACCGATTTTATTATGTTAGTAGATGAGGCGGGGGGAACAATGGTTACACTACTTCCTTCTTGTGACGTAGATGGGTACTGTTACACAGGAGAAATAGAAGTAGAAACCGACGCTGGTTTCGTTATCATGAACCAAGCCTTCCAATCAACCATGGTCACACACGGCATGCGACCTCCGTCTCCTCCTCTTGTATTACCGCTTAGTGAAAGCGACATCAACAACTTGCTAATACTACGTAAGAAAACTCCTTATGATGAGGAAGAAGATGAAATACGTAGGAAGGCAAAACAGATGTTTGATTTCTTAGCTATAGACGCACTAGAGTTTGACGAACTAGATAAAGATACACTCGCAGATTCGATCAAAGATATTTGGGTAACAGACTTAGATAGAGGAGCAGACTATTATTTAGGCGAACTACTACACGATATGATTGATTTGCTTAATCTAGCTCTTGCAGATTTATTTAGAGATCAACTCGACACAGAAAACGAAGAACTATTTAGACAAAGAGAATACGGATACGATGAAACTACACGTATTACCCTTAACTATTCACAACCTATATTCCACGTACAGCGTAATGACGTAGGAATGTATCATACTATTGATCTTAAACTAAACGATCAATACGGCTACACTATTAACATGGAGCAACAGGATGGCGCAGTATACGACTATATGCTGGGCGTTGGTAGCAACACTATCGATATTACCCAACGTCAGTAATGCTAATGACTTATACATCGACCAAGTTGGCGACGATTTCACTTTGGAAATACAACAGCGCAGCCAAAACAACTATATTAACTTAAACAGTACAGGCGACGGCAACAACGTTACTGTACGCCAAGGTATGCACGATGACGGTACAATAGATGATGACGAAACAGGCGGGCACGAAGCATACTGGACTGTAACAGGAAATAACAATACAGTTGGCAGTTATCAAACTGACACTAACAGAGGCGGAGGAGGAGGCAATCCGCATCATCTTGCTAATATTATTGACGGGGATGGCAATACAGTAGAACACATACAAATGGGCAAGGCAGGACACGATGGCTTTATAGAAATAACAGGCGATTCTAACACAGTAGATTTATATCAAAGAGGCAATGGCGGTGTCAAATGGGCAGACATTGTATTAACAGGCGACGGGCACACAGTAGATGTTGATCAGAGAGGAAGCAACTCAGCAAGTGCTGAATTAAATTTAACAAACTCAGGGGGTGCATACAACTACACCCTATCTCAAAATGTTACCACAAGCGCAGATAGTATTAGTGTATTCGGTTCTTGTGCTAACACATCTGGTTGTACGGTTACAGTTAATCGCAACAACTAAAAAATATATTTTTGGAGGGCAAAAAAATGAAATATATTCTTACAGTCATAGCTCTGATGGTGGCAAGCACCGCATGGGCAAACCCAAACAACGAAGCGATGAAGTCTTGTTTGGCAGAATACAAATACACATCAGATCAGTTTGACACATTTGATTGGAACAAAGCAGCAGCTTGCCATTCAGATTATCGTGTAGGCGTTACCCAAGCAAAGAATGCAGAACTACGTGATTTCCTAAAGCACAACCCACGCTATAGAGTGCCAGGACAAAGTCAGAATCGTTGTTGGGGCAAGCCACGTGAAATGCCGTTTGAAAGTGCATACATCAAACAAACACAAGGCGGCTTTGAAGCAGGTGTAAGTTACAAAGATAAACTACCAGCAGGTTGTTATGAAAATGGACCATGGGATAATCGCGATGTGGAAAACTAGTATTGTAATGGTGACTTTCCTTTTCCTAATGCTTTATGGCATGTTTGCATATAGCGGCTCAAGTCAGAGGTATTGGGAAAATGTTGGTCCGACATGGGATAAAATGCTAAATCCTTGTAGTTACGAAGCATGTAACGGCGATTAACACATACTATAATCTGTACAAAAATTACATTAAATATTAATGTAGCAGAGCGTGAGGGCGTTCTATTACAAGCGAGGGTAACAACATGAAAAGAAAACTTCTAGCAGGGGCCGTTCTGGCCGCTCTACTTTCTACAACGGCACTAGCCGACACATCAAGTATGAACGGCAGTGTAGCCGGAATGGGCATACTTGAAAACGATTATGTTCGTGCAGGAGTAAATGGCACAGCAGGTACATTTGGTAGCGGAGGCGGAACACGCCCGGGACTACAATACGATAGCACAGGCACAGGGACATTTCCAGCAGATAGCGCACAAGGTGATTATCTAACACCAGGATCACCATTTGATGGATTCAGTGTTATGGTAGATGGCACTAACTACGCAAACAACAACAGCAGCGGAAATGCTATTGATTATGATTCCAGCGGACTAACAGATGGCACAAACAGTTTAACGTGGCGCGGCAATGTGCGAGGTATATTTGATATTACAAACACATACACGCTAGGAACTACAAGCGAGTACATTGATATTACATCAGCTATTACAATGGGTACAGCCGCTGATGATGTTTGGTTCTCAAGACACATTGACCCAGATGCTATGCCAGAACCAGGGGACACAAGTGCCACAGACAACGTACTAGGCTACGGTGCTATTCCAGATTCAAATGTTGCGTTTTCAGAAGCAACTACAAGTCGTTATGCTCTAGGACTATATTCAACAGACTCAAACGTAGATGCTGGTATTACAGGATGGACGCAAGATGCTGACAGTTATACTGAAAATGATTTTGATCCTTCATCAAATACAAACACAGGCGACAACACCATTGGACTAAGTTGGCACTGGACAAGTGTAGGTGTTGGTGATATTCTAACAGCAAGTTATGCATACATCTTTGGACCAAGTGCTTTTGATGCTGCTGACACTGCCGTCACAGGCGGAGCTGGAGGCGGAGCTGACATTCTTACAGGCGACTTAGAAGATGTTGGTTCAGCTACTGATGCGGCAGAAGGTACATCTACACCTGTGATTACATACAGCGATCCTGTTGTAGACGCAGACTTGCCAGTTCTTACACAAACACAAACAACACACGATGCAAGTGAGACTGCAACTGTACAAACTATTGACAGGGAAACTACAACTATTGTTACAACACCAATGGAAATCATTACATACACAGACGGTGTTGAAACAGCAAGAACACCTACAGATAGTGTAGCAGTAACAACTGTAACAGATCCAGGTTCGTTCACAGGACGCATTGATCAAGTAGCAACTGCACAAGACGTTACAAGTTCTGCACTACGCACACTAAACTTTGATACAGTAAGTGGTGTAGGCATGAACAGCAAAATGAACAATGGCATGGGCGGAAGTACAAAAGGTTTCCAAGCAGGTGCTAAGAAAGAACTAGAGAACGGTGCAACTGTTGGACTAGGTGGTGCAAGACTAACTAGCTCACTTGAAGGCAACGGCGATTCAATCGGTACAGACACAACTGCGGTTGCAGTTAGTGTTGAGCGTAACAATGTTGAACTAAGTGTTCGTCATGCAATGAGCGACTATGACATTTCACGTACAATCGGTGACTTTGCTAACACAGGCAAAACAAGTGGCACAGACACAGCAGTTAGCCTAATGTACTCACCAGAAGGCGACAAAGTACGTCCAGTCATTGGTTACACAAGAGGCAAGCGTACAATGGATGGTTACACTGAAGAAGGTTCGATCCAAAGTGCAAGAACTGTTGCTGACTCAAGTGAAATGTACGGGTACGCAACTATAGGCGGAACTATTGATCTAGGTGCGCTAAATATTACAGCACTACATCACACAGATGGAGTTAATGATGTTATCGTAGGCGTTGAAAAAGAAACTGGTAAAGTTACATACAATCTTTCAGCACAGCGTTCAATGACAGACCTCGGAAACACTAACTCAGTGTTTGCTGGCATACAGATAAAGTTCTAATATGGACGGAATAATAAGTCTAGGCCTTGCACTATCTTTACACCTCGGCTTCGAGGGTGAGTACAATAGTATTCACCCTCATTTGCGTTATACAACTGATAGTTATATAGCAGGGGCATACTACAACTCAGAAAGCAAAATAAGCCCATATGTAGGCAAACGATTTGAATATAACGACTTTGGTGTAGAACTAGGAGCAGTAGGCAACTATTCAGATGCTGATGTTGCACCATATATACGTGGTACTTACAAGCAGTTTTTTGTAGCACCAGGCATAGAAGGCGATAACGTAGGAATCGTTTTAGGTATTGAGCTACCAATCGGCAACTAAATATTACTGAGGGCGGATGCTGATTGAGATATCATTGCGTTACCCTCGCTTGTTTCAAAAGTTAGCATTCGCTCTCAACTTTCCCAGCTAAATACATTATGACTAAGTGGATCACACATTGGACAGTAGCCTTTGTTACGGCTGTAATCATGTTACTAGTGCATTACGGGGATAGCACCATTGTCCAAACAGCTAGGCTCAAGCAATTTGATCTACTACAAAACACAGATGAGCAGATAGTATCCCAGGATATTGCGGTAGTCGCTATCGATGAAACAGCTATTGAGAAGTACGGTCAATGGCCCTGGAAGCGAGATGTTATAGCAGACATAGTTTGGAAACTTCGAGAAGCAGGTGCTGGTATCATTGTGATGCCTATATTGTTTTCCGAGCCAGATCGATTGGGCGGAGATATGCAGTTAGCCGAAGCACTTGTAGGGAACGGCGTAGTTATCGCCCAAACGGGGACTACATCCGGAGTAAACCGCAATGCTGTACCAAGAGGTGTTGCGAAGATAGGAGATCCATTACCGTTCATGTTTGAATGGCCGGGAATGTTAGGTCCTATACCTCTGCTAGGGGAGAACGTTGATGGTGTGGGTGTGTTGAACACATTCCCTGAAATCGACGGTGTGGTAAGACGTGTACCTCTTCTTATGCGTGTTCGGGATGAAACGTATCCGGCTATAGCAGTGGAAGTAATAAGAGTTGCAACAGCAGCACCTTCATATCAAGTTAAGGCTAACGAAGGTGGTATTGAAGCTGTAAGAGTTCCTGGATATCCTACTGTGCGAACAGATCCAAATGCACAGATATGGTTGCGTTGGAACAAACAGTTTGAAACTGTAAGTGTTGCAAATGACGATCTTAACATTGTAGAAGGCAAGACAGTTATACTTGGTATAACAGCAGAAGGTATTGGTGCAACTGTTGGTACACCACAAGGCACACAATACAGTTATGTTCCTGCCGCGATTACACTACAAACTGTTATAGACGGTGATCAAATAGAACGTCCTTACTGGGCATTACTAGCAGAACTAGCAGCTACGGCAGCACTTGGTTTATTATTAGTATTGCTTGCACGTTTCACTCCATATTATGTTGTTGGCGCAGCTATTGTGTTGTTGGGTGGAGGATTAGTATATGGTGCTTTATATGCTTGGCAAAACTATTTGTATTTGCTAGACATAACAATGCCAATAGCAACTGTGTTACTTGTAGGTTTACATGCAGTATTCAATAGATTTGTTGCAGAGTTCTTTGAAAAGCAAAAGATTAAAAAGCAGTTCGAAGGATATGCATCTCCAGCAGTGGTTAAGATACTACAAGAAAATCCAGCACTAATCAAGAACGGTACTGAGCGTGATATTAGTATTGTGTTTTCAGACTTGCGTGGCTTTACTCCGCTAGGTGAATCGTTTGGCAAAGATGTACAAGGCTTAACACGTATTATGAACGGTTATATGGATGCTATTACAGAACCTGTGCTTGATGCAGACGGAATGATTATTAAGTATATTGGCGATGCAAGTATGCACATACACAATGCACCAGTTGATGACGACGATCATCCTAATACCGCAGTTCGTGTAGGGTTACAAATGCTACGAGCAGTGGAGAAGTTTAATGAAGATATTATCATTCCTGAAGGAAGACCTCCCGTGGGTATGGGGGCTGGCATCAATACTGGACTTGGATTCTTGGGAGAGATGGGAAGCACCAAAAGACACTCATACGATGTCCTCGGAGATGCAGTCAGCACAGCCGCACGTATCGAATCAAAATGTAAAGAGTACGGGTGCTTGTTGCTCGTTGGAGGAGACACGGTAGAGCAATGTGATCAAACAGAGTTTTTCTTTGTTAAAATAGATAGTCTTGTTGCTAAAGGTAAGACAGATGCAGTTGACATTTATACAGTACTAGATAAACCTAAACCACACTATAAATCAAGCAGACGTAGACACGACGGCATGCACAAGATGTATCAAGAACGTAGATGGGATGATGCAATAGAAGAGTGCCACAAACTTACTGGACAGTTTGAAGGACGTTTAGATGGTTACTACGAAATGTGGATTGATCGTTGTAATGAAATGCGCCACAAAGACTTACCAGATGATTGGGATGGCCGTTATATCGCAACTACCAAGTAGTTACTTGTTACCTCCGGTGCTATCAAAACCTTGACTAAAACTTTTATACTTATGCAGTAGATCGTCTAAATCGTCTAGATCTTTTTGATCTGCAACTTTCTTAATATCGCCCTGATATTCTAGTACCATAGATAGTTTGGTGTTTAGTCGTATCATGTCGTTATCTAACATACGTATACGATCAACAAGTTTAATAAGTGTGCTACTTGCTTCGCCTATCTTAGGATTGATTTCTGTGGTTACCCATTTCCACACATAGAAAATAAAGTATCCCATTCCCATCGCTGCGATGATAGGAAATCCATAATCACTAATCGCTGCTGCTATGTCCATTCTTTTTGCCCTCTTCGTATTTCATTAATAATGCATTTACTTGATCAGTTTTACGTAACCAACCACTTTCGTCTACAATAAAAACATCACCCGGTTTGTATAACCAATGATCTTTGGGCGAACCATCTTTTTGTTTGCCCATTACTTCGCCTTCCCATTCACCTGTTACACGAAATGCTTGTCCGTGTAAGCCTGCACTTTCTACTGTATAATCTAACCAAAACATTAGTCTCTCCTTGCATCTTCTTTGCCCTCATTTGCCGCTATCCTGTCGATATTCGGTCTTACACTAAGAACATAACTAAGCAAAGCATCAATCTTGACTAGGTCATTGTTCATTGTTTGCACTCTATTATCAAGTGCGCCTATTATATTCTTGAGGCCGTTTACGCCGCCCGTTACACCTGCAAGAATAAACTTTAGAGTAAGGAAAACAAAGTAACCTGCGGCCAAACTGCCCGCAATCGGAAACCCTACTTCACCTACTAGTGTTAAAAAATCCATTGTTTGCCCTCCAATGCTTATACTGTATTTATTCACTAAATACTCTGAAGGGACTCATTACATGTTAAAAACTATAGCACTACTTCTTAGTATAGCCACCATTTCTGCTTGCACAGCAAACACTATTCCTTTTAGTGACGATACTACATTACGTTTACCAGAAAACAATCCTGTACTTGTAGCATACGAATATTATGGTATGCACGAGTCGACTAACAGAACAGAACTGAGAGAGTTTACAGGAGTAGATCCTAAACGTATAGAATGGTGTGCAGCATTTGTTAACAGTGTGCTAAACGAAAGTGGTATTGCAGGATCAGAGAGTATAAGCCAAACACCTCTAATGGCACGTAGTTTTTTACAATGGGGAACACCTGTTGCAAAGGAAGATATACGGCCAGGAGATGTAGTTGTATTTCCTCGAGGCAATCAAGGTTGGCAAGGACATGTAGGATTCTTTATAAAAAAGCATATGGTAGGAAACACTGAGTATTGGCTAATACTTGGTGGCAATCAAAGCAATCGTGTAAGTATTGCTCCTTATGCTGCAAGACGCTCATTAGGTATTCGCCGTCCAGAATCGACATAAAACTTTGTTCAACTATTTTAAATATGTTTACTATTTTGTTTAGGAGACATTATGCCAAAATATGAATACAAGTGTATTGATTGTGAAGAACATCATGATCAATGGCACAGTTTTGAGGATGAGCCTCAACCATGTGAACATTGTGGTAGTAGTAACATTAAAAAAGTGATAGGTGCTCCTGCGATTAGAATGGGTGGTAGACAGTCTATGAGCGTAAGACACACAACTGAAGAAACTTTTGGTCCAGGACCAAAAGGGGGAAGTGCTGCTAAGATAGGGCACAGAGAATATTTTCCTGAAGAAGTTTCAGCAAAAAGAAAAGAAGAACAAAAAAAGAGAGATGGCAAAGGAGCAACGGTTATTATGCCAAAAGCCATTAAGAAGAAATAGCACAAAACTATTATAACTATCTAAATAAAGGTTGACAAATCAAGTCCAGTCTGTTATTATAATAATAGAGCTGGACTTTTTTATGAAGGAAATAAATGTTTCAACAACACGAATATTATGATTGGAATGCCCTTATAGACGAACATTCTCGACAAAGAGTTTGTCAGTTTATTAAGCGTGGTATAGACGAAGGCAACTGGTTTGAAAATAGTCCTAAGTATCAAACAAACTGGAATGTGTTTGGTTCTCCAGGTCCTGACTTTTTGAATCTTAAAATGAGCTTTATCTGGAGTGCGTTTGCTTTTATGGGCAAAGAAGTACAAATCAAAAATATTCAAAGTTGGAGTTATATGACTTCATTAAAGGCACCTGAAGATAGAAATACATTATGGCACAACCACAACCACGATGTTACTACAACTACTGTAAGTGGAGTGTACTATCTTCATCTTCCTGATGATGTGGAAGATTTAGAAAGTGCTGGTACAGAACTAGCACCGGGTGGTGTAGTCAACACTATGGATGGCCCTAAAGGCGTTGACACATATTTTGCACCGTGGCGTACCGGGCAGTGGATGATTTTTCCGGGAAAGATTTATCATAGACCCGGCGTCCTACAATCACACAACAATCGGTTTATTATTGCAGCCGACATGGAGTTTTAAATGAACGAATACACTACTGAAGAAAATCAAGAACTTATTGAAACACTCAAAGGTCCACGTTATTATCGTATTCAACTTTGGGGATATGGTGGCGAAGCAGAGTACATGGATCTTACAAAAGAACAGTACGAGTTTTGGCATGCACACCTTGAAGAACACGGTGACGGTGATGCTGTTAACTATTGTGTAAATGCAGAAGATGGTGAGTTTGAATTTGATAACCTTAAAGAAGTACCAGAGTTTGCACAGTTTCTAAAAGTAGAAGGTGAAGACTACAGCACAAGTTGGTATGAGTCGGCTACAGGGTTTACACATCAATGGGGTGTTGATTATAACAATGCTCGACTTACTATTGAAGAAGTTGACAGTGAAGAATACAATGCGAATGTTATTGCAGAAATTGTAGATGGTGAAGACTTAGCAGATTACATCAATACACTTGACGAAGCAAATAACTATGAACTAGAGCTAACAGAAATGGGCGTAGACGAAGGTGAAGACACACAAGGCGATTATGTAGCCCAAATGTATAGTGCTGAGAAAGGCACGTTCTTTGACGGCATTATTGAAACTGTAGGTAGTTTTGATCCTAAGAAATTAAAAATCTATACACTTGAGTATTTGAACGGTGATGACACTGTGCAAACCATTGATTACGACGGCAAAGAAATTGACAACGGCGGCGGCGACACTAACGGAAAAGGTTATAGTTTTCACGTTTGGAAGAACTGATGATAGAAGCAGAAGAACACGCAGTTAAAGAAGGATATCATCAAGAACGTACTATGAGCAAGGCAGCAAGTCTTGCCATGGAACTTTCTAAGGAAAAGAAAAGACTTCAAACTGAACTTGAAGAACTGCAAGAAGAATTTGACATAGTAAAGCCTACTACTCCTACAGGTACGCCTGACTGGTATGTAAAGTGGACTGCAACTATTCTAGCTGTAACAGGAGTTTTTCTTATCAGTGCAAACTTCATACTATATGGACAGATAGCATACATAGCAAGTTCTATTGGCTGGGTGTTTGTAGGAATGGTATGGGGTGATAGAGCTATTATGATTGGTTCGAGTATAAGTGGAACCGCAGTAGCAATGAACCTAGTAGCAGGGTTGGTAAATACGATATGACAGAAAAAGTAAACATTACATCAATATACAAAGTAGAAGATATTTTCCAAGACGATCCAGATGACGAAAATATGACTATTATGACAATCCCAGAAGAGGTACTACGTGCCAAAGGCTGGGGAGAAGGTACCCGCATCAAAGTAGAAGTTGGTGATCAAGGAACTTTAATCATTACCGAAATAAAGGACACAGATGGCCAAGAATGATGACCTTATAGAGCTTGAGGGCACTATTAATGATGTTCTTCCAAATCAAATGTTTAAAGTAGAACTTGACAATGGTCATTTAGTAACCTGTTATACAGGCGGAAAAATGCGTCAATTTCGCATAAGATTAGTCCAAGGAGACAGGGTAAGAGTTGAAATGACACCCTATGATCTCGAAAAAGGCCGTATTATCTTTAGATTATAGTACTAAAGTTTACGGTTGACAAACCCTCTTTTAGACACTATACTATATGTATAGACAATGAGGAGAGGGTTATGAAACTCGCAGACTTTGAAAAGATATCAACTACAGTGCCTAATGGCATTCAAGTTGTACTTGACTTTGACAAATACCATTTAAGCATTGTACAGAGTGATTTCTCCTACGGAGGCACAAGAGGACTTTATGAAATCGGTGTCTTTGCCGCACAAGACGGTGTTGCATCAGATATGGTTAAACTACCAGGCATTACAGCAGAGTACGATACTATTAAAGGCTTCTTGACAGAAGCTGATGTTGATGCTATTATTAAAAAAATGTACACAATCACTAAGAAAGATCCTGTTCAAGTATGATCACAGTAAGCGGCGGCAGCGCAAGACAACGTCAGTATGTTGAAAGCATGATTGAGTTTGCATGGCGTACTCTTATGCCACGTAAGAAGAATCTTAACATCGAAGTAAAGCTCAAAGACCTTAAAGGCGATGCATATGGTTATTGTCTAGCAGAAACTTATAACGACTTTGAACTTGAGATTCACAGTAAAATGCGTCTTCGTCGCTTGCTAGAAACTGTTGCACATGAAATGGTACATGTTAAGCAGTATGCTCGCAAAGAACTTATGAACGATCATGATTGGTTAGGTAAAACATACAATCCTAAAAAGGTATCCTATTGGGATTTGCCTTGGGAAATAGAAGCACACGGTCGTGAAGTAGGATTGTTTGTTCGTTGGTGCGAAGAAAATAAACTTGGCGGCAAGAGCTGGACACAAGATTCATAAGGAACGCTATGAAACCTCTGTATATATGGGCAGGCGGAAAAAATAAAATGATACCTAAGTACTTGGAAAGTCCAAGTATTCCTACTTCTGGATATGATACATATGTAGAACCGTTCTTCGGCGGTGGCGCTATGATGATTTGGGTAAAAGAAAACTGTCCAGACGTAAAGCGTTTTGTACTTAATGATGTTAAAGAAGAAATAGTAGGCATCTATACTGCTATTAAAAACGACTTAGATCCATTCTTAGTTAGACTTGATGCATTATCTAAACAATATTTGCCTTTAGAAAAAGATGATCGTAAAAAAATGTATTATGATTTACGAGATGAATATACACAAAACTGGACACAGTGGACACGAACACAAGAAGCGGCTACATTATATTTCTTAATGAAGACAGCCTTTAATGGCATTTGGCAAGAAACAAAAACTAGTAATGGCAGATTTGCTACACCTTCAGGATTGTTAAATCATACTACTAAGGTATATGACAAAGATAATGTATTAGAATGGCACAACTTTTTACAAAGTGTTGACATATATTGCGGTGATTGGAAAGATGCTTGCAAGAATGTTGAAGAACGTGCTTTTTATTTTATGGATCCTCCGTACCGTGACAGCTTTACAAGTTATGGAGAAGGATTTACAGATCAAGATCACGCAGATCTTATAAAGTTTTGTTGCGATAAAGATAGACAAGGCGATTATGTGTTTTATTGTAATAGAGACGATGCAGATGATGGGTTCTTTGATACTCATCAACAACAGTTAAGCAAACAAAACTACAGTATAAAATATACAGCAGGACGTAGAGCAACCGAAAAAGACGGTGAAAGAACTGCAAAATCTGCTAAAGAAATCCTTTTATATAGCCCTAAAATACAGCCGATTTTTAATAAACTTTTTGATTGACAAATGATTAAATGATGCTATACTATTATTAATAGTTAGGCAAAAAGAGAGGCACAAAATGATGGCATTTCAAACCAAAGACGTACTACCGCTTAAGACTGTAAAACTTACAGATGCACTTGCTGTTGCATATGCGGCTTATCGTATTAACAAAGAAACTTATATCAAAGATATTCGTCGTTTTGAAGAGTCTCCTCCACAGTTTCCTAACAAAGATTTAGTTCGTCATTACTATGACACTAAAAAAGGTGTCGAATGGGTTCCTACAGATTTTGAAATGTTTGAGCCTATTGAAGAAGATTATGCTAAGGTAACAGAAGCACTTAAATGGATGAAGCGTTATGTAATGCTTGGCTTAGGTGATCTTGACGACTTTAAACGTCAAATGGTTGAAGAACTAACACAAAGCGAAGTGCCTGTAAAGGGTATGGGTCGTATTGCCTTTGCTCCAGAGTTCGTTAAACGTGATATGCACGAAAACGGTCTTAAGAAAGAGATTCGTATCGAATACCGTGATAGCCAACATATTGGAAAAGAAAAAGATCCTGTAGATTGTGTTGTTAAGATCCTTGACAAGCGTTACAGCGTACAGTGGGAGTCATACAACTTCACTGCTGTTACTACAGATGGTAATCTTGTTTCATACATGAACAAGTTTGATCAAGAGATTGGTAGCATGAAGCGCATCAAAGCCAAAGTAAAATCACAAACTAAGAATCGTTTGTTTGATGCAAACGAAACACGTCTTAACTACGTTAAACTTTATAAGGTATAACAATGGCACGTAAATACACAAAGCGTTATTTGAAACCTACAGCGTTTGAACCTAAAGACTCTATCTTTGAAGGTATTGTTTGGACGGTAGAAGGTAGCAAAAAAGGCTCTAGTTATAATGTAACACTGCACGACAAAGGCTTTGAGTGTGACTGCACAGGATTTACATTTCATGGAAAGTGCAAACATTCTAAGTCTGTACTAGAACGTGTAGAACAAGCAGTTAATAATAATGTACCAAAATATAGGATGATTTAAAATGGAACTTTGGATAAATGAACTTTGGCTACTAGGCACTGCGATAGTGTTTACTTGGGTAGGTATATTTATGAGTAAGTGGAGAGCTGTCAGCGGCACCGAAATAGTGATTGATAGTTTGATTGATCAAGGATTTTTGAAAACTAAAGGCTCTGGCGAGAATATGGAAATCATCAAATGGCGTGATTGGTGCGATGATCAAAATTCAGGGTAATATCCCAAGAGAAGTTATTGTTGCATGTAGCGGAGGAGTTGACAGCATGGCAGTTGTTGACTTTCTCCGCCGCAACCACGATGTAACTGCTTTTTATTTCGACCATGGTACAGAACATGGCTTCAAAGCCTTAAGATTTTTAGAAGAATACTATTCTGGATCAGATGTACAACTTCTTACACGTAGAATACAAAACAAAGAAGTCCCCAAAGGTATTAGTCAAGAAGAACACTGGCGAAACGAGAGGTACGAATGGCTACATTTTTTAGCTAAAGACGGACAGGTGATTACATGTCATCATCTAGACGATTGTGTAGAAACTTGGGTATGGTCAAGTATGCACGGATCTAGTTCTACTATTCCATATCGTAATACAGATGTTATCCGACCGTTTAGATTAAATAGAAAAAGAGAGTTTGAAATGTGGTGTCATCTGCATAATGTACCTTACGTAGAGGATGACAGCAACAAAGATTTACGTTATACTAGAAACTATATTAGACATGAGATGATGCCTCATGTACTTAAAGTAAATCCAGGCATTCATAAGATGCTTAAGAAAAAGATGATAGCTGAGGTTATTGAATGAAGATCGGACTTAGTCTATCTCGTTGTATGCGAGATATTTTAGAAGAGCGTGTAGACATAAATGATGTGCTGGTTATTATTGCCCGCACAGATATCGACCCACACAATGACAATCACTGGAGTCAAATCTGGGAAGGTTATTTGTATGGCGGACTTAGCCATCCTGAATGGGCAGGACTAGAAGATAGACAAAAGGCTATGCATGACATACTAATAGAGTTATATGACTCGGGCAAACTACATCAACCGCGACAGTTTAAAGCACACCCGCAACGTATGCCTTACTATTGGTTAGAGTGTTTTGTGCCCCCAGAAGAAATGAATCCTGCACAGCAGAAAGCGTGGGATAACTATAAACTTATAACGGATTTAGCATAATGTACGCTATAATGGTATGCCTTGATGGCAAGGACGATTGGATTTATATTACTAAGCAAACAGAACACTGTTGGGACTTGCAACCTGAACTGTTTGAAGATGCAGAGGAAGCAATGGAGTTTGCAAAAAAGTTTCAACTCCCTGACAAACCTGAAAACGTAATGGTGGTAGATTATTATGAAGACTGATAAAGTCACTCGTGTTGAAGTAATAGACGAAACGGGTCGTGCATATGTAAAGTATCTTGAGGATGATCAAGAAGTTGTATGTGGTTTACAAGATGATGAAAGAACGCTGAAAGTGTTTATCAATAGGAAACAGGACAATGAAGATTAAAATTTCAAACTATCCCAATAGACTTATGTCTCGATTCCATACTCGTTATATGGACAAGAAGTATGGCTATGTAGACTGGCCTAAAGAACAAACACAATTCGAACGCAGTCTTGAATGGCTGGAAGATCGTGTACAAAGCGTGTACAACGTGTTTAACTGGCTATGGTTTGATAGACGCACAGGACAGAAAGAAAAGATACATATTGATCCGTGGGACACTTGGAGCATGGATCATACCCTTGCTCCTATCATCTTACCTATGCTTGTACAACTAAAGGAAACTAAGCACGGTGCTCCTAATGTAGATCCAAAGGATGTTCCTAAAGAACTACGCCCAAAGAAACAAGATGTTCTTAAGTATAAAGAGATTGGTGAAACTGACGACAAGTTCTTTGAACGTTGGGATTGGGTAATGGACGAAATGATATACGCATTTGACTGTAAAGCAAACAAAGACGATGTGTTTATGCGTATCAAAGATGAAGACGAGATGCAAAAAGAACAAGAAAGAATATCTAACGGCTTCCGTTTGTTTGGCAAATACTATGAAGCATTATGGGACTAACTTATGAAGATTGAACATAATCCACACTTTGATGTAGGTATTATTACAGAGCATTATTCAAAAAAAGACGGTGAGCCTGTACACTATGTTTGCACTACAGACTTGAATGCAAGTGATGTGCCTGTAGACGTTTACTATAGAGCTACACCTCATCCACAGTTTGGCAATCGTTACTTTGGCTTATACCACGATCATGTGCGTGGACACATGATGATTACAAACGCTGACATTGTAGAGTCACTTGAGTTTGGTATGATTCGTGTAGACGGTAAGTACTATTACAGCCAATCACACCATGACTACAAAGTAGTAGGTGATAAAATGATTGATGGCGGCCGGGCATATATTAGAAGTAGTCATGGGTGTGACGTTGTAATGCGAATAATCAAAGGAAAGTTCATTGCTAAGGATGTTGATGACTTCATAGAAATAGGAGGATGTTGTCAATAATGACTTGGGAAGAACTTGTATATGGAACTGCTTTTATAGCATTAGGAATGTTATGGATTTATGTGAAAGGACAAGAAGATGAGTAATCATGAAAAAACTGGGCTCGAGTTTGAAGATGCTTTAGGCGAAAGCGATTTTGGGCTTATCATTTGCAGCAAAACAGGTAGATTAAAAGGACTTTGGATTCCGGAAGGACAAGTCGAAGATAATGTACCACAGACTATTGTAGATGTGTGTGTGGATTACTTCGGTGTTGATCCGAATGAAAAAGAAATGTTACACTAATGACACCGCAGGAAATATTTGAATATAAGCAAAGATGGAAAACTAGTGCATACATAGTACATGTACACAGTGATTTAGATATTCAATGCAAAGATTGGTGTCGCAGACATCTGCAAAGACACGAATGGAGTATGGACACGTATACGGATGTCTACAGTCATACTTTTTATTTTGAACATGACATCCACGGAAAAGAGTTTGCCCAAGAATTTTTTGAATGGGTAGATAAGGGAAGGTCATGACACCAGAAGAAAGAACAAATCTTATAAACCAGTTAGTTGCACTATCAAAAGAAAATATGGAACAATCTGTAAAATCCTTGATAGAACCAGCAGAAATGGAACATGCTCTAAGACAAATGGCAGAGAATGTAGTAGAACAAATAGTTAACCTACAAGATAATGAAAGACTTATTGTTTGTATGGCTACTATGACAAAGTTATTAGTTGAAAACTATATTTTAAATGCGAGGCTAAATGCAAAATGACATGTTTGAAGTGGACGATGAAGCACTTCGTAATCTTGTAATACTAGCAAAAGAATGTGAAGCAGTTGATCCTATTAATTGGGACGAGTTAAACATCACTGAAGAACAAGCCTATATAATGATGGCAGCCCATGTCCTTGAAATGGAAAGAAATCACTTGACAGATGGCGCAATCATTGTTAAACTATTAGTTGAGAACTTTGTATTAAACCTTAAACTGTTAGGAAAAAAATGAGAACTATTGTAGACAATAAAGCAATGCTTACAAACACAAAGAGTGATGTAAGTGTTGAAGCAGAAGTTGATAACTTTCGCGAAGGACAGAAGTTTGATGCTTTTATAGCAACTAATAAGATTCCTATGAAATGGAATGGTAAGATTTATGTAGGAAATATGCACGGCATGGAGTTTATTTCGGAAGGTCCTGTCGTGCGTCAAATCAAGGAAGGAAGATAATGGTAGAACCAGTTGATGTAAGTAAAAAACATTTTTACATAAGTCTAGTAAAAAGTTTTATTAGGTTCGGCGCCGGCGGCGCATTAATATGGGGAGGTATGGTTAGTGCATGGGCATATAATCCATATCCTTTAATGTTTGCAGGCGGACTTTTGATTATAGCTGAAATATTAGGAATTGCGGAGGAACTTTAATGCCACTAATACCAATGGTAGTCGAGCAAGAATCTCGAGGAGAACGTTCATACGACATTTATAGTCGTTTGATGAAAGATCGTATTGTAATGCTTCAAGGAGTTGTTGAAGACTACAGTGCAAACCTTATTGTAGCACAGTTACTATACTTGAATAGTATTGCTGAAGATAAGCCTGTTAAAATGTTTATTAACTCTCCTGGTGGTAGTGTAACAGCAGGACTTGCTATCTACGACACTATGCAGTTTGTAAAATGTCCTGTTCATACTTATGTAATGGGTCAGGCAGCAAGTATGGGTAGTTTCTTAGCACAAGCAGGACAAGCAGGTAAGCGTTTTGTACTGCCAGAGTCACGTACAATGATTCATCGTGTAAGCTCAGGTACTCCTGGTACTAAAGGCAGTGTACATGTACAAGAACTAGAGTTTGAAGATGCTAAACGACACTTTGAAGAAAGCAAGCGTCTTAATGAACGCTTGACTGAACTTTATGTTAAACACAATACAAAAGGCAAAACATACGAAGAACTGTTTGAAACTATGAAGTTTGACACGTTCTTATCAGCACAAGAAGCAGTAGACAACGGATTTGCAGATAAAGTTGTTGAAAAATGACGGATGGGACAGAATCTTCGGTCAGCGGCACAGTAGCAGCACTCAAGGGGATACCTCTGAAAGCAGAACTAAAGACTCTGCTAGAACAAAACGTTCTAGTAGTTGACTTTACTAAGCTCAATGGTGACAAACGTGTTATGACGTGTACACTTAGAGAAGATATGAAGCCCCGTGCTACTAAAGATGATGCTATGAGTCAAAAGAAAGTTCGTGAAATATCAGATGCTGTAGTAAGTGTTTGGGACGTAAACGCAAAAGGCTGGCGCAGTTTTCGTTATGAACGTGTTAATACAGTAAACATCGTTGACGAATATGAGCAAGAATGGTATAACGTATGAGTACTCTTTGGTTATATGGTGATAGTTTTACAGAGCCGTCAGGATTAGATTATGATCACGATTTATGGTGGGAACAACTTGCAGATAAGTTAGGAGTGACTAAGGTAGTTAATCAGGCACGAAGTGGGTTGCCTAATAGTTTCATTGCACTAAAACTAGGAGAAGACCTGCCTAAAATAAAACCTGATGATCATGTGTTTTTACAACTTACAGATCAAGACAGAGTATGGTTGTTTGAAAAAGAACCTCGCTTGAGCAACTTTAGAAACTTGTCAGAAAAAGATAATCATCTTACCAAAGCACAACAAAAAGCATTGAAAGAATATACAGTTCATTTCTTTAATCCAACACAAAACCAGGTTATTAGAGAACTAACAAAGTTTTTTGCTTTAGGAGCAACACGAGCTAACACAAGAGTATTAGATGCATTTGACTTTATGGCAGGTGTTGACGGTACACTTGTAGAAGTTAGTATCAACGAATATGTGGGTGATACTGTTGCAGAACGACAACGTAATATGGACAAAGATTGGCGGTTAGGTGAAGGCGAAAAACGGCCTAACCATTTATCCCCAAACAATCATGCTATATTAGCAGATAAAGTTTACAACTGGTTTACTAAGTCGAACTATATGCTAGACTTAACCACAGATTTTGAAAAAAAGTTCTTGACAATACCAGCTAAGTAGTATATTATAGTAAAACAACAGGTAAGGAGTATGAAATGAAGAATTTATTGTTAGCAGGAGTTGCCGCCTTAACTTTGGTCGCTGCACCTGCATACGCTAATAGCGTAGATGCGAGGATTACAGACAAGTATGAAACTGTCACAAAACGTATTCCTCATACGGAACAGATTTGTCGTACTGTAGACGTACCTATCTACGGCAATGTAGGCGGCGGTGCTAGTGGCGCTGACGTACTAGGTGGTATGATCCTTGGCGGACTTATTGGTAAGGGTGCTACAGGTAAAGACAACGGCGCGGCGGCTGGCGCAGTTATTGGTGGTATGATTGCTGCTGATAAAGGCCAGAAGCAAGGTGTAGTTGGCTACCGTCAGGAAACACGTTGTGAGAATCAAACAACATACACAACTAAAACACAGGAAGTGTACAGTCATAGTGTTATTACTTGGACTGAAAATGGTGAAACTTACAGCTTGCGTTTCCAAAGATGAACGATAAAAAATGGTCCTCAGGAACATACAGAATAGTATATAAAAACTATCCTACATATTCCTGGGGGCTAACCCCCCAACAATCAATATACGAAAACGATTCAATGATGGAAGCAATAGAACGTGCTATAGACGGAATGGATCGTTATCCAGATGCAGAAGCAATAATCAAAAAGGTTATGAATGGAACAGCCGAATGAACTCGAACTGCTCATTTTAGAAGATTTAAAAGAATGGGTTGAAACAAACTTATTAGAAGGAAAAAGTTGGGAAGAACATTTTGATGTTCTAAAACCTAAAGAATATAGCAAACGTTTAGACGAAGTCATGGAAGTATATTGGAAGGATCACATCTTTCCTATTGGCAAGTACTAAATAGAGATTAAAGCACACTCTGCTCACTGTATAACAGAAGCAACAGATCTGATAAACTGGGAGTGTGTTTTATTAGGAGGATGGGCAGGACGGTAATGCAGCGGATTGCTAATCCGTACTACGTGAATAGCGTAGAGTGGGTTCGACTCCCACATCCTCCGCCACTTGCGGCATTGGTGTAGTGGTAACATGCGAGCCTTCCAAGCTCTTGTCACCGGTTCGAATCCGGTATGCCGCTCCATAAGGAGAAGATATGTTTTTTGGAATAGCTCTTATCGCAGGATTGTTCGTCTACGATAATCAAGAGTTTTTTAATACAGTAGAACAAAACATTGAGGATGGTTTTACTTGGGAGTATGTTGGTAAACAAGATCCAGCAGGACAACCAGCTGTAACCGTCCTTGACGGCCAAAACAACGAAGTCATTTATTTCAAAATGACTAAGTAAAATACGCTGGTTTAGCTCAGTTGGTAGAGCAGGGGTTTTGTAAACCTCAGGTCGGGAGTTCGAGTCTCTCAACCAGCACCATAATGCGCCTGTGGTGAAATTGGTAGACACGCCAGATTTAGGTTCTGGTGCCGCGAGGCGTGGGGGTTCAAGTCCCTCCAGGCGCACCAACATCGAGTACACACCACAAACCAAATAGGGCCATAAGGCCCTATTTTTTTGACTAAATACATATGAGACAAGACAGTAATAAGAACAAGACGCAGTAGAAATAACAACCCTCCCGCCCTAATATTAGATACAAACTTCCTCAAATATAAACACTAACAAGGAAAAACATGAGTAATCAAGGAAAAGTAAAATGGTTCGATGCCACTAAAGGTTTTGGATTTATCGCTACCGAAGACAAAGATATCTTCGTACACATTTCAGCAGTAGAAGCCGCAGGCTTACGACAGTTGAATGAAGGCGATACTGTACGGTTTGAAACACAGGATGGTCCAAAAGGTCCTTCTGCTATAAACTTAACAGTCAACTAGTAGAAATACAAATAATTGTTAAAAAGTGGTTGACAAACCGGAATAAATAAAGTATAGTATATACATACTAAGAAATAAGGATTTTAACATGTTCAAGACTAACACAACAAATATTACTTGTTGGCCATCACGAAAGTGGGGTATGTCTTGACGTGACTTTTTAAAAAGTTATTTTAGACAAAGCCCCCAAGCAGCAATGTAAGGGGGCTTTTTTTTATGGAGAAAGGAAAAATGACTGATAGTGAATATTGGCGATGGATGAAATCGCAAGTTGAATAAAGTTTTTGTCGGTGAAGTGTTATGGTAGCACGGCGGTCTCCAAAACCGCAAGCCGGGGTTCGACTCCCTGCACCGATGCCACGGAGTGTAGCTTAGTCTGGCTAAAGCGCCTGGTTTGGGACCAGGAGATCGTAGGTTCGAATCCTACCATTCCGACCAATGGAGAGTTGGCAGAGCGGTTTAATGCACTGGTCTTGAAAACCAGCGAAGGTGAAAGCCTTCCGAGAGTTCGAATCTCTCACTCTCCGCCATTATGTGAGCGTGGCAGAAAGGTTATGCAACGGATTGCAAATCCGTTTTATGCAAGTTCGAATCTTGTCGCTCACTCCATTTTCGGTTGACATTTTCAAAATAGATGTTATATTATATGTATAGTAACAAACGAGGGCGTTATGTCAGATATTTGGTTAATCAGCGACACACACTTCAACCACAAAGGTATCCTTACATTTAACGATTATGCAGGTAAGCCGACTAGACAGTTTTCTAGTGTAGACGAAATGAACCAATGCATGTTAGATAACTGGAACGACACAGTTAAAGACGGTGATACAGTTATCCACTGTGGCGATGTTCTTTTTGGTGAAAACAAAGTTACTTGGTTAGAAAACAACTTTATGAAGTTGCCAGGCAAGAAAAGACTTGTATTAGGCAACCACGATAATGTAAAGTTTTTAGCACCGTTCTTTAAGGACATCCAGTTATGGTTAGAACTGCCTGGTAGTGTTATTGCAACTCACACTCCGTTGCACCCTACTACACTTGCAGAAAAGCATAGATGGGGTGATGCACCGATACTGAACGTACACGGACATATTCACAGTAATCCTTCACCAGAAGGACCTTACAAGTGTGTTTGTGTAGAGCAAATAGGGTTTAAGCCCATAAACATTGATGAAGTTAGGGGTTGACAAATCCCTAACTTTTTAGTATAATATATACATAATGAGGCATTAGAAAGAGGCACACATGAGAACACAACCGGACGCAATCATTAGACAGTTAGAGATTCATCCTAGTCGTCTAAACAAAGAAGCAATCATCCAATCAGCATATGACGAAGGCTTGCCAGAGTTTTTTGAAGGTGTTGCTATGGCACTGGACGCACTTGTTACGTTTGGTGTTAAGCAAGTACCAGAGCGTTCAGATGTATTGAGTGGACAAGGGCTTGATTGGAAAGTGTTTGTTGAGCTTGCCGAAAAACTACAAAACCGTGAACTAACAGGACATGCGGCACGTGATGCTATTGAACTAGCAATGAGTGTTGCTACTACTTGGCAGTGGAACGATTGGTATCGCCGTATCCTTATTAAAGATTTACGTTGCGGTGTAAGTGAAAAAACTGTAAACAAAGTAGTACCGGGTACTGTTCCTGTGTTCACTTGTAGTCTTGCACATGACAGTGCCAAGCACGAAAAGAAGATGACTGGCAAGAAGCAGATTGAAATCAAACTTGATGGTGTTCGTGTTATCACAATCATCCAAGGTAACAAAGTAGAGATGTTTAGCCGCAACGGGAAACAGTTTCACAACTTTGGACACATCATTGAAGAACTAGAAGCAGTAATCAAAGATTACCCTGTACCATATCCGCTAGTACTAGACGGCGAAGTGATGAGTTCAGACTTCCAAGACCTTATGAAGCAGGTACATCGCAAAGATGGAAAGCAAAGCACTGACGCTGTACTACATTTGTTTGACACAATTCCACTAGATTGTTTCAAAGCAGGTTCGTGGGATAAGCCACAGAGCTTCCGTAGTGCTATTACCAAGCATTGGGTAGAGGAGCATAAGAGCGTTTTAAAGCATGTACAAGCGTTGGATTGGGAAACAGTAGACTTAGACACTGCTGAAGGACAAAAACGCTTTGTAGAGCTTAATAAAGCGGCTGTAGACGGTGGTTACGAAGGAGTTATGATTAAGGACGTTGATGCTCCTTATGAATGCAAACGAACTCATGCATGGCTTAAAGCAAAGCCGTTCATTGAGGTAACATTAGAGGTTAAAGATGTTGAAGAAGGAACAGGAAGAAACGAAGGACGCCTTGGCGCATTGGTATGCGTTGGAAACGACGATGGAAGAATGGTCCAAGTCAATTGCGGGAGCGGGTTTAGTGACAGCGATCGCGATAGTTTTTGGAATAGTCGTAGCGATCTTATTGGGCAACTTGTAGAGGTTAGAGCAGATGCTATTACACAAAATCAAGACGGTACTTATTCGCTTCGTTTCCCAAGGTTCAAAACCTTCCGCGGATTCGAAGTTGGCGAAAAACTCTAACATAGTACGTTGGGACTTAGAACGTGAAGGCTAAGTATATTCTTCATGAGTTTACAATGGGCGATGTAGAAGATCCTGAGATCTATCTAGCAGAACCTGTGTACCAATGGCAGCAAACTAAAGAAGGTAAGTGGTGTATGGAAAATGCAGAAGATCCTACTTACCACATCAACCCAGATTATGCAGGAATGGGATACCGTATAACTATTACTGGGTTACTATCAGATAAGCATGCTACGTTTTGGGCACTCAAAAAGGCTTGACTTTATTCATTAACGACTATATACTAACAAAACATTGTTAGGAGAACATACATGGCACTTCCAAGAGCAAAGAAAAAAGCACCAAGAGCAGCCCCTCGTGTAAAGCGTGGCGGCAAACTAACGTCACCCGGTTGGGAAGGCTGGGAACAATGGGAAGGTGATCAAATACATCGCCATAGAGAAACCTGCCGTCAGTTCTACTACGATAACTTTAAACCTGCTGACTTACATGCTTTCACCTTTAAGTGGATGGCACAGTCGGGCGAATACACAAAAGAACAGATTAAACATGCAAAAGCCGCTCCTAGTTATATTCTAAGTATTACTGCTGGTATTAGTTCTGCACAACTGCTTGATGGTGCTCCTGACTATGTAGAAAAAGAAAATGCTTATTGGGAAAGTCTTCCAGGCACAATGGGAAGTAAACGCCCTGTCAGTGATTTTATCAAAGACCGACTTGAAAAGGCTATTGAAGCGGGATCAAAAGTTGTTGAAGTTAAGAAAGAAGAAGAAAAAGAAAAAGCAAATGTATATGTTCCTAGCATCCAAGAACGACTACGAGAACAAGCTCTAATACAAAGCGAAGCAATTGATGATTGGCTAGAAGGATATATTGCAGATCCTGACACGTTTGATCCTAAAGGATTTGACTTTAAAAAACATTTCAGCGACAAAGGTGTAACACAAGCACACGCTCGCAAACTAAAAGGTTTTTATGAAAACTTACTCGACGACTATGACGAACTCGAACGTATGCCGACTGCTGGTCAGCTCAAAAAAATGGACGAAACTACAGCAGACCTATGGATGCAACTCAAAGAAGGCTATGTTCACGTTAAGAAAGCCGACATCAAAAAGTATCGCTCGGCTATTTCAGAACTACGAACAGCACTAGACTTTGTTATCGAAAGTGCTAAAGCAACACGTAAACCACGTAAAGCAAAACCTAAGAGTGCTACTAAACTTGTTGAGAAGTTGAAGTTCCTAAAAGTTGATGAAAAATACAAACTTGCAAGTGTTGATCCCGCTCAGATTTTAGGCGCAAATGAACTTTGGGTATTCAATGTTAAAACACGCAAACTAGGCAAGTATGTTGCTAGTAACATTGATCCTAAGGGTATGAACAGAGATGGTAGTGGTTTACAAGTAAAAGGTACAACTATTATAGGTTATGATGAAGCACAAAGTATACAAAAGACATTGCGTAAGCCAGATGTACAGCTCAAAGAGTTTAAAGATGCAGGCAAGGTTAAACTACGCAAGTTCTTAGAAGAAATCCCAACAACTGATACAAAATTAAACGGAAGATGCAACCCTGATACTGTGTTACTGAAGATATCTTAATAAATACAGTATGACACAAATTAATACATCTGACCTTGACCGTGCAATCCAAGATTTGGGCAAATCCATTGGCGATATAGTTAATCGCGCCCTTACTGTAGACGACATGCGTATGCAGTCTTTAACTTCTGTAGAGTTTAATGCAGAAGGTGAAAACAGTATATATGGCAAAGGACTACAATGGAGAGGCGCAGGTCCTACAAAGCAACTTGTTTATAGAGCAAATCCAGATCGAATTTGGTCTAGCGAAAGCATAGACATAAACGCAGGTGCTAGTTATATGATTGCTAATACTCCAGTTATTAGTCAGTCAGAACTAGGCAGTAGTATTAGAAGTTCAAGTCTTGTTAAAGTTGGAACACTTGATAACTTAAAAACAAGCGGCAACTTATCTATAGACGGATATATTCATTATAATAGCAATAGTGAAGCACTAGGTATTGGAACAGATGCACCAAATGGTAAACTTAGTATTGCAACACTAGACAGTGAGTTTATTGTTGATACAGAATCGAGAGCAGTTAAACTTGGAACTTGGACAACCGACGATCTAAAAATTGTAACAGACGATACAACTAGACTTACTATTCGTGCAAACGGAAATATTGATTTAGGTGATTCTGAAGGAACAGATTCTAAAGTAAGTGTACACGGACGTTTGGGCGTTGGCGTAAACAATATAGAAGAAGGTGTAAGTATAAGCACTAGTGGACCAGTTAAGTTTGAAAACAAAAAGTTTATGAACGGAACAGGAATACCAGACTCTGGATCTTTTAGACAAGGTGATATTGTCTGGAACGAGAATCCTATTCCAACTGGGTATGTAGGATGGATTTGTGTTAGAACAGGAACTCCTGGAGAGTGGAAGCCATTTGGACAAATAGGAAAGTAATATGGAACACGTAAACGATACACTTGCAAAACTTAAAGAGTCGTTAGACGGTGTTCATAGTGCAGTAGAAAAGATTGCACTAAAACCTGCTGAGAAGCCAGAGTTTAAAAATAATGAAATAAGCGGCGATAAGATACACGGCGGACGCATCACACAGTTTAGTAGTGTAGGTATTAAAGATGAAGCTACAAAACAAGTAGTAGCAATAAAAGACGACGGCTTAATCACAGACCATATCTACCTTAGAACACTAAGAAACAAAGATGGTGTACAAGTACTGGGCGGTCTTAAAGTACAAGGTGATATCACAGCAAAAAGTTTACACGTTGATGAACTAACTGCTGATATACGCAACGAACGTTCTAGCCCACTAGAGTTTACAGCAGATGATTCAGGCCTGTATGGCAAAGGTCTTGTATGGAAGGGCGATGGTCCGTCTAAATCTTTTGTATATCGTGCTAATCCGGATCGTATTTGGTCAAGTGAAAGCATTGACTTAAACAGAGGCAATGCGTATAAGATTGATAACATTGATGTGCTAACTGTTGATACACTAGGCACAAGCATACGTAAAAGTAGCCTAACACAAGTAGGAACACTCAACAATCTACGCACAACAGGCAACCTTAGCATTGATGAGTTTATTATCTATGACGCAGACAGTCAGCGCATAGGTTTTGGTACTGATGCTCCGAATGGAAATATCAGTGTAACAAGTTACGAAACAGAGTTTGTTATTGATGTTGAATCAGAAGCAACTAAGATTGGTAACTGGACAACAGATGATCTACAGATTGTTACAGACAACACAACTAGACTTACAGTTAAAGCAAACGGTAAGATAGACTTCGGACGCAGTGGACGTAACGATGCACGAGTAAGTGTGTTTGGTAAACTGGGCGTAGGTGTAAACAACGTAGGAGAAGGCGTTACATTCTCAAGTGCAGGCACCATTGAAATAGCCGGCACAAAAATCATGACAGGAACAGAAGTTCCGACAAACAGTACATTTAGACAAGGTGATGTTATGTACAATACAAACGCAGTAGCAACAGGTTATGTTGGTTGGGTTTGTGTGCGTGACGGAACACCAGGTGAATGGAAGCCTTTCGGCGCAATATCTGCTTAAAGCTCTAGTATAATAATATTACAACTGCCTATAAATATTTTGTACAGGCAGGAGAAAGGCATATGAACAAAACAAAAAAAGAAGTAAACCGTTGGCGACAAGCAGCCACCGTATTGGCTTTTACAGCACTAGGCTTAATAGCATTTTCATATTGGATAGGCACAGACACTTGGATAAAGTGTGTTATGGTATTAGTTACATCTGTATTTTTTGCGACAGGCATAATATGGTGGTATTGGGTACTTAATCAAATATCACAGTTCGCAAAATATATCGCAAGTCTTAAAGACGTTATCCGCGAACTCAAAGAAGATCTCAAAAATATTAGAAAAGGTTTAGACTGAAGTTAAGTCAACTGGCACAGCATAGAACGTGCAACCTGTTATTGAGAAGGTTGCATTGCCGTCGGTGTTTTCTGCATTACTAAAACTAAAACTTTTAGTAGATCCTGAAGTAGTAATCAACCAAGAGTGTTCACCTCTAGATGTTCCACTAACAGAAATACCACCAGTGCTATTAAAAGCAAACAAACTATCTTTTGATGCAGTACCGTCTACACTCCAAGTAGAGCTAAAGGTGCCGCCACTTGAGTTATGTGAGTAGTTAAAACTAGATGTTTCATGGAATATTTGCATATGTGTTCCTGGAGTATCTAGTGTAACACTAAAACTACCCGAAGTTCTAGTTATAAGAGAACCTTCTGGTACAGCACTAATACCAGTAAGTGCTGATCCGTCAATAGCAGGAAGTGCTCCTGATAAGTTAGCCGCAGGTATTACACTGTTTACGCCATCAACAAGAAGTGTACTATCATCGCCGTACACGCTACCTTCTACATCACCATCAAGATTAGCATCTATAACACCTAACTCTTTTATAACCATAGTTCCCGACTCGTTAGGTATTTCGATTGTAGCATCTTGTATTGGTTCAATAGCGAACAGTGTCGTTTCAAAACTGTCATTATTAGTACCTTCAAATCTAATAACATCAGAGAATGTTGTAGGCACACTCACGGTTGCAAAAGTATTGTATACACTTAGTTGTGGTGAGCCTGATCCTACCATAACTTGCAAGTTAGGCGATCCAGTGTCCGAGTTAACAGCCAGTTCGTATCCTGATGTTAGATATTTTTTAACTTCAAATCTTGGTGTGTTACCAGTATCTTGTATTAAAAAAGGATCTGCACTAGTTAGTGTTAAAGATGTTGTGTCAACATCGCCAACAATTTTTCCAGTTACACTGTCGACTAATAGTCCGCTGTCATCTGCAAACACACTACCATTAATGTCACCATCTACATTACCAGTAACGTTGCCTGTTAGTGCAGCATTAAATGTTCCGTTAATTGTAGTTGTGTTGCCAACTTTACCAATAGTAACATTGCCAGTAGTTGCACCTGTGCCAATTTCTACTGTGCCAGTTGCAGCGCCATTAATGCCAACGCCAGCAGTTGAAGTAATATTAATACCACTATCACTTACTGTTACATCACCTGATGATGCGTCACCTAATGATACTGTGCCGCTTGTGCCTCTGTAGATATTTAAGTTAGCACTGTCTCTACCTTGTACTGTAGTAGTAACCACTTCTATGTTGTCAACATCGCCGACAACTTTGCCATTTACACTGTCTACTAATACTGTACTATCGTCTGCAAATACTGACCCTATTATATCAACTGTTGCTGTGCCCGATGGTCTCCAAATACCTGATTGATAAGTTAAAACTCGGCCTTCGGCAGCACCGTCTGTTTCTACATCTAGTAGTTCTGCAAGTTGTGTTCTTGGAAAATATTCACCTGTAGCAACACCGCCACTTGAGTATGAGCTAAATCCTGTTCCGTCTACACTTGCTGTAAGTTCGTCATCGCTATAAAGTGCAAAAGTAGTACTAGTAAGAATATCTGCATAGTATTCGTTACCATTAAGTTGTGTCATTCCTACAACATCTGTAATAGTTACAGGTGTACCTTCAGAGAATGAATGTGCTGCACTAGTTGTGATTACAACTGGATTTGTTTGTGTAGCATTTAATATTGCTTTGCTAGAACCACCAACGGTAGCCGTAATAATTAGTTCTGAATCACTGTTTCTTACAACACTAATGTTTGAACCAGCTCGTATTTCAATGCCAGTATAGTTTGAGTTTACATCATTTAAACGTAACTCGGTTGTTCCAACTGGAACAGATAGTTGATAATCAACATCTATTTCAAAACTATCTCCTCCTTCACTAGGATTAAACGCTACACCGTCACTTCTAGTAATAGTTAGTGTATCGCCTATATCGTCAGCAGTAAGTGTTACTCCGTCTGGTTGGAGAAGTATTTTTCGAAATGTATCTACGTATGCTACGCCCATCAAGTTTTCCAATAAAAATGTTTTCTTAACGTATTTATTTAAATATAGCTATGTTAGTTATCGGCAATGGCGAAAGCCGCAGTAAAGTAGACCTGGAAAAAATTCAAGATAAAAAGATCGGATGTAATGCTATCCTTAGAGATACTAAGGTAGATCATTTAGTATGTGTAGATAAACGTATGCTAAAAGAAGCACTTAACAGCTCTTACCATAAAAATACAAAAGTATATACACGCAAAGATTGGTGGGTACAACATAGACTTGAAAAGAACATAAAACCAGTTCCAGAACTGCCTTATGTGAGTAATGACCGTTGGGATTTGCCTTGGCATTGGGGAGCAGGACCATACGCTGTATTATTGGCATGTAACCTAGCAGAAGACATAAAACTTGTAGGTTTCGATTTGTACAGTAAAGACGGTAAACTAAACAACATGTATAAAGATACAGAAAACTATGGTATGTCACATAAACGTGCAATAGATCCCAGGTATTGGATACATCAAATAGGAGTACTAGTTGACCTTTATAGCGATAAAAACTTTACTGTATATGCTGAAGAAGATTGGAAGTTGCCTACATTCTGGAATAAACCTAATCTAAAGGTTGACAAGATAAGTAACATATACTATAATACATAGTATGAATACAGTGGTCTTATATGCTCATCCCACTTTAAATACTCTGCGCATCAAACTTACTCACGAGGAGGCAAGAGATGGGTAAACATTACAGTACTAAACACTACGGACACAACATTGGCTTATCAGCAGTGTTCCGTCAACCTAACGCAGATCATTCACACTGTCATCTGCTACACGGATACAGTCTAGCATTTACATTTACATTTGGATGCGATCATCTAGACAATAAAAACTGGGCAGTAGACTTTGGTGGACTAAAACCTTTGAAGGCATGGCTTGAAGATAGTTTTGATCACAAGGTAGCAGTTGATATTGCGGATCCTCACAAGCAAGATCTTTATGAATTGCAAGATAAAGGACTTTGTGAAATTAGGGAGTTTGATGGTGTTGGTGCAGAAAAGTTTGCAGAACACGCATTTAACTATGCAAATGGTCTAATTCGACAGACAACAAACAATCGTTGCTACTGTGTACGAGTAGAGTGTGCAGAGCACGGAGCAAACTCAGCTATCTACGAGGCATGACTTGGTTAAAAAGTATTATTCCGGAGAAACTAAAGAGCATCGTAAAGCACGAAAAGCTCTAGAAAAAGCGCAGAAAAGTGCGGAAACTCACGAAAATTTGCCGCAAGAAAGTGTGGCTCCGGTCATGAAACCTCATGGACATAAAGACAAATATATTGTTTGTTTAAAATGGGGTAACAAATATGATGCATCTTATGTAAACAATCTCTACAATATGGTCAAGCGTAACTGTACGCTTGACTACGAGTTTGTTTGCTTTACTGATAATACCTCAGGCATTAATGAAGAAATAAGAACAGAACCTATCCCCCAAATACCTGGTATGAAAGGAGCAATAGGTTGGTGGTATAAACCTATGTTCTTTAACAGTAAGTTTCCATTACGGGGAACTTTGCTATATTTTGACTTAGATGTTATTATCTTTAGAAACATAAACAACCTGTTTACATATAAGCCGGGTGAGTTTATTATATGTAGAGATTTTAATAGATTTGTTATTAAAAACTACCAAAAGTTTAACTCAAGTGTATTTCGTATCGATAGCGGGCAACACAGAAATGTCTATGACGATTTTGTAAGAAACCCAAGCGATCCTATTAGACGCTGGCATGGAGATCAAGACTGGATACGGGCACAGATTAAAAAAGATTTTAATTTTTGGCCAGAAGAATGGATACAAAGTTATAAATGGGAAATGCGTGGAAAACCTAGAATGGTTGGTGCAAAAGGTAAAAGAGATTTTGAAAAACCAGGTGATCCTAAAATATTAGATGATACAAATGTAGCAGTATTCCATGGAGATCCTAATCCGCATTATTGTAAAGATTTATGGGTAAGGGAAAACTGGAAATGATTGACACAATACAACAAAGGCAGTATAATAAACTATGGACTTAAAATTTACAACAGCAGGTGATTTCTTGAAGGCACAACAAAAACGCATAGGCTTTGCATGCAAGTACATGCATCCAGATCAAACACAAAAGAAAAAGTTGCTAGAAGAAATTCAGCGACCACTAAATACTCGCAGTACAACAGTACAGTGGCTGAATCGACAGACACGTGATGTTGCTGAAGAACGCTTGTGGGATATTATGGTACATAATATCGCAAGCTATGGGAGATTGATTGAGTATGTTGGAAGCCTTCCTGAAGAGTTACGTATGGTACGATTGGGCTCTGATGTTCTTCCTGTTTATACCGAGCCTACTTGGTGCTATTTTTGGCAGCGTCAAGATGTACGTGCATATGCGGAAAGAGAGTTTGCCAAAGTCGGAGACACAGCCAGACGCTTGGATGTTAGACTCTCCATGCACCCAGGACAATTTACAGTCCTTGCTTCGGATAATGAGGAAATAGTTGAGAGGAGCATAGAAGAATTTGAATATCACACCGATGTCTTGCGCTGGATGGGATACGGCCGTACCTTCCAAGACTTTAAATGCAATGTACACATATCGGGTCGAAAAGGTCCACAAGGCATCAAAGACGCCCTCAAGAGACTCTCGCCCGAAGCACGAAACACTATCACGATCGAGAACGACGAAAACAAGTGGGGACTTGAACACAGCCTCGAACTTGCAGACGATGTCGCACTCGTACTTGACATACACCATCACTGGTGCCGTGAAGGAGAATACATTCAACCCACCGACGATAGATTTGCTCGCGTGATTGACAGCTGGCGTGGTGTGCGTCCTGTTATTCATTACAGTGTCTCACGTGAAGATTGTTTGGTAAACTTCCCCAAAGGCAAACGTCCTAACATGACAAATTTGCTAGAACAAGGATACAAGAAAGCAAAACTACGAGCGCACAGTGATTATATGTGGAATCGTGCAGTCAACAACTGGGCACTTGAATTCCTTGATTATGCAGATATCATGGTAGAGTCTAAATGTAAGAATCTTGCAAGTATCGAGCTATATAAATACTATACGGAGAGTAAGCACTATGAGTTACCTAAACAAAATGTACAGCAGAAAGTCACAGGACCAGACCCAATCATCATCTAATAAAAATCCTAATAGAGTATTAGGTGGGTTGCGTGGACAAGGTGCAGACATGATGACTGTACTGGGAGAAGACGGTACACAGCATACTATTCCGTCACAAAAATATGTACAAGGCCTAGAAGAAAAGATTCGCACACAAGATGCACGCCTTACTAGACTTGAACAACAACTAAGGAGAGTAAACCGTGATACAAAAATGGATTAATGCTCGTATTAAAGAACGTACTACACTAGACGGAGTTATTCTAGTAGTAGCAGGAGTATCCTTTTTAATCTTCAAGCCTATTGCAGCATTAGCAGCATATGCAGCTATTCTGTATGGTGCTTGGACTATTTGGAAAAGCGAATAACTATAGTTTACCAATAGGAAGGTTTGAACTAGCAGGCATATCCCACATTTGCTTCTTTTCAACACCCTTCTTTTGTGCAAACTTTTTACTATCGCAATCTTTACAAACGTGGAAGTAGTTATTGGATATCCGTTTAGGATCCATACTTCCACGTTCTCTTATAAACTCTGTACCACAACTATCGCATAGCATCGCTACATAGGTTTTATAGCGGTAATATGCATGTTCTGTGCCTAGTTTACTAGTACGCACATGCCGGGTTTGCTTTTTAAATTCTTTTAAGAACATACATATATTTACATTAAGATTATAAAACTGTTCGATAAATACATTGATGAAGGAGCAAAAATGAGCATTTGTACACTTACAGAAGCCGCAAAAACACAAATCAACACTATATGTGAAGAAAATGATTGCTTTGCTGTAACACTAAACCTAAAAGGTGGCGGTTGCGCAGGGTTTGAATACGAATGGGGAACTATTGGTAGCCCAACAGAAGTACAACCTAATGATATTCATATGCAAACCGGTGGTAGCGGCAACTTTGTAATAGGCGCACATAGCATAATGTTCCTAATGGGCACTGAAATAGATTATAAAAAAGATATTATAGGTGCAATGTTTGAGATTAAAAACCCTAACGCACAGTCTAGCTGCGGTTGCGGCGTTAGTGTAAACTTTGATATGGATAAACTAAGCCAGCCAGCGATATAATTTGGAGTAAAATATGGCAAGACAAGATATTGATATTGGTGTATCAGGTAACGACGGAACCGGTGATAGTATTCGTGAATCCTTTCGTAAGGTAAACGAAAACTTTCAAGAAATATATGCGGTTTTTGGGATCGGTGGACAGATTAGTTTTACTGATCTAAGTGACACTCCAGACACATATGAAGGTAACGAAAATAAAGTTCCTTTAGTTAAGTCAGACGGTAGTGGTCTTAACTTACTTGAACTAGCATCTGACAACAGCCTAGACGGCTCACCTGATACTATTGGATTTGATTTTAGTGTAGATGGTAAAGTTATTCTTAAACAGCTTGTTTCAAGAGTTGCAAACGATCCGGAACCAACACTAGCTGGTCCACTAGACGCTGCTACACAGCCTATTGCAAACGTTACAGTTAGTCAAGCAGCAATTGATACTTTTAACTCTGTGCATGGTACAGACTTAACTATTAGTGACCTTGTTATTAACAAGAGTTTTGCAGACAGAAACTACCAAGAAAAGAAAGTTGCAGGCGGCGGATTACGTCTAGGTGATGAGCCTACAGATACTAGCGAGTATGTATTATCAACTGACTCTATAAGTTTAGGAAACCTACAAGTTCCTGGTCATGGATTAAGTGATGCATATATTGGTGCTCCATTTTTCTTTAATAGTACAGGTACTGATCCATTTGGTGTTACTAGCGGAGGTACATATTACTTAGGTATTCCAGACGGTGACGAACTTTCATTATACGAAAGTGAAGAAGATGCACTTACAGGCACAGGCAGAATACTTCTAGCCGGTGGCTCAGGAACATTCACTATTACAGACGGTGCATATGACGACGAACTAGAAGGTTTTTGGTTATCAAACGTTGCTGTTCCACGAAAAAGCCTTGTAAGACGTCAAGGGGACTCAATGACAGGTCCTTTAAATCTATCAGATCATCCAGGCGAACTTGCTGGTAAAGGCTTGCCAAATGGTCCTGATGATTTACAAGCAGCAACAAAACTTTATGTAGATAATGCTGCCGCTTCAAGTACAGTTAACTTGTATGTAAGTACAGCAGGTAGCGACAGTCAAGAGTTTACGCCAGACGGAAAAGAAGGACGTAACCCAGCATATGCATATAGAACTGTTAATGCTGCATGTCAAAAAGCAGAAGAAATAATTTTATCAGCTCCGCCTGAACCAGGTCCATATCAGCAAACAATGACTTTTGCCAATGGCGAAGACAATGGTACAGTTTTAACATCAGGTATTACTAGCACTATTGTCGGTCGTGCAGCAGCAAGAGCACTTATTTTAGAAAATAAAGAATGGGTAGCAAAAGAAGTTACCGGTTATATTGATGCTACATATCCAGAGTTTAGTGAAAGTTATGACACTGCTATATGCGAAAGAGATGTTCAGCTTATTCTTGAAGCAGTAAGTTTAGATATTTTACTAGGTAATAACGCAAACTATCTATCACGTTACTCAGGACTACAATATTATTCTAACGCAAGTGGACAGGTTGCTATTGGTGTTCAAAAAGCATACACTATTGCAGGTATTGAATATGCAAAAACACTAGTTAGAGATTATGTTCTTACAAACACAGCACCTCCTACATCATATCAAAGTCGTGTAGAACAGTACATTGAGCCTGCTATTATTCCAGATAGCGCAGCAGACTCAGCTGCTGAAGCAAAGTTTGACATTGTTATAGATGTTATTAATAATGGTCCTCTTAATGCTCCTAGCATTGTTGACGGTTCAACAACTTATAAAATTAATATCTCTAATGGTAACAACGGTTTTATAGATCAAGCTAATCCAGAAAATACAGACATTATTCCAGGTAAAGTTATTAGAGGTAAAAACTCTGGTGCTATTGGACGTATCATTGACTACAAGCACGAGTCAGGTGATAGGGCTGTTAGTGTGCCAGAGACGGACGAAACTGAAGTTCAACTTCTTATTCCAAGAGAGTTTGAAGTAGGTGAAGAATTAGAATATGGAAACTATGTTGTAAGTACACAGATTAGTGTTAGAATCGAAAGCGGTATCTACGAAGAAGATTTACCTATTAGAGTTCCAGCTAACGTGTCTATCAAAGGCGACGAGTTTAGACGAGTTATTATACGTCCGAAGGATCGTGTATCGCAATCACGTTGGGCAAATACATTCTTCTATCGTGATGCAGAGTTTGATGGACTAGTATTAGGAAAGTCATCAATAGAAACGTTAAACTATGAACCTTCTATTGATCCACTAAGAACCGCAGGTACTTATACTATTTCTAATAATGATTATACGTCTAGCGAACTTGGTAAAGATGCTGAGTTTGAAATAACAGTAAGTGCAAGTGGTGCTATTAACGATATTACTATAACAAATGAAGGTCAAGATTGGCAAGCAGGCGAAGTTATAACTGTTACTGATGCTGTGCTAGGCGGTGGCGGCGGTGCCGAATATGTATTCCGGGTCGCAACAGTACCAAATGGTATTAAGTACATTAACCCATTAACTGACGAAGTAGATGGTTACTTTGGTTATCATTACTTGCTTAAACCAGATAATGTAAAAAACATAGGCGCTGGTTATACAAACGTTGGCAACTGGGATACAGCAGCTTTAGTCTTAGATGATAACAGAGAGTTTATACAAGAACAAGTTGTAAACTATGTAGAAACAACTTATCCTGCACTCATCGGTTCTCCAAACTACAGCAGAACAAAATGTTCTCGAGATACAGGACTTATTGTTGATGCACTAGTTAAGGATCTACGCACCGGCGGCAACGAGTTTGCACTAGAAGCACAAGGTGAATACTATGCAGGTGCAGTGAAAGCTGGTACAGAAACAGAAACTGTTGCAGGTATAGATCATATCTATACTATTGCAAATAAACTTATTCTAGGTGAAGCACCGACTACACTTTATGGTCCAAGTGGAGCATCACCTATACGCCCAGGTAATAGTGGTGAAAACTTAGAATATGATTATGATTTATTCAATGGAAGTGCAGAACCCGATGAATGGGTTGCTGATAACGTATATCGTGTTGGTAATGTTGTCTACTATACATTTGCTGGCGTTGACAGATATTATCAATGTAAGATCGAAAACCGCTCAGGCAATACTTTTGACTCAGCAGAAATCAATGCTTACTGGAGTGAAATCGACGGTATAGATACTGTTATTGATAATCTAATAGATACTATTACTTTTGCATTTGATTCGAACTATAACCCACCGTTGAGAAACGACGAGATGGATGTGTTCTTAATGAATGATGCTACTATCTTACGTAACATTACAGGACAAGGACACGGCGGCTTCCAAATGGTGCTTGACCCAGAAGGACAAATTCTAACTAAATCACCATACTGTCAGACTGGTACAGGTTTTGCAAAGAGTCTTAACAAACAAGTATTCCATGGAGGATTGTTTGTTGACGCATTTGTTGGTAACTCCGCAGTACAAGTTACAGAACGTGTAGATGGAGATCCGTTTAGACTTAGAGTACAAAGTTTGGGTAGCCAATCTGATCCTCAAGGATTGTTTGTAAGACGTCCGCAAACACCTTGTGCGTTCTATATAGACGGCAGACGTTTCCAAGTTAATGCTGTAACACTTTATGATCCAGACTTTGGTACAGCAGAACTTATACTTGATAGAAGTTCTAATGATAGTAATGGATTCCAAGGTTTAACATCAGAACTTGCAACAGGGGTTGATTTAGATTCAATCGGCGATTTTAGTTTTAATGAAGAAAAATGCGAAAGAGATTCTAACTACATTGTTGAAGGTGTTGCACTTGACACAGTATTAGGTACTAACTACTTTGCTGTATACAATGGTCTTGCATATCATAGAGGAAATATAGCAGAAGTAGTTATTGATGACCAGCTTGCACAAACTACAGGTGCTTATGAAGCAGGTAGAGACAGAACACTACTTATTACAGAAGTTGCAGCAGACACTGATGTAGTTAACAGAGTTACAGCAGCTTATAATGAAGTAAATGATATAATCACTAACGGTCCTACATCTGCAGATGCAGTAACATTTACTGATACTGGTGTTACTGATAAAACCTATGCTAGAACACTATTGCAAGCAAACCGAGATTTTATTGCAAGTGAAATCACAGACTTTATTACTGCAAACTATCCAAGTTTAACATACGACAGTGCAAAATGCGAAAGAGATGTAAAATACATTGTAGACGCTGTAAGTTTTGACATCCAATATCAAACTAACTTAGGTTCTAAACTAGCAGCAAGATCTTATTTTGACGATGGTGTTGCTGTAAAACCAACAGAACAAAGAGCTCCAACAGTTGCAGCATATCAAGAACTTGCAACTATAATGCAGCAGGTCGTCCAAGAAACATATGCAGGACAAACTCTAACAGGTAATCCTGCAACAGCAACAGAAGGACTAGAAGCAGCAGGCTTAGTAGAAGTTATTTATGATGTTATTGATGAAGATTCATTAGTTAACTTACCTGCAGATATTACACCTGACAACACTTGGACAGATGTAAAGTATATTTCTGCTTATGAAGCTATATTAACTACACAAGCAACTATAGTAAATAAGATAATCCAAAGCATAGATGCTCCATTACCTATTACACTACAAACAGCAGGTAACAGATCAATCCTAGGTAACGACTTTACACAGATTAACGACCAAGGATACGGACTCGTTGCAGTCAACGGTGCTCTATCAGAAATGGTTAGTATGTTTACATACTATTGCTGGACATCATACTATGCTAAGAATGGTTCAGAGATTAGATCACTGACAGGTTCTTCATGTTATGGTGAATACGGGCTTGTTGCTGAAGGTTCAGATCCAAATGAAATTCCAGACAGTGTATTACTTGCACAAGATATGGTTGAAAGTGCAAGAGTATTTGATGCTGATGTTGTACTTTATCTAACAGATAGGGTTAGACTACAAGCAGGAGATCAAATCGAACAGGTAACTTCTCTAGCAACAGGTACGATTGCTGTAACTACAGCAGACTTAGATGATAGTACAGTTGAAGACGGTCCACAGACACCAGGAAGTAAAATAATATATCTAACTGGTGTAGAAGGAGCGTTTGATACAACAGGAGAACTACAGATTACAGGTCCTATAACAGGAGACTCAACTGTTACTGCACTCGGACCAAACAGTGTCCCTACAGATGTTGATTCAACAGGTTATGGTAATAACAAAGAAAACTTGTTCTGCTATGCATACGACTTTAAAGTAAATCCATCAAATAGATCAGAGTTTGATGTATATCATCCAAGTGTTCCTACTCTTGCTAGATACGAAGCAGCAAGTTCTAACCTTGCAGGTCACACTGTAGGTGAGTACAAAGATGTTGGTGTAGGTGGTAATATTACTCCGTTATCGAGCACATTTGCAGACGTAGGTGCTCTTGATGGATTGTTTGACGTACAAAAAACTATTGCTTATGGATATACTGCTACTATTTCAAACGGTGGCGAGGCATACACTGTAGGTGACCAATGGGTAGTAAGTGGTGCAGACTTAGGAGGTGTATCTCCTGATAATGATTGTACTATTACTGTTACTGAAGTAGACGAAGGAACTGGCTCAGGGCTTGGTGTTATATCAGAAGTTAGGCTGAGCGGCGATATTTGGCAAGAAACAAGCACTCCTATGTATGACGGTAGAGTTTTTAAACTTAACTTTAGTACAAGTGATGCACAGTTTAGTACAAGCGGGTTACTTGCAGATGTACCATGGGGTACACTTATCCAATATAGAAGAAACCAAGCACATATTATAAGCGACTTAGCAAGACCAGATGTGTTAAGTATTCGTCCATCAACTGCTGTTGTATTTGATGAAAACCCAACACAGATTTATCGTTCAATCAGCTTCCTAAACAGTGATAGTATAGGAGTTGAACTACCACAAGGTACACTGCAAGCAGGATTTGATGAAGGTTATGATTATATCAGGATGCTTGTTAATACTGCAAAAGCTCAAGAAACTGCACTTGCAGGATTAGGTACAACAAAAGGTAATACACCAGGCGATGTTGTAATAGCTGTTCAAGCAACACTAGATTCAAACGAAATATTCCGTCTAAACAACAATGCTAGAACACCCGAAGCAAATAGACCTGTAGGCTGGACTCAATCATCTCTTCAGGAAGCTCCAATCTTTGTGTGGCAAGGTAAAAAACACTTCGTTTATAATGCTAGAGGTGTAGATGCTACAGATACAATCGTACCAATAGCAGAAGATAACGAATACATTATTGTTGATATTTCAGATATTGATACTATTAACCAAACAGATGCAACAGGCATTTACTCAACTCTTGTATTAGGTTCGGTTACAACTACATTACGTGCAGGTTTGAGAGCAGGAGCACCTGGTGATGTTACAGTTAATATCTCAACATGTCGTGCTACATCACATGACTTCCTTGATGTTGGAACTGGAGGTTTTAACGATTCAAACTATCCAAACGTAATCTTTGGTGAACCTGCAGATAAAAACTCTGCTAATGAAGTCGATGAACGTGGTAAAGGGCGTGTGTTCTATGTAAGTACAGACCAAAACGGTATCTTTAGAGTTGGTAGATTCTTTAGCGTTGACCAAGGTACTGGTACAGTTACATTTGCTGCGAGTATTGCGCTGTCAGATGTTGACGGTCTAGGCTTTAAACGTGGTGTTGTTGTTACTGAGTTTTCAACTGATACAGCAATGACAGATAACGCTGCTGATACAGTTCCAACAGAACTTGCTGTACGTGGGTACATTAACAGACGTTTAGGATATGATGTAAACGGTAATCCTGTTTCCAATAAACTAGGACCAGGTGTGCTTGCTCCAAACGGTGCTGTTCCGATGACAGACGATTTGAATGCGGCAGGTAATCAAGTTACAAACTTAGGAACACCTACTTCAGACTCTGATGCAGCAACTAAATCTTATGTAGATGACTTCTTAGGAAATCAAGATGAGATAAAAGATTTACGTTCAGTAACATATAATAGCGACCAGGTTGTTGAAGGACAACTTCTAGTTAAAACAGAGTATAAAAAACTTATTGTAGATGCAGGATCAGTTACAGGCCCAGGAACATTTACAAGAGGACAAAGTATAAGTGGTTCAATAACAGGTGCTACAGGTACTATTGTTGACGTAATAGAAAGACAGGGTGTAGAAGGTGATATTCTTGAAATTATCTTTACTCCAGTAACAGGAGAGTTTAGTGATGGTAAGCCGATAGGATCATCACCAGATCCAGACGTTATTATTGTAACTGGTATTTGTCAAGCATTATGTATAGACGGTCCAGTTGATGAATGGGCAAATGGTGTATTTGATGCTGACAGTGATATTACTATAGGTACTAATAGAGAATCAAGTGATGGATTTGTAAGCGATCGATATACAACACTCAACTTCCAACTAAGCTCTGATAGTATTGTAAACAGTGATATTTCAGCTACAGCAGCTATTGCACAAAGTAAGTTGAATATGAATGCTGCATCAACTAGAAATAGCCCTACTGGAATAAGTCAAAGTGATCTAGGCTTAGCAGCATTTGATAGTGATATATTTACTAATACAACTGGTTGGGTGACTATTGAAGACGGACAACTTTCTTTGAATAAGATACAGCGTATTCAAGACGGATATGTATTAGGTAACTGGAGCGGTGATAGTTCAGATAATGATATCGACGAACTACCATTCAGCACAGTTATCCAAGAAGGTGGCGGGCTTGCAGATGCAGACTTTGAACCAGCAAGTTTAGTTGCTGTTTCAGCTGATCCAGGAGAAGCATTAATAAAAACAGCTCCGGGAATATATGGTATAACAAACGTAACTAAAACTGGTGAAGTTAATAGTATTGTTAAAACTGATAATGCTGGTAGTATTCAAGTTAACTCGCTAATACTTGGAGGTGACCCAACTTACGAAATCTTAGGATTGGATACAACAACTATTGTGTTCAAAACACCTGCACAAGGTGAAATACTAAGAGCAGTAGGTACAACTGGTGCAGTTGCAACAGGCCCTGATGTTGAAATACCAGGATCAGTTAATATTGGATCAACTGGTGTTACTGAAAGTACACTTCAAAATACTTCAAACTTTAACGGTGAAGCAAGTTTAGCAGTTGATTGGATATACAGTAGTTTTATTGAAGCAGCAGGCGAAAAAGGTTCTGCTTCAACAGGTGTTGCAATAGGTGCAAATACTGGTAAAACTGTTGCAGGCGAAGTAGGTATTGTTACAGCAGATACAGCAACAAGCTCTAGCTTTGTACCGTTTACATTTAGTTCAACAGGTGTATTACCTGATGTTGATGATACTTATGATATCGGTAGTGCAACACTAAAATATAAAGATGTATACGCTACAAGATTCCGTGGTACTGCTACCGAATCATATTACGCTGACTTGGCAGAAAACTACACAGCTGATGCAGACTATGAGCCAGGTACTGTACTAGTATTTGGCGGTGATGCAGAAGTTACGGTATGTTCAAGCAAAGGCGATCACAGAGTTGCTGGAGTTGTTACAACTAATCCAGCGCACTTAATGAATGCAGAACTTGAAGGCGAAAACGTTACTGGCATTGCACTACAAGGTCGTGTGCCTTGTAAGGTAATCGGCACTGTTGTAAAAGGAGATTTGCTTGTGTCAAGTGCTGTTCCAGGATATGCGATTGTTAATAATAATCCAGCAGTAGGAACAGTAATAGGTAAAGCACTAGAATCTAAAGATACTGACGAACGTGGCATTATTGAAGTAGTAGTAGGAAAGCACTAATGGATAAACCTAAAGTAGATAAACTAGTTAAGACAAACCAGATGAAAGCTAGTAACGATACAAAAAATCCGCAGGAGCGTCAAGCGGTCCTGCAAAATAACATTCTTAGAATAAGAGTACAAGGGGCACCAAATGGCAAGACAAACAATTAATATTGGTACAAGTGCAAACAAAGGAGATGGTGATCCGTTACGTACTGCATTTGATAAAATAAATGACAACTTTGCAGAACTGTATGCAGGTAACAATGTTGATCCTGCAAATACAGCTACTAACTTAGTTCCGGATACAGATGGCACAAGAGATTTAGGAAGTGTAACCCAACGTTGGGCAGACGCACACATTAAGGATTTCATTTATTTAAATGGTGCTAGGATTGAAGTTGATGGTAATGGTGTTTTACTTGTAAATGGTAGTGGAGCAAGTCAACGTGCAGATGTTGTAGGTGACATATTTGGACAAGATAGTTCAAAAACTTTCGATTCAAATACAAACACATTCTACGGTAACTTTATAGGAACAGTAGCAGCAGATGATAGTACAGTTATTGTGGACGGTGTTAACGGAGAACTATATGGTAACTTAAATGGTACTTTAGTAGGAAACGTTACAGGTAATGTTGTAGGAGATCTTACAGGAGATGTTAACTATGCACCTGCAAATGCAGCACAATGGGATACACCTCGTCCAACAACACTTGCAGAAGCAATAGATAAGTTAGCAACGGCGGTATATGCACTAAACGGTAACACTCCGATATAACGATAAATACAGTAAGTAACAGGATTTAGAGAATGGCAAATAGATTTCCACTGGTAATTGATACAACAGACGGTAATAAACTTAAAGAGTTACCGGCGGGAGACAATCTCGACCTAAGAGAAAACAGTATTGTAAGAGTACAAGATGTTAATGCACTTGGTACAATTAATGCTGCTGATATCACAGTAAATGGTAACAGACTAGTTGCCCAAAACTTTATTGATCTAACAGACACACCGGCAGATTATGTTGACTCTGCAGACAAGTTTGTAAAAGTAAATGCTACTGGTGATGGACTAGAGTTTAGACCGTTTAGTGATATTGGTAACATTGAAGTTGAAGAAATAGAAGTTGGTACTAGAATAGTTCCGGCTGCACCAAACATAGTTGATATAGGTACAACAGGTCTTTATTTTAATAGAGTTGTAGCAAACGAGTTTATGGGAGATTTAATCTCCGGTACTGAAGAGAGAGTTTTTAATGCTGCTACAGGTAAGATTAGTTATGCTGCACTAGAAGGTGCTCCTACACAAGTTTCAGAATTTGAAAACGATGTTGGTTACTTACTTGCAGAAGATTTAGATAGCAGTTTATCAGGGCTTTTTGATGAAGGTGCTACATTTGATACTGACATAAGAGGATCGGTATTCGGCGATGACTCTTCTATGATAGTAGATGGTGTTGCATCTGAAGTTGTAGGCGTTGTAAATAATACAACTATAACTACAGTTAACCTTACAGCAACAACAGCAACGTTAACCACAAGTATATCAGATCAATATATAGGACCAATAGATAACGATGTTATTATAAATGCACAAAATAACTATGATATTGTTATAGGTGAAGAAAATACAGGCAACACTATTATACACAATGCTGAAGCAGATGACTTTACATTTGAAAGCGGATTAGGTATTGCAGAACTAAATGCTGTCGCAGACTTATTATTAAAAGCAGGCAACAGAATAAGGGTAGTAGACACTCCAGTACGCTTTGCTAGATTTACAGATGCAGAAGCAGCATTAGTAGTTGCACAAAACGGTGATGTTATTTACAACACTGATCAAAATAGATTGCAGATATATCAAAATGATGCATGGATAGATTTACACAAAGGCGAGTTTGACGGTAACGTAACAACAGCAACAGGTGAATCAAACTTTAATGACGTTGTTATTGCAGGCGACTTAACTGTACAAGGTACAACTACAAGCGTTGAAACAACAAATACAACTATAAGCGACAATGTAATCGTACTTAATAACGGTGAAACAGGCGCAGGTATTACTAACACAACTGCTGGTATTGAAATAGACAGAGGTTCTGCTGCAAACGTAACTTTCGTATATGATGACAGTATTGACAAGTGGACACTTGGAACAGAAAGATTAGTAGCAGCAACATTCGAAGGCGATTTGATAGGTAACGTAACCGGTGATGTTACAGGAGATGTTACAGGCGACTTAACAGGTGATGTTACAGGTAACGTAACTGCTAGTTCTGGAACAAGTACATTTACAGATGTTTCAGTTACAGGATCAATCACAGTTGATGGCGCACTTGAAGCAGCAGCATACAAAGGTACTTTTGTAGGTGACGATAGTACAATACTTGTTGACGGTGTTAACAACCAAATAACAGGTGACTTGTACGGCTCTATTAGAGGCTATAACTGGATGTACGGTGGTGATGCTATATTGTCTATTGTACACGGCGGAGCACCAGATGATGGTATTATTAGAGTTCTTGCTACAGGCGATGTGCGTATAACTTCATCAAATAGAAATGTTGACATTGAAGCAACAACTGGTGTTATTAACTTAAACAGCAACGTAAATGCAAAAACAATTACAGGTGACTTAATAGGATCAGTCTTTGGTGATGATAGTACTCCTATTATAGATGCTGTTAACGGAACACTAAGTGGTAACTTAACTGGCAACGTAACAGGAAACGTAACTGGTAACATTGATAATACTACATTAGATATAGGTGTAGACGATGCTACTGCAATCACAATAGGCAACAGCGGAAGTACAACTACAGTAGAAGGTACTATCCAGTTTACAAATGCATTGATTGCAAACAACTTAAAAGCAGATGATAGTATTAGTATTACTACAAACGGACTTACATCAGGCGAAGCTATTAGTATTGGCCCAGGAGGCTCAAATACATTTATTAACTTAACTGCAACAAACATTAGATTCTTTGGGAACATAACAAATAATATTAATGCTACAGCAGGTATAACAGGTGATTTAAAAGGTAGTGTTGTTGCAGATGATAGCACAGTTATTATTGACGGTGTTAGCGGAACAGTATATAAAGCAAATATTGAAGGTGCAACAAACTGGGATACAGCATACAGTTGGGGCGATCACAGTACAGTTGGTTACTTACAAGACGGTGGATCATTTACAGGTGATGTAAAAGGTAGTGTGTTTGCAGATGACTCAAGTGTAATGGTTAACGCTGTTGACTTTACAATGACGAGTGACTTGCTTACTCTAACACCGCTGAATGCAGAACCTACAAATCCTGTAAATGGCATGATAGCAGTAGCAGATGGTACTGGTTGGGATCCGCATACTACAGGTGTAAACACAATGACAGTATACTTAGGCGGCGCTTGGAGACAAATAGCAAGTGCTGTATAATAAATATATTAAATAGGAAAAACAAATGAGCGAAAGAGAATATATTGTTACGTTAAAGAAAGGTGTAGACTACACTGCATTTAATGCAGAAATGATTGCTACAACTGGCGCAGGTGACATACCAGGTAGAAGTGTTACGGTTGCTAACGCTCGTCCAGCATCACAGCGTAATACACACTATATGCTTACTGATGCAGAAGCAACAGCACTTAACAATGATGCAAGAGTAGTTGCATGCGAGTTACGTCCAGATCTAAGAGATGACATTGAACTAGTCCGTTTCGCTCAACAGACTGGTGATTTTAGTAAGACTGAAGATACACGTGGTGAATATGTTAACTGGGGATTGCGTAGAGTTAACGAAATAAACAATCCTTACTTTGGATATAGCATTTCAGGAGGATACAACTACACACTTGACGGTACAGGTGTAGACATTGTTATCCAAGACAGTGGTTTACAAATAGATCATCCTGAGTTCCAAGATAGTTCAGGTACTACACGAGTAGTACAACAAGACTGGTATAGCGGATTCAGTGGCGGCGGATCTATGCCAACAGAACACTACACTGATTATGACGGACACGGTACTCACTGTGCAGGGATTGCAGCAGGTAAAACATATGGTTGGGCTAAAAATGCACGTATCTATGCTGTAAAAGTTAATGGCTTACAAGGAGCGAGTGATCCTAACAGCGGTATTCCAATCACAAATGTTTTTGATGTTATTAAAGAATGGCATGCAGCTAAAGCAGTTGACCCTGTTACTGGCGCAAAACGTCCGACTATTGTTAATATGAGTTGGGGATACACGTCTGCTTTTGCAAACATCACTGGAGGAGAATATAGAGGAACTCCTTGGACAGGCACTGCTAGAGATACTGCTAAAGGTATGGTAGGAAATTTAGTTAGCGGACTTTATAGATATCCTACAAGAGTTGCTTCTGTAGATACAGATGTTGAAGAACTAATCGATGCAGGAGTACATGTTTGTATTGCCGCAGGTAACTACAAACAAAAGATTGATGTAGATGGTGGCGCTGACTATGACAACTACTTTACAAGTAGCCTATACGGAACAAGATACTATCATAGAGGAGGATCACCGTATGGCCAAGAAGCATTTATTGTAGGCAATATTGATACTGATCTTGCAAGCAATGGTAGAGAACAAAAAGCAACTAGTTCAGAAACAGGCCCGGGTGTAAATGCATGGGCTCCGGGGACTAGAATCTTTAGTAGTTTAAGTACAACTACAGCATATACTAGTGGACCATATCCACTAGACAGCGATTTTAATATTGGTAGCTTAGGTGGTACTTCAATGGCTTCTCCACAAGTAGCAGGTGTACTTGCATTATGGTTGCAAGTAAATCCAGGTGCAACTCCTGCACAAGCTCTTAGTTATTTTAAAAGTAGCTCTAAAACAGATAGAGTATATCAAACAGCAAACAACGATACAGACTACACAGACAATAGAAGTTTATTAGGTTCTAGTAACAGATTTCTTTGGAATAAGTTTAACCGTAAAACTCAACTTTCTATCGGAAGTGTATTTACAGAAGCAGAAACAGATACTAGTATAATAAAAACTTACTCTTTGGCTTCGAGTGCAGCAAGTGTAAATGAAGGTGATAGTTTTACTATTACTTTAACTACAACAAATGTTCCAGATGATACTGTTATAAACTACGGTATTACTGGTGTTTCTAGCGGAGATATCGGCGTACCACTAGACGGAACATTTACTGTATCATCTGACTCAGCAACAGCAGATTTTACAGTGTCAGCTGACACAACACTAGAAGGTGCAGAAACTTTTACTATGACATTAGAAGGCATAAATGTTTCAGTTAGTGTAACTATAAATGATACTAGTACATAAGGATTAATAATGGCAGTACAACTAATAAACATAGGTAATGTTGCAAATGATGGTACAGGTGATGATCTAAGAGAAGCATTTATCAAAGTAAACCAAAACTTTGAAGAGCTTGATCTAAGAGATGACGAAAAAACTACAGGTAGTAATCTTGGGCCAGACGGCGAAGGTCTTTTTGCAAATAGAATCAACTATGATCTACAGTTTAAAAAAATCGTAGGCGGAGATAACATTACACTTACTGCTACAGATAATAATATTACTATAAGTAGTGAAAGCACACTTACAATAGCAAGTGATTCTGGAGATACTGACTTAGTTGGATCTACTACTTTGAATATTTTAGGCGGAGACGGAATAAGCACATCTGCTACAGATAATACTCTTACAATCACAAATGATTATAATGCAGAACTAGTAGAAGATCTTACACCCCAACTAGGTGGCAATCTAGATGCACAAGGGTTCAACCTTACAAATGTTGGAAATATAGATGCAGCACAAGTATCTGGTTCGTTTGTAGGTAACTTAACAGGACTAGTACACGGTTACGATATGAGAGATTGGGCAAGCTGGAACGAAGGTTGGGACTTTGGTGCTGTTTCAGAAGATTATACTAGTGCTATACAGTTTATCGTTGCAAACACAGCCGTTGATTTCGGTAGCTTTAGTGCTCCAGCAGTAGGTAATGTAGATTTAGGAAGTATTTGATTCCGATAAATACTACTGTAGAAGGAATCACGTATGGCCAATCCCGATAGTTTATGGAGTATCCAAACAGGTAAAAAGATTGCAACACTGATCGAAAGATCTAATGTTAATCTTTTACTCCCGTTAAATGTAAATATCCCAAGTACAGTTAAAATTATAACAGGATCCTTGCCTGCCGGGTTAAGATTATCAGCAGACGGAAAGTTTATTGAAGGCACAGTTTACGAAGTAGCTTATAATACTACAAGTAAGTTTGTATTAAGGGCAGAATATCAAGGTCAGTTTGAAGATAGAACTGTACAGATAGATGTAAGCGGACCTGATGACCCTGTATGGCAAACAAACGAAGGGTTATTACCAGTAGGAAGTAATCAATCTTTGTTTATACTTGATAACGAGCAAGTTGACTTTCAACTACAAGCAACAGATACTGATCTAAGTGCAGGCGATATTTTAGAATATTTTATAGCAGAAGGAGACGGCGAGCTTCCTCCAGGCATTACGCTATCTTTAGATGGAAAACTTACAGGTATAGTAGAACCTCTATTAAGTTTAGATAAAAGGTATCAAGCAGGAGGCTATGACGGTGCGCCGTATGGAGCACTTCCTGCAGATTATGGCACAATATCTTCAAATGGTTATGGTAGTTTCTTTTACGATACTGTAGATTTTGATTACAACGAACCAGTTGTTAATCCTAGAAAACTTAATAGATTTTATCCTTTTAGAGTAACTGTTACAGACGGCGAAAACTTTGTTAAACGAGAGTTTAAAATATATCTTGTCGGCGATGATTATTTAAAAGCAGATAACACTATTATGCAAGCAGGAACAGGAGTGTTTACTGCTGATACAACTAATGTTAGAACTCCAGTTTGGCTTACACCTAGAGACTTAGGATTTAAACGTGCTAATAACTATACTACAATCAACTTAGATATTATTGATAATCCAAACTTAGAAGGTGTAGTAACATATACATTAGATAGTACAAACGATGACGGTACTCCTAGCATATTACCTCCAGGGACTTCACTAGATAGTCAAAGCGGAGAAATAGTTGGTCGTATTCCGTACCAACCAGCAATAACAAAAGATTATAAGTTTACTGTTAGAGCAACAAGAATAACAACAGATTTAGATACTGTTTCTATTAATGCCAACTACTATGAAGATACTTTGTTAGGTAAAGATAACTTTAAAATTTATAAAATAGATTTAACTGGCGATATCGACGGTATAAACGATTTATTAGAGCTTATTGGTAGAGACATACTTTTAGAAAATAGAACGTATAGAGTAACCAACGTTGATGCTAGAAATACTGATTATGACATTATTTTCTTAGATAGTACTTTATCTCCTAGCATCAGTTTAATAACTAGCAGAACTGCACTTAAAAATCAAGATGCTGTTTTTGTTAATAGATTAAACGAATCTCAAAAAGAAAAGTACAGAGGACGTACTATACGTCTTAGTGACAGTGAAGCATATGTTATAAATGATATTGTTCCTTATATAGAATGGGACATTCAACAAGTAACCCCGGGTAATGATCAAATATATCCGAACGGATCTCCAAGAAGAATGGAAGCAGGAACAAACTATTTCTTAGGAGATCTTGTCATTTACGGAACAGAAGTAGGTGGCAATGATAGAGTTTACAGGGCAACATTTACTCATAACTTAGAAGCTCAAACTGATCCTGTAACAGAAGTTCCAATCACAGTAGATGGTGTTGTACAAGTTGTCTTTAATCCTGCTAACTGGACTGAAGTAGTTGAAAACCCAGATGATCTATCACTGTCTGATAGAGTTCTTGCACTTAAACAATCTTTAGAAGCAGCATACGGACACACAGCATATGTAGATGTATTTAATCAGCAAAACTGGAGATTACGCATTCCTAGTACAAGTTTAAGTAGAATCGCAAAAAATATTGAGCAGTTCTTCTTACTAGGCGATGATAGTACAAGAATGAAAATCACTACAGTTAGAGATAATGAAGACAGAATAAAGTTTGATGTAAATCTTTCTACACAATTTAACCAAGGACGAAACATAGGTATTGCACTATTTAGAAATGAAGGATTTGTAGAAAATGTTATTGTTGCAGCAAATGACGAAGTAGATATTCCAAGCACATCTAAAACTTTTGAGATTAAAGTTATAGGAGAAATAGACAGTAATATATCTTGGATAACAGCAGCAGATCTTGGAACTATACGTGCAAACTTCAACAGCTACTTAAAAGTAGTAGCAGAAACTACAGTTCCAGATAGTCCTATGATTTATACATTAAAGTCGGGTAAACTTCCTTTTGGTATGCAACTAAGTTATAACGGAGATATTACCGGTAATCCTAGACAATACCAAACTAGCGAAGGACTTGGTCTTACAATATTTGATAATAAGGCAGTAACATTCGATGGCTTTATTCCGGGCGATACTTCCTTTGACAGAAGATATAACTTTACTATTGAAGCTCGTGATAGATTTGGATATACAGCAATAGAAAGAGAGTTTACACTTTTAGTTGAAGATTTAGACAATACTGTGTATACAGACATATATGCAAAACCGTTAATCCCTGCAGAACAAAGAACTGCATTTAGAAACTTTACTAGTAATCCGGACATATTTCCACCAAATAGCATTTATCGTCCAAACGATCCTTCGTTCGGTGTTAAAACAAGTTTAGAAATGCTAGTATATGCAGGTATAGAAGCAAAAACTATTGAAAACTTTGTAGCGGCAGCAGCTAAAAACCATAAAAGAAAAACTTACGCAGTTGGTGAGATAAAAAGTGCTAAAGCTATTGAACCAGGAACTACCGACACTGTTTATGAAGTTGTATACTTAGAAGTTGTAGATCCTAGTCAGCCTACTACAGGAAAAACAAGAAAAAGTTTTAGCATAGAAAACAAAAAGAAACTTACTGTTGACAGTATACAGTATGCTCTTAAAGATGACGAAACTAGAACTGGTGCAGGTTATGAACTATTACCAGTGTATGGTAGAGCTCAAGTAAGATTTATTTACGCTGAAGACGGAAAGATAATAGTAGAAACTAGAGATAGTGATGTACTACTCGATGTTGACAATGCAGATTTTGAACTTGATTTAAGAGTAGGCGAAGATGCAGTTATAAGATTACAACAATCAGATTCAGAACCTTATAGATTCCGTCCAGATACTAATACAATAAAAACAGACAGTGATGCAATCAAAGTAAGTCAAAGCAATGATAATGTGAGATATATATCTAACATAGACAATATGCGAGACAATATAAAAGCAATAGGAAAAAATGAAAGAAACTATTTACCACTATGGATGCGTACATCACAAGAAGGGTTTCAAGAGCTTGATTATGTAACTGCTATTCCTATTTGTTATGTTAAACCGGGTGAAGCAGAAAACGTAATAGATAATATAACCAATAGTGGATTTGATTTTAGACAGTTTAATATTGATATTGATCGTTATATTGTTAAAAGAACTGACGATTATGAAACTGAACAATACATTCTTTTTGCAAACTATGCATACAATGTAGGATAAATATGTGTAAGGATATGGAATAAACAATGAGTGGTATATTAGGAACACACGATTTAACAGGCGGCGTTACACAGTCAATTTACGCTTGTGACACTGATCAGTTTACAACTGCAAACATTAGTCTTTGTAATAGGCATAATGTTGCTGTTAAAGTAACACTTGCAATCACAGATGCAGAAAATGCATTTGATGATGCACGTTATATAGAATACGAAACTGAACTAAAACCTAAAGGTGTTTTAGAACGCACAGCGGTTATTGTTCCAGTTGGAAAGTTTATTACAGTATTAAGTACACACAATGCAGTTTCAGCAGCAGCATGGGGTATAAGAGCAGGTAATACTGTTTCAGTAAGTGCTATTACAGATGCAACAGATGCAGTAGCACCTACATTTATTGTAAACACAGTGGCATTTTTACCGGGCGCATTAACAAATACCCAACTTGAAACTAACGAGATAGGTGCAGTAACTTTTGAACTGACAGCAGGAACACTTCCTACAGGACTATCACTTACTTCAGATGGAGTAGTCACAGGAACAACTGATGCAGCTGATTACGGAATATACGCTGTTACAATAACAGCGACTGATCAAAGTGGAAATAGCACAGCTAACACTGTTAGTATAGGACCTGGGTTGAAAGGTGTTGCAACTTCAGGAGATTTATCTCACATCTTTTTAGGATCTGGATCAACTCCTGGTGTAATTTCAGCAGAGCATAATCCTACTCTTTCTGGTTACGGTTATGATGATATTACATGGATACCAGATACTAATATTACTTGTGATATTTACTGTTGGGGCGCAGGCGGCGGCGGCACTAGAAGAACTGCTGCTATAACAGGAGGACCCGGTGGCTTTTCAAGTGGTAGATATACATTTACCAGCGGCACAACTTATAAAATTGTTGTCGGGGGTGCAGGCGAAGCAGGAGACGAAACGCCTGCTACTAATACTATATATAATGGAGCAGCAACGGGCGGCGGAACAGCAGGCGGAAACTCTAGCGCCGATTCCGACGGCGGTGGTGGTGGAGGATATACAGGTATATTTGAAACTAGTGTAGCAGTTGGTAATGCTATTATTATTGCAGGAGCCGGAGGCGGCGGAACAGGAGACACCGCCTATGGTGGTGGTGGTGGTGGCAACACCGGCGGAGATGGTTCTAACGGAGCTAGAGGCGGCGACGGCGGCACCCAAAGTGCTGGTGGTGCGCAAGGTACTGATGGTACAGCGGGCACAGCAGGCGCGGCACTATTAGGCGGCAATGGCGGATCTGGTGGCGGAACATCAGAAGGTGCTGGCGGTGGCGGTGGCTACTATGGCGGTGGTGGTGGCGGATCGACAGGTCCAGGCGCCGGCGGCGGTGGATCTGGATATATCGGCGGTACTGGGCTCACTAATGGTGTAACTACACAATCTGGAACCAACACAACACCTGCACAGTCAAGCAATGCCTTTTATATAGATGGTGTAGCAGTAGGCGGCAACCAAAACAGAGGCGGCGGCGGTCTTATAGTTCTTGTAGAAGTATAATTTAACTAAATGAAAATGTAAGGATAAAATATGGCAAGTTCAATAATAAGCACAACATTAGATGCGAACTATCCTGTAGCTGGTGTTGATAATGATACCCAAGGATTTCGTGATAACTTTCAAATCATTAAAGATGGTTTAACAACAGCAGCAAGTGAAATAACATCGTTGCAGAACAATACTGCAAAACTAAACGAATCAAACGATTTTAACGGTACAAATATTTCAGATGCTAATCTTGTAACAAATACCGAGCAATATCATAACATCGGTACAGTTATTAGTGACCAAAACATTAGTTTCTTAAATGGTCATTATCAAGTAATGACTATTAATCCAGCAGATAATGATATTACATTTACCCTAGCTGATTGGCCTGATAGAGATGGACTTGCAAAAATAACTGTCCAGATTAGTACACTATCAAAAGACCCAGAGCCAGAAGTAGATCAAACTATTACATGGTTATCAGCAGGCGGCGGCACAATCAAGGCTAGCCAAAATTTTCCTAGCCCATTTGTTTTAAACACTGCTACAAACGATGTTGATGATGGTGGTCCAGCTATTATTGAGTTTTGGACTTACAATCAAGGAACAACTGTTTTTGCTAACTATTTAGGTAGATTTAACGCAATCTAATGCATCCATTTATAAACAACTTATCAGAACTAAGCGACAACGAAGTAGAAGAAAAAATATTTCTACTTCAACGCCGCTTTTTTCAAACTTCTAATCCAGATCTACAAGGGCAAATCCAACTTGCTCTTGACACGTATAAACAAGAAATAAACACAAGAAGAGCTCTAGCAGCCCAACGTCAAAAAGATCAACAAGACGGTAATAAAGGTCTTGACAATCTTATAAATGTATCGTAAAATACATTAATGCTTATGAAAACAGACGAACTAGGTATACCACGATTCTCTAACCGCGATCTTATCGATATGATCTATAGCGGCAATGCTGACAAAGTACACGTTGTACTATGTAGCGAATCTGACGAAATTGACAAGTTCAATAGTGCAATGGAAGAACAAGGTATGAATCCATTGCAAAGGTATATTCCACTAGATGTAGATCAAAAGACATTTGACGGTGTATGTCAAGGTGAATGGTTTATGCCACAAGAGTATAAAGAACTTAATCCTAACAAATGGCTTGAAGCAAAACTAATGGAAAAACTACAAATAGAAGATCCTGTGGCGTTGCGTGATACACAAGAATGGATCCGTGTAACCGAAGAACTTACAGAATATTCTGCTCGTGGTATGTATCCATTATTACAATATATGATATATTTGGTAGACTTTATGCGTGAGAACGATATTGTATGGGGTGTAGGACGTGGATCAAGTGTGGCTAGTTATGTGTTATACTTAATAGGTGTACACAAAATAAACTCAATCCAATATGGCCTAGATTGGCGTGAGTTCCTTCGATAAATAAGTACGTAGTTTAAGGAGTCTATAATGGCGAAAAATAACCAAGTTAAAGCACAGCATAGAAGTATGCGTGGTAAAATAGTAGATATGGATCTACTAAGAAAAAGAAATGAGCTTACACCAGCAGTAGGTAATGCTCGTGTAAATGCACGTGGTGACGAACTAGGACCAGGCGGAAAGATTATCCGCAAAGCAGATGATCGTGTACGCGAACATTATAAAGTAGCGGGTAAAGTTCGTAGCAGTTCGGGTCGTGCAAAAGCAAAAGCAGACGAAGTTGTTTCAACACCAGAAGAAACTGTTGCTATCACTGAAGAAGTTTCTGTAGAAGAACAAGCAGAACTTGAAGCAATGGATGAAGAATGGGTTGAAGACAAAGAAGGAAATTTTGTACCTAAGAGCGAGGCATAAATGGCAGTACACTTACAAAAGTTCAAAGGAAATTTAAAAGCAATAGGGGACCGTGTGTTAGTTACCGATATGTATTTTGGTGAACAAAAAACAGCAAGCGGCCTTATCATTAACAACGATGACGGGACCACACGTGGCATTTACCCACGTTGGGGCAGAGTATATTCAAAAGGTTCAAGAAACGAAGACATCTATGAAATCGGTGATTGGATCTTAATCGAACACGGTCGTTGGACTCGTGCAATGGCATTAGAAACAGATGATGGCGAACTTGAAGTAAGAATGGTAGACAGTGAATGTGTACTAGCATATAGTAAAGAAAAGCCGGATGATGTACAGATTGGTGCAGAGTACAACGATGGTGCTCATGCAACTATTGATCCAACTAACTTTATGGGACAACAGCATTAATGACAAATCCATTTAAAGATATTGACACGTTTGGTTCTGCGTGTGACCAAGAACCAAGTGAAGCAAACTATAAAATGTATCTTAGTTTGATCAAAGAAGAGTACGAAGAACTACAAGAAGCAGTCGAAGCAAATGACACTGTAGAACAACTTGATGCACTTGTTGATATTCTTGTTGTTACTATGGGTGCGATCCGTGCCGCAGGTTGGGACGGAGAAGGTGCTTGGAAAGAAGTAATGGACACAAACTTTGCTAAGATTGATCCAGACACAGGCAAAGTTCGCAAACGTGAAGACGGCAAAGTGCTAAAGCCGGAAGGCTGGAAGGCTCCAGAACTTGCACAGTTTATAGGAGATTGATATGAATACAAGAACTATGACAGGTGCAGCATACGATGAATATTTACGGCAGTTTATGCTGGCCCTTTATAACTATACAGCACTAGGCTTAGGTATTACTGGTGTTGTTGCATACCTTACATATGCAAGTGGATTAATGTTTGCTATGGGTGGGTTAATGTGGGTATTTGTTTTTGCACCTTTGGGGATGATCCTTTACTGGAGTTTTGCAGGACAAAACTGGTCGTTTGAAAGCACACGGATGTTTTACTTGATCTTTACAGCAGTAATGGGTGTAAGTATGAGTACGATATTTGCTGTATATACAGCTATGAGTATTGCACAAGTATTTTTTATTACTGCTGCAACATTTGCAAGTGCTAGTCTGTACGGATACACTACCAAGAAAGATCTTAGCGGTTGGGGTAGTTTCTTACTAGTAGGATTGATTGGTATTATTATTGCAAGTATTGTAAACATCTTTATGCAAAGTAGTGCAATGATGTTTACTATTAGTGTATTAGGCGTCTTAATATTTACCGGCCTCACTGCATACGATACACAAAGAGCAAAGACCACTTTTCTTAGTGGAATGCTAGGTACAGAAGAACTAGCAAAGTTTGCTATTTCAACAGCGTTAAGTTTATATCTAAACTTTGTCAATATGTTCCAAATGCTACTAAGTTTATTAGGCAATCGAGAATAAAAACACTTGACTCCTTAGCATTTATACGCTATAATATGTATAAAGCTAAGGAGTTTTCATGAAAATAACAAATCAAACAGCAGGTATTGGTACTACGGGTGCTACAGGGTTAACACTCATGATACTACATACCACAGGATATCTCACAGGTTGGGCATGGCCTTTACTGTATGTATTCTTAATAATCGCAGGTATTGGACAAGAGAATAGGAAATAATATGGCAACTCATGCAATGATCGACTTAGAAACACTAGACACAAAACCTAGTTGTACTATTCTAAGTTTAGGTGCAGTAAAGTTTGACCCTATGTCAGATTCAGAACCTCATAGTGAACTTTACTTTAAGATTAATATCGACGAACAGAGTCAACTAGGACGTACTGTTAGTGATGACACTATTAAATGGTGGAGTCAGCAAGATCCTAAAGCACAAGAAGAAGCATTTAGCGAACACGGCCGTGTTGGTGTAGAAACTGTAGCGAACGAACTAACCAAATGGATTCATAATACTGATGTTATTTGGGGACATGGATATGGATTTGACATTACAATCTTAGAAGATTATTTCCGTATGTTAAAGCGTCCTATTCCGTGGCAGTTTTGGCAAGTGCGAGACAGTCGTACATTGTTTAGTGCAATGAAGAACGGAGATCCTCGCAAGGGTATGCAAACAGATCTTCACAATGCGCTTGCGGATGCATACTATCAGGCTAAATCAGTACAAATGGCATATAAAGAATTAGGAATAACTCGATGAAAGAACTATGGGTAGAAAAGTATCGTCCAAAGACAGTAGACGGTTATGTGTTTCGTGATGATGCACAACGCAATCAGGTAAAGACATGGATAAAAGACAAAACAATCCCGCACTTGCTGTTCTCAGGCAACGCAGGTATAGGAAAAACTACCCTGGCAAAGCTATTATTCAACGAGTTAGACGTGAACGATCTAGACGTCTTGGAAATCAACGCTAGTCGTACGAACAGTGTAGATGACGTTCGCGATAAGATTGTAAACTTTGTACAGATGATCCCATTTGGGGACTTCAAGGTGGTACTACTAGATGAGGCTGATTACTTATCTCCAAACGCACAAGCCGCACTTCGTGGAGTTATGGAAGAATATCATACTACTGCTCGTTTTATTCTTACCTGTAATTATCCTAACAGGATTATTCCTGCTATTCACAGTCGTTGTCAAGGCTTCCATATTGCCAAAATCGATCAGACAGAGTTTACAGCAAGGGTTGCAGAGATTCTTATAACAGAAGGTGTTACTCCAGACTTAGATACATTAGACACATATGTGAAAGCAACTTATCCAGACTTGCGCAAATGTATCAATATGGTGCAAATGAACAGTACAAACGGACAGTTACTTGCACCAAACGAAGGTGATACAGGAGACAGTGACTGGAAACTAGAAATGGTTGAGCTGTTTAAAGCAGGTAAGATCCAAGATGCACGTAAACTACTGTGCGGTGCTATTCGTCCAGAAGAAATGGAAGAAGTTTATCGTTGGTTGTATGACAACATTGAACTGTTCGGAACTGAGGAACAACAGGATCAAGCAGTACTAACTATTAAGCAGGGTATGGTTGATCATACCCTAGTAGTTGATCCGGAGATTAATCTAGCGGCAACATTGATTAGATTAGCGAGACTTTAATGATCAATCCTTTATTATACCTTTATCTTCATATACCTCGAACAGGTGGCACAACATTTCAGTGGAGTGTTGGACATCCGGGCGACAAAGAAAATGATAGACATTTAGCACACTATCTTTATGTAGACAGTTGGTCAGAAACAGCATACGAAGACTGGCTTGTTCCTACACTTAGCAAAAGAACAAAAGAACAACAGCAAAAACTTAAAATAATGAGTGGTCACAGTGTGTTTTGTAATAGCCATAGATGGCTTAGAGAAAAACGTGAGCCCAGATATATTACAACTGTAAGACATCCTATTGAAAGACTGTTGAGCGACTTTAACTATAGATATGTAAAACAACACTATTGTCAAGATCCAGCACTTTTTAGTAGATGCGCACCAAGAAGTGACGAACACGCTATTAGACAAAAGAAAAACGTAGAAGATTATGACACACTTTATGAGTTTTATCAAGACAACAGTTTTCAACACAACATTCAATGTAAATGGATAATTAAAAGTTTTCTAACATACGAAAACGACATATGGAAGGCACACAAAGATTATATATACGGTCCTGACACAGGTATAGCAAACGACGAAGCAATACCTATGACATGGCCAGACTGGTGCAGATATGAAAGTGGCATTGATTGGCACGAGTTTTTACAAAGTTTAATGGATCGTATGTGGTGGATTGGTACAACAGAAACACTAGCAAAAGATATTCCTGCGTTTTGTAAGCATTCAGGGCTTGAAAACACTTATGAGAAAACAAATGAAAGTAAGTTGCAGTACTGGACTATGGATGATATACGCAAGCAGCCAGACATTGATAAACTTTTAAAAGCAGAGCGTTATGACATGAAGTTATATGAGTATGCTAAAACAAGAATACGACCGTTTTAATGCAAGTAATAGAAACTACACTTGAGCTGACAAAAATAATGCACTTTAAGGGTGCATTATCTAGTTCTGATTGTGCTGATATTGTTCAACAGGTAAAAAATGCAAAACTTAAAGGTATGCATAATATACAAGGCGGCAGTCCTAATACTTGGCGAGCTATAAACGAAAATATTCTTTTAGTAGAATCTGCTAACGCTCTAGCTAATAGTATATACAACTGTGTAGATATATATTTTGAAAGTTTAGATACTAAAATAGATCTAAACAAATACAATATAAACAGTTGGTTTAATATAAACAGCAAAGATGGGTACAATCTTTTTCATACACATGCTGGTAGTTTGTTAAGTGGAGTTGTTTATTTCCAAGGCACAGGTACTGGTCCTATACAGTTAAACACACTAAACAATATCTATAAGCTGACACATCCTGATTGGCCTTTTTCAAGCGGACACTCTATTGATCCAGAAGAAGGAGATATAATACTATTCCCATCTTATCTAGGTCATAGCGTAAATCACAATACTAGCGATAAAAGCAGAGTAAATCTTGCGTTTAATATTATGGATAGACTACAATGATAACAAACTATAAAAATATGGATATATTGTGGCCTACACTTGTGTTTACATACGAGTATGAAAAATACTGGCAAGATAAAAACAGTTTAGTAGAAGAAATATATGCAGAATCTAACAAACAGAATAAAGACATTGATAGTGGTGTTGCCCCCACAATAAAAAATAACTTGAAAGAAAGCAAGTTTGATTTTTTAAATAGAGATAATCCTGCTACAAAAAAACTTCGACAGTTTTTTGAACAATCTTTAGCACATCTTATTACACAGGCTTTGCCCGCAAGTGGTTATTATAACTTGACAGATGATAAGATAGGCTGTAGAATAAAAGAAAGTTGGTATCATATTGCAAACAATAATGCTAGACACGGTATACATACTCACCCTAACACTAGTTGGGCTGGTATATTTTATGCGCAAACAGGAGATTGCAATATTGAAACACTTAATGGTATAAACACAATGTTTAACTTTAATGTAGAACATATTCAAGGAGACCCTGGAGCAGAATGGGCTGGACAACCTAGCCATAGTTTTGTTCCTAAGGAAGGACAACTTTTATTGTTTCCTGGTTGGATACCACACGAAGCCACTCCATATATTGGAGACAAAGATAGAATAATAGTGAGTGCAAACTCAAATTTTTATTATGAGAGGTAATAATGACATATCTAGTTAATGACAACTGTATTAAATGTAAACACACAGATTGTGTCGAAGTTTGCCCAGTAGACTGTTTCTATGAAGGTGAAAACTTTTTAGCAATCAATCCTGACGAATGCATCGACTGCGGTGTATGTGAACCTGAATGCCCAGCAAACGCAATCATACCTGACAATGCTATTGAAGGGGCTGAACTTGAAAAATGGATGGATATCAATACTAAGTACAGTCAAATCTGGCCAAATATTACACAAAAGAAAGACCCATTACCAGATCACGAACAGTGGGACGGTGTACCTAACAAATATGAAGAACACTTTTCAGAGGAGCCCGGTACAGGTGATTAAAGCAATCTTAGCATGTGATGACACTGGTGGTGTAAGTAAAAAAGGAACACTGCCTTGGCCTAATAATAGCACAGACTTAAAATGGTTTAAAGACAATACAGCCGGACATATTGTTATTATGGGATCTACTACATGGAATGATCCTCATATGCCTAGACCGTTACCTAACAGATTGAACTATCTTGTAACAAGTAAACCAGAAAATTATAAAGGTGCTGATCATTATATACAAGGTGATCTTAAAAAAATAATAAAAGAAGTTGAATATTCTAACCTTGGTATAATCACATGGATTATTGGCGGACCTAATATTATTGAACAAACATTAGATATTATCGATGAGTTTTATTTAAGTCGTATTCCAGGAGAATATAACTGTGACACATTTTTAAACTTGGGCGAAATAACAAAAGGTAGAGATTTAATATTTGAAGAAGCTCATCCAGAAGTTACATTTCAAATTTGGAGAAAATAATGAAACAATATATAGATGCTCTAAAACATATACTTGAAAATGGTAAAGATCGTAATGACAGAACTGGTGTAGGAACACGATGTGTATTTGGATATCAAATGCGTTTTGATTTGCGAAACGAGTTTCCTGCTGTTACAACCAAAAAACTTGCTTGGAAAAGTGTTGTAAGTGAGCTACTATGGATGTTAGAAGGATCTAGTGATGAGCGTAGGCTAGCTGAAATACATTATGGTAAGCCTAGAGAAGAACTAGTAGGCAAAACAACTATTTGGACTGCAAATGCCGATGCTCAAGGTAAAGAACTAGGTTATATAAACGACGATACTACAAAAGATCTAGGACCAGTATATGGCCACCAGTGGCGAAACTGGGACGCACAGCTAGGATTTGTTGATCAGATTGCTGAGGTTTTAGAAAATATGTATTACAATCCGGATAGCCGTAGACACATTGTAAGTGCATGGAATGCTGACCGGATCAACGTAATGGCTTTACCTCCTTGTCATACTATGTTTCAATTTCACATACATGATGGAGAACTAAGTTGCCAACTATATCAGCGTAGTGCAGATATGTTCCTTGGCGTACCGTTTAATATTGCATCGTATAGTTTGCTTACACATATGTTTGCACAACTATTAGAACTTAAAGTAGGTGATTTTGTTTGGACAGGTGGCGATTGCCACATATATAACAACCATTTTGATCAAGTAAAAGAACAGATACAACGTGTTCCAGTAAAAGGTCCTATATTAGAAATGCCTACGTTTGCAGATTTAGATCAGCTTGTAAAAACAACACCTGAACAATATAAACTATTAAACTATAATCCTATGGACAGTATTAAGGCTCCGATGGCAGTATGAAACATATAAGTGCTATATTAGGATCACCTAAAGAAACTATTACTGAAAAATTTGCTTGGTGGCCTGTACGCAGTACCTGGAGTAAAAAAGTTATTTGGTTGAAAAAGTATATGCACATGGAACTTTACTACGATAGCGAAATGTCCCATCCTATACGTTCAAATACATTTACATTCGTTTACACAAAAAACGAATATCTATTATATCTATTAAGAAAGAAAGAAGGGAGTGTTTCAAGAGATCCACTCCCTAAAGTTAGTTATTAAGCGTCTCCGTATACCTGGAGTACTTCTTTAACTGCTTCGTGTCTTTCTATATCTCCTTGTCCAAAGTTGACTATGTCTATATGATTTGCACTTGATTGTTCTAGTAGTTTTGTAAAGTTTATTAGCCCATTATCGTTAAGTCTATCTGCTTGCGCAAGATCGCCTGTTACAGCCATCATAGACCCTTCACCTAGACGTGTAAGCAACATTTTCATTTGGTTTTGTGTTGCATTTTGCATCTCATCTGCTAGAATAAAAGCATTTTTAAAAGTCCGTCCACGCATATATGCTAATGGAGCGATTTCAATAATACCTTCTTCTATCATTCCTTCTATTTCCCGTGCATTAAAATACTCACGTAAAACATCAAAAATCGGCCGTGTCCACGGTGCCATTTTTTGTTCTAATGTGCCGGGTAAGAAACCTAGATCTTCGTCAACGCTCACTGCTGGGCGTGTAACAATAATCTTGTCTACTGCACCTTCCTTGAACATTTTTACTGCAACTTGTACAGCCAATAAAGTTTTACCAGTACCAGCTGGACCAATACCGAAAACGATATCTTTGGTATCATCTAGTAACTTTAATACGTAACTTTCTTGGTTTCTATTTCTTGGAAGTATTTGAACTTGTTTCTTTTTTTGGAATGTATTGAACTTAATAACGTTATCTACGTTTGCGTTTGAATGCTGCCGAGCAGCCTTTCTTTTTGCACCCATTAAGTGTCCTCCTTTGGGTTAGATTGGAGTAGGGTAGTATGTTCCGTAGAACACTTTGCCCTACAAAAGTATTTATCACCAGTTCTCGAATAATAACTTATAAGTTAAATCCTGATAAATAAGTATACAAGGAATAATAAACATGCGTGACGTAGAAGACATTCTAAAAAATATCGAATCTATTTACGATTCAAACACTTCATTCAATGTTCTGAAAGACTTTGAAAGAGTTCTAGATTCACTAGATTTATATGTGTACGATAACTGGAGTGATGGCGAACTTTGTGAAGGTCCTAAAATGGAACGTCATTGGGTAACTTGTTGCTTTATATGGGATAGAGACAATATGCCTGATCCGATGGGAGGCAAGCGTCTACTAGATTATGACTGTAAAGTAAAGTTTGAAAAAACGCACGTTATTGAACCAAGAAAAATTAAATCACAAGACGATTTCCGTCCTAATACTAAAAAAGGTAAACTAGATCGTAAGCCGGTTTGGGTAGTAGAAATACAAATGCCAAAAAGATTAATAGCAGATATTTACAGCGGTTATTACGAAGACGTTTATATCGAGCCAACACAAACACCAGAAACAAATGCAGAACCGCAAGCAGCAGATGAAACAGCAGCAGCAGCACCTGCACCAGAAGCAGGAGCGGAGGCACCAGCAGTATGACACTAGAAGCAAACTCACTTAGAAATCTTGTTGACCATATCGTTGAAATAGATAGTTTCAAAAGCAAAATGGGATCTGATGACAGCATTGTTACTCTTGCATTTAAAGTAAAAACTGAAGAAAGTGCAAAAGATCTAGCAGGATTTATCGAGCGTGGTTATCCTTTTGTACTAGATGCTGATAAAACAGCAGGTGAACAAGCAGATGGGTTGTATCGCGTGTTTATTGAACTAGAAAGAAATCGTCATGCTGTTGAACAAATAATGGAACTTGTAGACGGTGTAGGTAAACTTGCACAACTAGAAGATATGAAGTATAGATACTACAAAAACTTCCGCAGTGAGCCTATTACACAAGAAGCATTAGAAAATAGTATTCCTAAAAATAGTGATGAATATAATAATCGTGTTACTGAAACACGTATGTCAAACTACAAAAACTTCTTTAGTGATAGTTTTGTAGAAGATGTAGATATGACAGGCGATACTCTTACTATTAAGAAAAAGTATGCTGAGCCTGTACACTTTAAGTTTGTAGATTTCGGCGATACACAAGAAACACTAGATGCTATTAAAGAATCCTTTAACCCTTGGGACTTTGCAGAAATAGTATACCTGTCAAAATATATAGGTGACTATAATATCACAAAGTATGGTGACAAACTTACATTCGAAAATGCCGGAAAGACCCTAGTAGTTGAAAGGATCCAATAAATAGCTATAGTCGGGCATGCCCGCAAAGCAGGATTGGAAATATGGCAAAAGAACATTTCAAATTTAATTTTGAACCTTGGATGGCTGAAGAGTTAATCCATCGTGACGATTGGGAAGACTGGTACGAAGCAATGTGCGAGATTCTTCCACTATGGGAAGTAGACACTATTGAACGTGTAGCAATGTTTGTTGCACAGTGTGGTCATGAAAGCGGCGGCTTCCGAGTACTAAGTGAAAATCTTAACTATAGTGCAAAAGCTCTAAACACTATCTTCCCTAAGTACTTTAAAAGAGCAGGAAGGGATGCCAATGAGTATCACAGACAGCCTGAAAAAATTGCGAACGTTATTTACGCAAATAGAATGGACAATGGCGACACCGATTCCGGTGACGGTTGGATGTTTAGAGGTGGCGGTATTCTACAACTTACCGGACGCTATAACTACACCAAGTTTGGCGAAGCAGTCGAAATGTCAGCAGAAGAAGCAGTCGACTACGTCAGAACGAAAAAAGGCGCACTAGATAGTGCTTGCTGGTTCTGGGATAGCAACAATATTAACCGTTGGTGCGATGATATGGATGTTGTTGGTGCAACAAAACGCATTAATGGTGGTACTATTGGTTTAGATGATCGTAAAAAGCATTACCTACATGCAATGGATGTACTAGGTGGCGATTATGAAGAGCCTGAAGAACAAGAACTTAATCTTAATCAAACTATACGCAAAGGCAGCAGAGGACCACTAGTTGCAGAAGTACAAGAAAAACTTGATATTTCTCCAGCAGACGGTATCTTTGGTCCAGGCACAGAGCGCATTGTAAAAGAATGGCAAAGTGCAAACGGATTAACAGCTGATGGCATAGTAGGACCCAAGACATTGGGAAAATTACTGGGGTAGGTGGTATGGGTGCCAAGTTAGCAATCGTTTTTTTCTTTTTAATGACTGGAATGGCAGGCGCAGGGTATCTCTATTATCAAGATACTCAGGAGCGTATACAAATTCTTACGGAAAATAATGCTAAGTTGGAGACAGCCGTACAAACTAACGAAGAAGCTCTAGCAACACAACAGGCTTCATTTAAAGCAATGCAAGCAGAAAACAGTAGATTGCAAACTGAATTCCAAGCAATCAATGATCGTAATAGAGCTTTAGAAAATAGATTGTCGCGACACGATATAGGTGCCGCGGCAGTAGCTAAACCAGGGCTAACAGAACGTGTACTAAACGGTGCAACTAGAAATGCACAACGTTGTTTAGAAATACTAAGTGGGGCAGACCTGACAGAAGCAGAACTGTCAGCAACAAAGCCAAGCGAGATAAATCCAGAGTGCTGGAGAGATGCAAATCCAAACTTTGATCCAAATATTCAATCAGATGCTTGGAAAAGGAAGAATCTATGAAGACACTAGTTGTAGCATTGCTCGGACTTACACTGTTAGTTGGTTGTACTACACAACCTCAACGTATTGAAATAAGTGCAAAACCTATTGACAAACCTCAACTTATATTACCTCCGGTAGAACCGTTGAGACTAAAAGATGTTGAGTGGGTCATTATTACAGAAGAAAACGCACAAGAAGTTTTCGAACAATTACTAAAAGACAGAAAAGATCCTATGCTCATAGGACTTACAGATGATGGGTATGAAATTCTATCACTTAATATGAGTGATATAATGAAACTGATTGCACAACAAAGGCAAATAATTGCTGCCTATCGCAACTACTACGAAGAATCTGAGCAAGCACTTGATGATGCAAATGCAAATATAGAAGGTGCTCAAGCAGAAGTAGAAGCACAAAATAATAAACCAACTGAATCTATCCTCGGAAATCTTAATCCTTTCAAATAAATACATATAGTAAAACGGAGGGTTACTATGTGGGAAATGATACAAGAGATGGCAGGAGACCGTCTTTGGATTTATACTAGTATTGCTGGTTCGCTATTAGGCGCAGCATTTTTATTCTGGTTTAAAGACACAAGAATGGCAACATGGGGCGTAACTAAATTTGACGCAACACTAGAGTATCTAGCAATACGCTGGGGTTGGACTTGGTTACAAAATGATCCAAATGCATGGCGTGTAAAGTATCCCAAAATAACTTCCAAAATTGATGAGCTCGAAGCTCGATTAGAAAAATTGGAGGCCAAAAATGCCAAGAAAAAAACTTGAAGATTTAGATACTAAACCAGCAGCGAAGCCAGCAGCGGCGCCAGCGCCAACAAGGACAGAACCTATGAAGTACGAAGAACAAAAATATGAAGCAGAAGTAGTTTCAAGTAGCGATTCAACAACACGTAAAGTAAAACTTGATCTAGAAGTAGATACAAGTGTTAAAGACTTAGGTCCAAATCCTTATGCTAAAATTATTCATCTAGCAAAAGCAGTAGATGCTTGGAGGATCTTCCCACGTTTGTTCTTAACAGTTTATATTATACTACTTTACAAAACTGTTATATGGTACATGGAACTTCCTGCACCAAGCATGGAACAAAGTGGATTAATTTCAGTTGTAGTAGGTGCGGGTGCAGCATGGTTTGGCTTGTACACCGGATCTAGCAAAAAGGACAAATAATCCGATAAGTACTGTATGGACTTATATACAGTATTGGGCATCCCACGAACAGCATCTCCAGATGAAATAAAAAAGGCGTATAAGAAACAAGCCATGCGACACCATCCTGACAGAGGTGGTAATCCTGATGAGTTTCGTAAAGTGACTGAAGCATATGACGTTCTAAGTAACAGTGATAAAAAGGCAGCATACGACAATCCACAACCAGGATTTAGTTTTAGATCACAGGACTTTGCACAAGGAAATCCTTTCGAAGGTACACCTTTTGAAAGTATATTTAGGCAAAGGCAAACACCTCGTAATAGAGATGTTCAAATGCCTGTTAATGTTACACTAAGAGATATTGTAACAGGGAATCGAGTTGCTATAAACTACCAACTTAGTACAGGTAGAATCGAAACTGTAACTATTGATATTCCACCTGGTGCAAAACACGGTGATCAAATACGTTACGAAGGATTAGGCGATGAAGGCAATAAAAATTATCCTAGAGGAAACTTAATAGTTCAAATAAGAGTTCGAAAACATCGAGATTGGGCTAGAGATGGAGATAACTTAACTACAAAAAAATCTGTAAATTTGTTTGACTTTTTAACAGGAGGTGTTATAATAGTTAATACAATAGATGAAAAAAGTGTTAAACTTAACATACCACCAGGCACTAAACCAGGCACAACATTTAGTATATCAGGATATGGCATTCCTAATATTAACACAAGAAAACCTGGTAACTTATACGTCAAACTTGAAGCAGAAATGCCAAAGATAAAAGATGCAAAGTTACTTGAAGAAATAGAAGATTTAAAAAGGAAAATAGGGTAAAATAATGGTAGAACCATCAAAGGATTTACAACTGGTTTTTGACAAAGCTATCAAAGATGCACAGAAGTTGCGTCACGAATATGTTACACTTGAACATATGATGTTTGCTATGATGTGTGAAGATAACTTTGTTAAGTTATTAGAAATGTATGGTGCAGATATTGATTATATCAAAGCCAACCTCGAACATCATTTAAAAACAAACAGCGATGATATTATTCTCCCCGAGGATATTAAAAAATACAAGCCAAAGAAAACACAGGGTGTAGAACGTGCTTTGAATAGAGCATTTACACAGGTTCTTTTTGCAGGGCGTAGCCATATTGAGTTAAAAGATCTTTTGCTTAGTATTCTACATGAGAAGAAAAGTATTAGTGCTTACATCTTAGAAAAAGGTGGCGTTGGAAAAGATAAATTCAGTGACTTTGTAAACAACGAAGTAGATGAAACACTACTGGAAGATCCTGAACTAACTAACGAAATGCGTAGAGCTATTAAGAGCTTTACAACTAACTTAAACGATCAAGTAAAACGTGGCAAGGTTGATCCTATTATTGGACGGGCTGACGAACTAGAAAGCCTTTGTTTGGCATTAGGTCGTCGAAGCAAAAATAATGTGCTAATGGTAGGTGATCCGGGTGTTGGTAAAACTGCTATTGCAGAAGGACTTGCGTTTAATATCGAACAAGGTAATGTTCCAAGTTTCCTCAAAGAGTATAAAGTCTACAATCTAGACATTGGTGCTATGCTTGCTGGTTCAAAATACCGCGGTGACTTTGAAGAACGTTTTAAACTTGTACTAAACGGACTTATCCGTGAAGGCAAGACTATTATGTTTATCGACGAAGCACATATGATGAATGGTGCAGGTGCAGGCGGCAGTGGCAACTCAAACGATCTTGCTAATATGCTCAAGCCGGCACTAGCAAAAGGTGATCTAAAAGTTGTTGCTTCGACTACTTGGGAAGAGTTCCGCAAGTACTTTGAAAAAGATCGTGCGCTGATGCGTCGATTCCAGCGTGTAACTATTGGGGAACCTTCAAAAGAAACAACATCAGACATTCTAAGAGGTTTACGCAAGTACTATGAAGACTACCATGGAACAACTATTACTGATGACGCTATTGATGCGGCTATTAAACTAAGCGTTAAGTACCAAAGCGATAAGAAACTGCCAGACAAGGCTATTGACTTGATCGATGTTGCTTGTGCTAGATTTAAAGTTAACGATGACGAAAACGAAGAAAAAACTGTAACTGAAGATAGTATCTTTTTTGAGCTTTCAAAAATGCTAAACTTGCCTACAGAACAAGTAGCACAGCGTGAATCAGAAAACCTACAACATCTTGAAGACAATCTCAAGAAAGTTGTGTATGGACAAGACGATGCTATTGAAAGTATTGTTGATAAGATTCTTGTTAGCCAAGCAGGACTTAAACCAGATGATAAACCAGTAGGTGCATTTGTGTTTATGGGTCCAACAGGCACAGGTAAAACTGAAACTGCTAAACAGCTTGCAAATCAACTGGGTGTTAAACTTGTACGATTTGATATGAGTGAATACATGGAGAAACATAGTGTTGCAAAACTTATTGGCTCACCTCCAGGTTATGTAGGACACGAAGAAAACGCAGGTCAGTTGATTACTAAACTACAAGAGTCTCCTAACTGTGTACTCCTATTGGATGAGATCGAAAAAGCACACCCTGATGTTGCGCAGATTCTACTACAGATTATGGACAACGGCTTGGTTACAGGCTCAAACGGTAAGGAAGCAGATGCACGTAACTGTACACTTATCCTTACAACTAACCTAGGTGCAGCACAAGCTGAAAAAGGTAGCATTGGTTTTGGTGATGACGAAGACTTTGGTTACGAAGATACAGAGTTTAAAAAGTATTTTGCTCCAGAGTTCCGCAATAGACTTGACGGTGTTATTACGTTTGCTAAACTTGGCAAAGAAGTAATGATGAAGATTGTTGGCAAGTTCCTTGTTGAACTTAAAGATATGGTCAAAGACAAAGGTATTGCTATCGAAGTAACAGATGACGCACTTGACTATTTGGTAGACAAAGGTTTTGATCCTAAAAACGGTGCTCGTCCGCTACAACGTGTGATTGACAAAGACATTAAACGTCCTCTTTCAAGACAGATGTTATTTGGTGATCTAAAAAATGGTGGCAAAGTAACAATCGATGTTAAAGATGACGAAGTAGTTCTTTCTGTAGAGGAACTTGCAGTTGAAATATTATAAAACACAAAAACTTTTCTACGGCAAGTACTTGTATAAGGTTTACTTTTACAACGAACTAAATGGCTTCTTTAGAACAGAGTTCCAGAAAAAAGGAACTCTGAGCTATGCTAGAGAAAAAATAGATCAACTTACAGAATACTATAGACAGGGAATGCCTATGCAAACACCTATCTATAGAACATTTAAACATATTGATGAAGAAACTTATTTAGATGCACGGTTTTTATACGCTACGCTAATACGAAGCAAAGAAGAATACCGTGTTAGAGTTGAAAGTTGCAACAGAATAAGTATTTTTTCAAACGATGAAAAGTTCATTGACAAGACCGCCAACGGTGTAAGGACTCGATTAGTAGAAGTTCATAAACCTGATGATGTTGTTAAAGATGAAATACTTGCAAATAAAAACATTATTGTATCACCTAACCCAGTATATTGGCCTATTAAAGTAACACTAGGTAAAAACCGTAGAGATTACAGTGGTTTGGCTAACTGGATTGAAGCAAATCCAGACAAAGTAAAAATAGGCGAAGTTGCATTAAAATCGTTAAAATCACATGGCTTTGTAAGTGGCTACTATTTGTTTGTAAAAACTGACAAAATATTAAATCTTATCAATATAATGATAGGCGATAATATACGCCGTATAGATCAGATTGTTTATAAAGCAGATTTAGATAAATAGTTATATGCCGAGTAATAGTGAAACAATATTAACACAAAACGTACATCCAGGAGATAGTCAAACAGAAACTATCACAGGAGATGCAGCCAAGGGCGATGGATATTATGGACGTTCCGACGGGTTCCATACAGTTCAGTATGATCTAGATAACTTTCTAGGAACTGTTATTGTCCAAGGCACATTGGCAACTACCCCTACAGCAGATGATTGGTTTGATATAACTGATACCGAACACGTAAGCACATCAAATGACAGTTCAAGTTCAACTAGTGATGGTGGATTTGTTTACAACTTTACCGGTAACTACGTATGGGTAAGGGTATATGTTGAGTATACAGACGGCGCAGTAAACTCAGTAAAGCTAAATCACTAAGGACACATAATGGAACACTTTGTAAACATAGTAATGGAAAAGAATGATAACCTAACTGAAAGCCTAGATGAAAGTATCTTTCCAGGCAATATTGTTACAGAATCAGAACAAGGTGCTACTGTTATTCAAATACCTTTGCCTCGTCATCTAAGCGAACAAGAATCAGATGAATATGCTAACAGACTAGCAAACTATATGTTTGAAAATGGCTATGACGATTTTGACATTGAAATAAGTTCAGATGAAGAACTTGATGAAATAGAAGAAACATATGACAGTGATGAGTTTTTTGAAAACTATGGTGTTATGTGGTTCAACGAAGATGATGAAATGGACGAGGCAGAATATCAAGGACGTAAAGTTAAGCTAGGCAAGCCAATGCGTGGCGATGTTAAAAAGTTTAAAGTATACGTTAAGGATCCAAAGACTAAGAACGTTAAAAAAGTAAACTTTGGCGATCCTGACATGAAGATTAAAAAATCAAATCCGGCACGTAGACGTTCATTCCGTGCTAGACACAACTGTGATAACCCAGGTCCACGTACTAAGGCACGTTACTGGTCATGTAGGAAATGGTAATATGCGTATTGACGAGTTTGCACCACGAGTAGATAATAGCTTACCCTATGATGTAGTAGACGATGTAAAATCATATATGATAAACGATAAGGATTTTTATCGTAGATCTCTATATCCAGCAATGTGTAAGTTACAAGATCAAATGAAAAGTGGAAAAATGTCACCACTTACACTTGCTCCTGTAATAGATAAAGCATGTGCAGGATATTGTTCAAAGTTTAATATTCCAAAAGAACCTAAAGACCTGTTGGATAAGTCAGAAAAAGTAGAACTTATGCAGCGTCTTATAGCAGATGAAAGAGAGAACTTAGAAAAAGGAGAGTTTTGATGCTCCTTAGACAACTCTTCGAAGAAAAAGCTCGTAAAGTAGTAGCAGTTATGCCAGGTGGGTTTCATCCATTTCATCCTGGACATAAAAGTTTATATGATTGGGCAGTCAAAACATTCGGACAAAGCAATGTTTACGTGGCAGCAACTAATGACACTGCTACAAGACCTTTCCCATTTGAAGTTAAGAAGAAACTAGCAGCAATGGCTGGTGTTCCTGAAAGCAACTTTATGCAAGTTAAATCCCCATTTAATAATAGAGAGTATGCCGGCCTTGTAGATGCAGACACTGCCTTAGTATTTGTACGCAGTCAAAAAGATAAATCAGAACAACCTTTGCCAGATCAAACTAAGAAGAATGGCGAGCCAGGTTACTTGCGTACTTACACAGGCAAAGACCTAAACACTTCAGATGAAATGGGCTATATGGCATACGGTCCTACTATTAACTTTGACTTTAGTGGTATGCAGATAAAGAGTGCAAGTGAACTTAGAGCCACTTGGCCTGAAATGTCAGATGATGATAAACTAAAGGCTGCACAACTAATGTACGGAAATGGTGCAGAAGCAGCAGTACAACTTCTAAACAAAGCATTAGGCGATACAGAAGCACCAGTAGGCGAAAGTGAAGTAGTACTAGACAAAACTAGTTTACGTGGATATATTCGTGATATGATTATAGATCATATTAACCAAGTCGACGATATTAAAAAACTGTCAGAAATATTATACAATCTAGTAGGCAAGCAAGTTAAGCACCGCGGACAAAGATTTACTGTTACTGATGAAGATATTACAGAAATACTAGGCTTTGCTACTAAACGTCCTAAGCAAGCAACAAAAACAGTAAAGCGTAGACCGCCTGAAGAAGATAGTGTACAAGATAAGTTAGCCAAGCGTAGAAAACTAGCAAGTAGAGTAGGCGTAGATAAAGCATTTACAAGCAAAAGTGTTGATAAAGATTTAAACAAATATTTTGGAAAGTAAAATGGATGAGCTAGAATATATTAAAAAACTAGCTGGTGTAAATGAGTTTAAAGGTTACACAGAATATCAAATAGACGAAAACCCTAGCATTACTGCCACAGCAATCAAACAAAAAGAACGAGAAATGGGAGTTAAGCCAGGCGATCAAGAATGGTTTAAACTTTGGTTCTCTAAACCTTATATGACCGGTGTTCCAAATTTTAGAGGACGCAAGAAAAAATGAAAATAACTGACTTGCTGGAAGATGGACGTATTGTTAAAGGTGTTAATACTACAGTTGATGTAGGTGTTAATCAGATTCCTATCGAAGCAAATAAGTTTGGCAACAAAGTAGACAAAGACGGGCGGCCGCCCACCCTAAGCAAAAAAGTCAAAGGCTCTAGTACAAATGTACTGTTTAATCTAGGACTTGCAGAAGGCTACAAACTACAACTAGAGCGTGACAAGCAAATGCTTGTTCTAAATATTAAGAATACAAAAACAGGTCAACGCACAGAAGTCCGTGGTAAACCGGGTTACGAAAGTGGTAACTACGATCCAACTGACGATTTACATCAACTATTAGACACACTAGGTAAAAGTGTTGATATTTCACAACTGATGAATGGAGAACCTGTAGGTATACGTCCTGATCATCCCGATGGAAAGAAAGCAAAAGCAGCTACTCACAGAGCATTTAGTAAAATGGAACTTGCATACATGGAGGGTGGACATAGTCTAGATGATTTAGACAAGCCTACTCCTAGTGTTGCAGACATCGCTAAAATGCACGATGTTAGTGTAAGTCATATTGTACGTCAACTTGAAAAAGGCATTGAAGCAGAATACGAACACACATCAGACTTTGATCTTGCAAAAGAAATAGCACTTGATCATCTAGCAGAAGATCCTGACTACTACTTTAAACTTGGGATATTAGAGCTATGAGATGGTCAGAAGTTACAGAAAAGTGGTCACAGAAATACAAGCGTAGTATTAACTGTTCAAATCCAAAAGGATTTAGTCAAAAAGCTCATTGTGCTGGACGCAAGAAAACAAATGAAGCATTTGTTAAGCCACAGTTTGATGTAGAATGGGACGAAGCGGCTCGCTATCCAGAGTTTCAAAAGATTGGCAAAGAAGCGTGGATTGAACTTGCTAAAACTGGTAAGGCTATAACTATTAAAAGTGCTAAGGGTATTGAGAACACAGATGCCGCAGATCCAGATAGTTTTAAAAGTTTAGATCCAGCAAAGCAGAAAAGAGCGTTAGCACAACTAGAAAAAGGTTCGGTTGAAATGCCTATTGTTGCTGTTTACAGTGACGGATACAAAGAACTTGTAGGCGGTAATACAAGACTTACTGCTATGATGGCACAAAACGGCAAAGCAACTGTGTGGGCATTTAAAGTGCCAGACGAAGTTGCCGAACTAGCTGAAAACTTTGCTGATGGTAAAAGTAAAGCAAAGCGTAGACAAATGGATGAAAAAACATACCATGAGTCATTAGAAGAAGCACTAGGTGAAATTGCTCCTAATACAGAAATATATGTTGATATGGATGGCGTACTTGCTGACTTTTTTGGCGAATGGTCAAAGTCGCAAGGTGTTGATAACTGGAAAGACATCAAAGATCCTGCAAAAGCAATTGGTGATATTAAAAGCATAGAAGACTTTTGGTTAAACTTACCAATACTACCTAAAGCAAAAGAATTACTAGGACTAATAAAACAAGTTAAAGGCAAGTATAAGATATGTACAAGTCCATTGGCAGACGATCCACGTAGTGAACCACACAAACGTGAGTGGGTAAAGAAGAATTTATCGTTTTTCCCACCAGAAGAAGTCATTGTTACACATAACAAGCCGCAGTTTGCAAAACAAAAAGACGGTACTCCTAACATACTAATAGATGACTATGGTGTTAATATAAACGCTTGGGAAGAAGCAGGCGGCATAGGATTTAAATACAAAGACTATAAGTTTAATAGAACAGCAAAGGCAATAAAAAATAGAATAGAAGATCCTGTAGAAGAAAACTTTGCTGACGGTAAGAAAAAAGGAAAGAGCCGCCCAGGGCGTGTAAAACGTGCTGGTGCAAGTTGTAATGGCAGTGTAACTGCACTCCGCAAACGAGCAAAAAATAGCTCCGGAGAAAAAAGGAGGATGTATCATTGGTGCGCAAACATGAAATCGGGAAGGAAGAAAAAATAGTAGAACTATATCCAGACGGATATAGCAGAAAATGGAGAGAATATGAAAGTGTTCCTGTAGAACACTATATCGCCAAACACAAAGAACACGAAGCACGAAGAGCAAGTTTTAATGAACGTGCAGAGTACTGGAAAACATACAAAAAATATTTAAAAAATACTAATCCCGAAACTGGTTTTAACATGAATGACTTCTAAGGTAAATACAATATGAAGATGAAAGAACTATTAACAGAAGAAGAGTTTAAGGATGTACATAGTAGTACACTTCCTCATGCAAGTTATTATCCGGAAATGCCTGCAAGTAGTCCTTACTACGCATACCGTTTCGGAATGGGCATGGCGGATCATACTACTTTTCATCCCAACGGACCATCAAAAAACTCAGCAGTTATAGTTCAGTATTCAAAAGGGGAAGAAGAAATAGTCGCCGCAACAGAAAAGAAACTAGGAAAGTTTGGTAAAAAGACCTTAGCAGATGGTGGAAGTAACGAACCAGAAGGCACAAACAAAACCAGTCCTGTTGCAAAGAAAAAGAAAAACAAATACGGTGTATAACTATGAGATTTCGTGAACTAATAAAAGAAGAAGGATATGACACACAACGTGATGCAGATGCTGTAAGTGGTAAGCCTCGTAAAACATCTGTAGGTGGTGGCAAAAAGCCTAAAGGTTATAGCAAAGACAAAGCAGAGAAAGCCGCTATGGATAATGTTAAAAAAGCCTTAGCAAAAGAATCAGCAACAGGTATGGGTGCAGCAAGTATTGCTACAGCAGTAGGAAATGTAGGCCCAACTATCAGTAGAAACATGTATAACGACGATGGCACTATGAAAAACGGCGTTGACTTTGATAATCTAATGGGTGGCAAAAAGAAATCAAAGAAGCGTAAAAAGGCATAAATACTATATAATGCGCATTACGGAGTAATCAATGAGAGAAAAAGATTTAAAAGAAGGTTTAGGCGATCTAGCTCATAAAGCAGAAAAAGACCATGAAGTACAAATGGCTCGTGCTGACCTATACAAACTAGCAAAGTATGCTATCAAGTTACACGATATGCTCAAGCAAGTACCTGAAGAAGCAGGACTAGAAGGTTGGGTACAATCAAAAATCACAAAAGCAGCTGATTACATTGGCAGTGTTTATCACCATCTTGATTACGAAGAAGCAACAGGCGAACTAGGTGAAAGCGCAGTAAAAGAAGCAAGTTGCGGATGCGATGAAAATAGCTGTTCACACTGCAAAGGTAAGCACACACTAGACGAAGTAGGTCAAAAGTGTGAGTGCTGTGGCAATATGATTAAAGAAGTAACTGCTGAAGGCAAGTTCAAATCAGATGCACAACGTAAAGCTATTCATGCAGCAAAAGCAAGTGGCAAGCGTAGCAAAAAGAAACTCCGTGACCACAGTGACTTATCAGATAGACTAGCAGCAAAACTCGAATCAAAAAAAAAGGTAGCTGAACGCAGTCTTTCCAAAGGCGAAGAAAAAGACAAAGAAAAGTACGTCAAAGGCATGAAAAAAGCCAAAGGCGACTTTAAAGATCGCTACGGCAAAGATGCAGAAGCAGTTATGTATGCAACTGCTACCAAAATGGCTAAAGAGGCAACTAAGATTACACCAAAACAAATCAAAGCAGATAAAATAAAATCTCAAAAGATTACAGCAAAGACGGAGTAACACATGTCAGAGTCATTTAAAGCACTTATGCAAAAGATTGCAGAAATAGAAGAACGCAAAGAAGACGACAAAGACGGAGATTTAAAAGGCTTTGACAGTCGTACAATGCGAGCATTAACTCGTATTAAGGCACAGTATCCAAATGCTCCAAACGACCTTGCAGCACTTCTACGCCATGTAACTAACGTTGATAAAGACAGTGATACTAATGACGATGAACATATTAGCAGAATCAAAAAACTAGAAGATAAAGTAGAAGAACTAGAAAAGAAACTTACACTATTGTTAAGGAAAAAAAGTAATGGACTTTAACGCACTACAACATAAACTTTTTGCACTAGATCCAAGCGATCTTGCAGCTGACAAACAAGCACTTATAGCACAAGCACAAGGAGCAGTTGTAGATACGCCAAAAGTAGATTATGTAACAGAAAGTACAGAAGTTCCAAAAGGCAGTATGCCTATTGATTTAGATCTAGCAGGACTTACAGCACTTGCAGGTGTAAGACTAGATGAAAAACAAAAGATGGGTAGTGCAGGACAAGCAAAAGGCAAAGACCCTATGCCAAAAGCAGAACCTGGACGTACAAAGCATCCATTAAAAGATAAACTTGTAGGCGAAGCAGAAACCTCAACAGGTTTTGAACCTCAAGGATTCAAAGCAGCATTTAAAAACTATAATAAAGTTGATCCGTGGTTAGGTACTAGTACTGACGATGATGGTAAAAAGAAAGACGAACCAAAAACTCCACCTAAAAAAGGTGAAAAGCCAGCACCAGGACCAACACCAGGACCAACTCCAAAACCTACTCCAAGTCCGTGGCCTACAAGTAAAGAAGGTTATACACTAAAAGTAGGAGACTTAGTCACTTACGCAAACAAAAAAGGACAAACACGAGAAGATGTTCCAGTTGTTAAACTTTTAAAAGGAACAAAAGACGGTAAAGGTCGTCCACAGATACAGCTACAACTACGTGGTGCAACTTATGCTATTAGTAGAGAACAAATACAAAAAGTAAATGGTAAAACATTTACACTAGATGATGCTGAAGCAGGTACAGGTACACTAAAAGACCAACTGTTACAAGCTCTAGAAGCGTACAAGCAAAAGCCACAGATTAAACCACGTGATCCAAATGCACAAGCAATGAATGACTTGCGCAGAAGTGGTGCAATGGGTGCGCACAAAGACAAAAAGCGTGATGCTAAGATGGGCAAAGTTAAGCACAAAGGCAAGATAGACGAAAGCAAAATGTCGTTTAACGACATGATGAAAAACAGAGAGTTTTATTACACATATAAACAATATGTAAGTGGTAACGCTAATGTAGATCAAGTGGCTGAGTTAGTAAGAGGCCGTGTTGATAAAGAAAAGTTTGCTGACGAAATACATAGAAAAGGTGTTGAGTACGGTGGCGCAAAAGGTAAACGAATCAAAGATCTTGCAGATATTATAAGAAAAGATTCTAACGTGCTTGATTTACCAGGAAAAGCATTTAGTAAGATTAAAAAAATGGTAGGTATGGGCGAAGGTATGGACGAATCTTATACTAAAGTAGATGGTATGGAAGCTGAAGAACTACGCAAACAGTATGCCAAAGACTGGGAAATACGTAAAGGCAAGTATCTTTATAAAAAAGTAGCCTTTGACGACTACAACACTGTACTACGTTTCTTAATGGTTATCGAAAAACCACAGATTGAACTAGATCATTTTGCAAATATTAAGTTCTTTTACAATGAAGCAGAGCTTGTTGTATACACACACGACACAAAAGGTCTTACAACACTTGACTTTAAACTTGCTGTGCAAATAGATCGTGCGTTAGATCGAATGGGAGCGAAAGAGATAGGATGAGACTTCAGGACTTATATCCTAAGTTCAATCCAGACCCTTACTTACGCAAACCAATAGCACGACATCAAGTAGAAAATCTTCCATTTAAAGACTTTGATAAGGACGGATATGAAGTTCCGACTCCTTTAGAGTGGTTACACTACGAAGCAAACAATATTAATCTTAATAGAGAAATACAATACCATATTGCACCTGTACAAGAATGGTATACAGACGTAGAACAAAGTGAACACGGGCTTGTGCTAGATCATTGTATGCTATTAACACGTTATGCGTTCGCAGGTGAAGCAAGAGAACAAATCATAGAAGTTTCAAAAAACAGACCAATCTTACAAAAACTGTTAAATATCAAACCCAAGTGGGGTATAGACTTTAGTCTTGATTATGTAACACACGATATTGTTATGGAAGTGATACATATAGAACAAGACTTTGATGATATTAACGAAGCAGAGCAAGCAAAGGCAAAACTTGAATACATTATTGATTCAACAGATTGGTATGATGGAGCAATGCGTTTATGGCAACGCAAAGACGAATGGATCAACCTTTCTTCAGACGATCATTCGGACTATAAAGCACAGTTCTTTGGCTGGCATCGTGCTTTTGACAACAAAAAAGTATTTTCTACTTGACAAATACCTAAATATATCATATACTTAATGTAACTTAACGGAGGTAATACATGAGTGACCGTACCTATGGTGCTGAAGAAAAAGCAAAACTAGAACGTCTAGTACGTGAAGGTGTAACTGTTATGCAGGAAGTTGAAGATCTGCAAACAGGTCTTAAAGAAACTGTAAAAGCAGTTGCCGAAGAGCTTGATATTAAACCAGCACTTATTAACAAAGCGATTAAGATCGCAAAGAATCGTGATTGGGACACACACGCTGACGCACACGAAGATTTAGAAACACTTATAGCAACACTAGGCTATGACAAATAATGCAAAAAGTAAAAGACTTTTGGGTAAACAGCTATCGTAGTGATAAAACTGCATTTTGTTTTGAACTAATCAGTTTTATATTTACTGTAGGCGCAAGCATGACTCTTGCTATAAATGCAGATGATCCAAATATGCTTGTTGTTTATCCAGGATTCTTTGTAGGAAGTGTAACACAAGTATATGCAAGTTGGCGTAGAGGAGCAGCATGGATTATGCTCCTCACATCATATTTTGCTTGTATAAATGTATTCGGATTTGGAGTGGCAGCAGGATGGTGGTAAAACCCTATCAATGGTTAGCATGGCTTAGTACAGCATGTTTGTTAACAGCGGCCACTTTAGCCGCATTTAATGTTTACCCTTTGTACATTTGGGCATTCATTATTAGTAATAGTCTATGGATACTTGTAGGTATTCTGTGGAAAGAAAAAAGTCTTATTGTAATGAATGCTGGACTAACTGTAATCTATGTAGCAGGGCTGTTATTTTGAATATACTACTTGCTGGCGACAGTTTTGCAGCAAAGTGGCCAGAAGCTGGCGGTTGGCCAGAACTTCTCGCACAACAACACACTGTAAAAAACGTAGCCCAAGCAGGTATAAGCGAATACAAAATACTTAGACAAATACAAAATGCTAATCTTGACGATTTTGATAAGATTATTGTAAGCCACACTAGTCCAACAAGAGTACATACACGTAAACATCCAATACACGAAAGCGGACTACACGCAGACTGTGACTTGATATACAATGATATTGTTGATAGAAACAGTTGGTTTAATCCTAGTTTACGTGGTGCTAAAGATTGGTTCAAATATCATTATGACGAAGATTATCAAACAGATATTTACTTGCTTATCCGTAAAGAGATAAGAAAAATACTTGGAAAATCTAAATACATTAGCATAATACATCTGCCAATAAGTACAAAGTATGCAATAGAACATAATAATATTAGTTTTAGTACTGTTTGGCAACAACACAAAGGCACAGTAAATCATTACACAGAACAAGGCAACCAGATTGTATATAAACAAATACTTGACATTATTAACAAATGATGTTATATTAATAATAACGCCGCATAGGCATGTAGAAGGTTAAGTTGGCCACAAGCAACGTAGGAGAAACATTTGAGTTACGTAGACGCATTCTTTGATCGTGATCAAGATATTATTCGAGTAGTCGAACGCAGAGATGGAAAGCGACATTTCCACGAATACCAAGCAAAATATACGTTTTACTACGAAGACCCGAGAGGCAAGTACAAAAGTGTGTACGGAGATCCTTTGACTCGTGTCGTATGTAAAAACACAAAAGACTTTCGCAAAGAAGTTGCTATTAACAAAGGCAAAAACTTGTTTGAAAGCGATATCAATCCAATATTCCAATGTCTAAGTGAAAACTATCTCAATCAAGACGCACCTAAACTAAACATTGCGTTCTTCGATATTGAAACAGACTTTGATCCAGAACGTGGATTTGCTGATCCAGCAGATCCCTTTATGCCTATTACAAGTATCTCGGTATACTTGCAATGGATGGAGACAATGATTTGTTTAGCAGTTCCACCTAAGACACTTACAATGGACGAAGCTAAAAAAGAACTTGAAGGCATTGAAAATGTAATGCTGTTTGAAAAAGAAAGTGACATGATTGACACTTTCTTGACACTGATTGAAGATGCTGATATACTATCAGGTTGGAACAGTGAAGGTTATGATATTCCGTATACTGTAAATAGAACAAGTCGTGTACTAAGCAAAGATGACACAAGACGTTTTTGTTTGTGGGGACAACTTCCTAAGAAACGTGAATATGAAAAGTATGGCAAATCAGCTGTTACCTTTGACCTAATAGGCAGAGTGCATTTAGATAGTTTGGAATTATATCGTAAATACACATATGAAGAAAGACATACATATAGACTTGATGCCATTGGCGAAATCGAAGTTGGGGAGAATAAAGTTCCTTATGAAGGCACTTTGGACCAGTTGTACAACAATGACTTTAGAAAGTTCATCGAATACAACATACAAGATACCGCACTACTGGACAAGCTGGACAAAAAACTAAGATTTATTGACCTAAGTAATGAGCTGGCTCATGCAAATACGGTTTTGCTACAGACCACTATGGGTGCTGTTGCTGTTACAGAGCAAGCTATTATTAACGAAGCACATCATAGAGGACTACAAGTTCCTAATCGTCCAAGACGTGATGACGAAAATACACAAGCCGCAGGTGCTTATGTTGCATTTCCGAAAAAAGGCTTACACAAGTATATTGGTTCAATGGACTTGAACTCACTGTATCCGTCGGTGATTCGTGCGCTCAACATGGCTCCAGAAACTATTGTAGGACAACTTCGTCCTGAGATTTCAGATGCCCGTGTACACGAAGATATGACGCTGAAGAAAAAGAGCTTTGCAGGCAGTTGGGAAGGACGTTTCAATGTTGAAGAATACGATATGGTTATGGAAAAGCGCAAAGACGTTGCACTAACTATCGACTGGGAAGATGGACGTTCAGATGTACTAAGTGGTGCAGAGATTCATCAACTTATATTCGACAGTAATATGCCATGGATGCTAAGTGCAAACGGCACAATATTTACAACAGAGTTTGAAGGAGTTATTCCTGGTATTCTAAAGAGGTGGTATGCAGAACGAAAAGATCTACAGAAGATGCTCAAGAAGGCAAAAGACGCTGGCAATGAAGCGGAGATTGCATTTTGGGACAAACGACAACTTGTTAAAAAGATTAATCTTAACTCTCTTTATGGGGCCATTCTTAATCCTGGTTGCAGATTTTTTGACAAACGTATAGGACAGTCAACTACACTTACTGGTAGACAGATTGTTAAGCATATGAGTGCAGAAGTAAACAAAGTTATCACAGGCGAATATGATCACGTAGGTAAAAGTGTTATCTATGGCGACACTGACTCTGTGTACTTTAGTGCGTGGCCTGTGCTTAAAGATGATGTAGAAGCAGGACGTCTTGATTGGAACATTGACAAGTGTATTACACTTTATGACCAAGTAGCAGAACAAGCAAATACAACATTTACAGACTTTATGGCAAAAGCATTTCACTGTCCAAAGAGTCGTTCAGATGTTATTGCGGCAGGTAGAGAGATTGTTGCACAGTCAGGTTTGTATATTACTAAGAAGCGTTATGCGGCTCTTGTTATCGACTTAGAAGGCTTTAGAGCAGACACAGATGGCAAGCCAGGCAAAGTAAAAGCAATGGGCTTGGACTTGCGTAGATCAGACACACCTGTGTTCATGCAAGAGTTTCTAAGTGAACTATTACTTATGGTTCTTACTGACAAGCCTCAAGAACAAGTATTAGAACGTATTACAGAGTTCCGTAAAGAGTTTGAAGAACGTCCAGGACATGAAAAAGGTTCGCCTAAACGTGCAAACAAGATTGGACACTATCAGCGTCTTGAGCAGAAACAAGGTAAAGCAAATATGCCTGGACATGTAAGAGCAAGCATTAACTGGAACACACTAAAACGTATGAATGGTGACAAGTACTCGCAAGAGATTGTAGACGGTATGAAAGTTATTGTTTGCAAGCTCAAGCAGAATCCGCTGGGCTATACAAGTGTTGCATATCCGACAGATGAGTTGCGGTTGCCAGAGTGGTTTAAAGAACTGCCATTTGACGATGCAGCTATGGCTGAAACTATTATTGATAATAAGTTAGACAACTTAATCGGTGTGCTTGACTATCCATTAGAGGATACAAAACAACATAATACATTTAACAGTTTGTTTGACTTTGGAGATTAGTTATCTTTTTTGAATGTAAACTGATATTAATAAAATCACTAAGAAACTCGAAATGGTTTGATAGGTCGTTAAAAAGCTCACCTGTAACTTGGCTGTAAGAGGTTTTACCTATGTTTTGGAAATATGATCTAGGAAGTCCTTTGTTAGATCCAAAAGACGGAAACACACCAGAAACAAAAAGGCAAGTATCACCAAGTTCTTTTGCATTTGATCTATTGTTGATTTTTAAATATGCTTCTGCAAAAGAGTTTTCAGGATGCCAGTTAGGTTTATCTATGTGTACTGCAAGTACCATAACAACATAATGCTCAAGATGCACCGGCAACTCATAGCCCGATGTTTCCTGAGCTTCTCTAACTATACCAAAGAAGGCATTAGTAAAAGCATCGTTCATAAAGTATTTATCGGTTGACAAACTAACCTAAATACTGTATTATAATATTAGGAGTATAGAGAATGAAAGTAGGTTTTACCTGTTCAACATTTGATTTATTGCATGCAGGGCACGTACAAATGTTACGTGAAGCAAAAGAGCAGTGTGAATATTTGATCTGCGGACTACAAGTAGACCCTAGTCAAGATAGAGCAGAAAAAAACGCTCCTATACAAACTATTGTTGAACGTTATACACAACTAAAAGCAGTAGGTTATGTAGACGAGATAGTTCCATATGGTACAGAACAGGATCTAGAAGATATTTTAACAATGTATCATATTGATGTTAGAATACTGGGAGAGGAGTATAGAGATAAAGACTTCACAGGCAAAGATATTTGCCGTAGACGTGATATTGATCTATACTTCAATAAACGAGACCATCGCTTTAGCTCAAGTGGGTTGAGGAAGCGTGTAGCAGAAAGACAAAATAGTGCTTAACCAAGATCCTACTATTAACGAACTTAGAAGAATCTTTATTGATGCTGGTTTAGAGTTTTACATCAAGAAAGAAAAAGGCAATGTAGCTAAAGTACACTTTATTATTAAGGAGAAAGAAAATGGCTAGACCCGAAAGAACAGCAGAAGATCAAAGGTTAATCGACGAATGGTTAAGCAAGAACAAAGTCACAGTGTTAGCACCAAATGCTCGCACAGACGCAAACGAGATTAGGTCCCTTTGGGGCAAAAAGAAAAAGGCTGGCAGACCAAAAAAGGAGAGTAATGTATGAAACTTACATTAACGATAACATTCTTAGCAGGGTTTGTATTAGGTGGTTTACTAGTAACACTTACACACCCTTATGAAGAATGTAAGCGTATGTATACAACACCAGAAGATATTTCAGAATGTGTTTGGATCAAGGAGAATCCATAATGTGGGCATTATTTGTTATTAGCACAGTTGTTGGATTAGAAGAACCTAAAGTAACACGCTATGCAGAGTTTGACACTAAGCATGAGTGTTATGTCGAATGGTATAACCTAACCGAAAAGTTTACGCAAAATGAAATTGCGTATTGCAAGGAATCAAATGGATAACTTTATATTTGATGTAGACGGCACACTAACGCCAAGTAGACAAGAAATAGTTCCTCAGTTTAGAGAGTACTTTAAACACTTTTGTGACGAACATGCTGTATATCTTGTAACTGGTAGCGACTACGCAAAAACTCTTGAGCAGTTAGGTCCCGAAATATGCAACAAAGTAAAGCGCATCTATAACTGTTCAGGCAATGATGTTTGGGAAAAAGGTGTAAATGTTCGCACAAATGAATGGACACTGCCAGAAGATGCACACGAATGGTTAAGTGAACAACTAACTGCAAGTGCATTTCCGTTGCGTACTGGGTTACACTTTGAACATAGGCCCGGATTAGTAAACTTTAGTATAGTAGGACGTAACGCTACACTAGGCGAACGTAAGCTATATGTTGAATGGGATACAGAGCATAACGAACGAGAAGTTATTTCACATAACTTTAATAAACTATTTAAAGAACTAGAAGCAAGGCCTGGTGGCGAAACAGGAATAGATATTGCACCCGAAGGTGCAAATAAAAGTCAAATAATCAATGACTTTACAAAATATGAATGGATAAACTTTTTTGGTGATAGAATGGATCCAGCTGGAAACGACTATCCTTTAGGAAGTATTATCAAATACGGCATGGCCTATCATGTGAAAGATTGGATGGATACCTGGGAGAGACTACGTGCATATACTGATTACGGGAAATAAAGGCTTCGTAGGAAGTGCTTTATACGATAGATTGAGTTTACGTAACGATGTACAAGCGGTACACGGTATAGACTTAAAAGACGGACAAGATTTACTTACATTTGATCGATGGCGTGAAGTAGATCTTGTTATTCATCTTGCAGGTAAAAGCGGTGTACGTGAAAGCCTAAGTGATCCTAGTTCTTATTGGTTTAATAATGTAGAAGCAAGTCGTAAACTATTTGAACGTTATGCAGATACACGCATACTATATGCGAGTAGTTCGAGCGCATACGAACCCGATCTAAATCCTTATGCGGCTAGTAAGTTTTGTTTGGAAGAACTTGCAGAACGTTATCCAAATACACTGGGTATGCGTTTCCATACAGTGTATTCAGAAAAATGTCCCAGAGAAAATATGTTCTTTAACAAACTATTAAATGGTAAACTAGAATATGTAACTAGGCACTATAGAGATTTTATACATCTAAACGACATACTAGATGCAATAGAAATACTAATCAACGCTACACATGTCAAGGGTGTAGTTGATATCGGAACAGGCAATCCTGTAAAGATCCAAGACTTGGCGCCGGACTTACCTGTCCGTCTAAATACCCCAGGAGAGAGAAGTTGGACTTGTGCTAACATAGAAAAAATGAAAGCACTAGGCTTTAAACCTAAATACTCAGTAGAAAACTTCTTGACAAACAAAGGCAAAGATAATATAATAAACTTATTCAATGGAGAAACAGTATGAAAGATATCTTACAAGACGTAGTTGCTCACACACACGCACTTGGCTTCCTTAGCTTAGTAAAAGTAAGCAACGACGAAGGCACACAGATTGATGCTATGGCAGAAGATCGTTCAGTTATTTTGAGCGCAACTGCACATGCACCTGTTGCTGAGTTTAAAGGCACATTTGGTATGCCTAACTTAGACAAGTTAGCGTTACACTTAAAGAATCCGGAGTATCAAAAAGATGCAAAGATTAATGTAGTTGAAGCAGAGCGTAATGGCGAAACTGTTCCAACACACATTCACTTTGAAAATGATGCTGGTGATTTCCAAAACGACTATCGTTTTATGAACAAAGCGATTATCGAAGAAAAACTTAAAACAGTTAAGTTTAAAGGTGCAGCATGGAATGTAAAACTGCAACCTAGCATTGGTGCTATTGGACGTTTGAAGTTGCAAGCGGCAGCACATTCAGAAGAGCCTACATTTAATGTTACTACTGCTGAAACTGGCGGTGTTAACGATCTAGTGTTTAGCTTTGGTGATGCAAGCACACACGCAGGTAAGTTTGTATTTGAAACAAATGTAGAAGGTACACTTACACATACTTGGAGTTGGCCGGTAGCGCAAGTTCAAGCAATTCTTAACTTGGACGGTGATGTTACAATGAGTATTTCAGATCAAGGTGCTATGCAGATCACTGTTGATTCAGGACTAGTAAAGTACGACTACATTCTACCAGCACAGAGCAAGTAATGAACAGAGATTTAACTGCAACACAAAATGACTATGCTGTTTTTCTTCCAGCGTTAAGTGGCTTCTATGCCACTTACGTTGGTAAACAGCGTCATGATGAATACGTAGACAAAAATCGTATTCCAAGCAACTTTGCTAATGGTGTTGAGAGTTTAAACTATCTTAATGCACAAGAAGGTGCATTTACTTACAAATGGACTCTATACTCTGCAGGACACGCTGACTTAGACACAACTAAGTTTGTTCCAAAAGAAGATATGGTGCGTAACAGAGATAGAGAGAACACTTGGCTACTAGGCGACTCAGGCGGCTTCCAGATTGGTAAAGGCGTTTGGGAAGGTGATTGGAAGGATCTTAACTGTCCAAAAGCACAAAAGAAACGTGATGGTGTGTTACGTTGGATGGATGCTTATATGGACTATGGTATGATCCTTGATATTCCAGCATGGGTTGCACGTAGCCCAGAAGGCGCAAAAGCAACAGGCATTTCAACATACCAAGAAGCAGTAGAAGCAACACGTATTAACAATGAATACTTTATGAAACATCGTACTGGTGCTTGTAAGTTCTTAAACGTACTACAAGGCGAAAACCATGTGGAAGCAGATGACTGGTACGAGCAGATGAAAGACTTTTGTGATCCAGTTAAGTATCCCGATAATCATTTTAATGGCTGGTCAATGGGTGGACAAAACATGTGTGACCTAGAGCTTGCACTAAGACGTATTGTAACACTACACTACGACGGCTTGCTACAAAAAGGTGTACACGATGTAATGCACTTCTTGGGTACTTCAAAACTCGAATGGGCATTGTTGTTAACAGACATTCAACGAGCAGTAAGGAAGTATTATAATGAAAACTTCACTATCACTTTTGACTGTGCTAGTCCTTTCCTTGCAACCGCAAACGGACAGGTATACATACAGAATGAAACTACGGACAGGTCGAAATGGACATATCGAATGGTGCCGTCAGTTGACGATAAAAAATATGCTACAGACACCCGTCTGTTTAGAGATGCTACTGTATCAGATGGGGTATTTAAAAACTTTGAAGACAGTCCCATCACTGCCGAACTCAAAGTATCAGACGTTTGTACATATGCTCCCGGAGATCTAAATAAAATAGGTAAAGAAGGAAAAACATCATGGGATAGTTTTTCATATGCGATCCAAATGGGTCATAACGTGTGGAGTCACATTAATGCAGTTCAAGAAGCGAACAGACAATACGACAATGGAGTTATTCCGAAAATGCTTGTACAAGAGCGATTTGACAGGGTTCTATTTAGAGATGTTGTGGAAGAAATATTCTCAAAGACTACGCTAGAAGATTCACTTGCAGTTATTAAAGAACACGAAAAGTTCTTTATGAGTATCAGAGGCACACGCGGTTATACTGGCAAAAAGATTGTTAGTGCTAGACCTAAGTTTGCTGAACTATTTGATGTAGAAGAAGTAGAAGTAGATTCGGAAGAGTTTACTGAAGCACAAATACAAAAACTTGAGGAACTAGAAGATGAGCAACTTCACGGAGAAACACAATAAACTTGCTACACACCTGCAAGAACTTTATCGCAAGCACAGAGCACTTGACGAAGAAGTAAAAGACATGTATACTAAGTTTGCAGATGACGGTGCTATTAACCGTAAGAAAACTCAAAAGCTATGGCTCAAAGATGAAATACACAGATTAGAAACAGAACTAAAGGCACTAGGATGACATTAAATGTAGTTAAACTAAACAAAGCAATCGAAGTCGGAACTGTGATTCCTCTAAAAGAATGCGGTGGTAATATCGGCCGATGGGTTGAAGATCAGCTTGAAGATAACGGATACTCTGTTAACAGAGGCAAAGGTATTGATTTGCAAAAGTTAGGTATTGAAGTCAAAACTCGTAAAGTTGATAGCGGAAGCGGACATACAGTAGGTGCAATGTTACCACAAGACATTGTTCAAGAAGATTGGCAAGCTGGTAATAATATGTTTGACAAAGTACAACGTCAGTACAGAGTTAAACATAAAGTAAACGAACTTACAGGCGATAACATTGTTGTAAGTGCGAAAGTACATGACTTTACTGACGATACAATCCAAACGAAACTTAAAGAAGCATGGAGCCATTGTCGAAATGTTCTTGTGCAGAACTCCGGACATGACTTTTCTTATATTAGAGGAGAAGGTATGTGGGCTTATTTAGAACTACAAGAAAATGGTTCCTATCAGTTCCGTATTACTGACAAGTATATGAATGAAATGGAAAACATTGCAAACCTTAATCGAACAAAAATGTTTTTTGTAGAGGCACAGTATGAAGCGTGATTATGAAACTGGTGTAGCAGATGATGCAGTTTTCTTCATAGGCGTAGAAGTAGAAAAGACTCCTGCATTTGGATTAAAAACATTATTTGTTACAGGTGTACAACCTTGTGATGTTATTCAAAAACATTACGATGAAGAACAATGCGAACATATCTTCTTTGGTGCTAATCATAGTTTTAATCCAGGTGTAAACTTTCCAGAAGATAATGATCAATGGGATCCTTGGGACAATATGATCAAAGCATTTTTAACAGCAGGCAAACTGTGTAGTTTAGATATTCCCATTTCACTTGCAGAAGCATTTTTAGAATCACCATTGATCGAATACGACAACTTTATCCCACAACTACGCATTCCATTGCCTTATGCAAAACTGTGGAACTACAACACAATGTTGAAGATTGATGATAAAGACTTTAAGGCAACTAATCCTGGTGTTTGGTGTCATAGTTTACACGATCTAATGGACAGAGAAAAGTTTACAGATTGGGGCAAATATGGGCTTGACAAAGTTATTGAATGAAAGTATACTATAAAAACAATGGAACAAGAACGTTACGAAACTTATATGAAACGTAGAATGAAAGAAGAAGATTTTAAAATGGCTCAAGACAATGTAATGAGTAAAGCAGATCGTAGTATTTGGGTAACCTTCCGCAAAGAAGGTGTGCATATGTATCCAGGTGCTGACAAAGATCCTAAACTAGCAACAGGCGATTGGGATGATGTATCATTCCTTGGCATTCCACATCGTCATATCTTTCACTTCAAAGTACGTATTCAGGTATTTCATAATGATCGTGACATTGAGTTTATTCAGTTTAAACGTTGGATGGAGCGTCTTTATGATGTAGAAGGTGTACTAGAACTTAATCATAAATCATGTGAGATGATCGCAGATGATCTCTATGAAGCTATTTCTGCAAAGTATCCCGGCCGCTTTGTTGAAATTGATGTAGCCGAAGATGGCGAAAATGGCTGTTCAATCTTTTATCCTAAACCGCAACTTTAATGCAGAGGAACCTAAAATGGCAATCGAGTTTAATCGAGAAGCATATAATAAAGTCTTTAACGACTTGGATAAGTACCGCGACTACTGTCGCTTTGAAGGTAAGGTCTTTGATGAAGCAGACCTTTTTAAAAAGGATTCGCCAAGATGGCAAGCCTATCAAAAGTACCAAGGTTGGCTACGAGCAAAAGCTCGAACTGCCGGAAGGAAATTTAACAATCGGAGAAACTAAATGACTATCTATATCGTAGACATCGAAGCAGTTGATACACGTTACACTAAACAATGGAAGGACTATCTTCCAAAGCAACTGCAACGGGCTACGAATAAAGAAGTTGTAGTTATTAGTGGAGGAGAAACGCCTCAGGCTACTACGCCTGGGGCTTTTCTTAACTTCGGTGGTACAAATGTTTATAAGTCAAAACAACTAGAACAGATTGGAGAAATGTTCTGCAATGGTGAAGTTAAGAACGGCGATTATTTTTTGTATACCGATGCCTGGAATCCTACAGTTATACAACTACGCTACATGGCAGAGTTACTTGGTGTTAATGTTAGCATTGGTGGCCTCTGGCATGCTGGTAGTTATGACCCACAAGATTTCTTGGGCAGACTAATAGGTAGCAAACCTTGGGTCAGACATGCTGAGATGTCAATGTTTGAATGTTACGATGACAACTTCTTTGCAAGTGATTTCCATATTGATATGTTTACAGATGTATTTGACGAAGATTATGCAGTTGACTGGAATAGAATACATCGTGTAGGTTGGCCCATGGAGTATCTAAAGAACAGTTTAGATAGCTATAAAGGTATGGAAAAACGAGATCTTATTCTCTTTCCGCATCGTGTTGCTCCTGAAAAACAAGTTGATATTTTCCGTGATCTAGCAGAGCAACTTCCTGAGTACGAGTTTGTTATCTGTCAAGAACGTGAACTTACTAAAAATGAATACCATAACTTGTTAGGTGAAGCAAAACTTGTGTTTAGTGCTAACCTACAAGAGACACTGGGCATTAGTTGGTATGAAGGTGCTCTTGTAAATGCTATTCCTATGGTTCCTGATAGATTAAGTTATTCAGAGATGGCACTACCCGAGTTTAAGTATCCAAGTGTGTGGACTGAAGACTTTACAAGTTACAGACAGCATAGAAATAAAGTAGTTGCACAAATACGTGAGTACATGGAAAACTATGACGATTTCTTAGTAAGCCTTGAGAAGCAACGTACTAAACTAAACAAAGAATTTTTTTCAGGAGCAGCATTGTATGACGCAATCAAAGAAAGATGATACCTTTACTATTAGTGTTGGTGATACTATTTGGCATTCTAATGAATCCCCTAATATTACATTCGACACTATGATAACAACAGCAGATACATTTACTATCAGTGATCCTGCAGATACAGTTACTATTGACATAAACGATTATGTAAGTGATGATACTTTTGATATCAGTAACATTACATTTGGTAGTGTTCCATTTGTAGATACTATGCCTAGTTTAGATCGTGTTAATAATATGTGCGAAGAATATCCTGCACTTGCAAAGGCATACGAAAACTTCAAAACAATATACAAAATGACTGAACAAGACTACAAAGGCAAACTAAAAGAAAGAGGCTTAGACGATGACATTCCGTTCTAAATTTTTATCCTGGTTAGACAAGCTAGGACGCAAGCGAGTAATTATGGACCGTTATGAAAACGAGCCGTACTTAACTCGCTATTATCTTTTCTTAAAAAACCGTAAATGGTTTCCGTTTAACGTGTTTCTACACAATTTTCACAAAGGAGATTTAGATGATTTACACGATCACCCTTGGCCTTATCTTACTATCATTTTGCGTGGCGGGTATTGGGAGCATACTCCCCGAGGACGCTTTTGGAGAGCACCGGGACACATCAGAATTAGTACTCCAAGTAGTTTGCATCGGATTGAGCTTGAGCCTGGTGTTGATGCTTGGACACTCTTTATACCAGGTCCTAAAATAAGAGAATGGGGATTCATTCGCAAAGGCGAGTGGGTTCAAAATGAACAATATCTAAAAGAGAAATATGAACAATGATTAAGAAACATTATTATTCGTGGCAAGACATTGAACGTGCTTGCCTAAACATTGCATTGCAAATGTATAAAGATAACTGGCGTCCTGACTACATTGTAGGTATTACACGTGGCGGCAATGTACCAGCTACTATCCTTAGCAATATGTTAGGTGTACGTGGCGATGCCCTTAAAGTAAGTTTAAGGGACAATCAAGGCGGTGAAAGTGAATCTAACTGTTGGATGAGCGAAGATGCATTTGGTTATGTTGACGAAGAACAACGAGACTTGTTTAAAACTCGTTGGGATATTAGTAAACGTAAAAACATTCTCGTTGTAGATGACATTAACGACACTGGTGCTACATTTAACTGGATCAAAGAAGATTGGCGCAGTACATGCTTGCCAAATGAAGATAAGGCTTGGGAAAGTGTTTGGCATCGTAACGTTCGGTTTGCTACTATTACAGATAACTTGTCAAGCGAGTTTAACGGTAAAGTAGACTACACTACACACGAAGTAAACAAAGCAGAAGAAGATGTATGGTTAGTTTACCCATGGGAGAATGTAGGACAATGAACAAAGAATATATTGAAGCTTTAGAAAAAACTATAGCTCGTAAAAAAGCTGAACTTGAGCAAATGTATAAAGACGGAGTAAAGATGCAAGCATGTATTAACTTTCGAGAAGAAATCACAAGAAAGCAAAAAACACTTGCAAGAGCTAAAAAAGAAATGCAAGGCAAAAGAAAATGACATTTAATGAAATACCTTGGAAGGACGTTTTAGTTGATACAAGAGAATATACAGTTTTTAAAGATGGTTTTCCAGTTACCGAAGGCCATGTTCTTTTTGTGCCTAAGGTGGAAGATTGGGATCACTTGGCTAAATGCTATAAAGCAGCTTATGCTTGGGGCTATGACTGGGTTCAAAAGGGTTATTGTGATAGTTACAACATCGGACAAAATGTAGGCGAAGAAGCAGGACAAACTGTTATGTGGCCTCATGTACATTTGATTCCACGCCGTAAAGGTGATATGGATGATCCTCGTGGCGGGGTGCGTCACGTTATACCAGAGAAAGGAAACTATAGACTATGGCATGTGGATGCGGAAGATCGCCAACCGGAAAATGCATAGGTTGGCATAAACTAAGTGAAGACGAGTATCGTCAAAAACTTGCAGAATACGAAGAAAAACAACTACAAAAAAGATTAAAGGAGTCAAAAGAATGAAAGAACAACTAGTCAAAGCAGCACGTATGCACGCCGAAGGTGAACTAGAACGTGCAAAAACAAACATCCTAGTTTATATGAATCAAAGTGTAGGTATTGGTGAACACAGCGATATTGTTGAAGCTATTCAAGAAGAACTTGATAAAATGGCTTCTGCAACAGATCGTATTGAGATGCTAGATAAGTATTTCTCAGCATAATGTCTATTACACTTTTTTTAGGCGACAGTCACAGTGCAGGGTATACCATTAACAAAGAAGGTATACCTCTATACTGGACTGAAAATAACTATGCAGAAATATACGCTGAAAAAAATAGTACACCAAGTGTTATTTACGCACAAGCGGGAGGCTGTAATAGAAAGTTTCCTATATGGCTAAGTTGTATGCTAGATAGGTATGATATTTCAAAAATATTTATACAAAGCACACACTGGAATAGATATCTTGTTGCGAATGATCCTAGTTTAGACTTAGGCGAAAGTTACAAAAACGATACTTTTTTAGAAAGAAGTGAAGATAGTAAAAACGGTTTAGTCCATAGATATACTGATAAAAAATATGCAGGTAATAGATTTGAAAATCTAATGGGACAGTATGAAGAATACTGGGACAAGTTTAAAGGTTTTAAAGGAAGTTTAGACAATCCAAAAGGAGAGTTTGAAATATTAGAAAACCAATACCGCTATACAAAACTTTGGCACGAAGCACTAACGTATCTACAACTACGTGAATACCTTATGGATTTTACTGTAATAGATCATATGGTAAGAAAAACAAATATTCCTGTTTATGTTTGGACTATTAATAATAGAATACATTTGCCTAAGAATACAAACTTATACAAAGATTTTGACAATGTTAGGTTTGTATATACTTCTGCCGAAGATTTCTTGTTTGAAAGACATCGAATGAAGATATCTAAAATGGTCGTAGTAGACAAAGAACATTATACATATGATGTACATAGTGCAATAGCAGAACACTACTTGCCGTATATTGAAAAAAACTATTGACAAAAACCTAAATATATCATATAATAAAACAATAAGACATCCTCGTCTTTAACTCGGAGTATAAAAATTGATGAGCAAAGCAGAACAAATAAAAGCAAAACTAGAAGATGCTGGCATCCGCTATTGGGCAGGTGACAACATCTCAGAAGTCCTACAAGCAGGTGACAAAGAAGCACTTATTGAAGATGCCACACTAGCATTTAATCAAGTACTAGATGCACTAGTTATTGATCGCTATAACGATCCTAACTCGCAAGGTACAGCAAGACGTCTTGCAAAAATGTACTTTAATGAGATTATGGCAGGACGCTATGATCCTAAACCCGACGCAACAGCATTTCCAAATGATAGCGATGACCGTTATGAAGGTATGCTAGTTGTACGTTCAGAACTAAAAAGTATATGTTCACATCATCACCAGCCAGTTACTGGTGTAGCGTACATTGGTATTATTGCCGCAGACAAACTTATCGGACTTAGCAAGTACACACGTATTGCACAATGGTGTGCTAGACGTGGTACACTGCAAGAAGAACTTGCAAACGATATTGCACGTGAGATTAAGGCTGCAACTGGTGCTCAAAACTTAGGTGTATACATTCAAGCAACACACGGTTGCTGTGAAAATCGTGGCATTATGGCACATAGTTCACTTACACAGACAACTGTACTTGAAGGTAGTTTTAAACACGATCCAGGTGCAAAGAAAGAGTTCTTTGACAACATTAAACTACAACAGGAGTTTGCACCACGATGAAGTTAAGATATTCAGAAGCATTTTATAGTGTACAGGGCGAAGGCAAGTTTGTTGGAGTCCCTAGTGTGTTCTTAAGAACATTTGGTTGTAACTTTCGTTGCATGAACTTTGGCACAGGCGAAACAAAAGATCGATGGACACTGCACAAAGAAGGTAAGAAGTATAACGATGAAGTTAAAGCTCTTATCGATGCTGGTGTTCATAAGACTACAAAAGAGTTTAATGACTTGCCTATCATTCACACAGGCTGTGACACATATGCAAGTATCTATCCAGAGTTTAAAGACTTCAACAAACTAGCAGAAGTTGATGAAGTAGTTGAACATTTGCTGTCACTTACTCCAGAAGGTAAGTGGACACAGGACAATGGTCAAGACATTCATTTGATTATGACCGGTGGAGAGCCTTTGTTAGCGTGGCAAAAGCTCTACATTGATTTGTTCGAACATCCACGTATGCAGGATTTAAAAAATGTCACATTTGAAACAAACACTACACAACATTTACACGACGATTTCTTCAACTATCTCACAGACCAAGACAGATTTGCGGTCACGTGGTCTTGTTCCCCAAAACTTAGTGTTAGCGGAGAACCTTGGGATACTGCTATACTGCCTGCTGTCGCTCGCGAGTATAGCCTTGTTGACGGCAGTGACATGTATCTCAAGTTTGTTGTCGCTACTGCTGACGATTTCGAAGAAGTTACAAGAGCTGTCGAAGAGTATCGTAGCGCCGGGGTCGAGTGTCCGGTATATCTTATGCCGCTTGGAGGACGTAGCGAAGAATACAACCTCAATGTTAAAGAAGTCGCCGAAGCATGTATGGAGCGAGGTTGGAGGTTCAGCCCCCGACTACACATCAGCCTATTCGGAAATGCATGGGGGACCTAAGACATTGGAAAAAGCAAAGAAACACGAACAAGCATTTGAAGCACCGGTATTCGAAAAAGGTTATCCTTCTTACGATGCAGTAAATCGTAAAGAAAAAGAATATGATGTAGATTTAGAAAAACGTGCTAGGGAGGCAGGACTATGAAAGATCCAAAAGTAACAAAACTTGTTAATGAGTTTAAAAAGCAGTTGAAAGACTTAAACACTCTTTGGGCTACATTGCAAAAGGAAGGTATGTATATTGATCTAAGAGCAGAAGGTACACATACCTATAACGATCCTAAGTACTTTTCAATAACACGTATGACACAAAGCGTGGAATACTTAAAGGATGAAAAATAATGGGTTGGTGGAACAAACTCGTAAGAGACAAAAAGAAAGAGCAGGCTACAGAAGAAGTAAAGACTTCTGAAGAACTACGTCGTGAAGCACTAGAAGCAGAAAAAGAAGCGGCTACTGCAAAAGGCGAACCTTGGGTTGCTGTACTAGATACCCAAGTTAATCCTGAAAACATTCGTAATGGTTTCTTTGAACTAGATTGGAATAATGAGTTTATTGAACAACTGCTTGATGCAGGTTATAAAGGTGAAACAAACGAACAGATTGTTGATGCTTGGTTTAAAACTATTGTTATTCAAATGCTTGAAGAAGACGGTCAGTCAACTGACCGAGGTATGGGACACATTAATGTTGTTCCGATTGATAAAGGCCGCTCGGAGGTATCATAATGTCTTTTAGTTGGGATAGAATGTATAAGCACGAAGAAAATATAGAAAGAGATGTTATCGATCGTGTAGAAGAATATGTATGTGAGTTTTACGAAGTAAGTGAAGTTGAGTTGTTATCTCCTTCACAGTTTGAAGAACTTGAAATGTTTTACAGAGAAATGAACGAATATAGTGTTATGTACTGTGGATTTACAAATGTAATAAATCGTTGGCTAGATAACCAAGAGTTTGATCATGATGCGTGATGATTTAATGGTACAACAGCAAGTGTCTACTGTGTGGCAACACATGGTAGGTGTTATTTGTTTGAATCAAACAAACCGTAAACAAGTAAAGCGTGTTCTTCCTATGCTGTTAGGCATTTGTCCTACACCTGTACACTTAATAAATACTGCTCCAGACACAATCAAAATGATTATACAACCTTTGGGCATGTTAAATGTCCGAGAGAAGCGTCTTCGCCAAATGTCAAAAGATTACTTGACATGGGACGGAAATGATGCTACAATGTTATATGGCATTGGGAAGTACGGTAGTGATAGCTATAGACTTTTCTATAAGAATGAGATTCCCGACAACATCGGTGATCATGAACTGAAACGATATGTGGAAGAAGAACTAAATGGCAACTTATATACTAGTTGATACAGCAAACACTTTCTTTAGAGCTCGGCACGTTGTACGTGGTGACTTAGATACAAAAGTAGGCATGGCCCTACATATTACACTTAGTGGCGTTAAGAAAGCATGGCGTGACTTCGATGCAGATCATGTTGTGTTCTGCCTAGAAGGTCGTAGCTGGCGCAAGGATTATTACGAACCTTACAAGCGTAATAGGCAAGAAACTCGTGATGCGATGACTCCTGCACAGCAAGAAGAAGATACTGTGTTTTGGGAAATCTTTGACGAGTTTAAAGACTTTGTAAGTACAAAGACTAACTGTACTGTTATGCGTCATTCGCAACTAGAAGCAGATGATTTGATTGCAGGCTGGGTACAATCACACCCTAATGACAATCATGTTATTATTAGCACTGACGGTGATTTTGCACAACTGATTGCACCTAATGTACGTCAATACAACGGTATACAAAACGTTACTATTACACACGAAGGTTACTTTGACGATAAAGGTGCGCCTGTAGTAGATAAGAAAACTAAAGAAGCAAAGCCTGCGCCTGAGCCTGACTTTATGCTGTTTGAAAAGTGTATGCGTGGCGATACTAGTGATAATGTGTTTAGTGCTTATCCTGGTGTACGCAAGAAAGGCACAAAGAACAAAGTCGGACTTATTGAAGCATTTGCAGACAAGACTACAAAAGGCTATAACTGGAATAACATGATGCTACAACGTTGGGTAGATCATGAAGGTGTTGAACATCGTGTGCTAGATGACTACAATCGCAATGTTACACTTTGTGACTTAACTGCACAGCCAGCTGACATAAAAGAGATAATTAATAATACCATTGCAGAAGTAGAACCTAAAGACATTACACAAGTTGGTATGCGTCTTATGAAGTTCTGTGCTAAGTGGGATATGCAACGTATTGCAGATCAAGCAGCATCTTTTGCAGAACCATTACAAGCGAGGTATCCTAAATGACATTAAAAGCTAAACCTGTTTTAAAAGATAAGTTCTGGATTGTAGAACAAAATGGCGAACGTGTAGGAACTATGTCATATAACGAAGAACAGCGTTATATGTTTAGTAGTGCTGCCGAAACATGCTTCTTTGATAATACAAGACAAATGAAACGTAAGTTTGGCATTGATATCGAATGGGGTGATGCAACAACAAATATCGAATCTGTTACACCTGATAAAGAAGTTCACGGATTTCCTACTAGTGTTTGTCCGTACAATAGTATGTATGATGTTAAACATAAGTTACCGTTGTTTACTAAAAGTGAAAAATCTAAAAGCCTTTATTGTGCAGGTTATTATATCATTCATTTCGACAAAGGATGGGTTAAAAGTTTTTGTCCTAAACTAATCACAATCGAACGTTATGAAAGCCAAGGTCCATTTAAAACTGATATAGAAATGAAACAAGCATTGAGTAAAGCAAATGGATCCTCTTAACACAAGTGAAATAGAACGCTTTATATCAGCAGTAAAAAATGCTGAAAACAGTCGTGCAAAAGAACTTCGTATTGATATACAAAATGCAAAGAACCTTGCGTACACACTAGGTATTGTAATGAGTCGTCTACACGGAGACTTAGAAAAACTAGTAGTATCACAAGAAGATAATCAAACAATCGAAATAAAACTCGATCAAGGATCTGGCTGGGGTTAAATAGTCTGTTAAAGAGATAAATATATACGTAGTTAATAAGGATTACGTATATATGAGTAGACCAAAGCCCAATGTACTTTTAGAGTATGTAGATAATAAAACCTATCGGTCTGAACAAGTTCTTGAAGCAGATGCCATATGGGCAGTGTTTCATCAGAACAAGCCGTTTAACTTAAAAAGCTCAAACGCACTTACAAACTACCCCGGACCTAAATATAAAAAGACTTCCTTTTCCAATCCAGGTCATGCTTTTAATCTTGCAGAAAAACTAAACAAGATGTTTAACTCACAGGATTTTACTGTGGTAAAACTAACTGAGGGCGAGTTAGTTGTTGAAGAAGAATGAACTGGAAAGAAACATATACTAAGGTATTTTTAAAAGAACTTGGCAAAAGTACAACAGATGCCAATGTAAAAGAGTATATGCCATTATGGTGGCAAAACACTAGAAACAAAGAAACAGGCGGTCTTCGACTTACAGATCGGGGATACGAAGTGCTACAGCAAATAGAACTTGCTACATATGATATCCCTTACCCAAAGGATATGCCACTTACAACACAAGTTATAATATTTTTAGATCAGTTTATTGATTGTCCATACTATCTTACAAACAGAAGTATTACAGTAACTAATGAAAGGAAAGCAGTTGAGCTTACTCTTTTTAGCGGTGATTTACGTAAATATGGGCTAACAAAAGCAATGAGCAGATCTAAAAAAGGTTGACTTATACCGTAGTTGTGTTATACTATATGTATAGTTGAAAATGCAAGAGGGAATCAAAAATGTATACAACCATCCTAACAAGAGCAGAAGCTCTATTAGAGAAACGCGGTATTACCGGACATACAGCCGCGGATCGGTTTGTAAAAGACTTCAAAGCATATCTTGTCTATTATGATGCAACTGGTTTAGGTAATGCAGAAAACACTATTGATCTTTTAGAAGATGATAGCAATCTTACAGATAGTTCCATACTTAATAAAAACTTTCGTTGTACATTAGACGACCTTATATCTCCAGCACTACGAAACGATAAAGTTTTTATGGAACTTTTTACTGTGTTAATGGATAACAACGGTAAAGGTGTAGGTGCTGGTGAACTTGCTCTTCCTTTGATTTTAGCAAACTATCGGTTTTCAAATGATTCAGACGGTGTATTTGATAGCGACAAAAAAGTTGAAATCAAAAAAGATGGTGCAAGTTTAAAGCCTGTTAAGACCGGACTTACTAAAAAGGGATTGGTAGACACTTTAAACAAAAAGTATTGGAGCGGTACAGTACCTGGTAAAAAGTCAAAGAAGCTATTTGGAGAGCACCAGAGCGCAGTTCACAATCCAGAACTATACGAAGATTACTTCAAAGAGTTATATGTAGATTGTGATATAAAAGAACTAGCAAAAGAAGTTATTAGCGGCGCATATAAAGATCCAGTAAAGTTTAATACAGCAGTTGGCAAGTTTGCGCTTCGCGAATACCAAAAAGTTGATGGCTGGAATAACATTATTTACATTAACCAAGAAAATCGTAAAGTTGTAAACATTGCAGATCCGTCAAATATAGACGATTTAAACTTAAAATTTAGTCCTGTAATGCGTCGCGGTAACGATACACAAGCGATTGCAGATGGATATGTAAATGTTAGCATTTAGGGGTTGACAAACAATCTAATGATGCTATACTATATGTATAGTTAGAAATAAGCACTGATGACTAAGAAGGGTAATACAAATGGAAAACTCAGCACTACGCACTGTAACGCCTAACAAGGCTAAGAAATCAATCCAACGAGCTTTTGCTAAAAAGCGTCCTATCTTCCTTTGGGGACCTCCAGGCATTGGCAAATCAGATATTATTCACCAGATTGGTGATTATATGGATGCTCACGTTATTGACATTCGTTTGTCACTTTGGGAGCCAACAGATATTAAGGGTATTCCTTATTATGCGGCTAACGATAACAAAATGGTGTGGGCAGCTCCGTCAGAACTGCCAGACGCAGAACTGGCTGCAAAACACAAATACGTTATTTTGTTCTTAGACGAAATGAACTCGGCAGCGCCAGCAGTACAAGCGGCAGCATACCAGTTGATTTTGAATCGTAAAGTAGGACAATATGTACTGCCAGACAATGTTCTTATTGTTGCGGCAGGTAACCGCGAAGCAGATAAAGGTGTTACATATCGTATGCCTGCTCCGTTGGCAAACCGTTTTGTTCACTTGGAAATGGCAGTTGACTTTGACGACTGGTTCCAGTGGGCTGTTAACAACGATATTCACAAGGATGTTGTTGGTTACTTGACGTTTGCTAAGAAGGACTTGTATGACTTTGATCCTAAGTCACCGAGCCGTTCTTTTGCAACACCTCGTTCTTGGTCGTTTGTATCAGACTTACTTGACGACGAAGGCGATGAAGAAACAACAACAGATCTTGTATCAGGTTCAGTTGGTGAAGGTTTGGCTGTCAAGTTCATGGCGCACCGTAAAGTTGCGTCAAAGATGCCCAACCCAACTGATATTTTGGCAGGTAAGGTCAAAGAGCTACAGAACAAAGAAATCAGTGCTATGTATTCCCTTACTGTTTCTCTTTGCTATGAGTTGAAAGAAGCATCAGACAAAAATGACAAAAAGTTTGATGACAAAGTCAACAACTTCCTGCGCTTTGCAATGGATAACTTTGATACTGAGTTAGTTGTTATGGGTATTAAACTCGCACTAACACAGTATGCATTGCCCATTGATCCAGACGAAGTGGAATGCTTTGATGAGTTCCACGATCGTTTTGGCAAATACATTAAGGCTGCTCAATCAGTATAATGTACAAAAGAGTGGGTTCTTTTGAGCCCACTCTTTTTTTTTATGGTTGACAAATCCTGTAAATAATGTATAATATAAGTATAAAGTAAGATAGAGGACATAGCACAATGAGCGATATGAGTAAAACAAGTTGGACTCCAGACCCCAACATTACTCCTGAACAACTTGACGAAATGCGTGTAGAAGTACTTGACCGCATTATTGTTGCACGAGTAGGTTTGCTACTACGTCATCCTTTCTTCGGTAACATGGCAACACGACTGCGTATTTTATCTGCAGACGACTGGTGCCCTACTGCCGCTGTAGACGGACGTAACCTTTATTTCAACACACAGTTTTTTAATGCAATGTCAAACAAAGAAATCGAGTTTGTTATTGCACACGAAATCCTGCACTGCGTATTTGACCACTTAGATCGTAGAGAAGACCGTGATCCTATGATCTTCAACATTAGTGCAGACTATATTGTAAACAACACACTAGTACGTGATCGTATTGGCGAAATGCCCAAACTAGTAAATTGTTTCCAAGACTTTAAATACGAAGGTTGGACTTCAGAAGAAGTTTACGATGACATCTTTAAAAAATATGATGAAGAACAACTTAAACAACTAGGCGAACTGCTTGATGAGCATCTTGACTGGGGTGATGATGGTGATGGTAACGAAGGCGGTAGCGAAGGCCAAGAAGGCGAAGATTCAAACGGTAACAAAACTAGCAAGAAGCGTCCTAGTTATTCTAAAGAAGATTTACGCAAGATTCGCGATGAAGTAAAAGAAAGTATGCTTAGTGCCGCACAATCGGCAGGCGCAGGTAACGTTCCTGCAGGTGTTGAGCGCATGATTAAAGAGCTTACAGAACCTAAAATGAACTGGCGTGAAATACTACGTCAACAAATCCAATCAACAATCCGTAACGACTTTACATTTAGTCGTCCATCACGCAAAGGCTGGCACACTGGTGCTATTTTGCCTGGTATGAACTTTGACACAACTATTGATATTTGTGTTGCACTTGATATGAGTGGTAGTATTGGTAACCCGCAGGCTGCTGACTTCTTAGGTGAAATCAAAGGCATTATGGACGAGTTTAAAGACTACAATATCAAGATTTGGTGTTTTGATACTAAAGTTTATAACGAGCAAGACTTTAGTGCAGACGGCGGTGAAGATCTTATGGACTACGAAATCATGGGCGGTGGCGGCACCGACTTTATGGCTAACTGGCACTACATGAAAGAAAACGATATTGTTCCTAAAAAGTTCATTATGTTCACAGACGGCTATGCTTGGGATAGTTGGGGTGAAGATGATTACTGTGAAACAATCTTTGTTATTCACTCACACCATGACAAAAATGTACAGGCACCATTTGGTATAACTGCACACTACGAAGAAAATGTTGCATAAGAAAGAACCAAATCCTTTAAATGTATTCAAAGTGAGGCAAGTAAAGTCTGCTCCGCCTCACTTTGACTATATAAACCTACCACAAAAATACAACTTAGAAGAAAGTCTAGCTAAATGGATTAAAAAGAACTGCAAACACAGATTCTATTTAGGTAAAAATATTGTATTAGACAATGAAAGAAAGATGGTAAATGTTCTTACTGTAGGGTTTGAACAAAACAAAGACATGAGTTATTTCATGTTGGCTTGTCCACATTTGAAATATAATTAAATAAAGTACGCATATATATTAGTAAGGAGTTAAAAATATGAGCGACGAAAAGAAAGTTTCTGAAACAACTGCGCCAGAAGCGGCAACAGAAGCACCTGCGGTACCGCAACAACAAGGTCCAGATTTAACTGTACAAGATTTGCAAAATCTTAAAAGTATTATCGATGTTGCAAGTCAGCGCGGCGCATTTAAGCCAAATGAAATGATGACAGTTGGTCAGACATATTCAAAACTAGAAATGTTCTTAGAAGCAGTATCTAAGGCACAACCACAACAAGGAGCATAAAATGGCATTTAAACATGTAGGCAGAATTGCCTCAAACAGAAGAAAGGTTGTTGTAGCATACAGAGTAGTTCCGGATGAACCAGAAAACTGTGTTGTTGTACAAACAGAAAACCTTTCTGCAGACGAGCATGATGCACTTATTAAAGCAGTCGAATCAGCTGCTGGACAAGAAGCAGAAGAGTTTGCGGTAGCAATGGCTCGTGCATATCTTCCAGACGGGCGTAATATGCTTGCTGGATTCCATACTACAGGAAAGATGCGCAAAGTACCGTCAGCAGACATTGAAATGACACCAAACGGTAACACTACAATTAATCTTGCAGAGCTTAACAAGATGATTGCAGAGCAAAAAGGTGTCACGGTAGGCGATCTTGCAATGCGTACAACACCAGCAACTGATACTCCTGTAGAAACAGAAGTAGATCCTGTTGCACAGTATACAACAGAGGCTACACCAGCACCTGCTACAGATGGCGTACTTACTGACGAACAACTAGCGGCACAATATCGGTCACAAGCTGATGCTTTATTTAAAGAAGCAAAGGCTCTAAGAGAACAAGCAGAAGAACTCGTTCCTACTAAGAGAAAAAAGAAGACCGAAGAAAGTGTCCAGTAATGGTAAACTACCTCCCGACGTAGTAAGACACTGGCCTGAAATATTTAGTGATGTTGAAATACAGACTATTCCTGTACAATATCTAGTGTCTATACGTGTGGAATTTAATGACGGTAAAATATGGGAAATAGATTTAGATCGCACTAAGTTAACAGGCGATGAAACTGTAGAAGACAGTTTAACATCGTTTTTTGACGAATATAGCGAGTCTATTTCCAATATTGACTTTCGCTTGGACACCCAAAAAGTCATCAAAGATGTTAAAGAACGTACTAGACTATTTATGAAAAAACGTAAATAGTCAATATGAGATAAATATATATAAGAGAATATTCTAGGAGTATTATAATGGCTTTACGTCTAAGACGCGGTACAGACGCACAACGACAACTTATAACGCCGAGCGAGGGCGAGTTAATCTATGTTACAGACACCACAGAACTATATGTAGGTGATGGAACCACATTAGGTGGTATTAGAATATCAGGAGAAGTTGTTGATACACTTAATCAACTAGATGACGTTGATGCCGCATTACCGCAAGACGGTGACGTTCTAGTTTACGATAGTGCAACAGGCGATTGGGTAGCAGGTGAGCTTCCATTAGGTGATTTATCAGACGTAGAAGTTAGCGGAGTACTAGACGGACAAGTTCTTGCATTTGATGCAGCAACTACTTCTTGGGTTCCTGCAAACAATGTAGGAGGTGGAGATACTACCTTTAGCGGTGATTTAGTAGGTAGTGTATTTGCAGACGATTCTACTATAATGGTAGATGCAGTATCTGCTCGATTCTTCGGAAGACTCGAAGGCACTACAGTCGGACAACATATTGGTAATGTAGACGGAGATCTTTCAGGTAATGTTAATGGTACAGTATTTGGAGAACTTTCGGGGTCTGTATTCGGCGATGATTCAAGTTTAATCGTAGATGGACCAACAGGATTTATAAATTCTCGTAAAATAGATGCAGGAGCATCTAGATTACACCTACAAGGTGATACTTTGGGTATTGTTGCAAATGACGGAAATACTGTACAGATTGGCGGAACAGACTACGACGGAACATTCAAAAATAATACTTTAAGCATAGCTAGAAATGGAACTAGTGGCATTGCTTTTAGTATAGAAACATATCACGAAAGTGATAATGTTGCTGATTTTAGAAGTGTTAAATATAGAGGAACAACTAGTGCTCCTGCAACATATCAAAACGGTGACAGATTACTAGAGTTTGTAGCTTCAGGCTACGATGGTTCAACCATTTCAGACGGCGGATTTATTAAATTTATTGCAGATGGTTCAGCAGCAAATAGTTTAATACCAGCTAAAGTTCAACTTCAAGTTCCAAACGCCACAGCAACTGCCGGTATTACATATGAAGGTAACAAATACGGCACATGGTCTGCTTCACAGTTAATGTTAACTCCTTTAGATGCAGAACCAACAGACGTTGCAGAAGGAATGATTGCTGTTGCTGATAGAGCAACTTGGGATCCTGCTGCAAAAGGTTCGGGCGGAAGTTATGTTGTTTATTACGACGGTTCAGCTTGGAACGCAATGTCCTAATACTTAAATAAGTATTTTAATGAAATATGTAAATCTTCCAGAACACATATGGTGGTCTGTTAATAATGTTCCATATGCAAACTTTAAGAGTTTTTTAGATAAATCAGAAAAACTAGAAAAGTTTGATTATCAAATATTAAATAATATTTCTATTGAATCTAAATCCTTTAGAGAAGAATGCATCAGTGCTGCATCTCTTCTTCCAGATCTACATCTAGCAATACCTGTAAGCGGAAGTGATAGTGAAATAGTAGCACGTTCTGCTCATGCTAACGGAAAAAAGGCTACTATATATTACGAAGACTATCCTTGGGCTGATTCTAGTTATAAAGAAAAAAGTATGAAACTAGCATATGATCTTGGTTATGATTGGATTGGGTTCGAAGCCGACTACGACGAATGCTTAGAACGAATGAAATATTACAGTGTAAAACTAGGTAATATGAGTAGAGGGTTCCTTATTAGCATGGGTATGTTTGATAAGATTCCAAATGAGCAGTTTATTGTAGGAGGACTAGGCGAACTTGAAAAAGATGGCTGGATATATCGTAAAACTATAGAAAACTGTATAGGTGAAGACTGGGACAAAGAAGTAGTTATACCGTGTCCTCCTACAGAAATGATTTGGTGGTTATACGGTGAAGAAACAGGAAAACAAGGTATGTGGACTTTTTTTAATAGCACCCTACCTTTAATAAAAAGTCAAGCAACACACCCTTTGCTAAGTTATGGTAAACAAAACAAAGGAGTGTGTAATACTATTGCTTTAAAAAACAGCGAATGGCCTGAACTTATATTCAAATCAAAAACAGATCATTTTCATCCATCAGATGATTTTTATTTAGAAATTTATTATAAAATGGAGGAAAATATGTATAAACATTATCCTCGAGAGTTGTTTAGTTTAGTTAAGAATGGATTTTGTGGATTTGTTAATTACACAAAAATATTTGACACTTCCTCAGTTTTATAGTATAATAGTAATATGTTAGAAGTTCTACTTATTATTGTTCTAGGAGTATTATGGGGATTGGTTTTTGGTGTGATTCCAACAGCAGGTCCTACCACAGCACTTCTAACATCATATGCTTTCTTTCCATTGTTCTATGACAATCCTTATCTAGGTGTTGCATTTTATACAGCAATGATAGCAGCCTGTACCACAGGTGATACATGGAGTAGTATCTTACTCGGCATACCTGGGTCAAGTTCAAGCGCCGCAACTATTGTGGACGGATATCCTTTGGCACAAAAAGGCAAAGCTACAATGGCTCTGAGTGCAGCTTTTACCAGCAGTACATTTAGTGGCTTGTTGTTTGGT